CGAGGTTTATTCTCTTCTTAAGATGATTGATATGATTAAGTCAGCAACTGTTCCTGTTGCTACTATTTGCATGGGCAAAGCAATGTCTTGCGGTGCTGTGCTTCTAACTTGTGGAGCAGAAGGTCATCGTTACATGGCACCAACAGCAACTGTAATGATTCATGATGTTGCTAGCTTTGCCATGGGTAAGGTTGAAGAAATCAAAGCAGACGCAAAAGAAACTGATCGTCTTAACAAGTTGGTTTTTAAACTCATGGCAGACAACTGCGGCAAGGAAGTTTCTTATTTTTCAAAGCTTGTTCATGAACACGGTCATGCTGATTGGTTCTTGGATGCAGATGAATGCAAGAAGCATGGAATGGTAAATCATCTTCGCATTCCAAAGCTTAAGATTGCATTCGATGCTGATATGACTTTTGGATGACAATCAACCCTTTAAAACTTTAATTCCTGCCATCTTTTGCCAACGGTTTATATCGAAATAAGCTTCTTTATAAATTCTATTTGGATTATAATTGCTTTCATAATTTTCTCCATATTTCTTTAAAATTTCCTCTACTGGTTTCTTAAGCAATTCTTTTAATTTAGTTTCAATAGTTTTGCTGTCCTCAGTAGACAGAATATTAGTAAATTCTCTAAAATATGCTTTTCTGATCTGATGGTCTTGGAGCGGTAAGTTAGCAGAATTTATCTTTTGTGCAATCTGTCTTACTTCATGATCGATATTGATTCCAATATCGAGCGGGCGACCGGGTGGTGTCGATGGGTCCGTGCGCTGTTTAATGATGCTAGCATTAGTAATATCGGCAGGGCTTCCATGCGTAACCCAAACATAATTATATAATTTTTCAAATGCTTTTACAGTCTTCTTATTCTTCATATCTTCGAAAGCAGCTGCAATTTCTTTTTGAGCAATTATTCTATCGTTTTGATTATACGACTGAACGTCCTCTAAACTTACTTGTAGTTTAGAAATAATTGATTTAAATTCTTCGGCAATAGTCTTTTTCTGCTGATTCAGCTGCACCGTATTAGTATCTGATTGAATTTGTCCTTTACCAAATATCTTATCAGCGATATCTTTAATAAGATCTTGCAAAAATTTTGTGTCTTCATGTTGAGAATATGATTGATATGCGCTTGAACTCATAGCAATATCAAGGAATTTTTGTTTTATTTCACCTATTTTTGATGGGTCTATCGCCCCATAAGACCCTTGACTTGTAGCAAGCTTGAAAAATACCGTATATTCAGCTAAAATGTCGTATAGGCTATTATATGAATAATTCTCATCATTAAAGGGTTTTCCAACAAATTGCAAATTTAAAATTTGAGCTATAGCTTGAACTGTTCGATCTGTAGCCTTTTTCGATATATTCCTACTTACGTTTTCAAGAGCGACTTTAAATAATATTTTTGCCACTTTTTCTTCATTATTACGGTCCTGCGCCTGCGCCTGCGCAGGGACTGACGGTGACCGAGGGGCCTCAACGGCGGCGGCAGCGGCGCTGCCAACGGATCGGGCGGCCTTCTCTGCACGATCAGCTCTTATAGCCGCACGACCACGAAGCGGCGGCTGCGGGGTGGGGACGGCGGCGCCCGCCATTGTGTACGGTTCTGTATCGGGTGGGGGAGGAGTTTCAACAGGTGTGTCACCGCCCCCAAATTTACTTCTAAACCAATCACCAATACCTTCAGAAATTATTTTATCGTTTTGGTGAGACTCAAATAGATAATTTACAAACTGTTTTGTTGATTTGAATTTCATAATTTACTCCGTGTTATAAATAATAACTACTTTAAAAAAATTCCTGCCATCTTTTGCCAGCGATTTGTATCAAAGAGAGATTCGTTAAGCGGGTTGAGAATAGCAGGTATATTGTTTTCGGGAAATTTTTTTATCCAAATTGATCTTAGAAACGCAGGTAAAAATGCGATAGAACTCACTTCGCCTATTTTTAAAGTATCTATAGCTAGCTTATTCAATTCTTCAATTGGCATTGAATATTTAATGTCTACATTAAATTTCATCAGCCAAGTTGAAGCTTTTTCAAAATCATCTTTTGAAAGATTTGATATAAATTCTATAAAGTCTTTATCAATGAGTAATGTTTTGTTGTTAGCTGATTTAGTAGTTAACCAATCTATTGGTGATTTGCCTGAACTGTCATTTCCTTCGAACAAATAACCTATAAATTGTTTTGTTGATTTAAACTTCATGTGATATAATCCTGTTAACCTATCAGAGTGTAAATATGTGTACGATTTCAATCATAGCTGCCAAGTCAAAAAATGTTGTTATTGGCAATAAAAATATTCTTCCTTGGTATCTTCCTTCAGACTTAAAACACTTCAAAACATTAACTCAAGGTTGTGTTGTTATCATGGGAAGGAAAACCTATGAGAGCATTGGCAAACCCCTGCCAAACCGTTTAAACGTCATTATAAGTTCTCAAAACAATTTAAACGTCCCAGAAGGTGTCATTATTTCTTCTAGCCCTAATGAGGCTATAAAAGCTTCTAGGTTGTTGTGTTTAGAACAAGGCATAAAAGATATTTGGATTATTGGTGGTGCTGGAATATATCAACAGTTTATCAAACGTGCCGACAGAATGGTGTTGACAACAATTGATAAAGATTGCGCTGGAGATACATTGTTTCCAGCATTTAAACCAGAACTTTGGGAACTAAGAAAAACAACCAAACATCATGATTCTCGGGGTTATTTGCTTGAGAAACCAGAAGAACTTGGGTTAGACTATACCATAGAAGAATACGAAAGGATGTTTTGATGACAACTAAATCATTTACAGAACTCGCAAACGGTATTGGTAAGCTTGTTGAAGAGAAAAATAAAGCTTATGGAAGTGCTTTTGATCGTGCTGGAGATTTCCTAAAAGTTCTATATCCAGAAGGTATCAAACCTGATCAATATAAAGACATGCTTTGTATTGTTCGTGTGTTCGATAAGCTTATGCGTATCGCTACAAGCTATGAAGGTACAGAAGAAAAGAAAGTAGAAGCATATTCCGATCTTTCGGGTTATGGTTTGCTAGGTCTTAGAGCTTCATTGGAAGAACAGCAAACAGCAGCACTAAAAAACAATAAAGACCAAGAAGAAAAGCTTAAGAAAGCTTTGGAATATGTGAGCATTATATGAAAATCTTAAACGAAAAAGTTATTGGAACAAGAGGCCCATGGATATTCAAAGCCAGATATGTTGAATATAACACCAAAGAACGTGGTAAACACTATCGACCAGAAGTAGTGTTTGAAAAGATGGGTAATGATGATACGGGATTTGCCTTAGAAGACTTGCAACAGATTGCTATAGCTTTGCAAAAGTTCGCAGAAGAAAACTATCACAGAGGATAAAAACAGATTGGGGGAGGTATTGCTACCTCCCCCAATCCTTATCTAGCTAGGCTTTAGCTGTTACCGATCAAAGATCAGTATTTGCGTGAGCCGTCAGAAGAATCCATCACCATCTTCTTGATAACTTGGCAATCCCAGTAAACTGTTCCTGCGCTTGCCGCACCTTTGGCTTTAACGAGCACGTTGTTTCCTGACACGTCAATATCCACGTCGAGGTTTGCACCGAGGGAACCAAAGAATTCTTTCGAAAGTTCGGTTGCTGCTGCTTGGATGTTTGTTCCGTCGTGAAGAGCGGCTACAGAAATCTTCCAAGTTGCGGCGTTTGAACCACCACGGGCAATGACTTCGACTTCGAACTTGGCCATATCACCAGATGCAAGGGTTTGTGTCAACATTGTTGCAGATCCACCATCAACTGTTGACACTGGGCTTGTGGAAGCGATTGGTGACATATTGATGCCACCAACTGTGAGTGAACCTGTTACAACGACGTTGCCACCAAAGGTGCCATTGCCTGTTGCTGAGAGGTTGACGTAGTTTGCTGTACCGAGTACGTCAAGTGTTGCACCTGCTGCGATGGTGAGTGTTTCACCAGCTGGTACTGTTGCACCACCGTTGAAGGTTGCGAGATCACCAAATGTTGATACGCCTGTTACTGCGAGATCACCACCGAATGATGCGCTGACTGCTGAAAGGTCACCGCTGAAGGAGCCGGTGCCTGTTACTGCGATGCCTTGTGCGAAGGTTGCTGGTCCTGAGACTTGAATTTCGGCAAGGTCAGAGAGGCCAGTTACTGAAAGGCTTCCTGCTTGAACTAGGCCAGCGATATCGGCTGATGCAGCGTCGAGTGCACCAACAACGCTAACGTCGCCGGAGAAGCTACCGCTTGCAGCAGAAAGGTCACCAGAGAATGAACCTGTGCCTGTTACAGCAATGCCTGCTGCGAAGGTTGCTGCACCTGCTACTGCGAGGCTTGATGCATCGAGAGCACCAACGCTTGCTGCGCCTGCTACGTCGAGTGCCCCACCGATGTTTGCATCACCAGAAAGGTTGAGCTCACGCCAACGCTTGCTTGCAATACCAAGGTCGTATTTGAGGTCTTCAGATGGAATCCAGTCAAGGTTTGAAACCCATGAACCAGATGCTCCACCGAGGGCGCTAGCAAATTTGATTGCTGGCATATCGCCGTTGCCTGAGCCAACTTCGACTTCGATACCAGCGTCGTTGGAAATTGCACGGCCTGTTGAGCCGCTCATTAGGGTGATTAGACCGTCTTCAACCGCAAGTTGTGTTACTTGTGCTTCGATACGGTCACCCATAACAGTGAGGTCACCAGAGATCAATAGATCACCGGCTACTGTTGTGTCGCCGCTTGAAGCTGCAACTGTGAACTTGTTGGTGGCAACTGAGAAGTTGCCTGCAACGTTTGCTGTAAGAGCAACTTCAAGAGCGCCGCTTACGTTAAGGTCAGCCTTAGCAAATACGTCGTCTTGGAATTCTGCAATGCCATCAACGTTGAGTGTGCCGTCGAGGTCAGCTGCGCCTTGAACGTTCAATGTGCTGTATGCAACTACTGCACCATGAAGATCTGAAGCAAGAGCTACGTCGAGTGAGCCATTGAGGTCTGCATTGCCTGCTACGGCGAGAGCACCACCAGCTTGGAGATCGTTGGAAGCTGATACTTTACCAGCTTGAACAAGGATATCACCAGCTGAGAATACTGCACCAGCTGAACCTGTGAGTTGTGCTACTGATGCTGTTACTGCAACATCGAGGTAGTCAGCTTCTAGGTTTGTGAAGGCTGCTGTGCCAGCGTGAAGTTCTGCCCAACGGAGTGCTGCTGAACCGAGATCATAGGTTAGGTCAAGTTGTGGTAGCACGTCAACCATGTCTGCTTGGCCATCAACCTTGAGAGTTGATTGCAAGAGTGCTGGTGCGCTACCAGTGATTTCGCCAACGACTTCGAGATTTCCGTCTACGTGGGCTTCCCCTGCGACTTCAAGATCGGCACCCGCTTGGACAAAACCCAATACCATAAAGGTATCACCAACGACGGCGGAACCTGATACCGCCAAATCAAGATTTGGTACAGCTCCGGGGAGGCCCGCAATAGCTGCTGTTGTATCACCAAATTTTGCTAAGTCGTCGAATTGTGCTTCGCCACGAACGGTCAAGGTGCTAGCGGCTTCAAGAGAACCTGTGATGTATGCTGATGTAGCATCAAGTTTTCTGTGAAGTGAACCGCTATCAGCTTGGTTCAAGTGTGCATATCTTTTTTGAATAATAGCCATGACTTCCTCTTCTTTAGAACAAAACAATGTAATGCTTTGTAGCCATGATCGAATTATCTGGATTTCTTAAAGCAGCACATCGTTTTGTTTGTTCGACCAACCCAATTGGTCTACCTATAAATATTATTGAGAAGAATATTTTTTTCAAATTTCCTGCAAAAATAGATGTTTTGTGATTTAGCCGACCAAGAAGTTACCGTGAAGAGTCCAATCGATGTAATGAGGAGCAGAACCGGTTACGTCGATACAAAGCTTATGATTGTCAACTCTGGCATTAAAGTTCCAACCGGCACCGTTAATGTTTGGCACGGTTTGAATCAAATCGTTGGCAAAAAGTGTTCCGTCACCTTGATTAAAAACATAAAGAGAAAACTTGAAACGACTGTGTAAAGAAAGAGTTGTGTTTTTTGCAAGAATAACAAAATCCGCATCAACCATTGTTCCTGTTGTTGGAACTTCTAAGGTAAACATTGTGGCATGATCTAATATCGATCCTGTCATGCCATAATGAGAAACAAGCTTAAGTTCTCTTGTTGTTGTTGGATCAACAGCATAGTTGTTAACTAACTCGTTATTCCATACAACGTTAATACCTTCGAAACGTACTTCTGGACCTGCGATGGCAACAGAGCCTGTTGTTTCGAATGCGGTCCCGGTATCGATCCATTGCCCTCCAGCACTACCTCCACCTATGTTTAAAGAGCCAGAAGCAAGACTTGAACTAAGCGTTGCACCTTTATAGATGTAAATCGATGCACTTACAGGAGTAGGAGATGCGTTAGCTGTTTGCTGAAAGAATATACCGGGCTGATATTGATATACCCAATCACGGGCATCGAACTCAACGATTCTGGAACCATCAGAACCTTTGATTACTGCTTCATAAGCGTTACCAAACGAGTGAGGAACAACGTTATAGATTCTTTGACCAGCTTGAGGATGGCCGGAAGGATAATAGGTAAAGAATGCTCTACCGTTTGATGTAAGGTCTGGCTGAAGAGAAGCTGTTACAGCTTCAACAATAGAAAGATCTGGTGTTGATCCAATAGGAGAAAGCCAAACAGTATCAGCCCCAACAATAAACCTGAACTCTTCTTCTTCGTTTCCGAGTTCTTTGTTGGTTGCTGTATGTGCTTTGCCTTGAGTGTTCTTAAACGCTAAGGCAGCTTTATTCGCATCAGATAACGCCATTGGAGCCTAATCACAAAAAGGTAAATAAAACACTAGAAAGATATCCAGAAAAGTTGTGGGGCACTGTGATTTTAAGATACACCCTGTGGTTTGAGTTAACAATATTTTTTACACCAATAGTAAGACCCCAATCTGCGTTTAACGCTCTTCCTGCTCCGAATGATGCTGCACGTCCACCGTCGCCATCGTCATATTGACCACCAATAAAATCATCATATGCACACAACCAACCGGTTTGTGTTGGAGCTTTGAACTCGACTTTCATTTGATTAGCTGCACTAAATATATCAACAACGTTAACAATAACAGCACCAGAACCATTTAGCCGCAAAACAAAGTTTGCCGCTCCAGATTCACCAATAAACATACGATAAAACGTTCTGTCATCAGTTCCCATACCAGTACTATAGTCTACGTTGCCAGCAGGACCGTTAGCTATAGAACTCCAGTTAACTGATCCTCTTCTTAGTTTGCCTTCACCAACTTGCAAACCATCATTATATCCAACAGTTGATGTTGAAACCAAAGATATTGAGCTATCCCACAAACCGGTTGTTAAACTCAAATCGTTAAAGTTAACATTTGAAGGCAAACGATATGTTTCTGAGGTGAATGTTTCATTTGTTGCTGTAGAAGTAGCATTAACATTGTCCAGCAGAACATGATTAACTGAAACGCCAGTACTTTGAATGGATGGTCCAAACACTGTTGGAATAGTTGTTCTAATAGAAACAGAACCATCTATAAGTCTAATCCCAGAAGTTTGAAACAAAACGTTTTTGTTAACTTCGAAAAGCTTTGTATTGTCACCATTGGCAGCCGGAAGATATTCGGAACTTACAGATTGTAGGCCATAGTTGGTTGTATACTGAACTAAGTTGTGACTGTATACACTTCCATCATATACGTTTGATCCAGTAACCAAATATTTAAAAGATCCGCCTGTGTAGTATTTTACACCAGAAAGATGTTTGGTTCCTATTAAAGACAAATCAGATGTTTGTTCGTTGTCATAAACGATATTTTCACCTTCACCATCAATAAACCATTCAAGCTCGTTGGTTGTATAGATTGAGCCATTAAACTCATGCACAACTTTCATTTTATTGTAACCACGGTTTTGATGATCTGAGCCTATCTTCCACAAACCTGTCCGGTATTTAAATCCTTCGAATGGTATGCCGGTGGTTGGAAACAATACGCTTTGTGTTGGAGATAACACAAAACCTGTAACAATGTCGTTTACAGCACCTTCTGCAGCAAGGTTAACAGTTTTAACAACAACGTCATTAATATAAAGCTTAAGTGTTCCTGTGTCGCCTTTGTTAAGAGATCCAGTTGAGTAAGCAGCAAATGGTGATCCCGGTCCCACGCTAACGTTATCTGCTAGTTTACCAGACAATGAAGAACCACTTTGAAACATTCCAAGAACGTTTGTGGCTGGACCATATAAATCGTCAACGCTTTTAGAAGGAACAGGAAAGTGTTCGTTATATGGATGTGTAACATCCACCATAAGTCTTCCAGTGTTGCCAGTATTGTTAGAAGACAATGAAGAAAGAAATGGTGGCCTAGCAGGAGCAAGAGCTTTTAAAAGATTGTTTATTTCTTTTACGGCATAACCAATAGTTGTGTTTGCGGTCCAAGTTTCAAACAATCCTTCTTGATATGTTACATCTGGAAGATCCTGACCTAATGGCAATCCTTGCAATGCAACAACAGTTCCAGATAATGTCAAACCTCCACCAAAAACAGAACGTTTATTTTCTGATCCAGAAACGTATAAAAACGTATCTGCGCCTATACTTCCTGTATTGAAGGTGTTGGCAAAGTTACCAACCAAAGGAGGTACGCCATCATTTTCGTGGCCATATAGAAGAATCGATGCACTAGTGCCGGTAGACCCAGAAGCAATGATCTTATTTGTACGTATTTGTGAAGCTCTAAAATCATATGCCATATTTCGACATCTTTTGTCTTTTGCGCCTGTTTGGCTTGTATTCTATTCATATATAGGGACACAACATACAATGGAGACAATACCATGAATTTTTACGAAACATTAGATGTACCCATGGACGCAACTCAAGAAACTATAAAAACAGCTTTTAGATCAAAAGCTTTGAAATACCATCCTGATAGAAATCCAAACAACCCCGAAGCAGAAACAAAGTTCAAAGAAATCAATGCTGCGTATGAAACACTTGGAGACGCAGAAAAACGTGCGATATATGATCAAAAATTGCAACGTAAAGATCGGCGTGTCTTTGTTACTCCAGAAGATATGTTTGCCGATTTGTTTGGAAATTTTTCAATGCATACCAACGTTCGTCAAGTTAACATACCAAGGTTTAAAACCAATGTGTCACTAACATTGGCAGAAACATTACAAGAGCAAGAAAAAAAGATTAACGTTAGCTTGAAAAACAAATGCAACAAATGTTATGGAACAGCTGTTGATAAAGGCGAGCGTTGTGCGAGTTGCAACGGCACAGGATGCCAAGCTTGCGGTGGAATGGGTGTGCGTTATCCTGCCTGTGAAAAATGTAAAGGCAAAGGATTTTTAGAAGATATAAGAGAAGTCAAAATTAACATACCCAAAGGATTAATTTCAAACACACAAATTCAAGCAAATACAACTTATGGTTCCGTAGCAGTTAATATCACTGTAGAATACCCAGAAAACGTTAAACTGGGGGCAGAAGGTAGGTTGATTATGAACGTTGCTGTTCCTTATCATGTTGCTGTGCTTGGTGGATCACACACCATAACAACCATTGAAGGTGATCAAATCAAAGTTAAATTCCCTCCAATCAAAAATAATAGTCAACTCGTAAAAATTAAAGGCAAAGGCATATACGTAGGACCAAATTCAAACGAACGTGGTGACCTTTTTCTGTCTCCTTATGTGGATATTCCCAACACAATCTCGGAAGAATATAAAACAATCGTTGGGCAGCTTGCTACTCTATACAGCAGAGAGGTATCTAATAATGAGTCAACGATATAACCTAAGCGACGAGTTTATTGCACAACTAGCCAAGCTTTTACAAATGGCTTTGCTCACAGGAACAAACCTTGCCGACAACCTACGGCTTGTTCAAGTGACACCAAACGATGATGGAAGTATTGTACTAGCTGACGAGTACAAGAAAAACTTCGAGGCCAACATCGAAAAGATGTTGGCCCAAGCCGAAGACATTAAAGAAGAAATGCGCTCTACTATTGCGCAAGCATAATCACTTAATTTTACGCTTCATTACAACTTTTTTTGTTTCTGTTGAAGCTTCTTGCGCTGGTGCCACAATTGTTGGCTTTGCTTTTGCCTTTGCAGCGTTTAAAGCTTCTTTAACTTCTGCCGGTGCAGCAACAGAGGGAATATTTGGAAGCTTGGGTTGACTAGGAATTTGTACATCTTCAGCAGGGATTGCTTGGTTGTGTTTGGTCGCTGCTTGTGATTCATGCAAGGATAGCAAACTTCTTGCTACCGCACGGTGATCGTCGAGCTTGCGCTTGCTGTCAGTTCCATAGATGTACCCAAATGCCCCGCCAGCAAAAACAAACAAAAAGCGATGCATAGCTGTTGGGTTGTTAACCAATAGCGTGTAAGAGCTAAGAAAAAAAACAACAGCACCAAATATACTGCTAGTCAACACTGCATAACGAGCCCGATTTTCTAAGTTGTTCAATACGGTTTGTAGTTCATTCATTCTTGAATCCCCTTATCAAAAAAATGCATTAGAACACCCAACACAATCCCAAACGGAATCATTCCAACGATTGCTATATCTTGCAACATATATATTACCTTTCACCGATTGTAGTAGTAGTTGAAACCATAACCCCGTCCACCATAGCGGGGCTTATACGTGCTGCTCTTGGCAGGAGCAGGAGTCTGCCCACCAACAGCCTCAACGATATCGTAATGTTCGCCAAAAAGCTTCACAATCTTATCCTTGTGAATGTTGCTGATTGCCCACAGCTTGCTAACGGCATCGTAAGAACGCTCCTTGGCAGGAATGCTCTTAATCTCGTCAACAAGCCGACGAGTAACCGTCTTATCCCAAGCAAAACCAATCGTAAAATCAGTAGTACGATTCACGATGTTGGCAACAGGCTTACCCGTAAGCTTCTTCTGGGCAGCGACCGCAACAGGATTGGCAGCAATCCAAGTCTTGCACTGCTCAACAATCTCGTCAACCTTGCCATCAAAGCAAGGCCAAAACTCCATCGTGGCAGCGATAAACTTCTCATACTGCGCAGCAGGAGCCTCATATGCTCCACCACCACGCTTGCGAGGAATCACGATACCGGGAATCTTGCGCATCACATCGAAACCCGCACGATTGCTAGAACCCGTGAGAAACAGCTTGCCATCAACAAACTTGAGCTCGGCTTCACCAGTAGAGCTCTGACCAGCAAGCACACCGGCCAGACCGATGAAACCAAGGTTCTTAACAATCTGAATCAGATGATTCTTGTTGTCACGATCCATCGAAAACGACAACATGAAGTCGATCACCTTGGCAATCTGCCTGCAATCCTCTCCAGAGAAATGAAAGGTGAACGTACCAGCGTTGGCATTGGCATTCATAGCCGCTTCACTCTTCTCAAAGAGGAAATCATAAAGAGCCGTCCAAACAGGTTGAAGGCTGGCAGGAAGCATATCACGCTTGACGCCCATAGCGTGAATGGTTGCAAGCGAGAAGTTCGCAGGAATGGTCTTTGCGAAAAGATGAGTATCCTTCTTTGCGCAAACCGGGCCAATACCCCGCTCCCACGAAGCAGGATCGGTGAGAGGAAGATTGCAACGGCTGCAATGACGCACATCGTTGCACGAACGGGTAATCCCGCCCAGAGAAGCGATAAGCTTCGTGAGCTTGTTGGAGTTGACCGGAGTGGACTTGGTGTTCTTCGTCTTCATGCTATTAGAATAGCATACGCCCACTAATATCTAAAGGTATTTTCTTTTTTATTTTTAGCTTGTTTTCTGCGGTAAAAACACGTTCCAAATGTTACGTTTTGCTGTTCGTGTGCGAGTGAAGCCAAGACTTATAAGTTTCTTGGCAAGCAACTGAGGTTTGTAGTTCGACACAAAATCTGTATGCCCTTTAGAGCTCATATACGCCTTTCTAGCGTCAAGGATTTGTTCCAGCGAGCAACCCTTGGTTGATCTTGGTAAAGCCGTTAATAAGCCAAAGAACTCGTTGTCGAGGTTGGTTAGTGTGTTGAGCAAATCCTTTGGTGGGATTTTACCTTTACAGTTTTTCTTTAGCCAAGCAACATATTGCTCATTGATTTTGTCATGATTGTTGTTGTAAGCTGGATAAGTCATTACCGAGTTAATGATAGCAGTTAGTTCGTTTCTAAACGTTTGTGGTTTTTCAAATCGTTTAAGATAGGTTCTAGCGTTGATTTCTAAATCAGGTTTAAGACAACCTTTGGCACGATCAGAAGATAGCAAGCGATGCATTACAACGTTTCTTACACCTTCTGGAACAAGAGTTGTTTGCATCATGTTTCTAATGGTTGGAACAGACTGTGTAACCCAAAGATTATACTGGATAGTTAGCGTGGCTGATTTTGTTTTCGTCTTCTTTGTTGCAACCTTTGGTTGAGGTTTAGCAAGTAGGAGAGAAACAATAGGTTGCGGTAGATCTGCGATATTTACGTTGTTAATGGTGTTATAAGTTCCCTTTTTGTGTTTGCTGGGAGGGATAACCACATAGCCATCTGTTCCTCTTACATCTACTTTATCTGCAAGAAGAGATACAGAGTTTTTGATAGGGTATTTACTCCAAAACCAGAAATGCCAACCACCACTTCCTGTACGATAAGAAAAGGTATTTGGAAGTGTTTTGATAAAAGGATGTTCTGCTGCATCAACATCAATAACAACAAGATATTTGTTGGTTGCTTTTGACAGTCTTCCTGTAGCAAGGCCAAAGTTCATTTTGTTGTATGACTCAAACCAATCCAATACTTTTTCTGCTTTGTTTGAAGCAATAACTTTCCAGTTGTAACGGAACAAAGGATGCTTGCCGGGAGCAGAACAATCTGCTTTGCCACAAGAACACATTCCTTCTCTGATTGAATAAAGAGGAAGAATATACAACTCATTTTTTAGAATGATATCTGAGATGGTTTGCAAGTTTTGCTGATGCATGGAGTTAGTATAGTCCACGATATTCATCAACAAAATACTTTGGATTAAGTTGTGGACGTACCTTCGATTACAGCACCGGCAGGAACACTACCTAAGCTAGTTGTGGTACCTCTTACGCCTGTTGCAAGAACTCTATAGAAATAAGTTGTAACAGCAGCTCCACCCGCTGCTTGTTCGAATGTAAATGTTCTGCCAGAGGAGTTTCTTTTAGAAGATCCTACAGCTAAATCAAATACAGGTATTATTACTGATCCAGAAGCTATAGCCATGTTTCATCTCATATGGCTGGAGTTGATGAATCCCAAGGAAACCACCAACCAGCAGCAAAAATGTAATATCTAGAAGTTGCATCCATGGTTTGACCATTTGATCGGGTAGATTTCAACGTTGTACCGTAACGAACGTGTGTTCCATATCCCCAAAAGCCGGAATATGTAGGTGGACCATAGGCGCTTCGGCCATAAGGTACCAATATTGTTGCTTCCTTGCTATCATATGGACTTAAATTTAAAGTATTGTTTCCGTTGTCTGAGGGGGGAGCCCATGTCACACTACTGAAGGCTGATATTGGCTCGCTGTGAAAGTTTGCAAAACTAGGTTGATTTACTGGAGAAGACATATTGTGTCTAACACGCTTAACGTGGCGACCATCTTCACCTAAAGATGCCAAGCTTGATTGGCTATCGAAGTTCTTTCCTCCACCAATTGCATATCCTGTGCTATAATAGTTTGCATATGAAATATGTGGATCTTGATCTAGTGGGTTATAGCTACCAGAAAGCATTGGTTCATCATAGATTATCGAGTAAACGTTTCCTCCACCAAGAGGAACATTGAAAGCATAGAATGAAGAACTAACGTTAACAGAACTTGAAACAACTGACACAAGCCAGTTGCCAATGTTAGTTGTGAAAAAAACTTCGTTGTTAACCAAGGTTGCAGCATTACCATCAGCAGGAGGTGTTGTAGCATTTACCGCTCCAGACATTCCTGCTTTGCTACGTTTGATTGTCCAAGTTGTGTTTGCTGAACCTCTTTGGAATGACCATTGTCGGGTATCGTCGGGCGCAACTACTGTGAACCAAGCATCTGTTGCTTCAAGCATTGCTCCATTTGTTAGTATGTCTCCATCAGCATCATAACTTGTTGCATCTGATGAACCAGAGATTTTCCAACCGCTAGTAGACAAAGCTTGTTTAAGATTAAACATTGCTTCGCTGCCGCTAACTATTTGATATGCATATGCGTCTACTGTGTATGCCATTTTGTTACCTTTTACCGGTTGTATTTAACTAGTTCGATCAAGACAAAACAAAATTAACGAAACCAACTGTGGAATAATCAGTACCACCATTTGCTCCACCACTTTGACTGAAATGAAGCTCATAGCTTGTTGCAGAAGCTGGTTTTGAAAACGTTATTGTTTGAAAGCTTCCTGTGGTTATACTGCCATTTCCGCTCCATGTTAGTTGTGCAACAAGGGTTGAAGTGTTTTGATTGTATAGATCTAACCCACCAGAAACACCAGCCATGTTCATACCAACTGCTGTGAAAGCTATGTTGGGAAACGTTGTGTATTCGCTTGGATCAAAGTAAGCCAGACCGATTACGGTTGGAGATGTATAGTTTGTTCTGTTATATCCAGCGATATTGATTTTTTGGATCGAACTGGTTATTTGTGTTCCGTTAACAAACAAGCTACCAGTTATTTGAACTGATCCAGAGTTAACTCGCAATACATCGTGACGATTTAAATCATCTAAACCGTCACCAACAACAAACAAAGAATCAACATTATCTCTTAAGTTATATTTCCCAAAAGCAGCTTGCGTTGTTGTTGGTGGAGATGCCCCATCAACAGCACCAGAAGCTACAGTATATAAACCAACAGCAAGCGAACCGGTTCCAAATGCTTCAGAACCATATCCTTTTGCATGAGAATAATCCCCAGCAGCTATAGATCCAGAACCTTCAGCATGAGAAGAATAACCAGACGCAGTTGAGTAATATCCTTCTGCATGGCTTACATCACCAGAAGCTACTGATCCTTCGCCTTCTGCGTGTGCTTTTTTACCAGAAGCAGTAGTGCCAGCTCCTTCTGCATGAGAATTTGGAGAAGAAGCAGTTGTTTGATAACCCTCGGCGTGAGTTTGATCAGCAGAAGCAGTTGTTTGATAGCCTTCGGCGTGAGAATTAGGGCCAGATGCAGTAGAACCATCTCCTTCTGCATGAGCGTTAGTGCCAGAAGCAGTAGTGCCGTTTCCTTGTGCGTGAGAATAATCACCAGAAGCTGTTGTAGCTGTACCTTGCACAAATGATCCTGTTATTTCAACTCCAACAGAAGCCGACAAATATGTCGTTTGCAAAGGCAAAGAACCAGAAAGCTTAATTGACCCAGAAGTTTCTATAACATCCAAAGTGTTTGAAAAAAAGAAGTTGTTGCCACCTGATCCACCGGGACTAGTTCCGTCAACTGTCAAGTTGCCAGATATATGAAGGTCACCACCAATAGCAGTTATCCAAGGATCTGTTCCTCCTCGGGCACCAATACCACCAGAAACAAACAAAAATACATCTGTGCCAACAACTGTTGTGTCAAACTTAGCTGGATCGATGTTGCCTTGATTTAATGGTGTATATTGAGCATCGATACCGTAAATCAAAAGCGTTTTTTGTGGTGTGCTACCAGTGACAATGATTTTGCTTGTTTGAACTTGATCTGCACGAAAATCAATAGAGTTTGCCATGTGTTACCTTTACAAGATATATAGTTAACTAAAAGTTGTTAAAGAACCTAATATATTCCAACCGGAACCACTACGATATGCATCTAGCTGAATAACATCAGTATGGTTTGCTGTGCCTGTTGGAATTGTTGTATTTAGCCATTTTACCGCAACAGGAGAACTGTTGATTTGATATGCAGAAGCACTATAAGGTGTGCTGGCTTGATCGATCACAAATTTGATTTTGCTAGCAATCTTATCTGTAGTTGGAACGTTCGTGATGTTCCAAGTTCCATCACTTGTTGCTCCCGAAACATAGAATATTGTTGCCCCAGAAAAATCAAAGTTGGTTGTTCCCCCAACAATCCCAGTAGCCAAGGTTATACGTTCTCCATATTCACCAAATACTAAGTTACCAGAAACAGCAATCAAATCAGATGGCGCATCCCCTAACGTCATACTTCCGCTCGCCCCAACAATCCCAGAAACTTGTATGTTGCTTACAGCAAGAGTATTTGTGGCCGTGCTAAAAGTAAAGTCTGCATCACCACCAAATGTTCCGCTATTGTTGAACTGAACATATGTGTCATTACCACCGGGAGTTGTTGCTCCTCCACCCCCGCCGCCGATACCATTGTTTCGAAATAATCCAGCTTGAACAATACGAGCTTGTGCAGTGTTGTTTAAGTTTGTTGCGTTATAAGCAACAATCAAATATGCAACAAGAATAGCTGCACCAGCAGTATTTTGGCCTTCAACAAAGAAATCTGTTGGAATGCTAGACTGCGCTACGTCTATAGTTGCATATTCTGTTGTTCCATAATAAACAAAAAAAGCTTTGGTTACAGAATTTGGAAACCAATAAACTCTTTGAATCGTAAATTTACCAGAACCAACAGAACTTGTTACCCCTAAGTTACCGGGATTATAATTACCGGGATCAATATCTGTAAAACCAGAACCACCGTTGGTTAAGATTGTTGGAGTGCCAGAAGTATTGCTGTATATACGAAATATCTTAGAAGTTAACTGAGCACCTTCAATAGAACCAAGAACAAGGTTTGGGCTGTCTGGATCGCTATCATAGTTTTTCCCCTCTACAAAAGAGTCACCTGCACTCTTTGTTATGGCTAGCGTTGTTCCAGAACCAGAAGCAGCAAGTGTATGACCCGAAATCTTTAAAGGACCAAATGCACGTTGGAAATCTCCTGTCCACGTATTTTGACCATAAGCTACAACTGGAGAAGTAATCGTACCATTAGTAACTGCATTTGCTTGATGCAAAACCCTGCCAATAGAAATATAATCTTGATAATCTGTTCCAGCAAAAGGTGATGTGCGCTGAACTACTTGACCATTGATATCAATTCCAACATATGTGATTTGTGCTGAACCGCTGTAATACAATGGTATGCTGCTAGATAACGGCCATGCAACTTTTCTTACGGTTGGATATGGATCAGACGTAGTAGAAGCATTAAACTGTACTACGATACCATCTCCAGCACTTATATTGAATGTTGTTGTTCCATTTGTTGTTGTAAGAAGTCCACCATTTAAAAGACCTGTTGTCAAAGCTCCTTCCAACCAACGCAAACGTGTTGTGTTGGTAAACGAACCACTGTATTGAGTAAAATAAAGGTCGTTCGTACTTCCAGACGTATAAATGTAAGAAGATGTTGTATTTGTAGGAATACGAAGAAGGCTAACGGGCTTTAGCTGGATATAATCGTTTGTTCCGATGCCACCAGAAACAAATATATCACCATCAACAAGAACAGAGCTTTGTTCTGTTCCACTGTCTGAACGTGAACCAGAAAAGATGATAGAACCAGTTGTTGTGATGCCCACAGAGCTACTAATTGTGAGTGGTCCAACTTCGTTTACTATAGTGCCGGGATTACCAGTTAGACGAAGATTAGAGCCTGTAATATCTCCAAGAGTTGCGCTACTACCAGAAAAAGTTTCTTGAGGAACCCATGCAAGTGAACTGGTGTTGTAGTAAAGGTTTCTGCCTGTATTAAGATCTACACCACCAGCACTTGCTGTTGTTGGAAGCTCAAACTGATGTACGCTTGGAATGGTGATATATAAAGGTTTACGTTCTGTTGCCATTAGCCCCTCTGTTTCTACCTTAAGTATAACAGAGGGGCTAATAAAATGGTTCTAGTAAACAATCATGCCAGATCCAGAAAGAATCATTTTCTTGGTTACTTGAGCATACCAGTTAACTGTTCCGGCAGAACCAGTGCATTGAATAGTGCCATCGCTGTTAACGTTAACGTCCCAAGCTGAAGCATTTGTACCTTCAGTAATCGAATCTAGTTCTGTTGCGGCAAGAACCAAAGTTGTGCCAGCTTGATTTCTTCTTACGGTGGTTGAGAATGTCCAGCTTGCATAATCGTCTGTTGCTGATGCTGCTGCAACAACGTTGAAATCAAGTTTACCAACAGATCCTTCTTTAAGTAAACTTGCCAACAAACTGCCGCTTAGTTCAGTTCCTGTTGCAGTTGTTGTAGACATTGTGACATATAGCGGACGAACGTTGATACCTACAAATGAAACATCGTCTAAACCTTTATCGAAGATAACATCTGCTTTATGTGCATCTGTAGAAGCTCGAATAAGGAACGAAGTATTTCCAACTTGTGCATCTTGGCTACTTGAGTTAAACTCAATACTACCGCTGTTAACTCTTAATCTAGCACCACCAGATGCATTAGAAGGGCTAACTTCGAATCCGTGGTCATTGCTGCTGCCTGATCTAAATAGGATCGAAGCATTGTGCGACAAGTTGACTGCGCCGGAAATAAAGCTTGCTTCTCCGACATGTGTCATGCGTAGTTGGTTAGCAGTGGTCGAGGGTACTACGCTGAAAACATTATATTGGTCTAAGCTTGCGCTTTGTACTAGTAGTGACCCCACGACTTGTACTGAACCAGAACCGTTTGTGTCAACTTCAACAGTTACAACTGGATCTTTACCTCCAGAGTCAGATGGCAAAGGTGTCCATGAGCCAGAATGAAGTGTAAATCTAGAGCCATTCGCAAGTGCGATTCCACCACCGGGAAGGCTCGTATCTACTCCTAAATTAAACGGATCGTGTATTCCATCAAAAAGCATCAAGCTTTGAGTCATCAAAACAGGAGTTTTAACAACGAGAGCGGGATCAAAGAAACCCGGAGTGGCGAGCTCTACGTCGGCCACACCAGACATTACAAGTGTGTAGGCTTGGTTGTCGATGTTTGAACCAGAAAGATAACCTACAGCACCAGTGAGATAAGTTAGAGTTCCAACTCCAACATTTCCAACGCTTGCTGTGTTAAAAGTTAGAAGCGAGCTTGCACCAAATGCACCATCATCGTTAAATTGAACTTGTGTGTTTGATCCTGTAACAGATCCACCACCACCCGACCCGGTGATTTCCCATTGACCTAATGAGTTGTAGTTTGTGGTAATGTTTGTTCCATTAACAAGAAATGGAACTGATCCAACTGCATCAACGTAATGAATAGAACCGGTGATACCAGCAGAAGCAGAAAGAGTTCCTGTGATGTATAACGTTCCACCAACAAAAGCATTGTCTGAATCTAAGGTATGGTGGGAACCACTTAGATTCAAATGAGTTTTACGTTTAATAGCCATGATGTTCTTACTCCTCTTTGTGGTCCACTTAACAAATTCATGGACACACTATAAATAGAAGAATAAACTTATCTTTATTTACGCAATAATCGTTCCGTAGCCACCAATCATTTTCTTGGTTACTTGTACATAAAAACTTGTTCCACCACTAGGAAATGCTGGAGCAGATCCTGTAAGCTCTATTTGTCCAAGACTGTTGAAGTTTACATCCCAATCGTTTGTTGGGTTATACGAACCTGCTGTTGGCCCATATTCGACTGCTATTTCCGTAGAAGCAAGAAAAGAAAAGTTTCCAGAATAAGGCCAAAGAGCGGTAACGGTATATTTCCAACTTGCTCCTGTTTCAAAGTTATAATCCATTGCAAGAACTTCTACGTCGAACTTGCCAATGGTACCCGGAACCATAAGAGAACCAGATTCGAACAATCCAGAAATAGATCCACTGGCACGGTTTGTGTTATCACCACCTATTGTGAGTTGAGCAACAACTGGAGTGATATTTATTCCATTAGCACGAACATATGAAGCACTTACAATACTTGCGGACATTGTTTGTGTAACAAACAATGAACCTGTCACTTGAACTGAACCACTGTTAACTCTTAAAACGTCATGACGATTGCCAGTGTTTAAGCCGTCACCAACAACGAATAAAGAATCTGAGTTGCTTGTTATGTTGAACTTACCAATAGCTGTTTGATAGTTCGCAAAAGCTTCTGTGTTGTTACCACCAGCAAAAGAATAATCACCAGCTGCAATGGTTTGATATCCAGCAGCATGAGAATAATCTCCGTTTGCTTGAGTGTCTCTGCCTTCAGCATGTGAGCCTTCACCCGCAGCCGTTGTTCCGTTGCCTTCACTGTGAGCATAGTTGCCATTGGCATCGGTATTAATACCTTCTGCGTGTGAATAATCACCAGCAGCAGTTGTACTGTTACCTTCAGCGTGTGCAGCTTCGCCCCCTACATCTGTCTGATAGCCCTCTGCGTGACCGTAGTTTCCTGCCGAAACATCTGACTGATAACCTTCGGCGTGTGAGTTATTGACTGCCGTGCAACCTACTCCTTGAACAACGCTACCAGTAATAATAGCTCCAAGCGAAGCTGATACTTGTGCAACACGAATAGAACTGGTTGTGTATATTGTGGTAGCATTAAGCTCGGTCCAAACGTTTGAGCCACCACCAGATCCTGTAATCTCCCATTGACCAAGAGAGTTGTAGTTGGCTATGATGTTTGCGCCACCAACAATAAAAGGATTGCCAGCAATAGTACCGCTAAGAGAACCTGTTATTCCACCAAGAACTTGCAAACTGCCTGTTATTTGTGCTCCATTCGAAGAAGACAACCCAACAGCAAGCAGCGAACCGGTTGTTTGTACAACGTTGTTGTTTGGAGATGTAAAGAAGTTGGATTCTGATCCAGATATTTCCCACTGTCCAAAAGAGTTGTAATTAACAGTTATATCTGAGCCGCCGAGAATGAAAGGTGTGCTAGCAGCGTTTGTGAACTGTATAGAACCAGTTATTCCTTTAAGAGAGCTTAGTGAACCAGAGGATAATACGTCTCCACCAAAAACTGTTTTTGCGGTTGAACTTCCAGAAACATAAAAAAATACGTCTGATCCAATAGAAGTTGTAGAAAAGCTGGGATCAAGGTTGCCAGCAAAATCTGCTGCGCTACTAGATGGATAAATTAAGATTGGGATAGAACCAGAAGAGATGATTCGGTTTAATCGTACTTGATTTGCTCTAAAATCGTATGCCATTATTACATCTCTCCAACTCTCAAGGTTTCACTGCAAGATAGTGTATAGAGTTATATACTGGTGCAGAATAGGTTACTTCTGTACTTGTTAAACCAAACGAACCAGTTGCAACAATCGCAACACCAGCATCTCCATTGTTGTTATCATCTATTGGTGTAAAGAATAAGTTTGTTGGATATGTTGCTGGAAACAGTTGATTGTATGTTGCAACAAACTCTGAGTTCGAACTTTCTGGTATCTTTCCAGCAGAAGCTGTGTAGTAAAATGAACTACTAACAACAACACGTTCAATAACAACAGGGAATACTGGAGACACAATAGCACGATAAACAATCTGTCCACTAAACGGAGCAGAAACGTGTGCAATAAATCCTGTTGTTGATAAGTTGTTAGCAAAAAATGCTATGTTCTCAAATCCTTCTGCTGGAAGTATTTCCAGTGTAAGATAAGGATTTTGTGAAAACGTTATGTTAAAGGTTGCTACCTCGGTATCTGTCCAATCGAACTCTATAACATCTTCATCGTATTCGGCTGGGGGGGGAGGTGGAGGAGGTGGAGGTAAACCCTGACTTGTTGCTGTTTGAAGTTGATAGTATGGGTTATCAACCGTGACCAGCGTTTCGTCAAAGTATTCAACTTTTCCATCAACAATCGTTGCAATAACCTTTGATGGCTGCGAACGATTAAGTGAATAAGTTTTCTTTTTTCTGTTAGGGTTAAAACCAGCCATGATCTATACAGTTAAGTATAGATCAAGCTGGGTTTAGTGAAGAGCGTGTTGTTTGTAGAAGAGGGGGACCACCACTTTTATTAGCGTTTCCTTCAAACCTATATTCCATAAACAGTACCTCTCTAAGAAATATATAGTTCGAAAAACGCTATTTTCTAGATCAAAATCTCAGAAGCGATGGTAGCGAGTAACGATCTTTCCCCTTTAAGGAAGGTTACGTGTCCAGAGATCTTTTGGCTCTTAAATCTTTCAATGGCAATAGAAAGACCGTTGCTCACTGAGTCAACGTATGTGCTATCAATTTGCTCAAGATCTCCAGTAAGAACGATCTTGGTGTTTTCACCAACACGGGTAAGAATGGTCTTAATTTCATGAAGGTTAGTGTTTTGTGCTTCATCAACAATGATGTAAGCATTGGCAATAGAACGACCACGAATAAAGGTCATTGCTTGAACTTCAATGATACCTTCATCGAAATAGCTTTGCAGAACTTGTTCATCGAACTTTGCTGTTGGTTCTGCGATCTTCTTTTTACGTGAGCCTCCCGACGATTCTTTGGGTGGTTCTGAGGCTCCTAAAAGAAAGCGTAGGTTATCTTTGATAGGTGCCAACCAAGGCTCTAGTTTTTCGTTTAAATCGCCGGGAAGGAATCCAATATCTTTTCCTACTGGCATTACTGGACGACAAATAACAAGTGAGCGATAACGGCGAGCATTAAGCACTTGTTCCAACCCAGCATCGATAGCAAGAAGAGTGTTGTGTGTTACGATATAATCATCTGTGACATACAGATGCTCTTGGTCTTCCACAGATATACACTGAGCTTCTTGCAAGTTTATTGGGTTTATAGATTCGATAGATCTTGTTGGAATATATTTTGAACGTACTTTTTGCCGTTCAATTTTTCTGTTTAGTTTAAACAGTTGAACGTTTGGTGGCACTGAGATTTGCACTACGAATGATGGGCGGCCTTGCTTTTTAACACCTTTATAAGTGTACGATGTTTGTTTTTCTGAGATGACTGCTTTGCCACCAAAAGACCAAACAAGTTCTTGTACGTCTTTGGCTAGAGTTTCTGAGCTGCTGGAAAAGCTGACTCCATATCCATTTTTTGAAACAGTGCCATCTGTGTCCATTAACCCTTGCAAAACTTCCAAACGTATTTTGGAGTTGTTATACTTGTAAACATCTGGGATAAATTTATCGTAGGATTTATGTCCTTGCAATCCCAAGCTTTCCAAACCAAGAACTACTTTGTTTTTTAGTTCGGTTTTGGTTTTTAAACCAGTTATAACGGTCCAGCCTTTTATTTGTTTGAATGTGCCATTTAAAAGCTTTGCTAATCCGCTAGGGGATATGTTGTGTTTTTGACAAAACAACACCGTAGATCCCAGCATAACTTTTTCTCCTGACGGAGAACGTAAAACGTATCGTTTGGAATCATTGTATTTTTCGAGCAAGTTTCGTTTGTCGTGAATCAAATAGTCATATGTTCTATGTGTTTTTTTGGAAACAGTGCAGGTTTCTGGTAGTCTGGCAGTCATTTCGTTGACAAGTTGTTCATCGGAACTTGTAAAGGTAACTGTATGATTACTAAACCCTCCATCTCCGATCAACAATCCGAGCAAATAAGGATCGAGTGGAACTTCTTTTGATTCAAATTCTACAGATTCAACCATTGGAATGTAATGCTTATTGCGACCATCTTTTAGTTTGAGATCATTTCGTATCTCTTTTAGGGATTTAACTGTTCCAACATTTTTTGCTGTGCGGTTTGAAACAGTTTGTGTAAACCACAAGTGATCGTCGCAGCATTGTGTGCTTGAACCATCAGAAAAAACCACCTCGTATATTGGTTTTACACCTTGAGGAAACACGCCAGTTACTTTTGTGGGTTTACCGTTTTTACCAACAACATAGTCTCCTTTTTGGATTTTTCCCATTGTTGTCCATCCGTGTGGAGTCAATATTTTTGCATTTAAAGGTTGAGCTTTCCCACACCCCGATTTACCAGCAAGAGTTACAAGTTTAACATTTTCGTCGAAAAGTAGCTCACGGGCAAACTCTTGTTCTTTGTTTCTTGGTTGAAGTTTGCTTTTGATTTCTCCGATAGGAATAACCGGTTCATCTTTGGCATAGAATCTTGCCATTGCAGATTGTTGACCATTTTTCAGTACAACAAACTGGTTTGGGTAAAGTTCTTCTTGAATGTCTGCTGGTAGGAAAAACTGTTCGTCATTTTTGTAGAAGTCAGCAACTACTACATCTTCACGTTCAATGGTTCTTACACCAGAGTAAAGAGAGTTAACTGATGTGGCAACATTGAACTTGCGGTAATCTTCGCAAGCGATACCAAGAGCTTGAGCTTTTAGGCGAAGGATTGTGTCACGGGTAACAAGAACAACTTGTGCTTCTGTGTGTTTTTCGATGTAGTTTACACAAAACTGAGCGATGGTATTATCGCCGCTCTTTTTGGTTTCCATTTCCATTGGAAGTTTATGCGGAACGTGATCTGGGAAGATATCTTCGATGGAGAGTATCTTTAGAGTTCCTAGATTCTTTCCAAGTGGGATGCCTGTTTTAAAGTCTTTGTTTACTTTGGTAAGATCTGCGAGTTTGCGCACCACCTCACGGGCATTACGTCCTACTTCATCTTGACGATCTTTGTGACGATCAAGTTCTTCAAGAACGATCAGAGGAAGAACAAGGTCATGTTCTTCGAATCCAAACAAACTATTCGAATCAGAGAGCAGTACGTTTGTGTCGAGAATGTATGTTTTTTTCATGCTTAGTCCTAAGTAGTTTATAAACAAAAAAGGGCAGCTTATTGCTGCCCTTTTTATTATCGCTGTTTTGAACGAGAAAGAATAATCATTCTGTTTTTGCGGGCTTTTCTGCCTTGCGTGCTTCGTCTCCAGCAAGAGTTGCCTTGATTAGTTCTGCACCAAGAGTGCGAAGCTTGCGCACTCCCTTACGAACACGAACACCAGCAGAGAGATTGCCCTTTGTTGCGTTCTTGTGAACGTCTTCTTCAACTTGTTCAACAAGCACTTTAAACTCTGACCATACATCTAGTACCAAACGTGATTCACTCATAGTATTTCTCCTTGAAAGGGTTTATACATAGAGTGAATGCAGAAATGACGGTTGTATAGCTGCCAGCCCGAATCAGTTACGTTTAGCTAGCTGAAACAACAGATTGCCAACAAAGCCAAGAATCGATAATGCAAGTGCCCAGTAGATATTAGCAAGACGTTTGCGTAGATTAACAAGGGCTGTTAGTTCTTCAAGTTGTTTTCCGGCGATACTTTCTATCGCCGCTTGGAATTTTTTTAGGTCTTGAACCTCTTCCTTTACAGTTGGAAGTTCGTCGCACTTTTTACCCAAGTCTTTTATGTTATTATCAAGCTTGCTTTCAATCGCTTGAACCCGAGAAAACAAACCTACATTTGGATCGTATAAAGCATCTGATACTCGATCAAGCTTTTTACCACTTTTTGCTTGCTCATCTTGGATGTGCTCGATCATGACACATAGCTTGTCAAACCCTCCGTTGAGAGCAGAGCTGTCATTTATTTTTTTGACTAGTATTTCTAAAAGTTCTCTGTCAGAGTTTGTAGCCATTGTGTCACCTCTTCGATATAAATAGTCTTATAAAAAAAGGAAAATTGATGAACTGCAATACTTTTGTTGACAAAAATACTACGCAAAAAAACCTTGTTTCGTGCCTAGAAAAACTGCAATCCAACTTGGATAAAATTGACTTGGCAATTTCTACGCAAAACCAAACGTATCTTCAAAAAGATTCTTATCAACTTATTGCGAAACTACTAACTCCAGAAAACTCTTGGGAACGTATGCTGTACCAAGAGTTAATCCAAACATGTTTTCAGCTGGAACTTAAATGCCATAACACCAGCAATTTATTTCTACGTTCGTTTATCTCTCATGCATATCAACACATCAAAAGTGAAAACGTAACTCATAAAGAAGTTGTGGAACACAACCAAGAAGAAGCAGCCAAGTATCTTCAAAGAATATTACGTTGTTGTTATCCAGCTAATTCAAAGCAAGTTTCCGATATCATTGATCAAGTTACTGACGATACGTATATGGCCACAGCTGTTAAAGAAGCAGTTAAGTTGGCTGGCATCGAAGGTAATATCGTATTAGATGAGCACGATCAACCTAATACTCTTGTAGAGCTACAGTTCGGTTATAACTTCAAGGTGTTTCCATTCAAAGTCTTTATTCCTCAGTTTGGTACATGGTTGAGAAATGATGTAAAGATGTTGCTTGTTGATGGCATGGTTGAAAAAGTTTCAGAGCTTGACAAGTTGTTGTCGAAGAGTTTCGAAACAAAGATTCCGTTAGTGTTTATTGCGCAAGGATTTTCTGAAGAAGTTATTGCAACCATTTATGCAAACAACAGCAGAGGCGGATTTGATATCATGCCTATACGTTTAGAGCAATCGCTGGACGCATTGAACATGTTGAACGACATTGCCGTGGTATCTGGATGTGATGTTGTGTCTACGCTCAAAGGTGAGATTTTAACTTACGTCAATTACGACAATCTTCCAGTTGTGGACAAAGTATCTCTTACCGACAAAGTACTTACAATTCACAACAACAAAACAAGAGGAAATGTTGTTGCACACTTAAACTATCTTAACACACGGCGAAAAGAGCAAACAGAAGACGCAAACATTACAGACTTGGCCGATTTAACAACCAAACGTATTCAAAACTTGCTTGCTCACATTGTTAAGATCAATATTCCCAAGAGCTTTGCAAATCGATTTAAAGCCTCTGTAGACAACGCAATCAGAGCTTGTAGGACTGCCTACACCTACGGCTTTTGCAAGCCATTAGAAATCGATTTAAGCGGCATAGCGAAGGGCTGGCAAAATGCTCACAACCATATGGTTAAAAGCAACAAACCTGTATCAAGTATTGGTTTATATTTAGCGGCGGTGTATGGAGCTAATTTGGCAGGAAGCTATTTTACTGCATCTGGTGCGATAATTTCAACTGCCTAAAACAGTTTGCGTTAGTTGGTTATACGTTTCATTTGAAACATATAAACGCATTGCAGGAACGCTTTCACAAAGAGTTTGCAAGTCTTTAAGCGACAGTTTTGCTAGTTCTGTTGAAAGAGTTTTAACTACGGGATCAACATTGCCTTCTACAAGTTTATAAGCTTGTGATTTCTTAATGCAAAATTCTAAAAGTTGAATTGCATCTTTGTTGTATTTTGAATATAAAGACTTGTTTTCTGGTATTTTGTTTATCAAAAGCTTTGTAGCTTCGTTAACACACTTGTTTAACGACTCACAAACAAAAGTATAGTTAATCATTGCTGCTTTGATTGCTGCTGGTTTTGATCGACCTTCCAAAAGAATTGTTGAGTTTTGCTGCACAAGCATATACAAGGTTGGAACTTGTGTTTTGAAAGCACAGGCAACTTCTTCCAATTGTTCAATTTTTTCTGCTGCATGGACTGCTTCAGAACTTTCCTTGAGAAAAATATCAAAAGGATATACGCCTTTTTGCAAAAGACTTACCCTTGCCTCCATAAGACGGTCAGATTCATGTTCGATAAAAGCTTGTTTGAATGTAGACATGTTAACTCCAGAGTTTAGGTATAAGTAGCAACTTTTAAACAAAACCATTTGAAAATATTAAATGTGTAGTATACTGATAACAGCCGTGCAAATAAAGCAGAAAAAGTCTATATCATTTGAAGAGCTTGTTGAGTTTGACAAACAACGTCAAATAGAAGAAAAAGCTGAACTAGCCAAAACCCCTAACAGAGAAAAAACTCTCAAAGAAAAAGAACAAGATCCAAACAACGAAAAAGATTATCGTGACAAGTATTATTTGCCTGTGTTAAACATTAACCAAGCACAAGAATGGCAAACTAAACCAGTAGATCAACGCAAGCATTTTACTGATGAAGTTGCTATGGCTACGTGCCTTGGTAACTGTTGCGGTGTACCGGGCTTAAAAGGTGGATGTTGTCATTTAGATCCGTATGACTTGGAACATGTTCTTGGGCCTGTTGATGAAGATTGGATCAAAGATATCATTAAATGGTTTCGAAAAAAGGGATTAAACTTTTCTAGACAAGATATTGTTGTTGATTATGAAGAAGGTGTTGTGATCGGTGATACGCTATTCAAAGATGCACCAAACAACCAAGTATTCAAAGATCGAAAAGCATATCCGTTTTTAAGGTTTCAAGTTATTGGTCCAAGGTATATTTGCAAGTTTATGAATCCAACAACGTACAAGTGTCAGATTTATGAAGTAAGACCCGATATGTGTCGCACATATCTGTGCCAATATATTGTATCAAACTTTCTTGTTAAAACCAAAGAACACCCAAATCGCTGGAGAAAACTGAGATGAGAACATGGAAAGATGCTGACGGAAACGTTGCAAATGATGATGAGTTTTACAACTGGGTTAAATCTTCAAAAAACAAACTGGAAGGAGAATGCGAACTAATCGTAGGTGTTGATTCACACTTGCATGGTGTTGCGTACCGATTTATTACTGTTGTTTGTTTGTATCGAAAAGGTAGAGGAGGATTTTACTACTACCACAACTCTGAACAACATCGTAAAGAGTTTAAGGGAACGTATCCTGTAAGAGTTAAAGCTCGCATGTTTCATGAAACAAGCTTGGCCATTGAAATGGCAACCGAGATACAAGAAAAAACAGGTATATCCCCGGTTGTGCATTTAGATGCATCTCCAGCTAATGCTGGAGAGTTAACTTCAATGTTTTCTGATCAGTTAAAAGGTTATGTTGCCGCATCCGGCTTCGAAGCTGAATTGAAGCCATGGAGCTTTGTAGCTTCCGGCATCGCAAATAAACATAGCAAATGATAATACATTGTTGAAGATAATGAAAAACAATATACCAACGGAGACAATATGAGTACACAACGACAACAACTTGATACCGCAATCGAACGTGAAGTTCATCGTTTGATCAAATCGATTTCTGAAGGTGTATATGATGGGGTGCAACTTTATGCACGCAGAAATAATCTACCTGTTGACCCAGAAGTACTTACTCACATTCTTAAAACAGTTCAAATCGTTATTAGCGAGCATGAGCTAAAAAACATTGACAAATTTCATAGCAACATCAAACGTAATCTAGATGATTATGTTGGTGACGAACTAACAACAAGCTCAGTTATTGACCCAAAAAAGAAAAAAGCAGCAGCCGTAACGTCGGTATAATTGCAACCGTAATGCTGCTGCTTTTAACAATTTGCTATCGGTATGTTTGAGTCGATTAAACACCTCGTAACTTGCAATTGCATTCTTCGTCAATATGAAGATATAGAACCACCAGTTTTTCATAAGTTTGTAACATTTTCTGTTATCAATCCAGATGGTAGTATCAAACCTTCATATGCCAAGTGTAATAATTGTGGAGCAATTCACAAAGTAATAGAAGTTAACACGTCACAACGAATCAAAAAAGAAGATAGTCCGTTAGTTCCTGATATAGAAGAAATCAAAGCTAGCTTGCCAGAAAAACTAGTTGGATTATTGTCAAGATATGATTTGGATACAGCTACATGGCAACAAATTAAATTCAACTACGAAAATGAAAAATGGGATCGACCGGTTGTTTTACACAAAGAAAGCTATGGCGAAGATCTTCAAGGTAAATATTTGCTCATGGCTGGCAAAACACTTTGGAGAATTGAAAGCTTTTCAACGGAGGATATATGAGCATCAAAGGCAACTTTGACGGTATGCTTACAGACGAGAATGCAACAAAAGAAGGTGAGGTTTACGTAGTTCCAAACTATATCGAAACCAAGCTTTCGAAAGAAAAACGCATGGAATGTCGTGGCATCGTCAAAACAATCAACGAGTACGGCATATCACAGCGTATGAAACTGTATTTGATTTATCTGCTAGCTTTAGAACTTGAAAATCGTGATTCGATGCTAAAAATCACCAAAGTTGTTGGTGAATGCAAAGACACAATTGAAGATAGCAAAATCGTTGTTGGTACCGAACAAAGTTCTTCGAAAAAACTGCTTTTAGGTTAAGCTTATTTTTCTACCGCAACAAGACGTTTTTCTTGTCCGTTTTCATTAATCATAACTACACCACTAAATGAATTGTGTGTATAGTTTTCGGTGTACACACCTCCAAGCGTTTGCTTGTCTAGCTTTGTTTGTGTGTTGCCGTTCTGATCTTTAAAGTGTACAAAATGACTTACAACTTCTTGGTAGTATCCATCTTTTCTTTTGTGATAACTTTTTTCAATGCTTGGCCATATTTTCATATACGCAACTCCTGTTGATTACAAGTTACTATGTATAATGTATAGTATTTTGTCAATGGAGCTTAATCACTCATGATATTTCTAGAAGAGCTACTTTTTGAAGAATTTGAAACAGAAGGTTTTGGATATGAAGCACTGGTTAACAATTCTCTTTTTGCAGCCGGTATGACATTGCGAACGGCTACAGGAGCTGGCTCAAACCGTTATAGTGAGGACGCAACCTTTACACTACAAGATAACAAAGGCAATACAGTCGGCCCATTTAAACTCGAAATCAAAAAAGATTTTAAAGCTCAACTTGGTGGCAGCAGTTGGGATATAAGCAATCCAAGAGATATACGTTTTCTTTCTGATTTGGGAACAAGTCAAGCCATGATTAAAGTGCATGATGAAATGAAAGAAGTACTTGAACAAGCTTTGGGCACTGGTGGTGCCCTTAAAAGATTGCGTAGGTTTTTAAAAAACTTTAAAGCTGGGCGACATGAAATTAACGGAAAAACGTTTTTAGAAACCAAAGAAGGTGAAGCTTACAACCTTGCTGGTGAAGGATTACAATGCACTCGTCTTGCATGGGCTGCTGCACAAGCAAATGGTTTGTTGTTTAACTATAACGTGCAAGCTCACTCAAAGTTCATGACAACTCTTTATAGTCAAAAAGCTACGTATTATGCACAAATAGGTGGTAAAGAAAACGATCACCGTGGGTTGTATATTCTTGGCCATGACCCAGCTAACTTAGCTGCAATAGGAGTTCCAAGGTTGTCTAGCCTTGCTTCGAAAAACAAGTTCATCATTGAGATGAGATCAACACCCGGAGGAAGCGGAACTTATCTTTATCTTCGTATACGCTGTCAAGGAAGATTAATCGTAACCACTCCAATACCAAAAGATTATTCGCCGTACACTTTGGATACTCCGGCTGGAGCTAGAAGACTAAGTGATGCATATATGGAAGCTTCCCCAGCAAGACGAGCGTATCTTCAAAAAGAAAACGCTGAACCTACAAACTCAAACGACGTAACAATCGTTAGCATGGTACCATCAGATGAACCTTTGGAAGATGGTACCGAAGTATATACTCCAGATAACCTTGATCTTGGTTGGCTCGCTCAAGGTGGCTACGAACCAATCACTTGATTAAATCATCGATAGGACGTTTAACCCAAATACCATGTGCCTTGCCAGACGCTTTTAAAGCCCTTACAGTGGCAGGACCGGGAACTCCATCACAATCTTTATCAGCAAAACCTAAAGCCTTCTGACGGACCTTCCAGACCGCTTTATCGTCATCTCCATCAAATGCATAAGTCTCATATCCAGCGGCCTTTAAAGCTTGTTGAAGATATGGACCGGGATCACCTTGCCCACGATTTGTAGTTTGATGATAGTGACAATAAACACCAATAACGTCTCTGCCATTATTAGATCCAGCAATACGACTAACGATACCCTTTGGAGGACAGTTGTTTTTCATATCCCATGGGATTTGACGTTGTATGCCAAGTTTGGCTGTTAGAAAATCAATAAACTCGACAGCCTTGGCTATCTGTCCCTCGTATAAATCTCCATTGTTTAACTGAACTAATTCAAAACCGCATGTGTAACCGTTAACACTTGATGCTTGCCATGTATAAAATTTCAATGGATCGTTTTGGATTATCCAACTTCCATCCAAATCACAAGTAAAATCCCAGCTAACGCTACGTTTTGTGTTGGTTTGATATTGTGCATATCTTTCTGCCGCATCACCTTCTGGACCTACTCCCGGCAAAAGACTGCCAAGCTTGCCATGTACAGTGTGACACACAATCGAGCGTATCCACGTCGATCTTACTGTTTTATCAGTTACTTGCTTGATCTTTTTAGCTGCTGCTTCTTCATCTAACCAACTTGTTGTTTTAACATTTGGTATTTCAAGTTTAACTTCATTTAGGATTATAGACATAAGAAAACCTCCTGCTAGATAACTAGCAGGAGGCTTTGTTTTGATTTAGCTAAACGCTAAGAATCAGGTACCGGAGAAAGTTAGGGAACCGCTGTTGCCGATTACTAGGAAGTTCTTACCATCGGAAAGAAGTGACACAGAGCTTCCAATAACGTTAGCAACAGCAACTTTTGAGCCTTGACCTGCTGATGTTCCGTCAGTGAAAGCTTTTGTACCAGCCGCTTCTTGTGAGCAAGTAAGGGCATTGGCTTGTGCTGTTACTGAACGGAATGTAAATACTGCGCCGGGGCAGCTTGAAGCAAGTGGCATCACATATGTTACGGGAGCACCACCTGTACCAAAGGTGAATACACCAGCTTGTGCTGCTGAAAGTGTTGCTGCTGTTGTAAGAGAAATAACTGGGGCTTGCAAACCAGCAACAGTTACTGTTCCTCCGGTGTTAATATTTACTGCACCGGGGCTCGAAGCGCCAGCTGGATCTACTGTTGAAACTACGCCTAGTGTTGAGTCGATTGTTGTTGAAACTGACATATTTAAATCCTCCTACCTTTTCTTTAGGTTTGTGAATAAATATACATTGCCTGAGAAAAAAATGATTAGGTTCCACCAAGACCGCTTATTTGACTGTTGCCAGCATTTACTTTGCTTACAACAGTGTTACCAAACGTTCTCCAAGCCACAATGCCAACAACGGCAATCAACATAAGAATGATCACATATTCAACTGTTGAAAGACCTTCAGTATCTTTTAAAAACTTGTTCATAAAACCTCCGACTTATAAGTAAGAAGCTGATTTGATTTACTTGCGAGGAAACATTGGAGGCGCAGGAGCGGTAGGCGTTTTTGTTGAAACAGGCATAATCTGCAAGTATTCTTTACCTTTTTCTACATTCCAGCCAGATTCCGTAAGATGATTGGCCAACGCTTCGATTACTTCCAAACGACAGCTTCTCACAGGAAACAAAAATGGAAATCGTGTGTTGTGAATACGAGCATTAGCTTTGAGAAAATATTGCAAACGTTGTAACTCGGTATCGATTTCTTCTTGAATAGCACTTTGAATACTATCCAGATACTCTTTACCTGTTAGCATGATCAATTCCTTTCAGATGCAAATATTAACGCATCTGAATATAAATAGGTTTCGATTTTTCAAAACCCCTTTGTTTTTAGATAGTTTACGATGTTGGCTCTTCGCTTGAGTTGGTTTTTTCATTCCAACGACGACCAAAGTACAGAGCCATGAGTGGAGTTAAGAACCCAGTTACCGTGGTAACGTCGAAATCTTTAACATGAGGAATCTTGAATACCGACAATGCAAACCAAATCAAAGACACAACAAAAGAAGTATATACCATGGTGTAGCTTAAACTAGGTTTGCCATCGCTGTTTTTTAATAACAAAGACATATATGTATTCTCCTATCTTGTAAGTAGGAAGATACCAGAAATACCAAGTCCTAAAAGAATCCCACCAACTCCTACTCCAACACTTGTCCATACGTTGTTACGTCTTAAGGTATCGATAGTTCGCTGAGATTCTCTCAGCGATATATCACGCTCGTTTATTTGTGCGATATAACCATTTCTAACTGAACGAAAATCAGATTGCAGCAATGCAATATCTCGTTGAGCATGACCGCTAAGAGTTTGCAGTCTCAAGAATTCATCATTTTGTACGCTTCGAACAACTTGAGTAAATGAAGCAGCAATGTGATTAACAGACGATTCGTTGATACACAATCCGTTCCATGGCCCTAGAACATAAGGTCTAACTGGGTTGGGTGTGTTTGCATTATAGATGTAGATTGATTGTGCTCCCATGTTTCTTGCTGTTTCATTACCAAGAATAGATCTAACAGACAACGCAGTTGGTTCGGGCGAGCGTTGAACGTTATACACAGACATGTTAATGTTTGTTAGCTCTGAAACAGTTGGCTGTGAGCGTATGTTGATTGCAGGTTTTTTGCAAGCTATTAAAGCAACAAGTAAGCCAGATATTAACTTGGTTTTCATTATTGAGGTTCCCATGTTTGTCTATCAGGTGCAACAGTCATAACTGGTATACCAAACAAATCGTTTATTGTTTGTGCCATTATTGTTGGATTGTTATGATGCCGCCGAATGAGTTCTTTTATTTCTTCTTCTCGCACCAAAGCAATTCTTTTGATTTCATCAGCGTGTTGTTTGTTTATACGATCAATCAATATTCGAAAGTCTGATTCAATTTTTCTTCGTGTTGCTATTTCGTTTTGTATTTGTTGGTTAAGCTTGTCAATATTTTCTTTATGCTCTTTGTGTGCTTTTTCTCTTTCTTGAAGCAACTCTTCAATCAAGTTTGTTTTTTGCTTGACAAAAAACAACAAGTATATAAATGCAACAGCAAAGCCAATTTCTTTCCAATAAAGCTTTACGTAATACCACAATTTTGCAAAATACGTTTTAAGTTTTATTGCTAGTTCCATTTTTTTTCACTTTTTTCTGTTGTGTTGGATACTTGGGTATCCTCGTTATGATAAGGAGCTTCACTGTAAAGATTATTTAAAAGTTCTTCATGTGCAAGGCTTAGGTAGCTTACGTGTTGTTTGATTTCTTTTAGCATTGTTCGATCTAGCACGTAAGCTTTTTGTAGCAAATCTAGTTTGCGCTCTAAAATCTTTAACTTATCTATCAAAGCTTTGTTTTCGAATTCTTTCAATTTTACAAACAACTCGTTTACGTTAACCTCAGAACTGGCTATAATATTCGACTCTTCAGAATTAGTCTCAATTGCTTTTTTTCTTTTTGGCATTTTGCTATTCCTTTTTGTTTTTGAGTGGATCTACCTGTCCCAATGCAGCGTATACAGCTTTTGAATTTGTAAAAACCAACTGCTTTTTTTTGTTCGCAAACTTATCTACCTTGGCCGACTCAAGAATACTTTTAATTCTTGGATCTTTATTTTCCATCATTACAATAATTTGTGAAAACAGTTCTTGTAGAGAAACTCCGTTTTCAAATAACATTTTACGGCAGGCAATCAAAGATGCTTTCGGCAAAGCCAGCCAAAGACCGATTCTTGTGCGTTCTTCAAATTCTGATAGCAAACGTCAATCACCTCCCCCAGATGGCACTCCGCCACCACTATCTGGACCTGCATTTGCTTGTCTTGGAGCTGGAGGATATTGCATGTCTCTTTGAGACTGTGTTTTTGGTGTGAGATTAAATTCACGTTCAAGAATACTCATAAACTCTTTTGCTAGCCGTGGGGAATAGTTCTTAGCTATATAATACATTGCACGGTTTAAAATGATTGATTTTGGATCAATCAATGTTTGATAGTTGTTTGCCAAGCGTGCAACGCCTTGAGCAAACTTGTTAAGTCGAATATTCGGTACGGGTGCCACAGGTGCTTCTGCTCCCGGTTCTGGTGTATCCCCTCCCTCACTTGCACCCGTCGTATCCTCATCGGCTCCACCTGTGTCTGATGGAGCAGCCGGGGGAGCCTCTTGTTCAAACAAATATTTATAAAACCAACGATCTTTGCGTTCAGACAAAGGAACAGGTTGTTCTGCTGCTCGCTGTCTTACTTCTGGGCTGATTTTGTCTTTGTCGTCTTGGTCTAAAGGCACAGCTTCTTTTTCATATTGCATGAGATAGCTATCAATCTTTTGATCGACTGATGCATTTTTTTCTATCATGGAATCTGAAGCATCTGTTAATCCCAGCATACGTTCCTCTGGGGGAATGTATGGTGGTCCCTTGCTTTCTTCCTCTTGCTCACGAAGAATACGAAACTCATTAAGCCTTTGACGTTTATGATATAGCATTAGCGGCTCCCTAGAACTTCTACAGGTGGCATTACTTCTGGAAGAGTTACTCCACGTTCTTTCTCATTAGAAATAACCGGTTGAATTGCATACAACTGATTCAATTTTGCCATTTCTGCTGCAAGCATTCTCATCTCCACAACGTTCCAATTAATCTCACGCATTGACTTGTTGAGATAATCCATCTTTTCGCCGGGATAATCATAAAACCATGCATGATGCCATGTGTCTATCACAAGCACTGGAATACACATCAAAGGAAGATTGATTGTGTGACCTTCAATAAAGCAGTTAAAATATTGTTGCTTGAATGGATCAAAGTAACAAATAACCCAACCTTCTCTTGCAGACATACCGCAAGCTCTGAAATCTAGCTGCCATTGATCGAATGTACCCCAATCACGGCCAAGACGCATAAAGGGTACAGAGTCAGCACGTATCTCGCTATTCACGTCTCCAGAGTTTGTGAAGTATAACTCATGAAGCTTTACACCATTCATGTTGTGAACTTCATCTTGCTTTAATCTGCGAAACTCTGAGTCGTTATTGTTGTCAGCGTCTGTTTTTGGTACAGTGTCAAGCTTGCTGGATATCTTGTTGAAACTGTCAACATAACTCTTGTAAAGCTTTTCATGATTTTCTTTTGTGGTTGGTGATTGAACTTCACCTTTCATCACAAAAGATCGTGGCATGATAATCACAGCTTCTTTCAAAAGCTTTTTACCAGCATCAACAACCTGCTTTATAACAGGTTTTTCCAAGACTCCGCTATTGCTGAGTACATTACCAACAGCTTCTTGAATAACTTTTTGCAAACGTTCTTTGTCTAACATTTTTGTGGTCATGCGCTTACACCTTTGCTCATAAGTATAGAACTTACCGGGTTATCTTGGTTCTCATTTGATCTTCTTCTGGAAACGTAAAATCCTAATCATCTTCTGGACTGTCCATGTCCAAGCCCATTGTGTCAACTATGTCTAAAAACCCAGCATCTTGTGCAGCAACGCCTGTTCTAGAAACTCTTCTTGGATCATCTCCCAGAGTTGGAATAGCACTTTGAGCAGATGGACCTGTTTCGAAAAGTATATTATATAGTTTGGTCATGTCACATAAGTAGCTTTAGTAGCTCTTGAACTGGATTGTGTTTTATATCTTTCTTTTTCATGTAAGCAACGCCGGATGCATTAACAGTCCCATAAGCTAACACTTCTTTTTGATAATCATAAGGTGAACCACCTACAGAAATATATTTCATCGCAGCGTCAACGTTGAAAAAGAAATCGTTCGAGGTTGTCTCGCACTTTGCGAGAACTATATAACCATCAGAACTTTCTTTGGAAACAGATTCGAATCTTGCTTGACTATAAATTTTAATCGTAGCTTTAGGATCAAGTGTCCAACCAGTGAAACTTGAATCGCTTCTTGGAGCTATAATCCCACTGCTTTCTACACCAAGATCTTTGTTAGTTTCCTTACCAAGAATATTCTCAAGATTTGACTTCGATATGTCAATCAAAACCCGCCACGCCGTTGCAGAAGGAACAGAAAAATACTCACGATACTTTCCAGAATCGCTTATCTCTTTCATTTTCAAGGCAACTCGATTTAAGTTCGTTTTGGTGTTGAACGATGTATAGAAAACAAGTGCGTTATAGATATCTTTTTCTAACTGAGTGTCGGCTTCTTGCTCAATGTTTTGCCCAAGATTTTTTCTAATATCTCCAAAAACATATTTGCCAAGCACACCACCTTCGGGTTCGTCTGGTTCTTGTTTCGGTTTTACTGGAGCAGAAGCTTTTGGAATAAGCTTACCCGTTCTGATATCGATATCATAATCATCCCAACTGTCAACCTCAAACAATATATTTAACAATTTGATCATAATCAGTAAATACATCCCTCCCCTCCCTTCTCTTGGTTGTGTTCCACTAACCTATAATCCTTTTATGTTTTGGTTATCGATTGTTAAGATAATATAGAAAGGTTAAAAAAGGAACGTTATATGCCTGCTGATGTGGTCCTTGGGCTATCCTACGGGGATGAAGGTAAAGGTAAAGTTGTTGATTATCTTGCCAATCACTATGATTATGTTGTACGTTTTCATGGAGGAAACAATGCTGGACATACACTTGTTGTGAATGGTCATCGTACTGCTGTTCATGCTCTTCCTTCTGGTGTTCTTCATCCACACGTTAACAACGTTATTGCAAATGGTTGTGTTATTGATCCATTGCAAATTGCAAAAGAAATCGAAGAACATGGTGGACCAACATCACTAAAAGGTCGTTTGTTTATTTCTCATGCTGCTCATGTTATCACTCCTACAACTGTTGCAGAAGATCGTGCAACAGGATACATTGTGGGAACTACTGGAAGGGGTATCGGTCCAACCTACGCATCTAAAATGCACCGTACAGGTATGCGTATGGAAGATCTAGAAAAAGGTAGTCTTGATGATGTATTTAGCAAAGACATTACAAGCCTTATTAGGCCATTTGTTTGTGACACACACGCATTGCTGCGTAATGCTCATGCAAGCGGTGCTAATATTCTTCTGGAGGGCGCACAAGGCACAATGTTGGATATTGACCACGGAACATATCCTTACGTAACAAGCTCCAACTGTACTATTGGTGGAGCTCTTACAGGAACAGGATTAACACACAAAGCTATTCGTAAGGTTATTGGCGTAGCAAAAGCGTACACAACAAGAGTTGGTGCGGGACCATTTCCAACTGAACAAACTAACGAGCTTGGAGATAGACTTAGGGAGATTGGTGAAGAATATGGAACAACCACAGGAAGGAAACGTCGTTGTGGTTGGATTGATCTTGTTGATCTACGCTATGCATGTAACATTAACGGTGTTGATGAAGTGGTTGTCACCAAGCTAGATGTACTGGATAGCTTTGACGTAATCCCAGCTTACGTTGCGCCTTCCGTACTTTATAAAGCCGCTGGATGGAAAGCTGCAACAAAACATATGCGTGATAAAAGCAAACTGCCAGAAAATGCTTTGAACTATATTGACATGATTGCAAAAAATCTCAAGGTGAAAGTTTCTCATATTTCTACTTCTCCAGAAAGAGAGGATATGATTATTCTATGAGCAAGGTTGAAGTGCAACGAAACTATTGGTATAAAATCATCGATCACTATCACAATATTCTAAATGAAAAGTTTTTGCATCAACCATTAACACCATTTACTCAACACTTCATTAAGATCGCATTTGATAATGCTGTTAATGAAGCCAAACGAAGGGAAACGCATCCTGCTTGGCACGTTCCTTTAACTCTAAGATTTGATATTGTTAAGCATCAAGTTATCATCGAAGCTACTGATCCCAACACAATCGAGTTTACATGAAAAAAGCATTCATTACAGGAATCACCGGTCAAGACGGTGCATATCTAGCAAGGCTCCTTTTAGCTAAAGGTTACTCTGTTATCGGAATGAAACGTCGCACATCACTAATCAATACTTTGCGTATTGACGGTGAAGATATTTTCAAACATCCCAACTTTAAGCTTGTTTATGGAAACATGATGGATAGCAGTTCTTTGTATAGACTGCTTGCAACACATCAGCCCAACGAAATCTATAATCTTGCAGCACAAAGTCATGTTCGTGTTTCTTTTGAAGTCCCAGAAGAAACATTAGATGTTGTTGGCAGTGGCACTCTTAAGCTGCTTGAAGCTTATAGGCATATTTGTCCAACAGCTAGATTCTATCAAGCTTCATCATCAGAAATGTACGGAGACAACGTAGAAGTTCCACAAAACGAACACACCCGCATGACGCCAGCTTCACCATATGCTTGCGCAAAACTGTATGCTCATACTCTTTGCAGAAACTATCGTGAAGCTTATCAACTACCAATCTCTTGCGGTATTTTGTTCAACCATGAATCACCTCTTCGTGGTGAAACGTTTGTCACTCGTAAAATAACTCTTGCTGCGGCAAACATTAAACTAGGTAAACAAGATAAAATCAAACTAGGAAACCTTGATGCTAAACGTGATTGGGGTTTTGCTGGAGATTATGTTGCAGCTATGTGGATGATGCTGCAACATAAAACACCAGATGATTTTGTTGTTGCCACAGGTGAAACACATACCGTTAAAGAGTTTTTGGAAGTTGTGTTCGAACACGCTGGTTTAAACGTTTCCAAGCATCTAGAAATCGATTCAAGACTGTTTAGGCCGCATGAAGTTCCTTTGCTTCTCGGTAACGCATACAAAGCCAGAAAAGCTTTTGGATGGCAACCAAAAGTCAATTTCAAAGACTTGGCCGTGATGATGTACGAAGCTGATCTAAAAAACCTAGATATCTAGCAAAAATACCTTTAGATATTCCGTATTGTTTGGTATTCTGTTCCTAGAAAGACAGGGACAAATCATGATGGATAAATGGCTGGATCTAAACATGAAAAAGCCAACAGTTCAACTTACTGGACATGACGGCAACGTATTTGCTATTATTGCTAGAATGGTAGCTGAAATGAATCGACAAGGTTTTGTTGCAGAAGCCAAAGAGTTTAGCTACAAAGCGTTTAGCGCAAAGTCATATAATGATGTGCTTGTGCTTTGTACCAAATACGCAAATATCACGTAAATCAAAAAGCAAAGGAAAACACAATGGCTACGATTGTTTGCATTGAAGAACTCAATGATGAAGAAAACAGCGAAGGTGGTTTTCTTGTCCGTCTAAACGACGGTGAGGTAATCAAGCTTTGGATTGGCATGGAACAGGATTGTTGTGAGCATCCCGGTTACTTCATGTCTGAGGATGATTTCAACGATTTCATTGGTGCAGAAGTATTGTCCGTAGAGCGTGTGAATACCGCTCTCAAGGTTTCTCAGGTTGAACAATTCTGGTGTGTAACGAAAGAAGGTAAGCTCGATCTGGACGGTGGTGATATCATGTTTGTGAATATCAATACCAATCGTGGAACGTTGCAGTTTGTTGCTTACAATCAACATAACGGTTATTACAGTCATTCGGCTGGCGTGGTGTCACGTTATCTGGAGGAATCTATTTACCTGTGAATAATCTCGTTAATCGAGTTGAACCGGTTCTTGCCGTATACCGTGAACTAAACGGCGGTACTGGCAGTGATATCTCCCACATCCGAGACTTAATCGCTGATTTGCTACATTACGTCGATCATACCAATCAAGGCATGAGCTCATATCAGCTTCTCGATGTTGTCAGTGAAATCTTCACAGAAGAAAAAGTTGAAAGCTTCCATCTCGAAAACCCCTAAATTTCCAGCGTTTTGAATAAAAAAAGAATAACCTTTAGAATATCTCCTTAAACTGGTATACTGATATCAGAAGGTAAGGAAAAACAGTGCTGGACGCAATCACGGTAATGGTTCTTGGATGGTGTGTGCTTCTCTTGGTTCTTGAGGTACGTAGCAGTTAATCTGAAAATAATCTTTAGAAAAAAGAACAAGGATGGTACTCTAATAATATGGCAAGGGTGATTCGATACAAGATTGCGCATGATCCTGACAAGGATCTAGGCACTGTAACCTTCAAGCACGATTATCAGTGCAGTGTGTTTGGTGATAAGTTTCTTGCGGGTGTACCAATCAAGGTAGGCAAGGCAATGCTCTCTCCGTTTGGTGAGGCATTTTACAAGGTGCATGGAACAAAGGTGTGGGTAACGGCTAAGGAAGTCACAGATATCAACGTCAAGATGGGCCAGAAGCGAACTTACCGTTCGGTTCTTTAACAGTCAACCTCTAACAAACAACAACGTTTTTCAACAACAACGGTTCAAAAGGTAAAAGGTAGGTACAACATGGATAAGCACATTCTTCACTCGGTTCTTGAGACTCTCACCATCAACAGCACTGTTACCATTAACTTCAACGAGCCTTTCACGGATCTTTCCGGCGATTACACTGTACTCGCAAGCAAGGTTGGTCGTGGACGAGGCGGCTCCCGTGTGATTGAGATTGCTCCTGTGGGCAACCCTGATGATGCGTTCGGTGCGCTGGAGATTGACGGCAAGGAAAAGGCTCTTGGCACTGGTACATCGGAGTACATCAACACGATTGTTGTGGACGGCAAGACCTTTGGCATGGAAGATCCGATTGAGACTTCCCGCAAGTCTGGTGTTCGTCGGCCTCGTAACACTGGGACTGATGGTCAGACTGCTGCTCCTGTAACGGCTCGGCAGCGTGCAAGCAACAAGCGTGCCCGTGTTAGCAGCGATGCTGCGCAGGGGCAGCGTGTTGCCAAGGCTCTCGGTGATATTCTCACTGAAAACCCTGCAACCAACTTCAAGCTTGTTTCCAGCAATCGTACCAGTACACTTAATGGTGAGTGGAAGGTTGCGTCGTTTACGTATGCCGATAACAACCTTCAGATGCACCTTGTTGATATCGACAATCCTGATCGAGTTTTCGAGTTTGACTCAATCGTTCACGGCGGCGAGGTTCGTGATGCGCAGGTTATCGAGGTTGCAAATGGATGATTAATCCAACATATCCTTGAGCAACGATTTTACTCGTTGCTTCAAGGCTAGCTTTTCGGGCGTAAGCTCAACAACAGGAAGCTCTGGTACCTTAACGGGTGCTGGAGCTTCTTGCTTTTGTGGTGGTTTAAACAATACTTGTTTGACAAACTCACCGTCTAAAGTTTTTGCAATGTCTTCCAACTTCGTCTTTTTTTGTTCGGTGATGGGCATTGGAGCAATAACGTTTAATACATCGTCCAGATCGTCTTCTAACGGCTCTTCTGAGGCTTGTGATTGTTTTTCGTCCTCTTCTTCATCCACATCATCTTCGGGCTCTGTTAAGTCATTTAAATCGATTTGGCATTGACTTAAGAATGGTGTCAGCAGTTGATCTTCGAAAACCATTTCGGCTTTAATGATATACGATTTGTTTGGATTGAAAATACAGAGTTGTTCTGGTAAAGAAAAGTTGATTGCTTTTGTTTCTTCTAACTCTGCTGGAAGCACGATACCAAACTCATTTTCATCTTGAATAATAACACGACAATGAAACACCAGACTATCTTTGTCTTCTACATCCATAAGATTAGCCAAACTGTTTTGGTAAGCTTCAGACAAAGGCAAGCTTGTTGTTTCGTTAGGTTTGATTGTTAGAACTTCTGGCTCCATTTTAGCCCTTCAAAATTCCTCGACCATTATGATTTGGATAATAGTGCTGTGGTTGTTGAGAAGCATGGTGTTGGCGGGCGTCTGTGATCATTTGTCGGCCACCGCTATATTGGCCGGGAGCAACAACGGCTTCTCTCGGCACAAGCAAAGGACCAAGCGATGCCATTGGTGGGGCATGAACTTCTACTAATGGTGAGAGTAGATGTGGGTTGCGTTGAATTTCTTGTATGTTTACTTGTTGTTGATGTTGAGGAATAACATAAACTTGAATCAAACCTTTTAAAAGAAAAGATTGATTGGCTAGTTGTTGATTTACCACTCCAACTTCTCTTGCAAGAATAAACGTGTTACCAAAAGTTTGTTGGATTGCACGGTATACTGGGTAACCTTCCCGAAGAACAACTTGTTGTGGTTGTTGATATTGTTGTTGGTTATGTTGACCGGGAAGAGGATGTGTTACAGCTTGTCTACCTTTATTGAATATCATATCTAGGTCTGCATCACCAAGAGGATTGATGCCACTTGTTTGTTGCAATGCTTGTTGTTGACGAGCAATCGCTTCAAAATCAACGCTGGTTTTTACTTCTTTGTCTAAAGGTATAGGACTGTAGTGAGGTTGTTGAGCACGCTTGGCAATAAGCTCACGAATATATGGATCGTTAATTTCTGCTTGCTTTGCTGCTGGATCTTGAACAGTTACACGACGATCAAGTGGATTTTGTGAACGATTGTTGTTGTGACGGTGTTGAGCACGCATACGAAGTTGTGCATCGAACCATGCTTGACTACCATCATCAGATCTGTTATTGGACATTGAACTACTCCTCCGAGGTTATATTATGAATGGAGGATTGAAAAAGGTTAGACTTTTACAAATCCACGCTTTCCAAGAAGACGTTCTAGCAGCACTTCGTCTGCTGTAGCTACATCAAACTGTACATGGGCAAAAGAAGTGTCAATATCTTCTTTGATTACTTTAGCCAACGGAAGTGCTGTACGTAGTTCTTGTTGTACGGCAACAAAATCACGACGTACATCTTCTCGTTTAAAGAAGTTTGGATAACGTTTCATATACATGTTTCTTCCTTTGGAAGAACCATTAGAAGTTTGTGTTTGTGTTGGTTCGTGAAACTCACTTTGAAGTGGATATGCATATCTCATTGTAACTTTTCTCCGGTTTAGATATTCTTATCGACTAAACTAGTCGATTGATGATTCCCCTCATTCATAAAGGGTGTCATCAGTATCTTCTTCTAAATAGCTTTCTTCTTCTGTCTTAACCTTGGCTTTTTTGGTGTTTGGTACAAATTGCTTGCGTCCACCATGAGATTTACTCTTCTTTTTTCTCGCTGTAGCAGCACGCTCTGCCCGTGTTAAACTACGAGCTTTTGCGGCTGGAAGGCAACGATCTGGATTCTTTTTGTTTTTACTTGTGCCGCATTCTCCAGCAATGTTTCCAGAAGTATCAAGACGTACCCAGTTTCCTTTTCTTTCCTTAGAAAACCACTGATTCAAATCTTCCATGATGATTTCTTTAAGAGCTTCAAGGATTTCTGTTGCTTCGTTGGTTTTTTTCTTTTTCTTTCTCCACCCGCCGCCATGTTTTTTATACCACTTAGCAGCCCAGCCATTAGCGTAGGCCGAGTTACCTGTTATTGTAACCATTCCATTTTGCTTCATAACCCATGTATGATTTTCTGTTTCTGGACACCATACAGATTGATTGGATTCAACGAATACATCTAGGTTTTGTGTTGATTGAATGTTTCTGTTTGATAGTGTCCAATCTGTCATCGTTTTATTGTGTGATTTTACTCTATATGAAACTCTGTAGCCTAGTAAAACCGCACATATTTCCAAAGCTTCGCCATGATCTTTGTTTTTTTGTGAAAAACCAAAACGCATTTCTCGGTTTTTGTGCTTTCCTTTTAGTTTCTTTTCGCAACCATCATACACAATAGCCGCAGCAAAAAATGCTTCTCTTTGTGCAGAAGACATATTGATTACTCTTTCAACCCAAGAGTTTTCATTTTTTGAAAACGAAATAAGTTCCAGATTGGTTTGGTTTAACAATGGATTTAACCTTGCGCTGGTTACAATCTCCATATGTTGATTGATATCTTTTGTTTCGATTAAGCAATCTTGCTTCCAATAAGCTTTTCTTGACCGTTTTCCTTCTTTCCAATTCTTTTTTAAAATCCATTTATGGTTTGGTGTGCAAACAAAATTAAAATTCGTTTGCGGAGTACAAACTCTAACTGTTGGAGCATCTTCAAAATAATGAAGATTGACAATCGGCTTCCATTCCAAAAAACCAGTTGATATGTTGTACGTACAGATCATATCTCCCAGCTTTAATTCGCCGTATGATTTCCAGCCTTCTTTAGATAATGCTAAAGAATCCATGCTCACACACGGGTACTTATCAAACTTGCTGCGAGCAAGAGATTTGGCTCTTGACCAAAGTTCTGGGTTGGTTGGGGCGTTTTCGCCTTCAAGAAGAAAATCTAAATCATCGTTGTCCATAACCAATAACTATTTGTCTTGCTTTAAAAACAAAGTTAACACAAACAACAAAACGGATATGATCAAAACGAGAATATTCATGTATACCGGTATCATACACAACTCTTTTGTTAACACAAGGTTATATATTCGATTCTTGTGTTGTTATGATGTAACAGGAGTTTAACATGTCACAAGAAAAAACTGAAGAAGAAAAGCAAAAAGACACAAAAACAACAGCAAGGTTTTTGTTTGGTATACTAGTGTTTGGAAGTGCAAGTCTTGTGTTTAAAATGGCATGGAACTTAGGTTTAGCATCGTTGTTTCCAAACAAGATACCACAAATAGGTTTCATGCACGCCTTTACGTGGCTTACAATGCTTTATATTGTTGCCAGAGTTGTTTCTGCTGGATATATGGCAGAAGTGGAGCGTACCATCAGTATTCTTGTTGAAGATCTACAAGAAACTGCAAAAAAGCTCGACAAGTTTGTTTCTTTTTTCTCGAAGAAGCAAAACGAAAAAGTTGAACGTTCAGATTTGAACTAACCGATCAAGTAACGCAAACGTAGAATGTTTCCGATTCCGTTGCGTGTTTCTCTCAAATAACCCACAAGACTTAGAATAACTCTGCGACGTTCTGTTGCCGCTGTGTTGTGAAAATAGTTTTCACGAAGAAGTGTTTCACCTTCTTCTGCCAGTTCATCGGCAGAAGCAAAAGTTTCATTAAGAAACTTTTCTACCTTTTTGTTGTACTCTGACAAACCACCTTCTCCACCAGAGAGAAGAATTGAATCAACATCTAGAGCTTCTTTGATTGCTGCTTTTAGTTGCTTGCGTGTTTTGTTGTTCATGCGTTTACACCTTTGCTCATAAGTAGTAGCTACTTGCGTAAAACGTGTGGATTATCCTCGGGCAATATTTTCCAAAACTTACGCTCCATTGGAGGCTCTTGACCTTTACGAAAGAACATTAATTGTCGGCCTTTTGTGCTGCTATAAACACCAACAATGGTGATATCTCCCGTATGTACAAGGTTATGGCATGTCGGGCACAATACTGCCAAGTTAGTTAGGTTGTTGGTACACCTAACATCGCAGCGTGGGATTATGTGATGAATATGAAGAGCGGCAGGATTGTTGAACGAGCAAATTTCACAAGAAACCTTTTTCAAGGTTTCCCCAGTACGCTTCTTACGTTGCATCGACGTAGTATTCCAAACAAGCTTGCAGGGTGTTGTTGTGAATATCCAAAACCTTTTGAAGAGGAGTCTGATAACCGCCCGCTAGGTTCCACACAATAGGCTTGTTAAGCTTCTTGGCAACCTTGAAAACGATTTCGTCACGGCGCTTCATTTGCTTGGTGGTAAGATAGCCACCAAGCGGATCTTCAATGTGAGGATCAGCACCAGCTTGATAGAAAAGAATCTCGCATTCGTTGAATTGTTCAATCAACTCAGTTTCCAACCTGTTTAGCCAAATATCGAAATCATTGTGGGGGTGGGCAAAGGCACCAAAAGTAAGATGCTCAACAAGATCATTAGCACCTTCAATTTCGTCAATAATGTCCGCAGTTCCATTTCCATAGTGAGCATCAAAATCAATGATGCCAACTTTGTTGACACCGTGATCTCTCCAAAGAAGTAAAGCTGCAATCATAAGACCATTAAACGTACAGAATCCACCACAAGCATTATAACAACTATGATGAAAACCGCTTGTAGGGCTCATTGCGACTGTGTTATTTTCTACTGCATACTTTGCCGCATGAAAAAAGCTTCCTGCTGTATAAGGCAGGCTAGCTGCCACAGAAGCCAGTTTGTTTCCAAATCCATTCGGACGACGTAGATTTAGAATGTCGTCAACAAACTGAGGATTATGAGCAATGGAAATGTCGGTTCGACTTAGAGGATTCCATTCAGAAATAACATCCACACGGCCAGACTTTAGGAATTGATTTACAACGTGTTCTGGCTTTTCTGCCGAAGGAGAAAAAGAATTGTTGTTGATTACCGATTGACTAGGAGAATAAAAAACTTTCAAAGTACGCATATTGAGTTCCTTTCATACTCAGTATACATTATTTTTGAAAGAAAATAAAAATATTTATCTATTTGCTGGTCTAGTCATCATGCCACCACCAGATAGGTTAACATCTTGGGTTGTTGGTGCAGACCACAAGTTTTTTATATAGTCTCTAATTCCCGGTACAATCTTTTGCGTTGTGATATTTTTAATAGATTGTATGTCTCCAATCAATTGTTCCATCGAACTTACTGTTCGTCGAATATTAAGTGCAAGATTTGGATTCTCTTCGAATTCATTAACAAGAATACCTAAATTAAGATTTTCTGGATCAAGTTTGGCAAATTCTCCAAATGTGTTTGTTAATATACTTTTCTTGTTTTGAACGAGACTCTTAAAAAATCCTGCTTTTGCTGACAGTGTTTTAACCTTTGCTTCGTCTGTGAATAATTCATAAATTTTAGATATAAATTTTTCAGCTATTGGAAGCTTTTTTTCAAATGTTTGCATTGCACGGTCTAAATCTTGAGATATATTTTGCTGACGTTCGTACTCAAGGTCTTCGGGGGTTGCCTTAAACATGGGTTTGTTTTGTGCAGGTGCCGGAGTAGGCCCTACACCTCGATTAGTGCCACCTTGAGGTATTGGCAGCCGTGCGGTGCGGCGGCTAGCGGAAGGAGGCGAGCCGAAAACTTCTCTCATTATCCCAGCGGTACCAAGGGACATACCACCTCCATAACCAGCAGTTCCACCACGATTGCGTGCAAATTTGCTATCGACTGGTTTAGCAGAAAAGTCTTCCACATTTCTCAGCTTATCAAAACTAGAAATCAAGTCCGCAAAATAATTTTTGATGAAGTTGCCAATCTCTGTACCTTTAGTTACTTTTTGCAATTTTTCTAAAGCGTCCACAATTGTCAAAGCTTTTTTTTCTTCGTCTCCAAGATAATTTAAACCTTCTTTCAGAGAACGAAGAGTTTTGAATTCTCTTTCCATGAGAGAGAGAGCATAGTATCTTTTGATAGATTGATTTACTTTCGGTAGAATTTTCTTCTTAATTTTTCTCAAATCTGAGCTTTCAGTTATAAACAACGAGTCTTTTTTTGCTCTTTGCAAAATAACTTTTATCTTATTTAGCTCATTTTGCTTTCGCTGATTAACGTATTTGGAATAATTCATACTAAACCTCTTTCGATAAGTATTCAAGTTGGTGGTTTTTAAAACTTTTTTTAACTTGATGATTGTAAATACTGATTTCACTTGCTGTTAAAGAGTCTTCAACTTCGGTATATGTTTTTTTGATCATACAAAAATCGCATTTTAACATTCTGACGTTGTGTTTTTTAAAGCTTTCGATTGTTTTAATTTCCGAAAGTTCCCAATTAGAATACTCTATACTCCAACAATGACAGTCAATATATCTGCAAAGTATTTCAAGCAAAAATGTTTGAAATTTATAGCGAAGAACTTCTAGAGTTGAAAATGTCTTCCAAGAAAAATAGTTGGAAATAACCAAATCAGTGTTTGTCATACCTTATTATGACATATATTTTTTAGAATATAAACTGATTGATATCAGTATTGCATTACGCAGTTGTCGAAGCGGATTGTTAGCGAGATTTCGGCCATATCTGAGGTGGAGTCGTATGAAAGATCACCAAAGCCTGCTGTTGTGCAGAAGGCTCCTTTGATATCCCAAAGTTGGATAACTGTACCCACTGGGTCCAGCATCTTGAGTTGAATGTCACGTTTGTAGAAGTCTGGGTAGCCTGCACGGCCTGACACAGATTCAAAGCAAAGGCGTACCCATTCCATGACTTGTTGAGCACCGGAAGGAGCGATTGGATCGTGAAGGGTTACAGCAAGCGTACCAAAGGTTGTTTTACCGGCAACATAACGTGTGCTGTTGATCCAGTTGATTGGTACTTCTTCGGTGGTGATTTCTGGTCTTGCTGCTGTTTTCACCAAGAATGCGTCAATGCCTTCAATAGCGAAGACAAACTGACGTTTCATCATTGGTGTAAACTTAGCTGGAAGCATTTCTGTTACTGATAGTGTTTGTGCCATTTTAGTTAACTCCTATTTTTCTATCTATTAACTAGTATTATTTACTACGTTTTAACCAACGAAGCTGTCACGATTTGTAACAAAGAAGTCGATTGTGAAGAACTCTAGAGATGTGGTTGGGATTAGGAAAATCTTTCCACGCAGAGTTTTGTTGTCCAAATCGGCTTGTGTTGTAGTTGTTGTGTCAATAACAACTTTGTATTTTTCTACACCACCAGCAGATTGGTAACGTGCCATGATTGGTTGAACTGCTGCATTAAATGCTGCAAGCGTTGAAGACTGTGCTGGTTCGAACAAGAAGCGTGTTGCAACCGCACGCACATCACGACGAATTGCGATCAAAAGTCTTCTTACGTTAACTCTGTTAAGCAAGCTGTCTTTGTTGAGTAGAGTTTTTTGACCCCAAACAACTGGACCAACGCCTGATTTGGAAAGAAGAAGATTCAATCTTGCCACGTAAAGGATATCAGAGTTGGCTTGGTTGAGTGATACAGCAAAATCTGTTACGTTAGTTAGCGTGCCTCTTGTAAAGCCTGCTGGTGCATTGAATGGTTGACCAACTGTATCGTTCTTAGCAAACGCACCAAGAACTGCAACAGATGGTGGTACCTTTTCATAAACTGTACCAGTTGGTCCAACAATGTTTACATCTGGGAAGTAAGTTGCAACGAAACTTGAGTTAACTCCACGGGCAACAAACGCTGCTGCTGTTTGTGAAACGTTTACAGTTTCATATGAACCTGTGATTGACGTTCCGTTTACATCGTATTGTTCTGGGTCCATGATATAGAAACAATCAAATCGATCATTTTCTACAGCGGCGATTGCTGTGTCGGTGACATAACGATCACGTATGCCGGGTATTGTAAGAAGTTGAATGTTAACATCGTTTACATCTGAGATAATGTCAATGCTCTTCAAATAGCTTCTAACCGTTGGACCATTTGTTAAACCACGAGTTGTTTGTGTGATTTCTTGAGCCACCGCAGCGTTCTTAAGATAACGTGTGTCTGGGTTAAAGATTCTTACGCCGTCAAAACCACGTTCAAGATAAAAGCTAAATTTGGCAAGTGTTTGTACCGCTGCGTTTTCCACAAGATCATTTACAGACAACGCTCTTGTTTTTGTAGCTTCATCTGCGGCAATACCACCCGCACGAACGTAACTCCAGCTTAGAAGAGCAGCGGTGGTGGTGTTTGGACGATCACCCGAACCTGTAACAATCTTAACCTTTTCTAGAGAGAAAAGGTTATTGTTAAAGAGATCGGAATCAACGATTCCATTTGCGGTAGTTGTAGCAGAACCGTTGTTGTCAAATACCGCTGGTTGTACGTTTGTTGATCCTACAAGATTTGGAAAGTATCTGCTATATCCAAGCAAGCTTGGATTGAATATATTGCTGCCGTTTGGATCAGAAAGACTTGTTACGTTTTCGAACTGCACGCCCCAATAAAGTCCTGTATCAACACCAGAAGAAGCAGCAAGCTTCTTAAGGTTTAGGCGCATTGGAACTGGTGGTTGAGATGCTTTGTATAGAGGCACACCGCCTCCAGAACCACCAGCAAGATTTGAGAAGTATGGGAAAGCTGGATTTGTCAAGTCTCCTTGTTTAATGTTGTAAAGAGAGCTCGAACCTTGCGTGACAAGGTGTTGAGGGCCTCGGAAACCAAACGGCATAGCCGAAGGATCGATTTCACCAGCATCAACAGCATCAGCAACTTCAACACGAACATAATTTGATTTGTTTGGATATGATCCATCTGTTGTTACTTTTTGTGAAGCAACATCGGTATCAAAGTTAAAAAACGTGTTAATGGTACCAATCTTACGAGCGATATAGTTTGGTGAACTTGGATCAAGCGAGCAATTGGTAAACGTTTCCAAGGCTCCATCTCCATCCAATCCGGTCATCGATTTGACAAGCACTGTAAACACACCATATGGACTTGTTGCCGTTCCCGGTTGAATATTCGTGATTGATATCTTTACATCGCCGTTTCCTGATTCACCAGCCGAAAGATGATGAAAACGGAAAAGATTTTGTGGAACTCCACCAAATCCTTGCGATATCACCCAAGGAGAAAAAGCGTGACCGTAACGATCTTCAAATCCTTCAAAGTTTGGTGTAATGCTAGAACCTACATTCGATGTGTGTGTTGCAGCAGAACCAGAAGAAGGAACAATAAATGCAATATTTTGCAAGGTTCCAAAAGCTGATCCGCTAGCTGCTTCGATTATACCAGAACCAGTTGGTACTGCTATTGCAGAATAAACATCAAAGCTTGCATATAACAAGTGGCCAGCTTCTTGAGTTTTAAGAGGATCGGTATTGAATACACTTGGAAAATAGTTGACGGCTTGTGGGTCAAAGCTGGCAGTGATTGCATTTGGATAGCGTAGATCTGTTCCTTTATGGCCGTTAAGAATCATTACAAAGTTTTGTTGACCGGCGCTTAAAGAAACAGACCCAGTGAATCCACCAGAAAAGCTAGTTTCAGTCGCAACAAAGTTTGAAGCGGGTGCATTTGATGGCTGCGCTGCGGAAGACAAACGAAGAACAACACCAGATGGAGCAAACAACACACCACGAATGATTGGTACCGCCGTTGTATCGTTTTGCAATCCTGCATCAGAAAGATATGTTGAATCTAATGATTCGCTCATAAAGCAACCAAGCATATATACAGACCCGGTTACACCTGTAGCGTTTGCAAACACGTTATCTCCCAGAGCCCCGCCAGATCCGCTTGGCTGTTGAGCACCAACAATAAAGCCTGCGTCAGTCACAGTACCATTTGCGTTACGTGCCAAGCCTTGGCCAGCTCCAAGCACTCTAAGCTGCATAAGAGGAACGCCTGTGTTCCCAAACCATTCTCTTGCAGAAAGATAGCCTAATGGTGTGTTAGCATTCACTCCTCCAAACACTGATACGTATTGTGACAATGTTGTAACCATGGTTGGAACAAACGCTGGGCCTTTGGTTGTTGTAGAAATAACCAAAGCAGGAACACCAGAAGGTGTTGTTGTTCTTGGCTGACTGATGTCAAATTCTCTTGCTAGTACGCCGGGGCTTAATAATGCCATGTTTTATCTCCGTATATCAAACGTTAACGATAAATAGAAGAATAAAAAAAAACTGCTGCCTTTCAGCAGCAGTTTTTTCTTTCATGATTAACTGCAATATAACAGGTTTTACAAACTACAATGCAACTCCCGATGGCAACACAACGAAATCCATTACAACGTATTCGATTGCTCTTGTTGGAAGCACTCTGATTTGTGCATTCATACGGTTGCTGTTAACGTCTTCTGCGCTGTTGTTCCGTTCATCACAGATAACTGCGAACTGTTCGATGCCTTGTTGAAGTTTGACTGTTGCAAGAACCAAAGATGCTTCGCTAACAAAACGTGTGCGTAGTGCTGGAGTGTTTTGTTCAAAGATCAAACGATTGCCGATAGCAACAATCTGACGTTTGACTTCCAGTATCATACGTTTAACGTTAATGCTTTCCAAAGCACTTTCAGCTTGTTGTAGAGTGTTTTGTGAGAAGAACACATAGTTTGCACCGGGAAACTTCACAATTGGGTTAATGTTTGCATCATAAAGTGTGTTACGATCTGTTTGGTTAACTCTGATAGATGTTTGAAGAACAAAGTTTAGAGAACCACGATCAAATCCTGCTGGAGCAAACCATGGGAACTTAACACGGTCGTTGTAGCTTAGTGCAGAGATTGCTGCAATAGAAGCTGGGAGAGTTACACGGCGAGTGTTAACAGTGTCATCAACAACAATGTTTGGGAAATAAGCAGCAGCGGCATTGTTATCCAAAGCACGATTTAAAAACAAATTTGTTGTTTTGCCAATAGACACATATCGGCCTGCTTCACCATCAAAGATACGAACGCTATCTTTGTCATATGGTTGAATGTCTAGAAGATAAAAGCTCAAACCGTAGCTTGTGTTTTTCTCTAGAGCATAGTTGGTTACAAGCGGATCACGTTGTCCCGGTGTTGCAAGAATATTGTTGTTGGCAATGCTTGAGTTGGTTGCAATGTCTAGTGCTGTGCGATATGCAACAACGTTTTGGTTTGCAGAGTCTACACCAGTATAGTTTGTTGCTGTTGGGGCACCGGGAGAAACATAGCTTGCATTTGCAAGACCATATACACCACCCGCTCCTGATTCGGTAGAAGTTGATTGATCGGTGAATCTAGCTGCTTGCTTGTCAAAGATGTTAACTCCATCCCATCCACCTTGCATAAAGGTTGTGAACTTAGCATAATTTGAGAAGTTGTTATATTGCACAGCACTGCCACTGTTTAGTAGCGATGCAAAGGTCAAACGGTTGCTAAAGTTTGTTGCAGCATACGTGGTTGGGTCGATTTCTGCATTGCGAAGATATGCAGCAGACTTCATCAATGTTGGCACGTCTGTTGAAGCCACAGCCGTCATCGTAGTTACGTTCAATGCAACTCTCGCAAGTGAGAACTTATTATCGTTCAAAAGATCGCTTGCAGACCCAGTAGTCAATACTTCTTGTTTTTCGATGCCTGCGAACTTGGAAAAGTTCGCAACAATTGGATTGATTTCTGCATTTACGTTCGTGTTTAGCACATTGTTGTTATTGCGTTCGAACTTAACACCCCAGTAAAGACGACCATCTAGGACTGTTTGTGTGCCGGGAGCCCCAAATGTTGTTCCTGTGTTTGCAAGTGGGTTGCGGGTGATTGTAAAGCGATATGGAACCGGTGGAACAATCGACCCAGACAAATCACAACCTCCACCTGCAAGGCTTCCAGAAACACCAGAAATACGGGTTTGGTTCAGTGGCACTGAACCAGTTTGGTCAGTCAGTGCTACGTTCGTAAGAAGCATTTGATGACCACGGAAACCGAATGGAAGAGCTAGTTCTGGTACTTCCTCGTTCTCAAGTTGTGAGCTTGGAACAACACGAATAAATCTGCTGCGGTTGCCATATTTGCCAAGAACGACAACTCCACGATCATCTGAATCGACTGCATCGAAGTTGAATTGAGTACGCTTGTCACCAATTGCTCTTGCCACGTAATTGGCACTGGCTGGATCAAGAGAAAGATTGTTGAACTGTTCAAGGATTTGAGGTTCTGCGTCTGTGTCATTGAATGCTCTCACAGACAAAGTGAACGATCCATATTTGGTTGATGGATTTGTTGAAGCTTGAATATTTGATATGCTGATTTTGTATTTGCTGTTGGCAAACGCACCATCGTCACGACTTTCAACATAAAACAAATCATATTCAATTCCACCAAATGGTTGCGAGATAAAGTATGAAGTTTTTGGTGTTTTAAAACGTGTGTTGAAAAAACCAAATGCTCTACCAAATGTGTGGCCGAAACTGTTTGTGTTACTGGAACCCGACAACACTGCAACTGTTGCAACCGAGTTACTTGCCGACAATGCGGCTACCTCGGCATCAACTGCGTAATCCAAATACAGCAAGTGTTTTTTTGATGCAAAATCTTCTGGGTTTGTGTTTAAAAGCTTGCCAACATATTGTGTTGAAGTTGGATCGAGCGAAGCTGAAAAGATCTTAAGGCCAGCCACACCATCATCAGAAGCAAAGCTTGAACCAGCAGAGCATGATAAAACTAGTTTAAACAAACCTGACATTGGTCCTTCGGTACCAACTTGAGCCGCTTCATTGGTGCCTAATGCAGACAAATAAGCTGTTGGGTTGAATACACCACCAGCATCAACTGCACCACTCAACACAAGAAAGCGTGAATCCGGGGTTGTGAACAAAACTGCACGAACAAGATTTACGGTGTCATTGTCTACACCGAAACCACTTACGTTATAGCTGGAGTTGTTGGTAAAGTCTGGCATACCAAACACTTCGTTTGTTTGTACTGCGTGTTTGCCAACAAGAAACTGTACACGTCCTTGAAGAGCCCCAGAAGCGAACACGGTACCGTTTCCAACAACTTGCATACCAGCATTTGTAACAGTGCCTTCTGCTTCTGTTGTTGATATATCTACCGAGGTATTGTTTGCACCACATCCAAGAATACGTATATAGTTGACAGATGCAAGTTCACTTCCTTTTGCATCCAAAAATGCTTTGGCTCCATATGAGCCAACAAATTTTGGATTTACATCACCAAACTTATTAACAAAATCTGTGTAGCTACCAAGTGTTACTGGTACGAATGCTGGGCCTCTTTCTGCTCCACCAATAACGGTTGCAGGAGTTCCACCCACAGGAATCGTTCGTTCAGTTAAGTCAAACTCACGATCAAAGTAATTTGGGGCTTTTAAAACTGTTTCTGGCATAATGTTGTCCTCACTTTATGGTTAAAGTTCTACGGCATAAATAGATACCGAAAACCTGTTTACCTGCGAGGACACCGTTTCACTCGTTATCAACAAAGAAATCAAACAAAGCTTGTTGGTCAGAAGCTGTATAAACTGTTTCGCCTTGTTTTTGATTGTTAGACATTTGTTTCACGTACTTTGTTTGCTTAACGTTTTGATTTGTTGGATCACGATATACTCGTTCAAATATCAGCTTTTCTTGTTCGGTTGGTTTTTGCTTGGTTGTTGGGTCTTGCTCAATATCAGTTAACACATAAGGATTTTCTTTTGTGAAATCATTTTTGGTTTCATTATATTGATTGATAGCTGGTTGTTCTAACACATTTCCATCTGCGATATATGTTTCAAAAGATATGTTGACGTTCGAAAGATAACGTTTAAATGGAACTTTTTGTCCGGGGCCAGACGGAGCCAACAAATAACCTCTAACGGTTACGTTAAAGCTGTACTTGATTAATCTTTCTTGATCGGTAATATCGTCAAAGTTATCTTGAGCAGTAAGACCGCTGTCAACTGTTGCAGAAAACCAATAACCTTTGTCGCTTTTAAGATAAAAACCTTTGCCGGGAACAATCTGACTTGCAAGCATTGTTTCCAGCAAATAGTTCATATGTTGCGTGTAGTTGGTCCAAAACACAATCTCATAAGTCACCGTAAAAAACTGTGGAAAAGGTATTGCGATAATCTCATAGATGTGATCGGCTCTTAAACGATTTGTTTTGTTGTCTAAAAGCATTCCTTCACGAATAGAAGGATCATTTTGGTTTTCACCTTTATTGCCTCTTGTTGTATCAGGAGGATTGGGAACGTTTTTTAAAAGCAAGCGATTGATAAGTGATTGGTAATCTTTATCAGATGCATCTAATCTACGTTTGATTGTAAGCTCTCCAACAAATGTGTCACCAGAAGCTTGTTCAATAGTTGTTCTGCGGATTGATATAGCTGGAAGTAGTAATACACCCGCTCGATCTCTAAAAGGCTTTAAACGCTTTGCAAGAGCAAATCTTTCACCTGTTGCCAACACAACAAATGGTTTTTTTAAGTTGATTTCTTTTTCATAGGTTGTGTTTGCTTGATACGTTTTAAACGGTATATCTTTGTCGAACAAAGCGTGCATAGCTGCATCAACGTCTTCAATGCCACATGAAGGTATGTAAAATGTTGAAGGATCGTTGTTTTGAAGATCATAGCCAGTATCTAACTGAGCTTTACCTTCTTGATATGGAATGTTGTAACGTGTTGTCATGCAATATAACTAGACAACATCATTCATCATATATTCCTTTTTTGGGAGGCAGCGGATCGTTGTTAAAGCTTGGAGTTTCTCCTTCAATAAAGTTACCTTCTTCGCCTACGTTTGGTTCAACAGAACGTTGGCCTGTTCCAAGAGCAATAGGAGCCATATCTTGTCCGAGACGTTCTCTCATTTCACGAACGTCTCCAGTTTCTTTTCCATCATTCATTAATGGCAAACCACGTTGCTGCTGAAACGTAACTTGAATATCTTCTGGAGCAAGTCTAGGATCGGGAAGGTTGGGTACATCCATTTGATTAAGTCTTGCAGAACGTGCTGTAATCTTCCATGCTGTGTTATATTCAGCTAAACCAAAAATATTTTTGCCAACGTTGACAACGGTAAGCACTTCATAAAACATATCGTCATACGAAAAGAAATCACCTTCGCTTACAACAATCTTTTTGTCTTGCAAATCTTTGAACTGTACAAGTACTTCAATCTTGGCTTCAATGTCTGGACCAAAGTTTGTTGTTTTGCTTGAATACTCTGGCATTCCTACAAGAGCAGGAATAGAAATAGGATTCTCAAAAATCTTTTGCAGCGACTCGTTGTAAATCTTATGCACAGAGCTTTTAATGGCCGACACAGGAAAATAGTGAATCACTTGCCCAGCAACATCTTTTATGAACTCCTTCGTCAAATCGTTGATGAACTGAACTTCTCTTAAACCAATGAATAGTCTTGCCATGATTTATCCTGTGTAGTGAAGAGGGGGCATTTTACACTATTCTATAAATAGCTTCCAACCTTTTACTTCGTTCAGCTTGCCAGAATAAAGCTTGTAAAGAGAACTTGAATCTAAACCATGTTCTTTGGCAAATGCATTCAAACTGCGAACATCTGAATAAACTATTCCATCTGGTGATACCAAAGGAGCTTTGACTGGTATGCTTTGTGCTTGTTTTTCGTTATACGCTTTGATGTTCTCTATAGATTTTCTATCCATCATCGCTTTATACTCAGCATCATTCTTGTATCTCTCGTTTAGATTTTCAGCTTTCTTTTTTGCAATATCAACATAAGTTTGTCGAAGCTCTGTATCTTCTTTCATTCGTTTCCTAAAAGTGTCTCTGCCTTTAGGTTGTGATGCTTTTAGAATCTCTACAACTTTCTCTGTTTCTTCCGTATTGTTTGTCATACGTTCTGACATACGTTGCGAAGCAGCGGCACGACGTTCTTGATTGTTTTCCCACGAACGAATGCGACCCTCTTGATGACGCTTGGCTGTCTCTGGATCTGATAGCGCACTTTTCATAGAGCTGCGTATACTAGCCGCTTTTTCTGGGTCTTGCCACATCTTTTTTGTGGCAGCCGATATCTTGCGTTTTGTTTCTTCTGGGTTTTTGCTTTTTGTGTTTTCTCTAGATATCGCTCGGCTACACAGATTATAGCAGCTGTTACCTTTGTCGTAATATTGCCCGATATAAACTTCTTCAATCAACAAACGTTCTTCTTTAGTTTTGCCTTCTGTAACTTCCAATACTTCGAACACAAATGCTTCTTCTCCGCATTTGTTAAAATCCGCTTGAAGAAAACTATTGTTGTGTTTTTGATTTCTCAGAGAGTAAACGTGAGATTGCCACCGTTCCTTGAAACGTTTAGCAGAACCAATATAGATTCTTCCGTTTAGTTTGTTTGTGATTTTGTAGATACCGGATTTAAGTGAATGACCTTCGTATTTGTATTCCATAAAACGTTACCTCTCCTACTAGTATATAGGGGAGAGGGCAGGTTTTACAGGCTAAAATATACCAATCGCATATTTTGGTGGCATAGGTATAAATGCTAGTTGTTTTACAGCATTTTCTGCTTTTGCTGCTTCACGTTCAGCGATTTTGTCGTAAGTCAAGTTATCCAAAGTTTCTTTGAGCGTTGTCATAAGTTTTTCTTTGTCTTCTTTACCTTGAGAGATAAGATCATCGCCGTTGAGAGTAAGATCAGCGCCGGGAATAGGCATACTCTTGAACTTACTACGAATACGTCCAAGCTGGATGGTGCAAAGAGCTAAAGTCATTTGCGCAATCCAGTTTCTGCACCACATATTTAAACTGTTATAGTTCAATGGCCCAAACGGCGCTGTAAATGGACCGTTGACGCCGTAAATCTTATCTTGCTCATATGATCCAGCAGAACCAGAGCCAACTGGTGAATAAGCAGAACCACTGTTAACAATACTATTAGCAAGTGTTGGAAAAGGTTGTCTGGTAAATCTAACACGAATCCAAACACGGTTGTTGTAACCGGGAACAAGACTGTTTGGTGTTGGATATATTCTAATGCTACGTCCAGAAATCTTGTAGCTGTAATGTGATCTGCGAACTCTTTGTGCGGCTTCTAACATTCCTGCTCTCAACACGTCTTCAAACAATGGAAGAACATAAAAGCGTGTGTCTGGGATGTACGACTCTACAGGAAGACCTGTTGCTACGAAGTTACTTGCAAGGTTTGAGTTGAAGACATATTGAACAGGTGCATTATGAAATACTTCAACAACTTGCATACTTCCAACAGAACCACTTGGTTGTAGATTCCATACCGGTGTACCATTTTTATCAACAAGATCGGTATATAAATCGTATTCTTGTTTGGTGTTAACCATGGTAATATAACCAAGATACGTTTGCTCATCTTGGGCGTAGCCTACAACACCTGCATATGGAGCAGCAAGAGTTAACAAATATTCTAAGTTTGGCTGAACGTACATGTCGGTAACGTTAATGGAAGGGTTGCCATTAACATCGATACTACCTGTTGGAGAACCAAGAAGATTTGAAAGATTGGATACGTTTTGGTATTCAATCATTTTACCATTGAACTCACGGGTAGCTTGTTCGAAGTTATCCCAGATTTGACGCTTGGTTAGTTCAACAGATAAAACGTCTTCTCCAAGAAACCTAAGAACGAACGTAACCATATTATCAGCATCTTGCTGGAACAGTTGGTACTTGTCGTAAAAACCAAATGACGTAGGTTTTAGAGTTGTATTAAATGTACTCATATACTTATGTATAAGTACAGGGCTTGATATGAAACGTGAAGTATATAACGCTATTAAAATATTGATCTTAGAGGAGTTAGAAAATTTAGGTGTTGTGTCTGGACGTACTGGTTTAAAAACGCTACGTGTGTTTGACTTTGACGATACTCTAGCCAAAACGAACTCAAAAGTTTGGGTAAGTGAATACGATAAAGAAACTGGAGAACAACTAGGCGAAGAATATGCAATCACTCCAGCTGAATATGCTGTGTTTGAAAAACATCCAGAAAAAGAATACAAATATGATTATCGAGAGTTTGCCGAAGTAAGAGATCCAAAAATCATTGATTTTACTTTTGAAATCTTACGTAAAGTTGTGAGCAAGCTAAGAAAAGAATCATCTTTTCCTGCTGTTATTCTTACAGCAAGAGGCCATGACGCAAACGAAAACATTAAAGCGTTTCTTAAATCGCTTGGTATTGATATTCCTGTTATAACTTTGTCTGGATCAAAACCAGAACTAAAAAGTGAATGGATCAAACAAGCCATGTTGTCTGAAAACATTCCACACATTGAGTTTTTTGATGACAGTCGTCTAAATGTTGAGGCTGTAAAAAGTTTAAAATTTGACCCAGATTTGAACAGAAAATTTGGGAAACATCTAAAAATCAGTTCACGTTTGATTAAAGCACACTGAAAAAGAAAAAGACTTGCAGATTGTTACATCATGCAAGTCTTTTATTATTGATTGTTGTTCAGCGGCGGCGGTAACGGGCTGTTGCAGCTTTGACTCCACGTTGATAACCAGCACGGAATGCACGGGTAACTGCTTCATGAAGTGTGTCTTCTTCCATAACGTCTTCTTCCAAAGAAGGATCATGGCGATCACCCATTTCTTCCATAGCTTCTGCTGCTGCTTCCCGAATCAATGTCTTGAGTTGTCCTACAGTAACTTTCATTTTAAATTCTCCTTTGGCATCCAGCCATGCATATAAGTAATACGTGATTTAGAAACTTTCATTTTTTGTTCAAAATTATTTGCTCTTTTAATAGCAACACAATAAATTCAAACAATACAGATTCTTTTTTTATAGTTTTGCTTTTGGTTTTTTTTGCTGCTGCTTTTGCTGCTGCTTTTTCTGCTTCTTCTTCGGCAATTTTTTTGCCTGCTGTCTTAAAAGCATTCATAATCTTTTTTGCATCTTTCTGAACAGAAGGAATGTTTGGAAGCATTGCCTTGAAACCGCTAAGATCATTGTCTTCTAATGCTTGTCTTGTAGCTGTTCCAGAAATACGCTCTTCTCCATCTCCACCCATAATAACTTTGGTTGGTTCAACCTTTATTCTTTGCTTTTTAGATAGTTTTGGGAAAGTTCTTTTTATGGAGTCTGGCCTAAATCTATCTAAATCATCTGGACCAGCAAACAAGTAAACAAAAATATCTTGAGTAGATTGCTCTTCAATCAATTCAAAAACATCTGTAACTGGAGAGCCGGTAGAAATGATAAGATTTATACCTTCTTCTTTAAGTGCTGGTTTGATATATTTTTCCAGATAATCTTTTGAAACTTGACCACTTAGAGGAAATTCACCGGGACGAACTCTGTCGCTAGCTGATGCAATCACATTTAGTTCATCAACCTTGTTTTTAGCATCTAAAATACTTTCATAATGTCCACGATGAAAAGGTTTAAATGAACCGGGATAATATCCAATTTTTTTCATAGCTTTTAACCTGTCTGTTTTTTCTTCACGTATCAAAGCACGGTTAGCGGCAGTAAATCCACCCCGATTAACCAATTTAATAAGCCCAGATGATCCTTTGACAACATAACCTTCGCCGCCGGGAGTTGATCCGATAAAAGCTTTTACGGCTGTGCTTTGCCTGTCAAACTGTGACACAAGCTCATTTTTGAGTTGTTCTATTTCTTTAACAATTTGAAAAAGAATTCTGAAACCATTTTGCTTGCTTTCGATGTAAGCAAGAATGCTGGTTATTTTTGACTTGGAAAGTTTTTGATTGTTTTCTATAAAAGACTTAAAATCGTTAGAAGAAACAGTTGAAAAATTATCTGCTTTTGAGTTTGTATACGAATATAAGACATCAGGCAAATCTTTCATTTTTTTTGCGGTTAGTTCTGAATCGTCCAAAACAGAATCAATGCTTGCTGAAGAACTTTCAATCTTTTCTTGCAAATCCTCTGCTTTTTTTACCATTTCCAATTCGAACTTTGGAACATCGTTTACAAAAACTGGGGCAAAAATCAATACAGGTCCAGCAGACAATCCACCAGAAGATAAATCCCCATGGAAATAACTTGTTATATCTTCCAAAGATTCTTCTGTTGTGCTACCATCTGCTTCTTCCTTTATAATTCCATGTAGCACAACTCCTATTGTACTATTTGCAATCTTTTTACCTAATTCTGATTCGGCAGGAACTCTATATGTTACAACGTTTGGTTTGAATTCAAATTGACCATCAACCAAGGTTGGCTTTCTCATGTAAAGAAGATCGCCTTTAAAAAATACTCCTTGTCCTGATTCTTTGTCTATTTGTTTTAAAGCTGTTTTAAAAGGCTCAAATATACCAGACAAACTAGAAGCAAATTCAGAATAATCTTTACCCGCTTTTTCTCCACGGGCTTTAATCATACTTTCAAGTTCTTCTTGAGATTCTGCTCTGCCCTTGTAACTCTTAACTGTAAAACCACCTTTGTCAGTTAAAATAAATTTATCGTCTTTATCAATACCAAAAACGATTGCAGGCGATCCATCCCATTTAACAGTAGTTGTACTGGTTGCATTCTCTGCGAGCTCTAATAAGCCGTTTATAGCCTTCTGTGCCCCTCTTGAACCTTCCCAGTAAATCATGTCTTCTGGATGCTGTATACGATTTTCCAAACCTTCTTGCAACATTCTTGTTACAGGAGGAACAGGATGTGACTTATCTTTTGCAAAAGTTTCATTTGCTTCCGCAACAAGTTCATCAAACTCTGGGCGATCCTTAATCGCATTAACAATTGTTTCAACGTTAGAAAGATCTAGACCAGAATGACCGGAACCAAGAAGTATCTCTGCTATAGTATCTGGATCTTTTGAAATAGTTTTATCTGTTGCTCTATCCATAAGACCATTTAGATATGACCATTTCATACCTTCTGGATGTTCTTTTGATTTTGTTGCCTTGGCAATACTTGCAAGAAGAATATGTTTGTGTGTTCCACGATAAGGTGAGTTGTGCCCTCCACCCTGCATAGAGAACTTCATCCATTCTGGATCTCCAAACATAAAGTCTGTTTGAACGAATCCATTAGAAGGATCTCCAGCAATAGGTGTTTTTAAGTGGACATTATTTCCACCTTTCTTAACATCATCTTTACCAATACCTTTAATTATAAGAAGTTTTGTAACGAGTTCATCTTTAGAGATTTGATTTTCATCAACACCAAGATCTAAGTCTCCACTGGTGGCTTTCTTGCCCGTTGTTCCAAGCATGTTATCAACAAGATTTAAACCTGTTTGCTGTTCTAACCATTGAACTGTTGGTAGCACATCTTGTTGATTAATTCTTTGCGTAAGTTCTTTACCTGTTTTCTTATCCTTGAAAACATTTCCGCCTTCTTTTAAGAAATTTATCATTATATTTCTCTCTAAATGTTAAATATGAACAATTTGTTTTCTTATATATAAGATAGCAAGAAGAAAGGATTTTATTAAATGAAAGCAACACTAGAAGGTACATACGCAGGCTCAGGTGGTAAACAACATATCAAAATTATTGGGGATCTCACAACAGAGTCTTTGGAATCAATAGAAGGCAAAATCAAGACCCTAGAAGAAGTTGTACTTGATTTGCAAAAACAAATACAAGTCTTACAAGCACAAAACCTACAAGCTTCTGTAAAGGAACTTGCGGTTGCTTTAGAAAATTTTAAAACGGAACAAGCTGCCCCGGCAGTTTCGCAAACAGAAACTGCACCAGTAGTTGTTGCAGAGTCAGCACGGCCTCCAACTCAAAAGAAAAAAATCAGCCCTTAAAAAAATTTTCTGATCTCTAAAATGCAGAAGGAGCGGGTTAAAAAACCCGCTCCTTCTTTATTATCCTAGTTTTCTAGGGCAAATCAGATGATGCTCATATCGAGACAGGTTACGGTTGCATAGAAGTCCGCACGAACCATCTTCTTGCCGTAACGGGTCATGATGCCCTTACGTGGGGTGAAGTCCTCTTGGCCGTAGATAACGGGGGTGAGGATTAGTGGCACGTATGGAGCGTAGATATAACCGCTTTCAAGGAAGGTTGAACCCTTAAGACCAAGAAGGATCTTGTTTACTGGGAAGTATGGGTCAACGAACACTGAGTAGCGACCGTTTACGGTACCGACTGCTTCTGCGCCGATGCTCATGTTGTCACGAACTTGGCCGTCACCGTCGATTTTGTAGTTGGCACGGTAAGCAACTGTTGCTTCAAGGATTGTACCCACTTCTGGTGAGCACACGATGAAGTTGCCAGAGCCACGAAGGGTCTTCTTGTGGATGACGTTTGCTGCGTCTGTGATGGTTTCGATAAGTGTTTCGTACCATTCACGGACGGTGCCTGTGAACTGTGGACCGGGATAAACGGTGTTTGTACGAGCAACTTCGGTACCAGTGTACTTGTTGACGAAGCGACCGGGGGCACGGCTCCAGAAGTAGTTAGCTGCTTGAGCTTGTGTGAGTAGGTCGTTGAGAATTTCACGGTCGATATCGAGGGTGATCATCTCGGAGAGAATGTTTGTGAGCTCTGCTTCTACGTCGATTGAGTAGAATGCTGTGAGGTCTTGAGCCATTTCTGGTGACCAGCGAGCACGGAGCTTACGGGTTGTTGCTGTCACTGCCACTGAATCGATCTTGATATCTACGTCTGGGATGCGTGGTGATGCATCTACAGCGAAGTTAGATTCGAAGCTTGGAATGGTGAGAGCTGAACCGTCTGCATTTACTGAAAGTTGATCAGCGATTGGAGACGAAGCTGTTATTTGCGTTGCTACGTTACCAAGAGATACTGCGGCAACAGATTGTGCGTTCGCAAGGCCCAGCACAAAGAGAAGGTGTGAGCCGTTGAATGGATCTGGTGTAAAGGTTGAGCTCGCACCAGCAGAGGTCCAGTTTCCACGCTTGGTAAAGCGACGGAAGTTAAGAACTGCTTCACCTTGTTGGTATTTTTGTGGAGGTGCCGTAAAGGTTGCGGTTGCAGTACCAAGACCGGTTACTGCGATTTGTTCGACCGAGGTGAGATCTGCACCATTGATTGCTGTTGTAAGAGCAGAAGCTGTTACTACCATGAAGGTATAATCAAGTTGTGCTGCTTCAACGTCTGTTGAAAGTGTTGGATCATAATCCACAAAGCGTGCGTTGTAACCAACGAAAGCTGCGCCGGATGTAACTGCCGATTGAGTTACCCATGTTGATCCATCGTTCCATTGACCGAGAGCAATCACTCCTGTTGGGAGTTGGCCTTGTACGTGAACCTTTGAGTAGCCTGAGCCAATGAGGTTATATTGACCACCAGCGGCGAGTGAACCGCTTGTGCGGATTACTGAACCGGATGGGTTGGTGTATATTGATTGGCCACGGGCGTAAGTTGCTGCACCGGGGTCTGAACCAACTGCGTATTGGTTGCCAGATGTGCCTGCATCACCACCAACATATGAACCGTAGGTGTAATCAAGGTAGAACAAGAGGCCGCTTGGGAGCGACATTGGTTGTACCGATACGATTTCGTTGGCAACGAGGCCAGCGAATACACGGCGAACGATTGGGAATGCTACGTTTGTGAAACCTGCCACTTGACCAGATGATGCAAGTGATGCACCACCGGTTGAAAGTGAAAGGTTTTCATTAAGCATTGACGAACCACCCTTGAGAACTTCTACTGCTTGGTTTTCGAGAAGGCGAGCCATTTTTTGCTTGCCTGCGGTTGAAAGACCTTCAAGAAGACCGGTGCGGGACCACTTACTAACCATACGGTCGTCAGCGGCTGTTGCTACGGTGCGTTGAACACCTTCCATTAGTTGTGCATATGTAAACTTTGACATTTAAAATCTCCTTATTCGTTGTTTTCTAGTACCTAATATGGTATCTTATCTCTAACTATGTGCTACTTTGTGTTTCTCCGCACACCAGCAAGAATTTGCCAGCGGGCAGTGTCGAAGCTTGGCTCTACAGATTCTACTAGCATTCGTGCTGGACGGTCTGCTGATTCGTTCATCAGTTCCCCATTTTTCTTTCCAGCATCCAGTACACGTACAATACGATTGTAGATTTCCTTTGCTTCTCCCAATGTGTTGGCACTGTCGAGATACTCAACGATTTTGCGTTTTTGTGTCCCGGTCAATTCGTCCCTCACGAAAAGCTTATTTACATACAATGAACGAGCTGTTAATAGTTGTGTCTCGTGAAGCTGTCCACGAAGAGTTTTGGTTTCATTAATAGCTCTGCGAACAATTCTACGAGATTCTTGAAGTTCTTCTTCCGAATCTGATTCTTCTTCCGAATCTGATTCTTCTTCTGGCTCTTCAACGTCGTCTTCCTCTGATTCTTCTGGCTCTTTAACGTCGTCTTCTGGCTCTTCAACGTCTTCCATGCCGATTTCAAATTCACCTTCCTCGCCGCCTTCCATATCAACGTCAAGTTCTTCACCATCAATCGATACGTTGACATTTTCTACTTCTTTACCAGATACACCCTTTAGATCGATGGTGAGTGAAAGGCTGTCTTCTGCTTGTTCACGAAGAGCCTTAAGACGAGAGCGAGCCTTACGAGCTTCAGACATTACTTCATTGTCTGAAAGCTCAAGAACAACTTCGTCTGATGGATTGCTATCGTCGCTCGTTCCATCCCTTTCCATTTCGGCCATAAGCTCACCGATTTCTTCTTCTAGTTGTTCTAGAAGAGATTCTGGTGATGGCTTACCGGGCCAATCTTTCTTTTCCTTAGTTCTGAATGGAGCATCTTCAGCTTCTACTCTGATACCTTTTGGATTACCAGAATGACTTTTAGGGTGCTCGTCGTCGATACCTGTTGAATCTCCAGCGGGATCAATTTTATTTGGTGCCTTTACTTCAAAACCTTCGGCACCTTCAAAAAGTGATTTAACTAAATCTTTCAATGAATTATTCTTTGCCATGATATTACCCTTTGTTAATGGATTTTGCTTATAACTAGTGATTACGTTCAGATTTTCATATAGCAATCCCAATCTGTCTTCATTGAAAGAAAATAGTCTAGGGGATATTGCATTTTTTGCCTTTAAACCAAGCAAGTTGTTATAAAGTGAAAAAAGTTGCTTTTCATAAGCTTCTTTCAAAAACAACATGTTTCCATTTTCTTGCTTGCTACGCAATGCTTTAACCAAACCTTCTGCACGTTCAAGGTTTTGTTTAAAGATTTTGTATTCAGTTTGCATTGGTGGAGCAGGAGCACCCGCTGCTGCTGGAGCAGGAGTTACAGGTGGAGGTGGAGCACTTGCATCTGGAACTGGAGCTGCTCCCGGTGGTGGAACTGGTGGTGGAACTGGAGCTGCTCCCGCAGCTTGATTGAGTGGATCAAGAGCAGCAGGAGGAACAGCAGGAGGAACAGCAGGAGGAACAGCAGGAGGAGCAGCAGGATCAGGAGCAGCAGGAGGAGCAGCAGGAGGAACAGCAGGAGGAACAGCAGGAGGAACAGCAGGAGGAGCAGCAGGATCAGGAACAGCAGGAGGAGCAGCAGGAGGAGCTGCTGGAGCAGCAGGAGGAGCAGGAGGAGCAGGAGCATCTGCTTCACTTAGGAAACGACGTACAGCACGATAAATTTCTTCAAGAGATTGTGGTGTTTGTTCACCTTCTGGTGAAGATGGATTTGGAGGCATAGCTTCTGATCCTGCTGTTTCTGTAGAGGGTGTTGCCTCTGCTGGGGGGGTTATGGCTGTTGTTGCTGTTGTTGCTGGCAATGGTTCTTTTTCAAAAAGAGAATCAACATCGACAACGAGTTGTTGTTCTCCATTTGGTCCAACACCGATTTTGCCAATAACTTCACTGCCGGGAGATTTGATTGGAGGAGCAGCAGCAGCAACTGCTGGTGTCATTCCCGGCATTGTTGGTTTGGCCTCCGCACCGGCAGCAGGCGCAGCACCGATTGGACCTGTTGAGCCTGCATCTGGTGAAGGCGCTGGTGGAGAAGGTGGAGGTACATCGGCTGAAGCTTCTGGTGCGGGAGGTGGTTCCCCTTCTTCCAAGATGATTCCAGAAATTTCTTTATCGATCATTTGTTTGATCAATGGAGACACAGCTTCTAGAACTGCATTTTTTGCTTCGGCTGCTGCTGCATCACGAAGCTTTTTTGCTTCAATCAAGGCTTCTTGGTACAAGGGTGTTGACATGTGTTTAAACTCCTAAAAAACTCACTTAATCTTATATATGCTTGTTTTACTAAATATCATGTTAATGGACGAGGAAACTGCCCAACCGAGGTAGCTATGGAATTATTAGTAGGGGCTGCACCACCAGATCCAACAGCAAGCCTAAATCTGCGAACTTGACCAGTTTCTCCGACCCTTTCACCAGTTCTGCCAGTAATTGCATCACCAACGTTTTGGTGAACTGCAATGCTTGGGTTATCGAGTACATCGATAACTGCACCATTGATAGAGCTAGAAATACTTGCTAGGGTGGTTGGATTGATTCCGTTTTGTGCGCCGGGAGAAGCAATGGTTGGGGAGTATGCTGAACCAAGACCTGTACCAACACCAACAGAAACAGTGTTTTTGTCTCTTACTGCTACGTATTCGGGGCCATCAGGTGCTGGAACAAAGTTTCTCCTATATTGTGGGAACATTTGGTTTCCACCATCATATTCTGCCATTTTTTCTCTTGCAATACTTATAAGTTGAAGTCGATTGTCATTGGTATTTCTAGGAGCACCATGTCTGGTACCCTCACTAGGGCCATCAAAAGCCGCTGCGAGGCCAGCTTCATTTCTTTTTCCAAGACTTCCCGCAGCAATTGTTTCCATTACCGGGGGTGCTTCTGTTGATTCGTAGTTAACTCTTGTTGCCATGACCTATTCTCCTGTAGTTGTTTCTACAAGAATAACTATAGATCACAACCAAAAATAAACAACGTTATTCGAAAGTACCTTTTTTAGAACCGGGAAGATGATTTTCTCCGGTGCCTCTTGGTCCACCGGGACGGTTTGAAATGGGTGAGTTAAAAGCTAAACGAGCCCATGTAGATGCAGGGGTTTGCTGTGGTTGAGCCATTTGTTGAAGTGCAGCAACAGCATTTGGATCTCTTGGAGGTAATGGATTACGTGCTTGTGGAACATAACCAAAAGAAGAAGGCGAAGATAGATTTTCTCCAAGCATAGCAAGATTAACTCCAGCGGGAAGAGTCATTCCATTTGGCATAATACCTTGTTGTTGCATTGGAAGCGAAGTAACAGCTGTATCGGCAAATATTTGTTGCATTACTGGATTGCCATTTGCAGCCATTTTGATTCTTGGATCTTGCATAACAGCTTGTTGTTGTAAAACGTTTGAGCGTTCAGCAAGCATTCCACTAACCATATGATCTAATGCGCCCTCGGCAACAAGTTCCTTAAGGCACTCTTTAACAATCGTTTTAAACTCTGTTTTTTGGATTTTCATGGTATGTTACTTCTTATTGTTTACTAGCGATAAATTGTTTCAAGATTTTTTGCGAAGAGCTAATATTTCGTTTGCAGCACGATCAACAAGATCGCTTTTGGTAAACACAGTCTTAACAATGTTTGCAACGTATTGTTTAGCTTCTGCCATCATAAATTATCACCTTTTGTATTAACTAGGTGCCATCCATGGTGTGTTTTTCTTTTTCCAGATAAAAGTTCAGAAAGATGATTTTTTGATAAACCATGCTTCTCGGCAAATTCTTTGATTCCTTCAATATTAGTATAAATCATTCCGTCTGGAGAACATAACTGTATATCTTTCAAAATTTTGTACCTTGAACTTTCTTGGCCTGTATATTTTCCCTTACGAGATAAACTTTGCTTTCTTTTCACTTCCGCAGCTTTTGCTTCTCCGTACCTTTCAACGCTCGTCTTACCCGTAAGCTGTTGCCGTAGATTTTCTTTTACGTCTGGCTTATTCATCTAAGATGAATAACCTTGATAAAAAAACAACATAGAACGTTCTCTTTCTAACCCACCAAGAATATATTTCGGTATGGTCTTGGTATGGTTAGAAATAAGTATCAGGTATGGTTGTTATTTTGTTTTGAGGGATAGGATTTCGTTGGCTGCTCTTTCAACAAAATCGCTCTTTTTAAAGGCTTTTCTAGCAGTTTCACCGTCGATGATCTTTGCTTCTGATAATGTCATAAAAGCATTGGGAGTTGATGGCTCGCTCACAAAGTCCCAGCAAATAATCTGCAAGTCATCTTGAACAACGTTTACATTGTTTTCTCTTTGAAGAGAACCAAGAGCTCTGCTGGAGATACCGGGCTTGCACTTTGCCTTGATGATTGATTCGATAATCTTACCGCATGGTGTATCAAGTATTTCTACCTTACCATACACTACGTCACCTTCCATCCAAATCTCACGAATAACGTGAGAAATGTTTTTCATGTTGACGATTGGTTCATTAGCATGGTCTAGTTCACCGAATGCACGGTTTTCACGAATAAGTTTTTCGTAGTTACGGATTTCACGTTCAAGGATATGACGAGGATACACACGACCGTTTTGGTTTAATGTGTTAGCTTTTTGAAGAATGCCATTAAGAACAAGTGGCTTTCCTTCTTCTCTTTTATCTAGATCTAAATCGTTGTACTCAAAGGCGGTAAACTCTTTGAGAAGAAACTTTTTGTCGTTCATTTTGCCTTAACCTCTCCTTCTAGTTTTGATAAGCCAAGATAGAAGGTTACAAGTTCTTCAGTAATAACTGAAGTGTCGTCATAATCTTTTTGTAGTGTAGTGCGGATTTCATTGAGTTTGTTCATTAGAACTGTGTCGGTCGAAAACTCATGAGAGTGAGCGGCAACAGTTCCAAGAAAACGACGCTTAAGTTTTTCTAAACTCTCAGAAAGTTGTTTTTTTGATGTTTCATTATCTTTGCTAAACACAAACAAACGAATGATATCTTTTTGTTCTGTATTAAGACTGTTATAACGGTTATTAACTTTTTCTGTCATTATATTAACAACAAGACGATCAACATCTTCGGTTGTCATGCTAGCGGCTTCTGTAGCTTGTTCGGCTGTGTTTCGTTTCTCCAGCATAAACTCAACAAGACGTTCTTCAAGTTGAATTGTTTCGCTTACAGATTCTTTAAGAGTTTCATCTCTCCAAGTGTTTAACAACACTTGAATGGTTGCAAGTTTTTTATAATCTGGGATTGTTTCTTCGAAAAAAAGATCTGCGTTTAGGTTTGCATTAACTTCATGAATCAAGCTTGTTTTTTCTAAATCCAAACGAGCTTGACTTTGCAGTTTAACTGTTTCACGAATTCTGTTGATTAGATGCAATGCTTGTTCACGACTAGAAACGGTACTTTCAGATAAAGCTTTAAAAAGCTTTAGTTCTTTGTAAGTGTCTGTTCCTTTGTTGAAGTGTTTCTTTAACAACGTTTTTGCTTTACCGATATCGTTGTCTTTGTTTTCTAAAATAGCTTTTCCAATGTAACGTGTAAAGAACTCGTACAGCAATCCAGTGTTTCGTTTTTTGTTGTGTTTTAGCTTTTGCATTTTTTTACCTTGCTTACAGATATATTAGATAGCTGCTTGCGGCTAGCTGTTTGATAAGTAGAATGTTTATTCCGATTTCAACTCTTTTTCTATAAGGAATAGTTCATCATTGGTATTGATCGAATTTGTTTTTTCGTTAACTAGTTCTACTGATTGTACAGTTTTATGTGCATTCAAAGTTTCATTTAGTTTTCTAAGCGAAGCTTGCATTTCTTTTGTCAAGCCAAACGGTAAACCGTGAGTTCTATCAAACAAGTCTTTCTCCATCTCAGATTCTTCTAACATAAACTTACGTATTGATGCCATGTCGTATGGATCTTTTGCATAACGATTGTTGGTGATATCCAACATCTTTTTAAAGTCTGGCATCACAAGAGCTCGATCACCTGTAAACGCTTTGCTTCTTCTAGACTTTCTAAAGCTTTTATCAAGATTTGGTGTTGGACTGAATCTAATAGGAGCACCACTGTTATTTCCAGATTTTTCTTCACGCTCTTTTGCTCGCTTGGCTTGATACTCTTGCTCTTCTTCTTGATTTTGAATCTCAACTTTGCGAAGTTCTTTTTTGTCTGGGGCATATGGTGAAGTAGGAACTTCATAGTTGCTTTTGTCGAATATATCAACGTTTGAATCGATGCTTTTATCAAACGGAGGATTCTCTGCGATTTTCTTAAGCTCGGCCATTGTAACTTGATCTTGACGAGCTTCTTGTTTGATTATGTTTATTTGTTCTGGGCGCAAGCCAAGAATTTCTCGTTGAATGTAGTTGAAGCTTAACAAACCGGTTTCTTTGCCTAACTCCAAAGCTTTTGCTGCAATCTCAAGTTTGCTTGAAATAAGAGCAAGCTTTTGCTGCACGGCAACAGTTGATGGATTTGAAAACTTGATATCAAAGTTCAACAAATCATCTCCAGAAAAACCGAGCGCATAAAGATGAATCATTGCAAGCTTGTTAAGCTCTGCAATCAAAATCTTTTGCAACTGACCAACTGTTCTGGAAAAACGAATGTCTTCTTGCGCAAGAGTTGCTTTGGAACTAATAGCTTCATCATAAGTCAGATAAGCTTTTGGTACCATGAGTGCTGCAATAAGCTTCTTGTGAATATATTCAACATCTTCGATAGCTGTTGCGTTTTGTCCACCAGCCAATGATTCAATCTTGGTTTGATTGTTTGGTCTGGTTGGCAGGAAGTAGTCTTCATCGATAGCAAGAGGATTATAACGGAAGTCTTGGCGTCCCGTTTGTTGCTCGATAACGCTTGCTCCACGCATGGATTCTTTAACAGCTTCCATATAACTTGGAATATCATTTGGATGAACGGCACTTACGTCTACGTAAAACACTCTGCGTTCTGGAGATCTTACAAGACGATATACCAACATGGAGTCTTCCATCATGGTTAACTGTCTCCAAGGTCTTCTGGCTGACTCTAGGAAGCTTGTACCATATGGAAGGAATAGATCGTTACCAAGAATACGGAAGTGTAGCATCTGCCAGTTTTCAAGATACTTGCCGCCTCTTGTTATAAGTCTAAATCTAACAGCGTAAGGGTCATGCTTATCAAAACCTTCTTCACGTTCAACTTCGTTTACTGGAAGAGGTTCTACGTTGATAACACCATAATCAGGAACAACTTCAACATACATGAAGTAGTCACCGTTTTTAACAAGGTTACGAACCATACGACGAGCATTAAACTCAATATTCACTACGTCATAAAAGAGTTCTTCTAATGCACGTTGGATTTGTGGAACATCGCTATAGATGTGAAACGTTCTACCGTTTTCATCTGAAGCACAAGATTCATCAGCATAAACGTTTAATGCTGTAGCTATATCTGCCGTATTTTCCATTTCGGCAAACTCTGCATATCTGGACATACGATCAAGGATGCCATAGGCTCCCATTACAGAAAACGGAGATGCTTCACGCTTGAATCCAGCAGCACCGTAGTAGCCAAGATTGTTTTGAACTACTTGGTTGTCATAGAAGTTTTTGTAGTCTTGACCACGAACTTTTCTACGAATCGCAGGACCGCTGCGAAACAATCGTGTTAGCCGCTGATAGAAGCTCTTTTCTTTTTTAGCCATTGCTTAACCTTGAGTGTCTTTTCTAGAAAAAGATAACAAAGATTAAGTATTCTAGTTCAAAATGAAAAATGTCAACGTTACGTTCTATTATATTTATCGATATGCCATTGCCAGATTACATTAAAGAGCGAGTAGAGTATGTAGCATCTTACGTGCAAGGCAACGAAACTGATTGGTTTCGTTTGAAAAGAATAATACTGCAAGCAATACCGGGGCAGCATCGTAAGTCTGTAGGATTGTCTAAACGGCATCGCAGTACCAAGAAAATGATATTAAATGATATGGATCTTGAAGTGATAGCGTATTGGGAACTAATTACAGGTGTTAAGCTTTGGATCGATCCAAGTAGACTACATGATCCAACTTGGGTTAGTAGACCAAAAGGATGGGCTTTAAATGGTGGCAAAGAAAGATTACTACAAGCGGAAACTAAACGAAAAACGAATGGAAATTCTTCTTCAAATCATTGAAGAAGAAATTAACACGGCTTTCGAGCAGATGCTGCTTGAAGATGAGAAGCAAGGAGTCAAAAGATTCCTTGACCCTCAAGATAGTACTTTTGGTATGTTTTTGGGGCTCGGGACAGGTATCGGCAATGCCGTGTTTAAGCGTGGTTTAGAAGCTGGTATTAAAGCAATTAAAATGGGTTGGGAAATTATAGTTGCTGCAATATTTCAAATTTTACCATTTAACGATACTACTCTTAAAGAGATTTACAGATACTCAAAAAATTGGGAAAATGAAGCTTTGAGGGATTTGGACAATCAGTTCAGAGAAGCTGATGCAGAGTTAAACAGAGGTTGGGAAACGTTTAAAACCGACTTTTGGGGTATCGGTTTTGTTGCCTCTCCAATTAACGCTATTGCTGGACTTGCTGTTGGAGGAAAAGCTTTAGACACTGCATTCTCGGTTTTAAACGTGGTTAGTGGAGGGCGAGCACAGAAAGCGTATGATTTGATTAGCGGCGAAAGAGGCAATATCTATGTTGAAGCAAATACACCACAAGCAAATACAACAAAATTTCAAGATCTCCGCAACGACAAAAAGAAAAAAGTTCTAAATAAACTTATAAAAAATCCAGAAATTGTAAAAGCGGCGGACGCATGGAGTACAACAAACTTACCAAAAGTTATGAGAAGATTTATGCAAAGCCTACACAAAGCTATATCGTCAGGCCAAGTTGGCCAAGTAACTCCGCAAGAGATTCAAAGATATAAAGCAATGGCTCAAAAATTTGTAACCGAAATGTTCGAAAAAATGAAAGGCAAGAACAAAAAGTTCGAAGTCAAACCATCTCCTGCTGCTTTGCAAGCAGCTAGTAAAGTTGTGGCCGCAGAAATAAAGAGTATGCCAGATGTTCCTGCTCGACCTCAACCAGCACAGCCCGTTCAACAGCCTCAAAACCCTGCTCAATCAGTCGCACAACCTCAAACTGTTACTACCCAAACAACCCGGCCCGTTCAACAACCTAAACAATAAGATTATACAAAAATCTCTACTTCCAAATATGATATGCTTATCCACAAGGATAGGCATAAACATGAGACGTAAGCAGCAAGTTGAACCAGACGAGATGCCAGAGAATCTCTCTGAACTCAAACCAATCGTTAACGAGTTTGTTGACAGAATGCGTACTTTAGAAAACGAAGAAGCTACTTTGCGTGAAGCAAAGAAAGACCTCGTTGACGAATACGCATCAAAGCTTGATACCAAAACATTAAAACTAGCTTTGCGCTTGGTTGATCTCAAGAAGAAGGTGCAACACAAGCACTACTTCGACCTATTCCTTGAGATTATCGACCCAGAAAGAGATGAACCATGAACTCAGTAAAAAAAGTTCGCAAGCTAGATGCCCCACCAGAGATTCTTTACGAGTCACCAAGTTATCCCGGTGAAAAAGTATCACCTATTCCATACGTCATTATTCCAAAAGACAAGGATATGCCTGTAGGTCTTTTCATTATGCGCTATAGTCAAACCGGTGAGTTTGAAGTTGGTGACACTGGAAAGCCCGAAGAAATCATGGATGGACCACATCCTCACATGTTTATTGACTTCAAACATCTTGAAGAAGTTCTATGCGAAACGTTTCCAAGCTTGCACATAGGAGATGCTATTGACAAGATCAGAGTTGGCTTGGGAATGAAGCCTCTTGACAAAGCACGAAAGGATGGCAACGAACTTATTGACAGAGTTGTTGCCAAGGCAAATGATATCGCAGCAACGGCATTTGAAAATCAACAAGAACGCAAAGCAGAATACGAAAACAAACTTAAGAAAGATATGAAAGAGGATCAATCAAAATGAGATTTCATGCAAGTGTTATCGAAGACATTATTTTAAACTGCCGCAACTTTGGTGGTCATGCAAGTGAACGCAAACTTCGTGATGTGTTAACACAAAAACGTTATGCGATTTATGCTGGGGATAGAAGAGACATGGTATTGGTTGATGCTGAACGTTATATGAAGGAAGCTTATCAACGTGGTTTGTCTACCAATCAAATTGTTCCCATGGCACTACATCCAAAAGCTTTTGAAAAGATTATGTACTTTTTTGATTTGTACTCTGGTTATGATACCGAACAAAAGTTTCGTGCTTCTATTTCTAACTTGGATTTCACTCCTTACGAACGCAAGTTAAACGTTAACCAAGGAGAAACTATTCTTGTTTTAACGGAAGATTACGCTAAAGCATTACAAGGATCACCATGAGCTTTGCTATTGGACAAGTGATTTACGTTCTTAGCGACAAAACTCAAACAGTTTTGCCGGGAATTGTACAAGAAGAGATTCATCACCGATCCATTGACGGAGAAAAGGTTTCTTACCGTGTTGCGATAGGCCCGCAAGGCAAACAACGTGTTGTAGATCTTGCAACAGTTGATGGTGAGGTATATGGAGACTTAAACGAAATAAGAAACGTTTTGATTTCTAGATTAACTGCTTTTGTTGACGATCTTTGCAACACTACAAACGAACGTGTAAATCAATGGTATCATAATAGCCAAAAATCGGTAGCTTCAACAACAAGCAATGGAAAACTAGATCCAGCAGCATTAATGAACGAAGTTGCAGCGCCGCAAATAAACGGTTATGCAAAACCAATGATGCCCTTGCAACATGTTAACGGATTAAATGGTCTAAGAAATGCATTAAGTGATCCAGAACTAAACACTCGTGAATTCGTTGACTCCGATGGAACAATCCGTAAGATTTCTATTAACCTTCCAACTTGATGCATATGAACAAAACAAATCAACCGGTTGCAACCGAGTCTTCTGTACAAGAAGTTACTTTCGGTCAAGAAGCTCATAACCAACTTTTAGAAGGTGCAGAAATCCTTTATAAAGCTGTTAAATCCACAATGGGTCCAAGTGGACACAATGTTATTATTGACAATGGTAAAACAGCACCATTAATCACTAAAGATGGTGTTACTGTTGCCAAGAGTATCAATCTACGTTCAAAGCTTCCAAGTTTAGGAGCGGAACTAATCAAAGAGATTGCCAGCAAAACAAATGAACAAGCTGGAGATGGCACTTCCACTGCCACCGTTCTTGGTTATGCCATGCTTAAGCAAGGTATCAAAATGACTGCAACAGGACGTTCTGCGATTGAAATCAAACGTGGAATGGAATGGGCAACAGAAAAAGTTATTTCGTGGCTTAAAGAACATGCTATCCCAGTTCGTAACAACGAAGACATTATCAATATTGGTACAATCTCTGCTAACGGCGATAGATCTATTGGTGTGCTTCTTTCCGAAGCTATTTCTAGAGTTGGCCAAGATGGTATCATCACCATCGAACCAGCTAAAAGTGTTAAAACAAGCTTGGATGTTGTAGAAGGTATGCAGTTTGATTCTGGATTTGTAAGTCCATACTTTGTTACAAATCAAGAAAAGATGACCGCAGAACTCAATGATCCTTACATTCTTATCACTAACAAAAAGCTATCTTCACTACAAGAAATTCTTCCGGTTTTGGAACTTGCTGCAAATGCTAACAAGCCTTTGTTAATCATTGGTGATGAGATCGAAGGTGAAGCTCTTCATACTCTAATCGTCAACAAGATGAAAGGTGTTTTGTTCACTTGCGCAATCAAAGCTCCAAGTTACGGAGAAAATCGTGTTGATGTTCTTTCTGATATCGCCCTTGTAACAGGTGGCAAAGTATTTGATGCCAGCTCAGAAAAGTCAATCAAAAATGCAACACTATCAGATCTCGGACAATGTAAGCGAGCAATCATCACTAAGAGCTCAACAACTCTTGTTGGTGATGACGCTGGCTCACGCAAAGACTTAATCTCTGAACGTGTTGATCAACTAAGAACATTGCTTGCTGCTAATGTTGGTTTAGACGATTTGAAGCGTGAGAATACCAAAAAGCGTCTTGCTAAACTTGCTGGGGGTATTGCTGTTATCAAAGTTGGTGGTAGCACCGAAGTAGAAATCTTTGAAAAAAAAGATCGTGTTGAAGACGCTTTAAATGCCACGATAGCGGCTGTTCAAGAAGGAATCCTTCCCGGTGGTGGTACAGCTCTTTTCTATGCCTCAGAATGGCTACAAAAAGAAATGGCAGGCCATACCATGACAGAGGATGAACTTGCTGGTGCAAAAGTTATTTATGAAGCTTGCCGTCAACCACTAAGAGTTATTGTTGAGAACACAGGAAAAAGTTCAGATGTTGTCATGAACCAACTGCGTTCGTATGACAGTGAAAAGCTTGTAAATCTTCTACACGATATTGCTGGTGATACAAACCGTCCAGAAAATCTCGTTGAAAAGAAAGCAGAAAGCTTGTTAAATAAACGTTTGCGTCAAGGTTACGATGCAAGCCGTCATGTATATTGTGACTTAATCGATCAAGGTATTATCGATCCACACAAAGTAGAACGCTATGCAATCGAACACGCTTGTTCAGTTGTTGGGTTGCTACTTACAACAAATTGTGTTGTTGTTATAAACAACGAAGGATAAAAAACAATGGCTGTAGGAGATTTTGTAAGAGTTGGACATGGCAGCACCGTGCATGGTATTGCCCCAGATAACGTTCCAGTATATGAACTAGAAAAAGATGGCTACGGAGAAATACGTTGCGATATTAACGGCTGTGCTTTTCCAAGACCTATAGGTGGTGTAAAAGGTAACTCGCTTGCCAAAATCGTTGGCGACCCAATCAAAGTGCAACGTTCATATGTTGAACGTATGAATGAAAGCACCAAAAGCTTTGGTGGCTCAGACTTCGTAATGCTGTTTCCTGTATACTTTGAACACTACCAAAAACAAGCATATATTCAACAAAATCATATGCATCTAACTCATGGTCAACTTACTTGATATCGTTTATCATAGATTTCTATGAGAAACACATCAGTAATACCTCCAACATTAACAAACTGTTTGCCTTGCAAATACGCTCCAATCGTTCTTTTTGTTGTAGCTGATTTTATAATCTCCATATATGGATTATCACATCAATCTACATGGCTATGCCTTCAGCTATTAGTTGGTTCGTTTTATGTCAAAGCTTCTTCTTATCAAGAAGGAAGATATTTGGAAAAATCTGACAAACAAACAAGAATCAGTACAATAATGCTGTGTCTTATGACAGGAATAACACTAAGACATATTGCGATGTATTACATGTTCTCTTAGCTTTCTTCTATTGGTTATCTTCCACACCATGCTACCACCAATAACCGAACACGAAAAAGCCTTGTATACGCTCAAGCTTCAACTGCAAAAAGCTACCGAAGAACTGTTATCTGAAGTTTATGAAGCTGGATACACAGGTTATGTTGATATATGGCCTGTGATTAAGACCAACAAAAAACAACTGATTATGGAAGTTGAAAGCAAAAAGGTTTTGCTTGCTGTTTCTCCTATGAGTCATAACGAAGCTATGAGATATCACATACAACAAGGTAAAGGTTGTAAGAGAATCAAGTAATAACTCTTGACTTTTTCTTATACATCTCTTAGCCTGCAACCATGCACACACAAGGACAGGTTATCGATTTTCTAGAACGCTGCTTTGGACCAGCGAAACTTACCAACGCTGGACTCAACGCAAACGTTTGTTGTCCTATTTGTGGTGACACAGATAAAAAGAAACTTGCTATTCGCACAGATAACTTTCTAACTAAATGCTGGAAGTGTGGCTACAAAGCAAGAAGCATTTATGGCCTTCTAAGGCGTTATAAGCCCGTACAAGCCGAGGAGTTTATTACTCAGTTCGATGGTGCATCACTTGTCTTTGATGACGAAGAAAAGGCATTTAAAAAGGAACTAGAGGTTCTTCAACTACCAACAGGTTTCCAACTGTTAGCTGAGTGGTTAGATAACGAAGATCCTCCAGCACATATTCGTCAATCTATCAAGTATCTTAAACAACGTGGATTAACAGAACGTGATTTTTGGTATTTCAAGTTTGGTGTAACAGAACTAGATAAATCATATAAGAATCGTGTTATTGTTCCTTCTCATGACATAGAAGGTAACTTGAACTTCTTTACCGCAAGAACTTACAAAAGCTTTATCAAGCCAAAGTATTTCAATCCAAGGTTTCGTAGAGAAACTGTTGTGTTTAACGAAATCAATATCGATTGGGATGATGAACTAACAATCGTTGAAGGTCCATTCGATATGTTTAAGGTTAACGATAATGCTACTTGCTTGCTTGGTAAAGAACTAACAAAACAATGTGCTTTGTTTCAAGCTATTGTCACTCACGCAACGCCAGTGTTGCTTTGTTTAGATAATGATGCCATGAGAGCAACACTAGACACAGCCAAGCTGCTTTATGACTACAATATTGATGTAAGGATTTTGGAGTTGCCGGAAGAAATAAAAGATCCCGGTGAAATATCCAAAGATCGTTTTTTAGAGTTACGTGAAACCAACACGGTAGAGTTCGATGAAATGTATTACTTGAGAAACATTATCAAGTAGTATACACTGTAACTGGAGAAATAAACTTATGCCTAAGTTAGCGTTTGTGTCGGATGTGCATTGGAGAGGTATCACTCGACATGATGAATATACACAAGTTTTTACTGAACTTTTTCGTCAACTGCGAGAAGAAGTAAAGCCTGACTATATTCTTTGTGGGGGAGATATCTTTCACACTAAAACTCAAAATATTACACCAGAAGTGATTGAAAAAATCACATGGATGTTTAACGAGCTTGCTCTTATTGCTCCTGTGTATTCTATTCTTGGAAACCATGACGGCAATCTAACCAACGATAATCGTCAAGATACCATTTCTCCTATTGTTGCCGCTATCAACAATCCAAGAATCGTTTTGTTCAAGAAAAGCGGCAACTGGATTATTCCCAACACAAACATCAACCTATGCGTGTTGTCTTGCTTTGATGAAGCTGGATGGAATAACGTTCAAACCGACGAAGACCTAATCAACGTTGCTATGTTTCACGGCTCTGTAAGAGGCTGCAAAACAGATTCGGATTGGGTTATGTCTCATGGAGAAGCTGAAATCTCTATGTTTGAACGTTTTGACTTTGCGCTTCTGGGAGATATTCACCATAGTCAATTTTTAAGTGAGCGAACGTGCGAAGGAAATGAAATTATTGAAATTGACGAAGATGACCTGCCAATGAAGCCTTGGATTGGTTATCCCGGTTCTCTTATTCAACAGAACTATGGTGAAGATGTTGTTAAAGGTTATCACGTTTGGGATATTCGTTCTGCTGATGATTGGGATGTAACCTTTCATCAAGTAGCAAACGATTACCAGTTCATCACAGTGGATTGGAAAGGTGATGTAGCATCTACTGTATCAGAAGCTCTCAAGGTTGCAGGTAAAACCTTGCAGCATAAGCGTGTTCGTATTGTGTCAGATCAAACAGTGTTTCATCTTCAAATGAAAGAACTGTATGACGAGCTAAAGAACAAGCACAAAGCCAGTGAAGTAGTATTCAAGGCTGGGAAGAACGAGAACATTAGCGAGAGTGGATCTGACGAAGATACGCACCAAAAGGCCACCAGCCTTCGTAACTCTCCAGAACTACTTTGTGAGCTCTATGATTCCTTTGTAGAGAAAGATTACAAGATCGCTTTGTCATCTACGCAAAAAGATGAAGCAAAGGCATATGTTCAGAAGTCTCTGGAAAAGGTGCGGCAACTGGAAGATGATGTTGCCAGAGATGTTGTGTGGTCTATTAAAGACATGGAGTTTTCCAATCTATATCGTTACGGAGAAGGAAATCGCATTGATTTTTCTAATCTCAATGGTATCACAGGTATCTTTGGTCCAAACAAGGTAGGAAAGAGTTCTATTGTTGGTTCTCTTATGTTTGGTCTATTCAACACAACAGACCGAGGACCGGTAAAGAGCTCTTATATCATCAACAAGAATAAGCGTGAAGGTTACGCAAGAGTAACTATCAACGTATCTGGAACCGATTATGTTGTTGAACGTTCTGTTGCCAAGGCATCAAAGCGTGGTGGTAGATATGATGATGAAAAGGCTGCAACCAAGCTTTGTTTGTCTCGTCTGGAAAGTGATGGAACAGAAGTAGAACTTGTTTCCGAGAACAGTGAATCCAGAACAGATACCGACAAAGTTGTTCGTAAGCTTATTGGTACATCACAAGATTTCTTGCTTACTGCCTTTTCAAATCAAGGTGGTATGAATCGCTTTATCGATGAGGGTGCCACACAACGCAAAGCTATCCTTAATCGATTCCTTGACTTGGATATCTTTGAAAAGCTTTACAAGATGGCAAATGAAGAACTCCAAAAGTTCAACACTCTTAGTAGCAAGTTCCGTAACGTAAACTGGAACGAAGCAAAGAGTGAATGCCAAGCTTCAATCGATTCTTGCAATCAAGATATCTTTGCAGCAAAACAAGATGTTGATAACAAAAAAGAAAGGCTTGAAAAGCTTCGTGGTTGGTTGCAACGTCATGGTGCGGACAAGCAAGCCGATCTTCGTCGCAAGGTTGCAGAAGCATCTAATAAGTGCGAACGCATTCAAGGTAAGCTTGCAAACCGTCAAGTAGAACTTGACGGTCATAATGACAGCTGTAATAACTTGCGTGAAAAGCTACAAGAAATCAAGCAGCAACTAGCAAATATGCAGCTTGCGGAACTTGAAGAGAAAGCTGGAAAGCTTAAGAAGCTCGGTGAAAGCTACAACGACCTTAAGGTTGAAGTATCACAAGAACAGCAAAAACTAGCTGTTCAAGTAAAGAGTATCAAGAAACTTGATATGGTACCATGTGGTGATAGCTTCCCAACTTGTCACTACATTAAAGATAGTCATGCAGACAAGGCTACCCACGAAGCTCAAAAGAAGCTTGTTGAAGATATTCTTGCAACGTATGAAACTGTGAAAGCAGACTTTGACGCTCTGCAACAGGAAAAAATTGAAGAGCAAATCAAAGTATATCGTCGCTGGGAGAAAGAACTAGAAAGCAACGAACAAAAGCTTTCATTTTCCGAAACCTTGATGAAAGGTTGTATTGAAACCATAGCTTCTCTCCAGCAAGAACTTGAAGCTGCTAAAACAGAACATGTAGCTCTTGTTGAGGAACTAAACAAGCAAGAAGATCTAGGTTCAAGTATCGAAGAAGAACGAGTGCTTGCTACCACAATCCGTGACATGGAAACCAAGCTTCAGCAGCTTTATGTCAAACTTGGAGGTTATACCAACAAGCTTGAACAATTGTCAAAAGAAGCAGAAGAAGCGGCAAAGATTATTGAAGAACAAAAGGTATATGATTCCATCGTGCAAGCGTTCTCCAAGAACGGTATCCCAGCTTATGTGTTGAAGAACAAACTTCCAGAGATTAATGCCGAGCTAAACAACATTCTTGCTGGTATTGTTTCTTTCCGTATCTTTCTAGAAACAGAAGTAGGAAGCAATACTCTGGATGTCTTTATCGAAGATAAAGACTCTAGAAGGGTTATAGAGCTTGCTAGCGGCATGGAGAAGATGATTGCATCTCTAGCTATTCGTGTGGCTCTAATAAGCCTTTCAAGCCTTCCAAAGCCTGATATCTTTATCATCGATGAAGGTTGGGGAGTTCTTGACGCAAATAACGTTGGTAAAGTTTTGGAGTTACTACAAAGTATCAAAACTAGGTTCAAAAGTATGATTGTCATCTCACATATCGATGCAGTAAAAGAGGTGGCAAATAGTATGATTACAATTTATGACAACGGGAATGAAAGTAGTGTGAACTGCTGAAATGAGAAACCCGTGGGCTTATCACCCACGGGTTTTTTTACATCAACGTTGATAGCTTTCAGTCTTCTTTTTTTGGTTTTTTCTTGCTTGTCTTAGATTTGTTTATTGCACGAAGTTTTTGAAAATCATATTTGTTGAGTTCATCAAAGGGTGGTGCAACATCAAGATTTTTTTGTTTGCCTTTGAGCTTTTTCTTTTCCATTAGCTCATTAAATGCTTCAACAATCAATTCCTTTAATTCATCTATTTTAAATTCTCTGTGTATCTTTCAATAAATAGATCAGCCAAACAATTGTTTAACCATTTCAAGACCCGAACGAACCTTTTCTCTGTCACTCGCTGCTCTGGCAATAGCTTCTGGAGTTGTTGCTTTGTCTCTCTTAGCTGAGTTAATATCTTTCTCAGCTTTACCTTCATAAACCCGCATAAATTCAGACAAAAACTGTTCTGGTGAACTGTATTTGGCAAGAGAACCTTTGCCGTACATATTGTTCATAGCAAAGCTTGCAGCCAAACCTTTTACAGCCTTAACTAAAGTTTCAACTTTAATGTTGTCAACATTAACACCCTGATATTGAGAAAGAAGTTTATCGATTTTAGCTCTTCTTGGATCTTTGCCAGTAATCATTGAATATTCATGATCAAAAATATCTTTAACAAAAGTTTCTGGGTCTGTAGTAACAGTTACCATAGAAAAATCTCTGCGTGTTGTTGAATAAGGTTTTCTTGTTTTATCCTTTATACCAAGCTTATATTGAACACCCGAATGTTGAATACTCATGTCAAGCAAAGAACCAAGAGTAGAAAACATATTGCCCATAAGCAATCCTTTAACTCCTCTTTCTGGGGTTGCACGATATCTACCCCAATGCTCTACAGACTCTTGATGAATAATCATGTCTACTTGAACCCATTTATTTTCTCCGATTTTTAAAATCGGATGCCCAGATTCTGAATCTTCATGAACAAAATTAAGATTTGCTTCGGTAGTATATTCTTTTATTAAATCACCCCAGTATCCTTGAATTTGACTAATTGTTAGTTTTTCATGTTCTGGAAGTTCTGGCACAACAAGTTGTAAATCAATATCTCCATAGATTTTGTCTTCTGGATCTATTTCGTGATAAGCGGAACTACCAAGAGGTGTTCCTATTCTAACGTGTGGTATTCCTTTTTCGTCCAAAAAAGAATTGAAGCCATCGATAAGTTTATTGGCTACAACAAGAGCTTGTTTAACTGTAGATGGACGAATGACTGTAGACTGTGTGACTGTTGTATCCCAGCCTCCTTCAGCCAATATACTAGCTACGGTTTCTTTGAAAATTAGTCTAAGAAGGTGCAGATTCATTTTTAAGGTATTTATTTAAGTGAATCACGAACAGCTTTTTTGATTGACTCTGCAAGGCGTCTACCCATACCACTTCTGCTTGGGAGGTTTTCTAGATCTTCCATGCCCTCATAACCCATCGCAGCAAGTTCAGCTCTTTCCTTATCCGCTTTTTCACGTTCTATTCGAAGTTTTTTATAGAATTTTTCTTCTTCTTCAGCTTCTCGTTTTCTTGCTTCGATTTCTCTTTCGTAACGTTGCTCTAAGTGCTCGATCATCGCACGCAGCTCATCTTCAGACACTTCATCCATTCTAAGCCAATGTGGACGAATGCCGTACATCTCTTTGTACATATCGCTGTAAAGTTGAAACAAATCTTCCTTTGTTGATGGAAGATTTCCTGCTTGACGTTCTAAATCCATTGGATCGATATCTTCTACAGTTTCACGAATAAGTTGTTTGAGTTGTTTTACAGTAATACGCATTGTATGCTCCTTGCTATCCTTGATATATATCTAGTATCTTTTTTTATTTATTGCGGCGATATCGTCCTTCATTCACACCCATCTGCCTTCTCGGCGGCGGCGGGTTGTACCCCGGTATATACCCCGTGGAGATCTCCCCGGCGCTGCGGTACCGCCCAGCGCCGGGGTAGGGACCGAGGTCGTCGGGGTGCGGGCGGGCGGGGGTGCTGGCGGCTCGTACACGACGACGTGGCTGGCCGACGATGCGCTCCTCCTCGTCCACGATCTCCATTATCTCCTCTGCACTTCGATTCGTGAGGTACGCATCAGCTCCTCTAACACTAAAATCCTCCCAGCCACCCGACGCTGTACCCTGTCCTTTAAAATCAACAATCTCTACATCGTAACCAGATTGTATTAGAACTTTTGCCACTTCTTCTGCTTGTTTTAGAGTTGTGTACGAGCTTCGAGATACCCCATTCACAAGCAATCCACATACCGGCTCTGATTTATTAGGTTTGTATGTGCTTGGATCGATTTTTGGTGGTAACTCTCTTAAAGCTTCTTTGATTAAACGTTTGAGTTGTTTTACAGTAATACGCATTGTGTATGATTCCTTTTTTGACTAGATCGTTCATAAATAGTTTTAGCTGAGAATATATCCATGCTATTCTATGTATGTAGCGAATAAGAGCTACAGAATCTTCAACGTTAACAAAAGAGAATATATCACATGGCAAAGCGTACAGTTCGTCTATCAGAGTCAGATCGATTTCTTCTTGAAACACTTGGTAAGTTTTGTGTTCGTGCTCGGCATTCAAGTTGGGAAAATCTTACACATGCAAATGATGTAGAGGCTGTTGGTCTGCTTCGTGAGATCAGTCCCCTTCTTACTCCGTCAGAGCATCGTAACCTAATGGAAGGTTGGGGAGATGTTCGCATCCTAAACGATGAAGCAACTCTTAATCATGCAGTTGAATCGATTACACAACGTATTCAAGAACGTGTAGAATCATTCTGATCATACTACTTAGATGATACATAATGGGGAAGCTTAAAACACTTCCCCGGTTCGGGCCGTTAATTTAGTGGGAAAATAGCTGGTTTGCATCCAGTTTTCGGCAGTTCGACTCTGCCACGGTCCACCACTCGAATAGTCGAGTGATTTCACACACATACACACAGGAGAAGTTATATGTCAACAGGTTATGAGATTCGTCATGCCTTGCTAAATGAAAGCAAGGAAATGCTTTTTGAGCGTTGGCACACAGAAATGGAAATCGAGCGTATTAGCGCAGAACGTGAGAATCGTTCGCCAGTTATGCTTCCATGCCCAACGATTGAGGATATCAAGCGTACCGCTGAAAGCCTCTACGAGTTTGTTCAGAAACGTTAGTAGATAGATATTATAATCACTCTAGCTTAACTTTCAAAGCCCCTCTTTGTTAGAGGAAAGATAAAGGTGAAAATCCTTTGAGTGATATAAGCCCGTTTAGCTCAGTTGGCTAGAGCGCAACTTTTGTAAAGTTGATGTCGTTGGTTCAAATCCGACAATGGGCTCCAAATAACATAAAAGGCACCAAAGGGATAACCTTGGTGCCTTTATGATTTTGTTTGTTTTGGATTATTGATCAACCACCACCATAGGCAAGGTTTTTGGCACGTTTAGAGATCATTTCTAGTGATGGGTAGCAAAATTGAGTGTGTGTCTGGGCGATGCAAAACATACACTTTCTCACCAGTTATATCTACTAGGAGCGGTATCGGAAGCGTCGGGATCGATGCCACTTATTAAACTTGAATCAATCTTTTTTTGTGGCGGGTAGTTCACAGACCATTTGTCTATATGCAATTCTATACCTTTCTCTTTTTCCTCTTTCATAGCGTACTCTATGCTGGAAAACACTCCATGAATTTTTCCACTATTATCCGATAAAACCCAAACCTGTTTGCCGTCATTGTCACATAAACTTGAATCATTTTGTGGCAGGCCGTCCTCAATCTTTTTTTGTGGGCCGTCCACAATCATCCTGTGGAACTTCCCTTTTTTCATATCTATACCTTTAAGGCTCGATCTTACCTTTTGTACCTCTGTCTTAGCTTCGGCCTCGCTGGAAAACACTCCACGAATTTTTCCATCATACGTAAAGACCAAAACCTCTGTTCCACCAATTTTTTCACATTGTTCTTTTATTATCGCTTCTTTAATGATTCTTTTTAGTTGTCCTAATGTTAATCTCATAAACTTTCTCCTTGTTCTGGGATTCTACTTTACCCAATAACAATATATAGAAGCCCCCTCCCACCAATTTTCAGAAATCTTCAGAAAAATGGTCTGAGAGTCAAAAAGAATTTTGATTTTGAGAGCACTATATATAGTGTAGCCAATATGGCTTTCGATTCAAAAAAGCGTATGTTACGCTAGAAATCGACAAACAAAGGAAAAGAACGATGATTTCACCAGTAGAAGCGGTAACCGCAATCTTAGCTTTGTTTCCATACATGTCAGGAAATAACCGACAATGCATTATTGAGCACAGAACACAGATTGAGCAAGTTCTTGTTGAGGCTCAGAGACAATATCCAGAGATGCCTACCGAAGTTCTTACAGCAGTTGGATTTATGGAAACACACCTTGGATGTGATCAAGGCGAGGGTGGTAACTGGGGTGCTCCTATTTCCCCAACAAGAAGACATGTTGCAGGAACACCTATGCAAGCTGCGGCGATATTGTGGCACTCATATGAAGTATGTGGAACATGGGAAGGTGCTGCCCGTAGATTCAGAACCGGTTTGTGCCGCAACACAATGGTTGGATTACCATACTCCAGAAGAGCAATAAGTGTTGCAAATCGTTTGCGTTCACTCGCACAAAACTCCCATAATATCAACACAACCAGACTTTGCAATATTGCTCCAACAACTTGCAGAACAATGTAAAATACCTTTAGATAATCTTTATCATATTGTATGATAAAGGTATGAGTCTAGGTGTTTGCTGTCAATGGTTGGAACCACGCACCAAGCGTGATGGTTCTGTAGTCTACGAAAACTCTATCAACGAGCGTACCTTGCAACTAGGTCGCTTTCAAAAAGGTTTGTATACCAAGTCTACAATCCGTGAAGTTTATCTCAACAACATCAATGAGATTATCAAACTTGTTCCAAAACTTGTAGCAAACAACATCAAGTTGTTTCGTATGTCTAGTGGTTTGTTTTCTCTTGCAGAATACAACCGTGATATTATTGACAATGACGAGCAAGTTAGTTTGCTGCTTACCAAGCTTGGTAAGGCTTTTACTGACGCTGGGATTCGTGTAACTACACATCCCGATCAGTTTGTTGTACTAAGCTCAGATAATCCTGTAACGGTTAACAATGCCATCAAGGAACTGTCGCATCATGCTTGGGTATTTGACAAGATGCATCTACCCGCTACACCTTATGCTGCCATCAATATTCACGGTGGCAAGTCTGATCGGTTGGCTCAACTTATTCAAGTTGTTCGCAATCTACCAGATAACGTGCGTTCTCGACTCACGTTTGAGAACGATGAAAGTGCATACAACCTTGTAGATCTATTGCAAGTGCATACAGCTACAGGTGTTCCTGTTGTATGGGATAGCCACCATCACACGTTTAACGACGCTAACTTATCACTAGATGACGCATATGGTTTGGCTGTATACACTTGGAAGAATACTGGAGTTAAACCTTTGCAGCATTTGTCTAACACTACGCCGGGATTGGAGAACGGTAACTTTACAGACAGACGCAAGCACAGTGATTATATTCACTATATTCCAGATTGTCAGCGTGATGGGGTTGTAAGGGATGTTGTAGATATTGATGTGGAAGCCAAGATGAAGAACTTGGCCGTTGGAAAGCTCAAAAAGTTTATCAAAACAAAATCGATTTGAGACTTACTTTTGATTCTTTGACAGTTGCAACAAGTTCTCTAGGCTCTTCAGTTTTATTTTCATCATCAGTGATTTCTTGAAATTCATAACCGTCGTTTACAAGTTCGTCGAACCTTTCGTTGCTCATACCAATAACGCCGTTACTCATATTCCAGCTTCTCTGATCTTCTTCTTGTGTGCTGATTAAGTTATCTCGTTCTTCTTCTTCGTCACCGATATCGAAATCATAATCATAGTCTGTTAGGCTTTCGGTAGTTGATTTAAAGCCACCAAAATCATACTCGAAATTATTTTTTGATTCTACTAATTCAAAGAAGTCTTCTGGTTTAACTGGTGCAATATTTTCTGGCATATCATACAAGTTTCGAAATGACATTGTTGGCTCGTCAATATTGGATAATCCTGTTAAGTCAAAATCTGTTCTACGGCCAGAACCACCTCCTGCAAGACCCAAAGAAAGTTCTTCGTTCAGAGCTTCGTTGGCAGCACGGGAGCTTTTACGTTTACCGGTTCTAGTTCTAGATGTACTGCTTGTGGGTGTAGCAGTCTCCTGAGCACTTAAAAAATTGTTATTATATGTTGTCATCAATTTTCGAATGCTAGCAACTTCATCCATTCTATATGGGGATTTTTCAAAACTTTCTTTTTTAATTTTTTGTCTACCTTGAGCTCGGATTGATAAAGCACACTTTTCTCCCTGCGCACCGGCACGAGTTGCACGCATTTCTATTTTGAAAGGAATTGGAGCAAAAGTAGGTCCACGTCCAAACTCAGGAACATCTGGCACATATTGTTTAAAATTTGCGGCAGTTGAATCGTCACCAAAACGATAAAATCCACCATTAGGACCACCAAGTTGAATATAACGAGCACCTTTGGATTCGTAATGTTTTTCCATGAACTTTACTGAAGAATTAACGTTTATTTGCAACTTTTGCAAAAGACCTGCTCTTTTTGCATGTTCCCAAGCAAATTTTGAACATGACAAACCTTTTCCTTCTTGGTTTATACGTTGTCCCGAGGCTGTTTCTCTGAGCTGATATTTTTTACCGTCTTTTATAACGGTTATTTTCATTCCAGATCTTACCTTTTGAACATGTCTTCTCCATGCTGCCAATGCTCCGTTTGTCCCAAGCCATTTAGTTAGCGCACTTTTCATTGCAGCTGTTGAAGACCTGAGTTCTTCATCGGTTTCCATGTCAATGGCTTTAATTTTTCCTGTCCATTTATACTTGATCTTACCCTCTTTTTCAGTAATGGTCCAAGAGCCTCCTCCAAGTTGAGCTCCCCAATCCATCTTGATTTCCATGATATGTGGGCCTTTGTTTCCTACCGGTACAAAGAAATCTGAATCTGGTTCGGTTGCACTCGATCCAGCGACGGCTTTTATGTTGCCTTGAATACCAGCCGCTTTTAGCGCATCTAAAACTGTTTGTTCGTATTCATCGCTAGCTGCTGTCTCAAGTAAATAATTGAGAAACTCATGAGCTCTATTTTTTTTCATGAAATACACCTTAAAACCGTTATACTAATATATAGTAACTTATATGCAATCTCTAACTCATGACAACAAACAAATAACCCTGCTACACAACGGTAAAGTGGTTGTTGTGGCCCCAATAGACCACAACAAAGTCATTGTTCCGTTCCACTGTCCATTGTGTGAATATCCAATGAAAACAGCAGACGACGCCAACAGTTACCGTGAAACACAAGCTTGTTATATGTGTCACTTATACTGGAGAAGCAGCAACACTGTGCCAGACAAACAAAGCGAACGTTGGAAGAGCTATATGGAACGTAGGCATATGGCTTTCCTTCCACAAATACAGTTCAAATGAATACTTATCCCTAAAGGATAAACTATGCCTATTCAACAACGTGCTCGCTATAGGTTGCTAACCAATCTTTTAGATACTTCTTTTGGCAAATCATCTGAGCGTGCTTATCCAAACCACTTTGTCAAAATGACTATGCCACTTGAAAACACTATTCAAGTTAAAGCACAAATACTTGTTAACCTTGGAGGGTCAGCAAATGCTTATATCGAAAGCCGTAAACGTTTTCGTGAAGAGTTACTAGAAATCATTGGTAAACGTTTAGAACGTATCACAGAAGAATATAAACGTGCTGTAGAAGCTGCTACAGATGAAACGTTGCTCTCATACCGTAAACAACCACACGAAACTCCTCCAGAAAAATCTGTAAAGCTAGCTGTAGACAATCACTCGATTCAAGAATGGCTTGAACACGTTTCTATGAGTGCTTACCGCAATAACAAAACATGCATATATCACTTACATTGTGTTGTAAGTGTGGCATGATATTTCTGTGTAAATGGCATTAACAAAAAAAGAACAAGTTGATGAAATAATGAAGTGTGGGCAAGATCCTTGCTACTTCATTAAAAAATATTTGTATATTCAACATCCAGTAAAAGGTAGACTTCCGTTCGAACTATATCCATTCCAAGAAGAATGCATTCAAGGCTTCTTGGACTATAAGTTCAATATCGTTCTAAAGTCTCGTCAATTGGGTTTGTCAACAACAACCTCTGCTTATTGTCTTTGGATGGCAATGTTTCGTCAAGATGCGAACATCATGATCATGGCAACAAAGCTGGAATCCAGCAAAAACATGATTCAAAAGATTCGCACAACATTCAAAATGCTTCCATCTTGGATGCTTAACATACTTGACTTAAAAGAACCAGAAGCAGAATCTGTTAAATACATCAAGTTCAATAACGGATCAAAGATTGCAGCTATTCCAACATCAGCTGACGCTGGTCGTGGTGAGGCTCTTAGCTTGCTTGTTGTTGACGAAGCTGCACACGTTGATGTATTAGAAGAACTATGGCTTGGTCTATATCCTACTCTATCAACTGGTGGTAGAGCTATCATCTTCTCAACTCCTAACGGCAAAAACTTCTTCTACCAGTTGTGGGCAGGAGCAGACACAGGAGAATATGAAGAAGGTAAAGTAGGCTTGCACTGCAAAGGTGTCGGAAAGAATAAGTTCCACGGCATCAAACTTCCTTGGTATGTTCACCCAGAAAGAGATGAACAATGGTTTGAAGATCAAGCCAAGCCAATGGATGCAAGAGGTATTGCGCAAGAACTTTTGTGCGGTTTCGAAGGTTCAGCTTCAACATTTTTTGATCAAAACAGTATCGATTATGTTAGAAACATGTCTCAAACTCCGATTGGATACACTGGACCCAACAACAAAGGTCAAGACTTACACATATGGAAAACAGCTGTTCCCGATCACAAATATGTTATTGCAGCAGACGTTGCAAGAGGTGATGCGGAAGACTATTCAACCTTTCATGTGTTCGATATAAATGATAGTGAAGTTGTGGCTGAATACATGGGCAAGATTCCTCCAGATAGATTTGGAGAATGGCTTATAGAAATTGGTAAAAGATATAACGACGCTCTTATTGTGAATGAAAAGAACACAGTAGGTATCGCCACAGCAATCAAACTAAGAGATGCTGAATATCCTAACTTGTATTACGATTCAGATCTTGCAGAAAAAATGATTGGCATGACTCCCGACGAAAAGAAAGACGTGCTACCGGGATTTACAATCAAACCAAATAACCGTGAAAAGATTCTAGAAAACCTAGAGCAAGTTATTCGTAATCATCAACTCAAAATCTACTCTTTACGCTTTGTTTCACAAATGGAAACGTTTGTGTGGAACGGTAAGCGTGGTCAAGCTCTAAAGAAACGTCATGATGATCTTATCATGGCAATGGCTATTGGATTACAAATCTTTACTCCAATGGCCCACGAACAAGGTTATCTTGGATCGTTAGAAGTTAATAAAACAATATCAAACGCTTTACTCGCTGGAATGAGCAGAGGTTACCGTGACGTTAAACAAAAAGTTCAAGGTAAAATCGTTCCAGCAGGAGTCAATCCTGACACAATCAGAAACGAAGTAGAGTTTCGTAAAGAGTTTTGGTGGCTGTATTAATCTATACGTTTTAGATCCTTCATAAGCCACTCTAAACTAAAACATAGGAGAACTATTATCATGGCAAATAAAATCAATGTAGGTAACCCAGAAGTTACAACCAAAACAAACATCTTAGACATTGGCCTTCCAACAGAACTAGAAAATGCAGTATCAACCGGCTGGGAACACTTTGATGCTCTTTGTGCCGGTGACGGAATGATTCCATCAACTGTAGCTATTCTAACAGGTCTTCCCGGCTCTGGTAAAACAACCTTCGCTATTCAACTAGCAGATAATATCACTAGAACAGGAAACCTTGCTCTTTATAACACTTGTGAAGAAAGCATTTATCAAGTACGTCGCACAGCAAAACGTATGGATCTAAAACATGGCTTTATTCCATCATATCATAATGATGTAAATGATATCCTAAAACATGCTGACTCTATTCGTGCAGAGAACCCCGGCAAACAACTATTCTTGTTTATTGACTCACTACAAACAGTTGAGTGTAATGAGATTGACTCAAAAACAGGCAAGGTTTACTCCCAGCAAGCTCAAACCATTCAATCAGCTTGGAGACTTGCTGAATGGGCAAAGAAGAACTACACCAATGCAATCATCATTGGTCAAGTAACAAAAGATGGAACCTTCGCAGGTAAACAAGAAGTGAAACACGCTGTTGATATGCATATCTCACTTCACCTAGACACAGACCGTAGAAGCGAAACATATGGTGATAGAGTCGCCCAAGTTGAAAAGAATCGCTTTGGCAGCGGAGGTCTTTATTTCCCCTACGAGGTCACCAGCAGAGGAATTCAGTTCAAAGACTAAACAAAAGGTGCCCTCTGGCATATATATTGATTAGATGATATCTGACAATGCTTGAAGCACATAGTTCAATGCGTTCACTTCATCTCGTGGACTTGATGCAAACGGCTTCAAAGCATCAAAAGCAGTTTGAGTACTTGGATCTACCGGGCTCGCTGCGGCGGATTTAAGCGCATTAAAAGCATTCGTGATATCGGAATAAGCTGCTTTAATGTTTGCTACTGGAGTAGTTAAAGCTTTTTGAAATTCGTTTATTTGATTTTTGAAGTCTGCAACTTTTTTACCAGAAACATCTACAAGTTCTCCATTCGCATTTAACCCAGAATTCATAGATTGAATAAGTTGCGTGGTTGTATTTTGTGGCATTTCAGATAATGCATATCTCGGAGCTGCCCCAGTTACTGCACCAACATAATGAGTTTTAAGTTTTCCTATTGCCCATGCAGCCACGGCAGCTAGTGCTGCACCAAGTAACGCACCCAAAAAGAAAAATTCATTCAAGTTTTGTTTTTCTGGCAGTTTACCAGTTTCTATATATTCTTTTACAATAGCTTTTTTAATATGAAGTTTTGCAAGTTGTTGCTCTTTGAACGTTAGTTTGCGTTCTGTTATTATGCCTTTTGAATATTCATTTAAACCTTGTTGTAACTCGGAAGAAGTTTTTAACAATACAGCCAAAGCTCCATCAGTACCATCACCCTTTACACCTATTATACTACTAATTGCTGCTTTTATAGATTCTATTTCCGGTGATGATGCTGCTTGTTCTTTTAGAATATTTCTAATTTCTACAAGCTTTGCAAGATGTTCATTCTCTGTAACAAAGCCAAGCTTATAAAGTTTCTTTTGTAGCTTTAGACTTCTAATCTTAGATTCAGCAAGACTTGCTAATAATGTTTCAGGGTTTTTCGGATCTGTGACTGTGATTCCATTTGCTTTTAGGAATTGCTGAGTTATAGTCTTGAAAATCTCTGATTTTAACCCATAAATAATTCTATTTCTTAGTCCATCCTCTCCTTCCCATGTCATGGGATCAATTTGATCAGGGTCTGTTATTGCTAAAGCACCCATCAATGTAGGATTTGCTTTTAAAGCGTTTTTTACTTTTTCTAAACTTGGTGCTGGTGGTGCTGTTGTTGTTTTACCCGGTCCAGCCATGAACGCTCTACTAAAATTTCCTATTAGTAGCGATAAACCGTTTGTATCGTTTGAAATTACATTTGTTAAAGCTTGTGCAGCTTGTGCAGCTGCATTTATTTTTGGTCTAATCTTTTCATTATACTTTGCTGTTTCTTCTTCAAGATCTTTAAAGGCATCATTTTTGGCTAATTCATCAAATATTTCTTTTGCTTCTTTTGTGGCTGTGCCACCAAAAGGTTGTAAAAAGACTTTTTGAAACCAAGCTCTGCCACCTTTACCTTTAAGATTCAGAATAACGTTATTGATTTCACCAATTTTTTCTGTTTTTTGCTTATTTTTTTTAAAAACATCCATCCATGATTTTTCTTCTGCCCTTGTATCCAAATACATATTTGACCAGCCTACCAAAGCTTCAACAGGAACAAGTTGATCGTTTTTTGGATTAAGATTGAGAGTAATTTTAGCCATAAAGATTACCTTTTATGAATTCTGGTTATCAATACATATATAGTCAGGTTTTAAGCGTTGTATTTCGATAAATTTTGACTTTTGAAATGTGATGTGACAGTATAGTAGGTATGAGTGATACTAACTGGCATACCCATTTACAAAATCTTGTTGAATATTCACGCAACCAAAATGTTAACGTTATGTTTGTGCGTGGATGTGACGATGCATACGATGTTGACAATCAAACGATTGAAATCAACAAAAGACGCACACCAAAAAGCCAAGCATATATTTTGCTGCACGAACTGGGCCATCATAAGGTTATAAAAAGCCCGAAACTTGCAAAGAAGTTTGCATGTCTTAATGCCGAACATGTTCCTCGCAACCTTTCAAAGAAAATGCTAACTCTTGAAGAAGAAGTTGTGGCATGGCACATAGGAGAAGATATTGCCGAGCGACTTGACATTCCAATCGACAAGACTTATCAAGTTTTGAAATCAAAATGTTTGAAAACATATGTGGATTCGATAGCATCAAAGAAAAGGACAAACCAATGACACCTAAAGCAAACGAAGAAGACCTAGAACTATTCAAAAAGTATCAAACAACCAAGATTTTGGATGAAAATGGAAAGATAGTAAAAGCAGACATAACTCTACGCAACGATCTTGCGCAACGAAATGCTAAACTTGTAACGTTTGTTATCAACAAGTTTTACAGCAAAAAGCAAAAGCACAAAGAGCTACGTAGTGACTTGCTTCAAGAAGGTCATCTTGGATTGTTTGATGCGATTGATGGATTTAAACCAGAACTAGGATTTAAGTTCAGCACATATGCTACATGGTGGATTCGACAGAGTGTAAACTCTTATCTTTTAGATCAAGAGCCAATGCTGCATATTCCATCTCATATTCGCACAGCACGCAACAAGTTGTTTAATCTTGCCAAAGAACGTTCAACAGCGTTTAAGGATATTGGCAAAGACATGCTTGATGAGCTTGGCATGACAGAAAAGATGTTTGCTTCGGTCACGGCTGCTGTCAAGACTAAATCATGGTTTTGTCAATCGATTGACGAGCAACTAAGTTCCAGCATGGATAAAACGCTGAAAGACGTTATACCGAGCAACAATGTTGACATGTCGGTAAGCGTTGACAACAAGCGTATTTTAACGGCAGCAAAGCAAGCTTTTCTCAAATTGAACTTAAGGGAAAAATGTGTATTGTTGGAACGTTATGGAGTTGATTGCGGAGAAATTTTGTCAAAGGAAGGTGATAAATGAATCAGAAGTATATAACTATCGAAGAAGGCGAAGACTATCGCACTATAGCAACCAAGATGACGGCAGTAGGATACAAAATGAATCATGCAACGGCAAGAAACATATTGTTATCTGGGATGCGTAAGTTTATAATGAATATGTCGGAATCACTTGGTAAGCCTCTTACTGATGAAGAATGTGATACGTTGGTAATGCGACAAGACATTCATGAAGTTTTAGGAGATATTCTTCCTCTTTGCATAACAGAGGAATCAACATCATGCCCGGCGGCAAAATAACTGAAAACCATAATCTTCCAGATTTAGAAAGCTTTCTGGTTCGCAAACGTTACCCATTAAACAAATGGTTGACAGCAAATCAAATCACATCTCCAGAAGCTTTTAAAAGCCTTATAAGCTCAAACAAATGGAACATAAGCTCAGAGTTCCAAAACTTTGTTTTCGAGCTTTTAAAGCCTGTTTTTGTGCCATCTGTGGTTGTTGTTGAAGCACCCGAAGTTGCAGTTCAAACGATTGCAATCATTTCGGAGCCGGTGGTTGTGTCACCACCCCCAGAAGAACCAGTTGTTGAACAACAAGAAGTCTTCACGGTTGAAGAACCTGTTGTTTCAGTTCCAGAGGAACCTGTTCAACCAGTTGAAGAGGTTTCTTTGGTTTCATCTCATTCATTCAAAGAAAGAAAAAAGTCTAGGTAATACAATGAGTTCTCGTCATCAAAAAGAAAAACGTCTTCGTCCACGCAATGATCCGTACAAGCGAGAGACATTCAACAAGTCTCAATATCTAAGAATGCAACCAGTTTCTTCAAGCTCGGAGTTAGAAGAAACCAATCAAGAAATTAATGAATATGATGATAGCGACGAATACGATGATATGAACTGAAAAGAAATACGTTTAGACTTTGTTTTTAGTATGAGATTCTAAGTCTACCGAAAGGCGCTGCGGCAACAAAACAACCCCGTAGCTAAAAACTGAAAGGTAGAAACATTATGTCATACGAAACAACCAACACCTCATACGATTCACTTGCTCGCATCGGTACCGGTTCAAACCCACGCAACGCTCTTCGTTTTACTCCAACCAAATCAACTGAGATTGGTGTAAGTGTTGAGCAACCAGCAAGCAAGAAAGCCATGACAATGGAAGTAATCGTTCCAATCTCACGGTCAAAGACTCGTTCACGTCGTACTGCTTGCTTCACACTCAATGGTACACAAGCTCGTAAGCTTTACGAAACACTTTCAAAGTTTTACGCCGAACGTGATAGTGAATGATTAGCTAAACAATCTAAAATATAGCGATAGAAAGGCAAGCTACTAAAATAGCTTGCCTTTTTGTTTTTGTTACAACCTATTTAAGTTCATGAGCAACAAGATTACTTTGGAAGACTTTGGAAAATTAGTTAAACCAAAAGTACTTGTTGAAGCTTTTTTGCTTTGCAATAAAGATGTTGATGCAGGAGATTGGTGGAAAAAGGTTATTGTTCTCAATGCCAACTCCAAATCTTATAAACGTGATACGATTGAAAGCACTTACGGTGTATCAATCAACAGTTTGTTTAATGAACTTGATATCAACACGTATATTGCAGCAGTTAACTCATTTGTTATTTTTCATCAAGGCAGATATCAATTTGTATACAACGCCGAACAAGCAAAAAAGATTATCGCAAGCAAAAGACGTTACAGTATAAGAGCTGTTGGCGTAGCGATATATCATAGCTACGATCTTGCAACAAAAACTTTGGGAGAATCGTGGCAAGCAACCAACATATCAACAATACAATGGTTTTACCATCCAAAGCATTTGATTGATGCCGAGATAGTTGAAGCGTATGAAAGTGTTGGAGTTGGAGATATGTTGGTGTTTAAGAAAACGCAAGCACTAGTAACCAAAATCAAAACATTGAAACGCAACAAGTTTTGGATAACATGTAGCTGGACAAGAAAGAAAATAACGATGTTGAACGGTAGTACCGGTCATCAAGTTCGTTTAAACACAAGTCGAACGTTTACGGTTTTAAAAAGCAAGCGTTAGTCGTCGCTGGATTCATCTTCTGACTCAAGTTCAGTTCGAACTTTATCAACGATTGATACAACATCGTCCACGGTTGCCATTTCATCAGCTTCCAAAAGCGTTTTATATTCATCCATAAACTCTTCTAATCTATCAATCAATCTAGAAAGCGTTCTTACACTTGACATAATCTTTGGTTATCCTCTTCAATGATATCAAACAGTTTTTTACTACCAATAATCCAACCGAACATATCACTATATAAGCATTGATAGTAAAAACTGCCATGCTCGTCTTGCATTTTGTTTAACAACACAAATGATTCGTTTGTTGATTTAAGTTTTGATGATGATTGAGGGGGTTTGCAAAGTGAACTTGTTAGTATGCAAGGCAACCAACTATTCTTTTTATTTCTTTGTTCAAGCACAAAATCAATATCTGGATATACAACAACAAATGTTTGCAACGCATTTTTCTTGCTTTTGATATGACATAAAGAACCAATACGCATTGATATATAAGCTCCTTGTTTTCTACGTAGCTAAGGCTAACTATATACTAATATGGAAACACTTGAATCAAAAGCTTTTATCGGTAACAACAGATATCTTTCTCACACATTCAAACAAAGTAAAACACTAGCATATTGCAAATATGATACTGTTCTCTCTCTTCTATTGGTTATCTTCCACAACGGTACCGAGTATGAATATTCTGGTGTAGATTCAACCACTTATGAAGAACTAATATCTGCACCTTCTGCTGGAAGTTATTTCAGCAAGATATTGCGCAAGTATAAGTTTGTTAGGCTCAAGTAGCTACTTATTCACAAATGAAGCTTAAAAACATACTTTTTGCAAATGAAAACACTGGAGATTTTTCTGGAGCAGGAACGTTTCAAGGTGGCCCTTACGGTTTCGGTAATCGATATCAACTAGCCAACTCACAAGTATGGCCGGGATTACAAGACCCAGATGCAGACTTACCTCCAAACCCTTCTTTTAGACCTGCTATAGATGCTCAACGTGATCCAAAAGATAGCGAATATGAATCCCTTGAAAGTTCTGAAGTTTACGATAGCCGTCCTCATTTATTGCCCGGAGAGGATACTGTTAGAGACGAAATCTTGGATCGAGAAAAAGACCTTGAACCTTCGTACTTTTATAACCCAGAATATCAAGACTTCGTAAACGAACGTGATGCGGCAGCGATTCTCTATCGTGACATGCCGGGATTCCCGGCGATGAATACTTTGTCTGATCCTGTTGAACATGTCCCAGAAGATGAAGATTTAGACCGAGAAGAACCCGAAGAAGAACGTTACAATATTCCACATCTTCTTCCTTCCCCAAGAGAAGGCGAGCGTGGTATACCCTTTGGACATGGACCTGTTAACACTCCCGGCGAAGGAATGCTAACACTTGAACCGGGAGACATTGGTGTACAAGCCAGCATGTATAGTCCAACAGAACCCGAAGGTAATGAGTTAAACCTTACAAAAAAACGTAATCAAACACTTAATCGTTGGAAAGAAACAACACAAGTTGATAAAGGACATACCAATAGAGATGAAGTGTTTAATCACCTTGTTAAACCTGTTGATTGGATTAAAAAAGAGTTTGGTCAACAAGATTATGTAAAAGATTTGGATTCAGATGATGATGTACCGATTCATGCTGGCAGTCAAGGAGTTGTTGCTCATCCTGTTAAGCACGTTCCCGGCAACGTGAATATCTATAAGAAAGGCAATCCCGGTTATTCATTGGGAGAAGCAAAGGAACCTAAAACAATGGCAAAAAAAGAAACCAAACGTGAGTTAGAAGACTACGTTCCAAAAGATCTTGACAAGAAAATGCCAGATGAAACATATGGCAATGGCATGGGTCAAATCATGAAAGCTTATCCTTTCCCCCGTGAAGATCGTGAGCTAAAAAAACACAAGCCTCTTGAACCAGAACAAAGCTACGTTCCATACAGCTATGACCGCAGCCACATCGACATAATCATTGTTACTAAACTGTTCGAAAAACTAGCTAAACTAGCTAAGTCCGAAAAGAAGTGAAATGAAACTGCAAGACTTGTTAGAAGCAAAGCTTTTTCTCAAGCTTGCAGAATCCAGAGAAGAAGATATGGATAAACTCCATATCGCAAATGAAGCATTCGAAAACATTGAAGCGTTTATTCGTAAGCTGAAAAAAGATCCAAGCAAGTTTGCGGAAAAGTTTTACACAGATAACGATGGAAGATTTATAGGTTTCCATATGGAAACAAACTTGCCAAAAAAACAACAAATTCCAGAAATATCCGATTTGTATATCGAGTTTCTTGACCATGAACTTAACAATGTCAAACCAACAATCAAAGCAAGTGCTGATCGGAATATAGAGCCAAATACAGGCAAGATAACTCAGCTACGCATCAAACTATACATCGATGCTCCACAAGCAGCTAATAAGCCTGTAAAAGCCTACAATAAATGGTTTGCTAACAACTTGGCTGATCTACTTGAAAGCTCCAACTACCGCTCTTCTTTTGTTCATGAGTTTACTCATACCCTAGACTTCAGAAGAATAAATCCAGAATATCTTGTCGCTAGAGCAAAACGAAAAATATCAGAAAAAGAAGCTGGAAAAGTAAGAGATCGTGACAAGTATGCTAATGATCCTTTGGAACTCAATGCTTACTACCAACAAGCAATGAGCGAACTATATAACGATCTTTTAAAAACAGAAACTACCGAAGAATGGAATGATAACGTTGGAGAAACTCCACAAGAGTTTGTAGATAAGCTTTTAACAATATATCTCAGACCACAAGTTCAAAAACGATTGACACCAGAAAACAAAAAACGCTTGATGAAACGTGCAGCTACTGCTTGGGAATATCTCAAGCTAAACTAACTAAGAATATGAGCTGGATTCAGTTGTTGATTGTTAACATTGTTCTATCGATTGCCCTATTCTTTTCGCTTGGAAAAGAAAAATGATTAATACCTTTACGCTTGAATATATTTCTGGAATACTAAGAACATAAACGAAGCCCTTATACCGGCTCTGTCTTCTAAACAGTAGTACCGTAACTGGATTATGCAGGTTCGAATCCTGCTGGGGGCGCTAGTTAAGTAAATGATCAAACAAATCAAAATATTGTTTTTTTGTTTGATGATTATGGTGAATGGTTGTATGAACCAAACAAGATATGTTTCAACTTATCCAATGGTCGGATCATATGAGTTCGTACATTCATATTTGCAACAAAGACTAACTGTTTTAGGCTGGAGAATCTTTACAAGACCAACCCATCTTGGACACATCGTTGCTGCAAACAATGAAACACCAACATCAAGAGATGTTGTGCTGATCGATTACAACAGAAATGGTGATATATCGCTTTGGATTAGAACTGAAGCAAGAGATTCAAACGGCGAATGGCTTAAACCAGAAACTGTTTGCGAAAACTATAGTTGGGCAAGAGAACAACAACTCCTAAACCAAATCTTAAATCGATAGAAGACGTAAAACTTGAAAAAATCTATGACGTTAGCAATAAAAAACTCTACGATCCAGAAGACTTCCTAAAAAATCTGAAATAGCTTTACAAACGAATAAGAGACTGCTAGACTAAGAACATAGACAACGACAGAGCCCTTGTGGTGGAATGGCAGACATAGGAGACTCAAAATCTCCCGCTCTTACGAGCGTACCAGTTCAAGTCTGGTCGAGGGCACTCTGCAAGCGTGGTGGAATGGCATACACAGGAGACTTAAAATCTCTCGCCTTCGGGCATACGGGTTCAAGTCCCGTCGCTTGCACTAAATGATGCTTCAACTAAATCCAACGATACCAATAATCCGTGTATCAGATCAAATGAAAGGATACGCTTTTTTAGTTATCGATTACTCACAAGAACATGATTTGTTGTATGTATGTGCAATGAATAATGGTGAGATTTGGACATTGAACAATAAAACGAGTAGGATACAAAACAACATATCACTTGGTCGGATAAACAACGGGGTGTAGCTCAGTCTGATAGAGCATTCGCTTTGGGAGCGAAGGGTCAAAGGTTTGAATCCTTTTACCCCGACTAACGATTGATTCTGTGACAATAGAATAGTTTTGGAGAGTTGGTAGAGCGGTCTATTACGTCAGTCTTGAAAACTGAAGGCGGGAAACCGTCCGTGAGTTCGAATCTCACACTCTCCTCTGTTTCTGGGCAGTTACTCAAGTAGTCAACGAGAGCAGACTGTAAATCTGTTGCCTTCGGGCTTCGTAGGTGCAAATCCTTCACTGCCCACTCTGGTCCCATCATCTAACGGTTAGGATACAAGATTTTCAATCTTGTCATACGGGTTCGAACCCCGTTGGGATCGCTTCTTTTTCGAATTTCGTTTGTAATGTATATTACAGATACTATATATAGCTGTATGCTGTTAGAATCCATATTGTTTGACGTACAAGATAACCCGTTATCGGAAGAAACTAAAAAATGGCTACAACATTGGACGGAGTACGCACCAAGAGGATTGCCACCTCCGGCAGTTATCAAAGAGCTTGAAGCATATAGACCCAGTAAACCAAAAACGCTATTTCGATATGTTCAAAATATCGAATCAGAACCACAAAAACAACTTTTGTCATGGCTGCCAGATTGGAAAATGGTAATCGACAGCTTTTTTGAAGGCCCACCAATATATGTCAAGGTAGCAACAGTAGAACCCAAAAATATACTGGTTGACGTGCGGCTGATTGTGAGCTCGTTTCCAGAAATGGAAAAACTGGTATTACCGGATGAAGTTATAACCTATCAAGTTTAGTTCCCGAACTTGTTTTATTTACAAGCATAACTCAGCGGTAGAGTGTCACCCTTACAAGGTGAAGGTCACAGGTTCAAATCCTGTTGCTTGTACTATGAATACTGACATTGATGAATGCATTAAAGCAATAAGAGCTCGTATACGGTATGGGCACAATCAACAGCAAATCGCTGAAGGTTTAGGTAAACACTTTTCCCAAGATCTACTATTCTTGTGTTATCATGCCGCAAAGATACTAGAAGATGCGGCAAACGAGAAAAAGTAAAAATAGTTTGAGAATCATAATATAGGATGGTAGATTATAAGAGTAGGGTAAAGACGAAACGGGCGTGTAGCTCAACTGGTTAGAGCATTCGACTTATAATCGAAAGGTTTCGGGTTCAAGCCCCGACATGCCTACTAAAAATACGGGTTGTTAGCTCAGTTGGTACGAGCAGAAGGCTTTTAACCTTTTGGTCGAGGGTTCGACCCCCTCACAACCCACTACGTAGAAATACGTATTCCGCAATAGCTCAATGGCAGTAGCGAGCGGCTGTTAACCGCTAGGTTGTAGGTTCGAGCCCTACTTGCGGAGCCATATACCAAACGCAAGGTTGCAACATGAAAAATGCATCTGTTATTCGTAATCTTTGTGGTGATGATGAATCAACCGTTTCGAATCGAAAGGATACTTCAATGCTTACCAAGGCAACATACAATCGCAAGCAAGCAACTCTAACCGTTGAGATCGATAATCGAACATCTCACTATTACAACGTTCCATTGTACGTCTATAACCAACTCGCTCAAGCAAGTTCAATCGATCAACACTTTAACAACTATATCCGAAACAAGTATCCAAGCGAAAGCGTCAACTAATATCTTTAGTTGTTTTACCGCTTGTGGTAAAGTAATGCTATGAGCACACACGAAGTCAAAGTTATTCGCATCGAATCTATTCTCCAGCATCCCAACGCTGATTCTCTAGAACTCACAAACGTTTGGGGATATCAATGTGTTATCCGTAAAGGAGCACACAAAGTTGATGATCTTATGGCTTATATCGAGCCAGATTACACTGTTCCTCTTGATCGTAACGAGTTCAAGTTCCTTGATGATGGCAAGGGCAAACCTCGTCTGCGTATTACCATGCGTCGGTTCCGTGGTGAACCTTCATACGGACTGCTTATCCCGGCCCCAGAAGGCTCTGTAGAGGGCGATAACGTTATGGAGCAACTTGGGGTAGAACGGTACGAACCACCCGCTCCAAAAGGCTTTGGGATGGCTTCTGGAGTGCAAGCAAAGGGTCCAGATATTCCAGTGCCACACTATGATCTAGAATCATTCAAAAAGTATCACAAACTCTTTAATGAGGGGGAACGTGTGATTCTTACCGAAAAGATTCATGGCACAAACGCACGTTATGTATTTCATAACGGTGAAATGTTTTGTGGTTCCAGAACAACATGGAAGATGAAGCCGGGAACTCATGTAAAGGACGTTACATGGATTGATGAAAATGGTATCGAAGTAACAAAGACCATTACGGCTCCAGATTGTGTGTGGTGGACTGCACTTGAGCAAAATCCTTGGATTGAAGAATGGTGTAAGAACCATCCAAGCATGGCTATATACGGAGAAGTATATGGGCCAAGCATTCAAGGATCAGATTTCCATTATGGAAAAGTTCAAGGCCAATATGGCTTTGCGGCATTTGACATTTTGGATCATGGCCGTTGGGTCGATAACGCTGATATGTTTGACAATCCTGTTTACTGTGCGGGTATTTGTGAAACTGTTCCTGTTCTCTATCGTGGAGCTCTTGATGCATCGATGCTAGAAAAACTTGCTGAAGAAGACAGTTGTTTTCCAAAGCAAAAGGTTCGTGAAGGTATTGTTGTGAAACTAGAGCGTGGCGAACGATTTGATTCTCGGCATGGACGAGTTGCTTTGAAGTACGTATCTGACAGATATCTTTGTATGAAGTGATAAAAGGAGCTAACAACATGAAAGTAAAACTAGATTTAGATGAGTTGCAGCTAGAAGGCAACGGTATTACCAGCAAAGAGCAAGCTGATGCTGTGTGGGAAGCTTATGTGGAGCATCGAACCAAGGCTGAAGAGTTGCTTAAACTTTGGGGAGAATGGGCAAAAAAAGCTCGATGATTAAACCCGGAGATTTGGTTGAAATCATACAAGCACCCGATCAAAGTTTATATGAACGTTCTTTCTGTGGTAAACTGGGTATTGTTATTGAAAACATATATGCCAAAAGTTCTCCAAACATATGGAGAGTATTTGTCGAAGATCGATTTGTTCATCTGCACATGTTAGATCTAAAAGTAGTTCAACCAGCAAAGGAAAAAAACAATGAATGAAAATGTATGGGTTCCAAAACGTTTAGTACATGTCGGACCTTGGGCTGCTGTTCAATATCATGAAGTTGATGTTGCTCAGTTAGAACAAGCGGTAGTCGATGCTCAAGTTGCTTTAGAGCAAGAAGCAGAACTACATACTGATGATTGTGCTTGGTGGCAAGATTGGCACGCTTGTAACTGTGGTGCCTTTGATAGAAAAGAAGAATAACTCAATTTTTTAAACCCTTCAGTGTTTTAGCTTTCAATGTCATATATAGTTTTATTTGTTATTGTTAATGTGTTAACATAAAGAAAGGAGATACGATATGCGATACAAGCTAGTAAAGTTTCTAAATATGGACAAAGCAATCGTTAGAAATAACGATGCATACTACGTTGCATCGTTTGCTGATGTGGCCCATAGCGGCCCCGAGGTGCTTGTATTTCCATCCGATAAAAATGGTGCTATAGCCAATTATGGTGAAGTTGATGGTGGTCGAGGTTATAAAAGCTTGGCCGAGTTCATTACCGAAAAATGTACCGACCTATAAAGGTAAATCATGAAAACGTTTAAAAGTATTTTCGCTGTAACTTCCAACAAAGAACCAAAAGTAAAAACTGAACAGCAGCCAAAACAACCAAAGACAAAAGACAAAACAAAGAAGGATAAGTCTAAAGCTAAAGGCAAGGAAAAGGTTGAACCTAAGAAGCGTGGTAGACCTTCCAATGCTGAACTAGCTGAAAAAGCTCGGATTCAGAAAGAAGCTGATATTGCTTTTCGAAAGGAACTGTTAGAGCGACAAAAATCTGTAGCATCGGGTTCGTTGCCTGTTGTGACAAGTTCTATGTCGGTAGATGAATCGAACGTACATGACCCAAACTGGATACCACCATGGCCGGTGTTTCTTCCCGGTCAACGTGTTGAATACAAGTTTAAACGTCATGACGGAAAAACAGAAAAAGGAACTGTTGGCAAAGACGATGTGCAATCAGCTTTTATTCGTGTAAACTGGGATGATGGAAGCTCACAGTATGCAGCCAAGCTTGCATTGAAGTTGATCGTCAAAAAAACCTATGCCAAGGTTTTTACTAAAGGTCGCAAAAAGGAAGAATAAACAACAATGTCCATGACACGCAACGACAAACAACAAAACGAATATCTCAAAGTTATTCTTGATGAAGTTCGTGCGCTAGCAACCAAAGTCAAAAACCTTGAAAATGAAATCAAGGATCTAAAAAAACAAATCGTAAATCAAACAGCCCCAAAGGTTTAATCTATCAACATAGTTATTTTCAATGAAAATAACATTATGCTCTATTTTGTTTGAAGAACCAGAACAAGGCAAAGACGCTTTGTTTGGCAAGTATATGTTTGACTATCAACGCAATGATATAAAGAAAAACAACAAAGAAGAACCAACACTCGAAGAAGAAGAAGCTTTTGAAGCTTTGGCACGTTATGCTTCTTTTAACGACAAATCAGACTTGAGCAAAATTGCTCCAAGTTTGTTTTCGTTAAAACAAAAAAACATGTATAGTGCCATGCTTGATCCTTTTAAGGGTGACAGAATAAATGTATATCGTTTATTGTTTTTAGATGCTGAAACAGGAAAATCAACTTTTAACATTGATTTATCCAAACCAACTGGCAAATTGCCAGCAGGAGTAATTGAACCAACAATGAATTCTGAAATTCAAGGTTGGACCACTGACCCATCCATGTTTCCTACCATTATCAAAACAGAATCAAGCGAACGTAAACCAGTTTACGTTATATTGAAAGCCAGCTTGAAAAAAAACAACAATTTTTTTGGAAATCCAAATCGACTTGTTGGAACTGCTGACGAAGACTTTAAGCACGAAAAAGAAACATTTTCGATTGGCTCTGTCAAATATGATAAAGGAATTTATTTCATCGCTGACCCAAACAAACCAGACGAAATAAAAAGCAAGCTTTTACTTGCTATTTTAGAAATAAAAAAATAAAACATAACAACTAAATAACCAAACTAACGCTTCGAAAAACACTCCACAACAATCTGTTTGAGAAACCATAGCTTAACAGCTTCATTGATTACATCCAAGTGGCTGTAGCCAGCAAAAAACACCCCGCCAGCATTTGTCATTAATCGCTTGATGTTCTCAACTCTGGCTTCGTTAGCCATGTTTGCCAACTTGCTAAAAGCAGTTTCTCCAGATTCCCAAGTCAAATCAAATCCTTTTCGGTGAAAGCTTTCAAAGGCATCAAATGATTTCATACCATCTGATTCCATTTGCTGTAAACTCAAAAGCTTTTGTATATCTTGCTTGGTTATTGCTGGACCTTCATACCATGATGCTTGTGTTGCAATCAAGTTATCCAGAATATTCTTTGTTGGATCAAAGCTGGAATCATCGGAAACTTGACGCACGATAGCATCTGTTTCTCCTCCAAACAAACTAAGAATCAATGCCGTCATCTTAGACAAAGGCTTGGTTGGTTCCCATGAACGTATGCGAGCATTTGGTAAATGCACTTCAATGAAGTCTGCAACCACAAACTCTGGTTCCATACCTTCAATCCATACGTTCTTGTTGGTGCTAAATACCTCAAGAACTTTATCTAAGTCTTTATCTTTGAGTGATATAGGGTGTTCATGATCAACACCGATTATAATCCAACCATCACCAAGCTTTATGTTGTTCATTCACTCTCTTCTATTGGTTATGTTCCACTGTGTAAATATTCTTTAGAATCTGATTAATAGCTGGTATTATAGCACTATGACTACACAAATCAAACCATCTCGTTTCGTAGGTCTTCACGCACATTCAACAGTTGGGAGCGTGGGGGATGCGATTGGTCTACCTCAAGAACATATCGATTTTACCATTTCAAATGGTATGGACGGGCTTGCTCTAACCGATCATGGTAGCATGGCAGGTATCTCTCACCAACAAATCCATGCAAAGAAGCTAAAAGACAAAGGTGTAAAGTTCAAGGCCATTCCCGGTGTTGAAGCTTATTTCATTGATTCATTTGTTGAATGGAATAAGCTTGTCAAGATGCAAAAAGCCAACAAGGCGTTGGCCAAGGCGCTTGCCAGCAATGAATCTATTGGCAATGAACTTGCTGATACTGAAGCTGATATGGATGCCAAGCATGGCAAGGAAACCTCGGAAGAAGAGGAAGGTGGCACCGTTGTAGAGATTGAAGCAGAAACCAAGAACAATAAGTTTTCTGATCCTATCGCTCAACGTAACCATCTTGTTGTTCTACCAAAGAACAATGCTGGGCTGAAGAGCATCTTTCAAATGGTTTCCGAGAGTTATATCGATGGCTTTTACCGATATCCTCGCATGGACTTTGATATGCTCAAGCGTCATGCCAAAGGTAACGTTATTGCCTCTTCTGCATGTATTGGTGGTCGTCTTGCTCGCACGATCTTCGACAATCAAGATCAAACCGTTGATTGGAAGGATTGGGGTGTAAACCGTCACAACTATGACAGGATTATGACAGAACTTAGGTCAATCACCAATAAGTTTGTTGATGCTCTTGGTGGACCGGAGAACTACTACCTTGAACTCCAGATGAACCGTCTAACGGCTCAACACCTTGTTAACTTCTATCTCATGGAGCTTGCCAAGGAAACAGGTCTTAAGCTTGTTGTTACTGTTGACTCTCACTATTCCAATCCTAACCATTGGAAGGAACGTGAAGTCTACAAGGCTATGGCTTGGGCTTCGAAAACCAAGGGTACCATTGATCCAAACACTCTACCACAAAAGGTTGAAGAGCTTAAGTGCGAGCTTTATCCAAAGAACGCAGAACAAGTTTGGAATACCTACCTTGAGCAAAAGGCAGCATACCCAGAACTGTACACCGACGATCAACTTATTTGCGATGCTATTGAACGTACTCACGATATCGCTCACGATCTTATTGGAGACGTTTTTATTGACCGTTCTGTAAAGCTTCCCGGCATTGGTCGTCTAATCGAGAAGAATGCTCTAGATAAACTCCTAGAGGCTTCTGCGGGCATGTCTGAGGATGACGTAGCCTTCAAGCAACTTGTGCAGCTTGCGATTAATGGTCTACGTAACGTAGGACGTAATCATGATGATGTTTATATCAAGCGTCTTAAGAATGAGCTTGATACTATTAAGCATCTTCGCTTTGCTAAGTATTTCCTCACATATCACAAGATCATGGACATTGTTGGTAAGGAAATGCTTATCGGTAACGGCAGAGGTTCTGCTGCTGGATCTCTTCTGTCATATGTGTTGAACATAACACAAGTTGATCCGATTCGTTTCGGTCTTCTGTTCGCTAGATTTTTGGTTAAGTCTAAAAAATCATTCCCAGATATTGACTCTGACTTCTCTGACCGGGATCGTGCAGTAAAACTTCTTATCGAGTTCTTTGGTTCAGAAAACGTTATTCCTGTAACCAACTTCGCTCAGTTGCAACTTCGTTCTCTTATCAAGGATGTTGCTCGCTTGCACAATCTTCCCTTCGAAGAGATTAACGCAGCAACGGGTAAGATTGAAAAGGAAGTGCTTGATGTTGCCAAGCAAGTAGAAGGCTTTGATCGTGGCACATGGGTTATGACCTTTGAAGCCGCAATGAATGATTCTCCTACTTTCCAACAACTCATGGAAACTTATCCAGAGTTCCAAACAACCATTAAGGTGCTATTCAAGCAAATGCGTGGTTTGTCTCGTCACGCTGGAGGAGTGATTATTACCGAGAACAGCCGTGAAGGTATGCCTCTTATCAAGGCTGGCGGCGAGCTACAAACTCCATGGCCAGAAGGTGTAAACTTTCGTCACCTTGAAGAGTTTGGTCTACTCAAGTTCGATATTCTTGGTCTTGGTACACTTCGTATGTTTGAGAACTGTGTGCGACGTATCTTGCAAAAGCAAGGCATCAAGCATCCAACGTTCAAGCAAATCAAGCAATGGTTCTGGGATAATCTACATCCCGACAACAACCCATTGACTGATCCAAAGGTTTATGAGAACGTTTTCTGGAAGGGTAACTACACTGGTATTTTCCAGTTCATCAACGACAAGACTCAAAACTTCATGCGTCAAATGAAGCCAAAGTCTATCACAGATATTGCTGTGGCTACGTCTATCTTTCGTCCCGGTCCTCTATCTCTTAAGGTAGATCAACGCTTCTTGAATAACCGTGCAAACCCAGATTCAGTTGTATACAAGCATCCACTTCTCAAGGAAGTATTTGCTGAAACCTCTGGACTCCTTGTGTTCCAAGAGCAGCTTCAAATGATTTATCATAAGCTTGCTGGGGTTCCCCTTGAAGATACAGATGGTATCCGTAAGGCATTTACCAAGAAAGAAATCAACAACAAGGAAAAGGCACAAGCAGAACGTAACAAGCTTCGTCAGAGCTTTATTGATGCTTGCGCAAAGGCCAACAATATCGACGCAGAAGATTGCGGCGATATCTTTGATGAAATGGAAAAACTCGTCGCTTATAGCTTCAACAAATCACACGCTGTATGCTATGCAATCACAACATGGCAATGTGCTTGGTTCCTCACCTATTATCCAGATGAATGGATTGCTACGTATATTGATTACTGTGCAATCTCTAAGGGTAAGGTAACAGGCAAGGAAGATCCAAAGGCTATTGCCATTAAAGAAGCCAAGGCTCTTGGATATGAGTTGACCAAGCCAGACATTAACGTGTCTGAATATGAGGTTATCTCACATCCTACTTTCAACAAAACTCTTGTGCCAAGCTTTAGTTCGCTCAAGCACGTTGGCAAAACTGCTGTAAGCGAGATTCAACAGTTCCGTCCATATAACTCTGTGCGGGACTTGCTGATTAACCAAGATGGTTCATGGAGACACAGCAAGTTCAACAAGAGTGCTCTATCAGCTCTTGTGAAGCTTGAAGCGTTGGGCTCGATGGATATCGTTGGTGATGGTAAGTTGTTCAAGAACTACAAGCAAGTCCATGCTGTGCTTGTTGATCGATATGATGAGTTTAAGCGTATTACTTCACGCAAGAAGAACAACGATATCACTCAACCTCTTGAAGCTGCTATTGCAGAGGTTCAAGGTATGGAGGATTGGACCAAGGCAGAGAAGATGGAGTTTACCAAGGAGCTAGCTGGTTCAGTTGATTTCGATCTTCTGTTGTCGAAGGAAGCTCGGGTAAAGCTTGATGAGCTTGGTTTTGAGTCTATCGATAACTGGAGTGAGAAGGGTAATTACTGGGCTATTGTAGCTTCTGCTGGATTGGCTAAGACTAAGACAGGTAAGACGTATATGAAGCTTCGTTTGTTTGCTGAAGCGAATAAAGAGGTTACTTGTTTTATTTGGGGTTGGAGAGGTGAAGTGAATCTAATTCAGAACGACGTTGTGGTTGGACTTTTTGATAAATCGGATTTTGGATTCTCTGCTTATCAAAACAAGATTTACAAAATCGATTAGAAATATATACTTAGCTTTATGAATCAAAGACAAATTCTTAAGGCTATAATCAAACAAATACTTCTCACCGAAGCTCCAATCGATGTTTGGAAAAGTAAAAACACAGACATAACAGACGAGCAAAAGACACAAGCAGAGCAGTATTTCAAAGATTTGACAACGAAATACAATGCCTTGTTACATCCAGAAGCAAAGGATTTAACCAAGCTTTCTTTTCCACAACTAGAAGCTCTCTACAAATCTGTTGAAATAGCCAAAAGTAAAAACTTAAAAGCTCCATATATTCAATGGTTAACAAAACAACTTCGTCGGCTAGATCTGAGCTTTCGACAAGTTCTTGAAGATTATATTGCACCTCTTCTTTCTTTGCAAAAAAACAAAGAAAACTTTGAGCCAAACTTTCTTGACAAGTTAGAAAATATTGAACAGCTAAACCAACAACTTAACCAAAAAGTTTCTTCTGAGGAAATGGCTGGTTCAGAAGAGAAATTTGGTAAGCTTGCGGAAGAAAATGGTTGGGTTGTTTATATGCCACATACAACTGAAGCCAGCTGCGAGATTGGCAAAACAGGTGGCAGAAGAGATACTGTATGGTGTACTACCAGACCCGATGAATCTAACCTATTTCTTCAATATGTTAATGATCCAGATCAAGACACTATTTTGTTTTATGTTGTTAAGAAAGGTGTAAACGCTAACGAAGACCCATATGCTAAAATGAGTGTTGGTTTTATTAATGGCGAACCAAGATTCGATCTAGGTTCTGGGAATATTACTGTTAATGCGGACAACGAAGGCTTTACCAAGAAAAAGTTTGAGCAAGTTGTTGGAAAAGATTTGGCAAATAAGTTTCTTGGAATAATGCAGGAAAAAGCAGAAAGCTTAGAAGGTCAACATCCTGCAAAAGAAGAGTTTATAAGACTAGTTCAAAACGCAAAAGCTTTCGAAACAAAAATTAATAGTTTCGCTGATGATGAAAACGGTCAGAATCTGCGGCAAAAATTTATTAGATCAGCTTTGAGATTTGATATGTCACCAGAAGCTGTGACTGTTTTAGTTCACGATAAAGATTTAAATGTTAGAAGACAAGCAGCAGAAAATGAAAAACTACCAGCAGCCGAGCTGGAAAAGCTTTTGAACGATCCAGATGCTGGTATCCGACATTCCGCAGCAAGGAATCCAAGTATATCACCCGAACTGGTAATGACTCTTGTCAACAAAGAAGATCCAGCTTTTATGACTGGTATTGCGAATAATCCAAATGCTCCAAGCGAAGTGTTAGACAGACTTGCAAGAAAGAAAGTTCCTGCTTCCTCCGCACAATATATTCATCTTGCAATCGCAAAGAATCGAAATACTTTACCAGAGACAATAGCATTTATAGCTAAAGCTACAAAAAACCAAGAAGTTAGAATGGAGATTGGTAAAAATCAAAATACACCATTGAATATTTTGAATGTTTACTCAAACCACAAAGACTACATGATACGAAAATCAGTTGCACTAAATCCTAAACTTACATTAGAACTTTTTACTAAACTTGCACAAGATCCAGACGAAGATGTGCAAAAATCAATTGTTCGAAATCAAGAAACTCCACCTGCAATTCTAAAGACTTTTACTAAATCACCCAACTACTCGTTGAAGTTATATCTTTTACAGAATCCGAATATAACCAAAGAGATTGTTCAGACATTGGCAAAGGACAAAAATTCAACAGTTAAATCACAAGCTATAATGCATTTGAAAAACATGATGACCGAAGCTTTGATTTGGAATAAGTTGTTGAGTAAGTTGACAAAACAAATCAACTGAAAACTAAGGTTGATTGACAGGTGGCTTAATTGCTCCCTTTTTCTGTCTTGTTTTTTTGTATTCAATCTCACCTGATGGTAAACGTTTTGCAAGGCCACTACGAATATCTCTGCCAATATTGTAAGGCTCGTCTCCTCGGCGTTCAAAGAAATCAAGGATTTTAGCTAAGATACCAGACAGTTGCAGTGTATCTGCTATTGCACTGTGCCAATGCTTTGTTTCAACTTCGAATGCAGTGCCCAATGAGCCAAGTCTGCTAGTAAAGCGATTTGTAGAACGTAGCTCATTAAACAGTCGATCAACTTCTGGATCAGTTCCTCTAAGATTTTCCAAACCAATAAGCAATGATTGCAAATATTTTTCAACAAGTACTTTGGTATCCAACACACTGTATTTAGGAAGAAACGGCATTTCGTGACGAAGTTTTAAAGCGTCGTTTATTTGCCGCATATCAAAGCGTGCGTTGTGTGCAACCATGATTGGACCTAGAGATCGGTACTGACTGACGAACTCAGAAAACCCAGCCAAAACTTTTCCTTCTTCTTCGAAAGGAATGTCACCTTCTTCGTAAGCAGTCATTTTCAAAATGTCATCAATAGTCATACTATTAGATTTTCTTGTTCCGGCTGCAATTTCTTCACGTTGTTTTTTTCTACGATCTTCAACCGATTGTGTTAACTTGCTTTTCATCGAATATCGGCCAAGCTCTTCACCTGTGCTTGTATCGATTGCGATTGCGCCGATTTCTGTAATCAATGAATAAGGAGTTTTTGAACTGAATCCTGTTGTTTCGGTATCAAAAAATATAAGCACACGATTCTTAAGCTTGTTGACAATATCTTGTATTGTAAGCTTTTCTTTTTCAAGTTGACCTTCAAGTAAGACAGAATGAATGATTGTTTTAAGAGATTTAAGTGATGAATTCATGTGTATAGTTATGCATCATGGAAATTTTTAATAATATGAGATATTTAAAATTATTATGAAACTTTACAACATACTTTTTGAAACAGCAAATTTGGAAGTACGCACAATTATAGATAATCTAAATCGCAATGATCCAAAAGATCGAAAACTAAAACGTTGGGTAGAAAAAAACATTATAACACCCTACGGAAATCTACGTTCTGAAGAAAAACTAGTTGATGCATTTGCGGGTGCGGACAATGACATAAAATCTAATTCACAGTTTGCCAAACTTCGAAAAGCGGTATTGAGCCAAGCTTTATATTTCAATCGTGATCGATACAAAAAATTAGAACCAAAAGGTGCTATAGAACAAAGCATTCAGCAAGCAGTAGAAAAAGAAATTGAAAGCATAAGCCCAAGAGATCCATGCGATCCAGCAACAATTGAAAAGTTTGTGTTGCAGCTTCCACGCAACGCACAGAATGCCGCACGCAAACGTCTTATAGCCAAACATTGCGGTGAACAACCAGAAAATGAAACAAGCTGGGACACATTCAAACGTGTCATGACAACCGATGTTGGTGACTTGGTTGACAACTACAAAGCTAACCGTGCAAAGCGTCTAGGTGAGATATAATCAAACTTACTACCTCATGAAACTGGTAATCTTACCAGAAACTTCACGTAACGATTGCTCCAAGTTTTCTGCATCAATGTAAAAAAAGTTTTCACCAAACAGTTTTCTAAAAGGTTGTTCGTTTTTGTGAACGTTTTCCCAGCTTTGTTTTACTGTGCTGCGACGCAATTTTCTGCCACCACTTTCCCCACGTTCACGGTTTCGTTTCAAACTGGTATCTAGCTCAACATGAACAAAAATCATTGCGGTGACATAACCAAGTTCTTCATACTCTTTTTTTAAGGTTGCAATTTTGTTGTAGTTGCCACCTGTACCATCAACAATGAAATCATGTTGCTCTTGTGCCAAACCTAACGCTTTTTCTTTCGCTCCATGCAAAGCTGACATAAACAAACGACCACGAAGTTTAGAATTCGCACGCAACCGATAATACTCAGGTTGCAGTTCTTTCATTGCTTTTCTATCACCAGCTTCTTGTGCAGCTTTATATCTGTTGTTGATATCAAAAAACTCTTTTTCAGCTTTTGCAATGTCTAAACCAAGATTATGTTGGCGCAAGCCTTCTTCAAAGGCTTCGTCGGGGTCGATAACTTGAAATCCACGGCTTCGAACGTCTAAAGCTCTTAAGGTAGTGGATTTACCGCTTCCAGAACCACCGGCAAGAAAGATCATCTTGGGTTTTTGACCGGGAGCTAGCTCTCTCATAGCTTCTAAAACAAGAGAACGTATGATTGCCTTTAAATGTTTTTTCATATATGTAATAGTAAATATAAGAAATCAGAAGATTGTCTTTTGATTTACGGGCCATATACAGATTCGACTAAGAAGGATAAAGTTTGATTGCGTGACAGTGTAGTTGGATACACTATAAAAACTAACAAAAACGTAAGTGCAAACGATAACGCACAACCTGTTCTCAGCCTAGCAGCTTGAAACAGCATCTTATAAACTGTTACGTCTGGACGATTTATTGGGTGTGATTAATCAGACAAGGTTGTTCAAGGATATCGAGTAAAACAACCAAGATACACGATAAAACTTCCACAATGTTTGCTTGAAAGATTGTGGTCGTATTAAGCAAGATAGGTCACGTAGCATATCAAAAGTTATACTTTTTAGGACTTGGGGGCGGAACCCAAATGGTCCACCTTTTTGATTAATTCAACTATTTACTTTGTAAGGTGATTTAAAGTGAGAACAAAACTTTTTAACGCATTAAAAACAATTGTCAAGCAACAAATTTTAGAAGGGATTAGCGAAACAGAGCTACAAGACCTAGAGGTTTGTAGCTCTGCATCATCCCATTCATTACAAACTTGCAAGTTCAAGAATGGAAGTTATTACTTGAAATATGGAGGATGGGGGAATGAATCTAACTTAGAACAACAAGAATTTAATCTTCAAATAGGAGTTGAATATTTGGCATATCAAATTTACAAGCTGTTTGGTATATCAATACCAGAAGATATTCAGGTTGTTGGAAGCGAAGAAAGAAAAAGAATTGGGTTGGCAACTAAAAAAGTAAAAGGTTATCGATTTTCTAGAAGTTCTTTGGGCTCAAGAAATAACTTAACCCAAGGAATGTTTGTTGACATGCTGTTGGCAAACTGGGATATTGGAAACACTTCCAACCTATTAGCAACAGATAACGGTGTTGTACGTATTGATCCCGGTGGTTCTTTGATTTTTCGTGCTCAAGGTGCCCGAAAAACAGATCAACAATTTAACAGCAAAGTGGGAGAACTTAGAAGTATGTATCCCGGCAAGGGTTCATCCCCAGCTGCACAAACTTATAGCCTCGATAGCTTACAAAAAGCTGTGGATCAATTCAACGAAGTAGAAAGTGTTGACTCTTTAATTAAAACGGTTGACGCTGCTAGAGAAGAAGTTGCCAAAACAATGAAGGAAAATGCTAAAATTGAAAATGCCGAAATTGAGGAATGGAAAAGTTTGGTTAACAACACAATCAAACCCATGTTGATAAAACGTTTTGAAACAATCAAAAACAGTACAGACTTTATTGAAGAAACCATGAAGAAACCATGAAGCTATATCCGTTATTGTTCGAAAAAGAAGAAAAAAGCTTTATATCATACACAGCACCAGAGTTTGCTTTGTTTGTGTTTGATAAAACTTTGATTTTAGCTCACACCGATTCTTTGTTAAGATTTTTGAATGATAAAAATGATAGCTCTAAAGTTGTGGCTAGCATGATCACATGTTCAGAAAGTGAAAAAGATTGCCTTGAAGCAATGCAAGTTTCAATGGCTTTAGGAAACAAAGAATGGAGAGGAGCAGGTTTGACACTTTATGCTCTAACAAGCGATTACTTTGGAGCTCCGCTAACAAGTGATCGTTATCATAGTAGCTCTGTTGCAGCAAGAGAAACTTGGTCCAAAATAGAACAAAGCACAGATTGGGTAAAAGTTGGAGAAGGCTTGGACAACTATGCAGCTACGGATAAAGGCAAAATATATATGGATATTCAAGGCACATATCCAAAACGCATAGCTAAACCACGCAGAAAACAAAGTGGTGGTTTCTTTGGTAACATTATAAGCAGAATCAAAAATGAAACAGAACCAAAAACTCCACAAGAAATAGATGACTGCCCATTGCCAGCAAAAGGTGGAAGCATTTCTGAACCAGAAGAAATGGCTAAAATCGTTGGCACCGCAGATGCATATCGATATAAAGGTCCATTAAAAGCTGCACCATTGATTAAACAAGCAGAAGACATAATGATAAAAGCCAAAGATCCAATGAATAATCCAGAAAATACAGATGTAAAAAACCTTTTGATTGATATAGCTGACAGACTTTGGAACGCACGCTACAAAGGATCGGATACCCCAAGATGAAACTTTACAAGATCTTGTTTGAACAAGAAGAACAACTCAAACTGTTAAGTCCAGAAGAAATGAAAGCACCAGAAAGTGCTTTCAAACATATTTCAGTCGTGGGAACAGTCAAAGAATATCGTCCTCCAGCTTTTGCAATGATTGATTGGTGGAATGACAGAGAACAAGGGTTCGCTTTGTTCCATGTTGGACATTTTCGAAAATGGGCTGCTGAAGGAATGCTGCCTTTCGAAAGTTGGATTTGTGCATATGCTGGATCAAATGAACGTCATTCAAGGGATTGTGGTGGAGCAGTAGAAGTTAGTTACATGGTAAGAAGTCCACAGTTTCCCGGCGCAGGAGCTGCCATGTATGCCTTGATTTCCGATTACTACAAAGCACCAATCACAAGCGACAGACAAAGCTCAACAAGCAACTCAGCTAAAAAAGCTTGGGCAAAAATTGAATCAAGCAGTGATTGGACTAAAGTCGAGTTAGACAACTACGGTGACAACTACGGTGCGAGCGGCCCGTATGGCCATCATTCTGGACACAAAAAATATTTCGACATCAAAGGACTGTGGCCAAACAGGTTAGTGTCTCCTACAACAGAACCAAAAACACCCAACAACAAACAAGACGATTGCGTGTTGCCAGATTCCATCCCTTCTTTGATCAACAAAAAACTTGGTTCAGCAAACGCTTGGATTTATAACGGCCCGCTTAACGCAGAAGAATTGTTATCCCATGGCCAAGAAGTTTTGATAGCAATAGCAAACGAGTCTGGACTAGAACGGTATCAACTTGAACAAGAAATCAAAAACAAATCCAACAATTTGTTTACCAAATATTATAAAGGAATCGAAGGTTGAACATGAAACTGTATTCGATCTTGTTCGAAGAAAAATTCAATAGCTATCAACCACCAGAATATGCAATGGTTGATTGGCAAGGTGAAACCGAAAAAGGGTTCGCTTTACTGCATGTAGAAAATTTCAAAGCTTGGGTTGAGAACGGATTAATGGGTAGCCCTAATGATTGGTTGTGTGCATATTGTGGTGTTAAGACTGTGCATGAAAATGATTGCAAAAAAGCTGTTGAAACCAATTACATAGTAAGAAGTCCACAGTTTCCCGGCGCAGGAAGCGTGATGTATGCGTTGATTTCTGATTATTACCAAAAACCTATCACAAGCGATAGACTAAGCTCAACAAGCAACTCAGCTAAAAAAGCTTGGGCAAAAATCGAAAATGGCAGCGATTGGACCAAAGTTGAGTTAGACAACTATTATCAACACAATACTCGTTACCCAAAATATTGGTTTCGGTTTGATGGATCATGGCCCAACCGCACAGGTAAAAATGAAGACGAAAATGGACAACCTTTAAAGCCATTAACCCCAGAAGATGAAAGCGACGATTGTAGATTGCCTGTTTCGTCAGGAGAACCAGTCAATGCTGTCCTCGGCACAGCAAATGCTTGGTTGTATCATGGTCCCTTTAAAGCTGGACCATTGCTCGACCATGGTGACGAAATCCTGAATTCAATAGGCACAAACAACGGAGCCAGCAGAGAAGAACTTAAAGAAAAAATAAAATCACAAGCTTTTAAACTGTACAGATCTCAATACAAAGGAATCGAAGGTTGAACTTGAAACTATACAGCATAATATTCGAAAATGCATTAGATTTAAGATTTCGGCAACCAAATCTTACTGGTAAAAAAACTACAATAGATGAACTGCAACAACACTTTGCTCATTTCCATCTATCTCGTGGATATCTCGGCAAAACGTTTAAGTTCACCCCAAGAGTTCCATCAGCACCATTTATCGATAAAGATGGAAACACAATCGAAGATGACTTTACCGAAAGAATATCTCTTGCTGCAGATATAGAAGATGCAAGAGATGCCATCAGAGATTATGGTGACACTTACTACTACATCTATGCAACAAAAGAAAAAAAAGAAAAAGAAATAAAACCAGTAAAAGACAATCTACCAAACTGTCCAAAAAATCCACCAAAAAAATACGGCGTCAAGTTCAATATGCAAAAGTGGCTCAAGAAAAATCATCCACAAGAAATACCAAGACTTGAAAAACGTGGATTCGGTCATAATTTTCCTCCATCTGCACTAGCCCCAGATATCAAACAACAGTTTCAAGGTTGCGTTCCAGACGCAGCAAAAACTCATGAAGAATGGAGCTTAAAACCACTCACAATGCTTTTCGTTGGTACAATCGGTGAAGCTGGTGACGTTCTAGAACTGTCAGAAGCTGGCGCAGAGATAATGGGATTATAAGCTCATTGCATCCTGTCTCTGAAATATGTCCAAGCATCTTCTTCCAGTGTTGTTAACATTTGTTCTCGCTTGTTCCTATCACTCTCGTTAGCAAAAAACTGTTTGTCCCTTAAAACCAATGTGGAATATATCGATAACTTTTTCTTAAGACGATAAGCATGGTTTAAAAAAGGTATGTCTTCCCCATCCCTTGTTTTCCATTTACCTTCTTCTGGAACTGTTAACATATCATATTCTGCTTTGCGGTTGTCATACATAAATCTCCAAACATTTCTTGCTGCATCAGAAACTTCTTTCCGGTCTGCCATAAGATACTTTGGAGAAATATAACTCATAACAATGTCATACAACGTTGGTCCATAACCTTGTTCCGCTGCCGCTGCTTTAACCTCGTAAATCTTGTTGCTATCCTCAGAAAGAACAATGTTCATCATTCCAACAGTTAATCCATCAGTTGATTCCCAATCTTGAAAATATTTCGTTAACACCGAAGGACGATATAGTATGAACAAAATCATGTCATCGTTTTTGATTAACTTTAATGCCATCTCACTTTTTCCTATCTCAGAAAAAGGAACAGCAACCTCGTTAAACAATATCTCACTTAACTTCATGACTCATTATCTTCCTCTGGCTTCTCAAACTTTATTGTTTCTGCCACATCAATAAATTCTTTAGATATTCTTGACTTGTAACCCAGCCCTGCTATCTTCTCACTTGTTATTGAAATAACATATTCTGGTATACCTTGTGCTTCTCTGGGATAAATCTCATCTGTATATTCATCCCTCAATATATCCTCATCAACCACAACCTTGGATACATCACTTAATGCCTTACCAGAAACTTTTAAAACAACTGCATCCTCTTCATATCTATCAACCAACACGTTCGCTATATCTCTAGCTCTTTCAATGTCATGAGTTAAATAAACAGCATTCTGTAAGTCAAAGTTAAACTGAGTCCATCCATGCCGTTGCTGCTGCCCAGCTCCAAAATCTTTCGATGGTCTTAAAAATCCTTCAGCCTTAATTTTTTCATAACTTGACTTTCTCGTTGCATGATACCAATCAAACTCTGTTAAATCCTTAAAGACTTCAAACTTGAATTCATCATATAACTCCTCGCCCTTCTTATAACGAGGGTATCTCCCAGACTTCTCTTGCTTGCCACTTAAAAAGTCTTGAACCGTCATTCCATATGAAAGTTCTTTGTCAGAAGCAAAAGGATCTTTGGTTGGAACAAATCTTTTTACTTGATATGTTGCAAGTTCTGGAATCGCACTTAAAAGTTCTCGCAACTGAAACGTTATTAAAGGATCATGCTCAGGTAATCCAGACCTCATAAGAATAATGTTGTTTTTTAAATCTATGATAACTTTTTGTTTTGAATATGCTGGAGAAGAAACTTTGTCGATACCACCAATATCGTTTGGATCACTTGTTTCCGATACACCTTCTTTGGTAAATGTCTCAGGGTTATATTCAACATATTGAACTCCTCGACGTTTATAACGAGAAAAATCTTGTGCGGCTAACTCTTTGTTTAATCTGCCAGAAGTTCTCAAACTAGATTGATAATACTCTTCCGCTGTTTCAAACAATATCTCAAACAACTTCATTGCTTTACCTTTAGCTTGTATACATGCAATGGAATATTTTTCCAGTTGGCATATGTTACTCTGCCTCGGCCATCTCCAACATCAGTAAAAGTTTTACCCTCAACAACAATAATCGGTGGAATAGTGTCGTTCTTAGCAAAATTCTCCAGTGGAATAGTGTCGTTCTTAGCAAAATTCTCCATACGATTAAACCACTCCTCGCCCCTAAAACTTTTCATGCCTTCTACGTCGTCTTCATCAAACTCTTCCATCCATGAAGATAAATCCGCATAATGCCCTATATCGGCAACAGAAAGCAATCCAAGGTATTCTAAATCAAAATCTTCTAACTCTTTATCTTCCATCTCTTCTGGATAACTCTCTCGTACCATCTCCAAAGCATCCTGCATATCCTCTTGTTTTGGTTTTGGTGGCTGCTCAACCTCAAACAATATCTCACTTAACTTCATCTTCTTCTTCTCCACTCAATACCTTAACTATTATCTCCATCATCCCCTCAACCATCTCATATTCATTCATACTCACCTCATCAACCAACATCCATTCATCATGCTCGCTATAATCTAAATCAATACACTCCAACGGATCATATGGCAACTCGCCAACAAACCATGTTATACGTTCATTCTGTGCCAGCTTTTTAACTCTTATAGGTCTTACCCCTATCTCTTCTTCACACTCCCGTATAACGGCTTTTAAAGCCGTTTCACCACGGTCTATGCCTCCACCGGGAAATCCCCACTTCCCAGCATGAGAATAAGAATCTTTAGAACGCTTTACAATCAATACCTTGCCTTGATACGTTAACACAGCAAGCGATACTTTGCGTTTGTCCGTTTGTTCGTATATCAAATGGTATAGTTTCATGCTACATGGTATAATTACAACCAACATCTCATGAAACTATATGCTCTGATATTTGAAGAACATTCAGTTGAAGATATCGATATCTCCACCAAAGAAGATACCTCGCTCGGTGAAAACCAAAAACAAGTTTGGATTACAGCCAATCACCCAGAGCTAGGTGAAGTGGGATTCGTATGCGCTATTCCTCTCAGTACAAAACACCCACACGAAGTAGATGATACACAAGCTCTCTATAACCCAAACTACTTCAACAATGACGACGATGCTTTAACCCTTGAACCAAATGCTTGGAATGACTTCGATAAACTACGTAAACAAATATCTAACAAACCAAACAATGTAACACTTTGGGGCGTCCAACATTCTTGGAACTCTCAACGTTTCCGTGATGAAGGATTGGGTAAAGCTATGTACCTCCACCTTCTCAAATATCTCGCCAATACCTATAACGGTATTCTTGTTAGCAACCAAGCTTGGGGCGGCGAAGGTGCAACCTCAATCTTAGCTAAAAACGTTTGGAAGTCCTTAACCAAACATCCAGAAGTAAAACATGTAGGATATGCTTTCTGGGGCGGTAGTATCTCAAATATTAACCTACGTGCCAAACGTTTGCATGGCTGGGAACGACGACAAAAATATAAACAACCAAGAAGTGCTGCACTAAGACAAGCTCTGAAAGATCAAGACTAAAAACTTTCCAGAAAAACAAAACTAATTAGCTTCATAACACCCCATGAAACTATACACTCTGCTATTTGAAGAACACTCAATCGAAGATATCGAGTTTTCCATCAGCGAAGATACCTCGCTCGGTGAAAATAGAAAACAAGTTTGGGTTTATGCAAACCATCCCCAACTCGGTAATGTGGCCAGTTTGAACGCAGATAGTCTCAACACAACCCGTCCATCCGGCGACGAGGAAATCGATGCAGTCCTCTACGGGAGGGAAGCTTACTATCTGCTTTCTCCAAATGCTTGGAATGATTTCGATAAACTACGTAAACAAATATCCAACAAACCAGACGAAGTAACTGCTTGGGGAATAAATATGTCCGGTAGTGATCGCAGATTTCGTGGAGAAGGATTGGGCAAAGCTATGTACCTACACCTTCTCAAATATATCGCAACCAACTATAAAGGAATCGTTGTTAACAACCAAGCTTGGGGAGGAGAAACATCTACACTAGCTAAAAACGTTTGGAAATCATTAACCAAACATCCAGAAATAAAACACATTGGGTCCGCTTTCTGGGGCGGTAACATCTCAAACATTAAACTACGGGCTCGTCGTTTGCATGGCTGGGAACAACGTGAAAAATATAAACAACCAAGAAGTGCAGCACTAAGACAAGCCCTAAAAGATCAAGACTAAAAACTTTCCCAGAAATTTTTTTCTCCCCAAAATTTTTCAAACCCAAACAAACACTTCCAAGAAAAAAAGTCTTTGCGAGTTGCGGGGGGTCTAAATAAGTTGCTGTAACAGCTAGTTATCTTAGTAATAACATAAAAAATGAAACTTTATAATATTTTATTTATATCAGAATCAAGAACCAAAGCATTTGAAAAAGTAATGCGTCAAGTTTATAATCATTTACCTGATCACGTTTTTCGTGATATGTACTCCCAAGAAAAACAACACGAAATAATATTTGATCCAAACATAGGTCAACAAGTTCAAGAACTAACAAATAATGTGTTGCTAAAAAATCCATCCCTTGAAGATGCAATCAAAAAAATTCGTGAGTTCGAACAACAAAGAGAATCTGAATGGATCAACACTTCTTGGGAAAGTAAACAAGCCAAACAAATCAAACTTCATTGGAATGACTTGTCTTCCATAAAAAAAGAATTCTTTGTTAAAAAATATCTTGGCCTTAATCCACACTTTGCCGCTAGATCAAAAGATAAACATGGATACCTCGACAAAGTTGAACGTATTTTGTCAAGCAACACTTCTTCCACAGAACCCGTTATCCTTCTCAAAAGAAAAGATCAAAACGGTTATGACATAATTGGTGGCAACAATCGTGTGTTCAACAGCTTCCTAAAAAAAATAATTAAATCAATAAACTTAAAACTCAATGATTTAGATAACCCAGACTTCTTTAAGTCAGTGTTTGATTACCTTGATAACCAAAACCCATTTATCACAATAAATGCTTTCGTTGGCTCAACAACTTGATACCAAAAAAATTCCCCAAAAATTTTTTCCCAGAAAAAAAATTTTGAAACCCTTAAAGAGTTTTAAAAAATAAATCTTGTGCGAGATGCGTGGGCTAAGCCCCTCGTCGTGCTCGTACCCTAGCATATCATGGCCTACGGGGGCCGGGGGTCAAACGTGGGGGCCTATGGGGTAAGGGGGGTCTATCTGAATAAGGGGGGCCTATGGGGGTATCACATAATACCCTAGGGTGGGTAGATATAGGGGGGCCATAAGGGATTGCTGGCGGGGCAAACAAACACATATAGCCCTCGGGCATATACATCCGTTGGGCTCACTGTAACTCCTAGACTGGTTTGATTTCTTTATCCCTCTCGTCACTCATATCTAGCATACAGCGCCGTTAGTACTTAGAGATGAGACAAAGCAATCACAGGATAAGTAGTAACGTCAAAAAGAAAAAGCTCCTAGAAGCTTTCACCTCTAGGAGCTCGTTCTGTCATCCTGCATTGCAGGGCACGTTTTGTTTTACTGCTGGAACTCGATACCCTTGCTAGAGATATCGTAGGGGAAGAAGAGGCCACTTGTCCCAAACCGATTCTTCTGCATTTCGGCAACACGCTGACGATAGGTTTCCGACTTCTTGTCGGTATCCATCGCAAGGTGCAGGTGACAGTCAACGGCGTGCTTGACTTCCTGCTTGCCAGCGAAGGTACCATCCTTGGTAACCTGACCGATGATCATTGCAACGGCCATGCTTTCCTTACACCAACCAGCAACGTCCCACATCGCATCGCACTGCTGCTGCGCAGGGCCAGCAGGACGACCGGCACCCTTCGAAGCACGCTCAATCGTCTGAAGCGAGTCAACGAACAGGAAGAAACCCTTACCAGCCTCAAGCTTGTGCTGCTTGCGAACCTTGTTGGCAAAATCAAGGATATCCGAGATATCGTAGAAGCTGGAGAAGTAAGCGTTGTTGCTCTCCAGAAGAGCGTTAAACTCCATCTTCTCAAGCTTCATCTTGATCTGCGCACCACTCTCCTCGCAGCTATTGTAGAGCACCACATGACCCTGCTCTGCAAGGCTGTTAGCAAGCTGGAGAGAGATCGTGGTCTTGCCGCCACCGGGCAGACCGGTCACCATGCAGCAGGTCGAAGGACGAATGCCCTCACCAGTGAAGAGAGCATCGATATACTCCCAACCAGTCTTGAGCGTGGTACGCAGCGCATCAGGGATCTTGATATCCGAGAAACGGCCAGCCTCGACGGTTTGAGCCAAACGATGATTGCCAGAGTTTTCAGTCTTCTTCGTGGTCTTCTTCACAGCAGCCTTCTTCACAGTGGTCTTCTTGGTGGTGGTCTTCACAGCAGCCTTGTTCGTCGTCTTCTTCATGCTCTTAGAATATCACCCAAAGGCAATATTCTAAAGATTATTTTCTTTTTTCTTAAAAGCCTAGATTTACAGGGTTTTGGTGAGTTTGAGAAGAATTGAGCGTTATTGTGGAATGCGCTCCCCTCCATTCCAGATCAATAGGAAAGCATACAGCGAAAGTGCGCCATCTCATCAACGTCCCGGTCATTCTCGTCGTCTTCGTTTTCGTTCACCTTCTCGTTCTTGCAACGGAGAGCCAACGGGAGGGCGTCCTCGTAGAGTTCACCTTCCGCAGCGACAGTGAGATCAGGATTCATCATCGTTTGCCTCTCTCTCTTTCTGAAGACTACTCTATCAGGTCGAGATCGAAAAGTAAAACACTTTTTTACTTGTCGATGCAAAGAGAAACGTAGTGACCGTTCATTACCCCCGTCACAGCCCTCTGACCTGCACCGCACTCGTTGAGTCCGGTCGCCACGACCACGATCATAGCAACCGCAATCGTAGCCACAATGAGAACCATCACCATTTGAATCTCGTCGTTCTTCATGCTCTTAGAATATCACCTGTTGCTGATTTTCTAAAGATTATTTTCTTTTTTCTTAAAACGCTGGATTTAAAGGGGTTTTGAGACAATCAACTTTAATGCCAAGGATTGCCCATGTTGCTCATAGCGAACACGGCTCCCCCATCGCCCGCCAGAAAGTCACGCAAAGCGTTGCGAACCGTAGAACGAATCAATGGGTTATAGAACAGGGGCTTAATCCCCCATATGGTTTGCTATGGTTTCCCATGGTTTCTTATAATATCCTATGGTTTCCTATGGTTTCTCATGGTTAGCAATGATTGACGATATATGGTATGACACTATGTTTTTTTTGATTTTATTTTGGTAGAAGATTTTGGTTGTGAATATTTACCTATTTGTTGGTGTTGGTTGTTGTAGAAAACTATTGATTTACCTATGTAAATAAGGGTTTTCGGAAAACTGGCGCACACAAGCTGGCAGAGGCAGTTTGCATCAGCCATGTGAATAGCGATATTCTGAGGGGCAATTTTGGTGATTATATATTGATATTGAAGTTAAAGTTATGGTTACGAGCGATATTGAGGTAATGTTTAGCGGTATCGCAAGTTTGTTTTGAGGCGTTGGTATTGTTCAAGGCTTTGTTCATGATATAGGATGCTTGGTTATTGTTGGGGGCGGCGATGGCATTGATTAGGGCAAGTGTTAGATTTGTAGCAAGTTTATCTGCGTTTGGGATGTTATAACTGATATTCCACTCGACGTAGTTATCTGGGATATTGAACGAGATTTCGTTGATTGCGATTGTTAGCATATGTTTTTGAGTTTATTGGTTGATTATTTCGAAATAGTCTGTGAAAGCGCCGTGGCAACGAATCCAACCGATGTTACCGTTTGAGTTAAGGATTTGGTAAACCTTTCCTAGTTCTGTTTTTTGTTGATCGAGAAGAACAACGCAAGTTTTTGGTTCAGCGACATAAACGTTGCAACTTTTGGTTGTACCGATTGTTTTTGCTTTTCCATGGGCGTAAACGGAAATGTGGGTGCTGTTGGGCACGTTGATCACGGCGCAGGTGTACGCCTCGGCCACCATTTCTTTTGTTGGATAAAGAAACCAAAACCACTCTTTAACCAAATACATTTTGCCGAGTTGCATTGCTTTTTATCCCTTTACAAGTTCGAAATAGTTGGAGAAATCATCACAACAATAAATCCAACCAATGTTACCGTTTGAGTCAAGCAGTTTATAGCAACGTTCATCTTCATCTACTTCAAGCAAAACAACGCAAGTGTTTGGTTCAACAAAAGAAACGTTGCAGTTGTAATGTTCGCTTAACCGTGTTGCCAATGCATGAGCCGCCCCAGCGCCTTCCCGCCCGGCCCGACGAACCAGCACGTCGTTGAGCACGTCGTAGGCCACCAGCAGTTCTTTCGTTGGAAACAGAAGCCGGAAATACTGTTTCATGCAGTACATCTTACCGAGTTGAAGATTGTTCATTGTTCTTTATTCCTTCACAATCTTGAAATAGCAAGAGAAATCAGAGCAATAAATCCAACCAATGTTACCGTTTGAGTCAAGAACCTTGAAATATACTTCATCTTGTTCAAGCAAGACAAAGCAAGTGTTTTCTTCAACAACAACAACGTTGCAGTTATAATCTTTGCTTATCCATTTTGCATCACGCCTCGCTTCCACCAAACTGTTGTCGGCAGCTTCGTCCGCCTCCGGGTCCACGGCCTCCCCCGCCACTTTTTTCGTTGGAAACAGAAGCCAAAACCACTCTTTAACCAAGTACATCTTACCGATTTGAAGATTGTTCATATTATCGGCAAGACCGGTTGCATGTATGGTTCTTGCCATTGATAGGGAGCGAGGTTTCAACCTCGCCGTTTTCGGTGACAAGAACGATGCGAGGCTCGCCGTTGTGAGCGGCGATCCTATCGGCATGGTCACAAGCCATGCTCGTATAGAAGCTTTCCGCATCGATGATGTTTCCATCATAGATCCGAAAGAAGTCGTTGTGGTGCATGATGTGGTGCATCTCTTTCTCTCTTTCTGAAATCAATCGCTGGAGTCCACACCCATCACGGTGTTGCAGTGGATGCAGACGCAGTTAGAGAAGCTGCGAGCGGTGTACAGGTTACGAGCCTTTGATTCCTCGTAGGTAAGCCCCTTCCATTCATGGATGCAGGTAGCATCGATGGAGTTGGGATTGACGTAACCCCAACCGTTGCACTGTCCACAAGAGGCATCGAAGTAGGGATAACACCCGTTGTTAGTGTCGTTATGCGAGAGATGGAAGGCACCGTGACCTTTGCAGATGGGACACGGGAGAGTGAGATTGCGCTCTGGAGCACGCATCTTCATGCCTTCAAAGGCACGGGGATGATTGTGGTTCCAGTAGCGAGAGGAGCTGTTTGCTTCGTTCTTCATGATATTAGAATAGCAAAAGAACGTGAATATCTAAAGGAATATTTCTTTTTTTATTTATGCTTGAAATCAAGGTGTTTTTTGATATTTGCGGCGATGTATAGCACGATTGGGAATGACAGGAAACCGTAGATGAAGGCTATGGAGTGAGAGAGTAAAGTCATGGTGATACCTTTACTGATTTAGCTGCTCTTGTTGGTTCACTGTTTGTTTGGATACGTTCATGTTGTTCTGGACCGAGAACAAGAGTTGCTATATGTAGAGTTCCATATGGGCAGACAGCTTGTTTACGTTGGAACATATAATCGAAGCTTGAGTTTTCTGGGAATGTTTCAACGATATCGTGATCTGAGTCTAGGAGGACATAGAGTTGTTTATGGTTCATGTGTCACCATTCGAATGTTGTCTAGTTCCTCACGATGAACGGTTGTCAGGCGTAGTTCACCTTCTTTGGTTAAAAGGTAAACGTCATAATACCCTTCTTCGACGCCAACTAGTTCTTCTACCTTGATTATAACAAACCATGTGTTGCTTGGCAAGATTTCCATATTGCTGTCAGCTATCATGTCCCATACATACGGAAGCCGCACATTGCATTCGCAGATTTTGCCAATATATTTGTTTAGGTTTGTCATGAGATTATTCTTCATCTGGTTGTTCGAACCGTGTGCCACTGTACCATTGTACCCAGCCCACCTCGCCGTTAGGTGTTAGGATTTTTGCTGAATGCCTTGAAACGTTTTTATCGAGCAGCACAAACCATTCATCTGGATGCAAGAAGCCGCATTCTGCGGAGTCTTCTTCGCTAGAGATTGTGAGTGCCACTTTGTTGTAAAGTGGGGTTCTGTACAGCTTACCGATATCGATTGAATAGATTGTTTCATGCATACTGTGATGTTATCTCCTCAATAAAGTAACGATCAACATCTTGTGGTGCTCGTCCGTCTATGTTCCAGACAAACCAACCAACAATCCCGTTTGCGGAAAGCACTTGAATCCAACAATACGCAAACTCCTTTATTGTTGCTAGCACCACAATGTTATCCATTGGATATATTCTACCAACTTTTTTGGTGTTGAACAATTCTGGTGTTGCATACACAGCAAGGTTAGGATCTCCTCTGTACGTGTAGATTTTACCAATCTTTAGCTCGGTGATTTTCATGATTACATACTAGCTGGAACCATATAATCAGTCAAAACGTTTGATAGTGTTAACCAACCTGTTGTTCCGTTTTTGGTGAGGACATGAAGTCTGTGTTGTTGAACCGAGTAAGGAAAGTTGCAATACTCCAACAAAACGAAAACATCATTTTTCGCAATATCTTCGCCGGTCAGATTTCCCATATGATCTTTTTGCGGATCACGAAATGCAAATAGAGCAGCTCCCAAATGTCGAGTACCCGGAAGATTTAAAGTATAAAGCTTACCGATTTTAAAATATTTCATATCAATAGAATATCACACCAAAATGTTTGTATAAAGGTATTATCTGTAAGGATTTTTGCTGGAATATCTTGAAGAGTAATCTTCACAGTTGTCGCAGGATATACCCAAACCGGGACGTTTGTCATAATGATCTTTCTGTAGCCACACATGGGAAGATACGGGTGCATCAATCCACCAAAGCTCCCAATGTCCACCACGAAGCTTTCTGTACCATTGAAACATACTCAACAAATCGATAACCGATCTGCAAAAAGCTAAAGCACCAACCATTATTTACTTTCTTTCCAACTCACAAGTCTTTTTAACGTTCTAATATGGCCATTAAAACCACTAGCACGCTCTACAAGGATGTTGTGTCCCATACCACGGAATCCTTCATCCAACTGTTTGCGTGCCTCTAATGAGGCTAATAGCTCTTCTACGGCACCTTGTAGCTGCACATATTCAGAGTGTAAGCCTTCGTCGGTTGGCGCTTCTTGTTCTCTGCAATAAGAACATTCAACAATATCCCAGTGGTTGTGTTTCATACTAGAAAATCTCCACGATCTGACAGCACGTTGCTGAGTTGTAAAACTTGGTTCCGTTTACCGTTTCCTCTTGCGGAATATGAACGTGAACGTGTCCAAAGAAGTGATGCGTAAATGTATGATCTCCATACATCAAACGGTTTGACAACACATTACATCCCCATTGGCCAGCAAGAATACCAGCAGGAGCAGCATGGGTAACAAGAATATCTGCGTTCCCGTGATCCCACACCCTGTCAACAACCTGCATCATTTCTGGTGTTCTGAGCTCTCCACGCCATTCTCCTTCAATCCAAGGAATATAACCGTGACCAGCGAACTTTAATCCACCAAACTCCACAATCTCATGCTCACTGATTTGGTGAACCTCTCCAGCATAAGCGTAATGCTTGAGCATATCTCCCAGAGAGATAAAGTCATGGTTGCCATCAACAGTGATCACGGGTTTATCTCCAAGAGCACGAAAGATTGGTTCTCGCTTCCTCTTGAACCAATCGGTTTGGAAGTTGATTTCTTTTTCAACATTTCCACGGGTAGTGTTGGGAAAGAAGTCACCAGTGAGAATAAAAGCATCAATCTTCGTTGTGTCGATATTTTTCAACACAAGAACGTTGCTGTGAAGATCGGAGGCATGAGCAACACGCATGGCTTATCGAACCTTTACAAAGGAAATCGAGTTATTGAGATATCGTTCGCTGGCCACGGAAATATATCTTACTTCACCATCTTCTGAAAGAAGCTTTACAATATGGTTTGTATCTTCCAACGCAACAAATCTTTCGTTTGGCTTAAGATAGCGAATGTTTCCTTTAAGAATAGAAGAGAAAGCAGCAAAAGCTTTTGGGTCAATCGTTGCGATTGAAGCATTCTCTGCTTCAGAATATGAAGCATACATAACCCAGATATTTCTATTGACTTGGTGCAACCCACCAATCTTGAGTTGGTGACTTACGCTTTTTGTGCTCAAAACGTGTTCCATACTACTAATCCTATCAGAGAGTTTGCGACCGCTTCCAAGAATCCATAAAGGCAATGATGTTCTTCGCACCAACAGGATTGGCACTATGAACAACGAAAGAAGGAATCACGGTGTTCTCGTCGCTATGCACGTTGGCATACCACTTGAGAAAAACCATCGCAGTGTCGGTGCCCCCAAGGTCGTGATCAAACGAACAAAACGCAGGGTCACCGCAACGATAGACAATGTTCTTGGCATCATCAGACGAGCGTGCGATCAGAATATGCATCCCATCGGGCCATGCACTTCTGTCAACCATTTCAATCGTGCGCTCGTCGTCAAGGAACAGAATGTAGTTTTGGTTGAACGTCATCATGTTGTTCTCTACCGTCTTCATGGAAACAGTATACCAGATCGTTCTGGAAAAGTCAAGGGATTATTCTGAGAACCTACCAAGAACCACCTTGATCTCTCCATCGGGAACAAACTCGTTATTCTTGTGATACACAAACTCCGTAGCTGAAATGCTGCCAGCTTCCTCTTGTTCTCGGCATTCCATCCAAATCCTATAATCTTGTTCACCTTGGCCACAAAGCCAATGAGCAAAGTGGAGAGCAGCTTTTTCATTCTCAAACTTGATCGTGATGTTCATGGTTCAATCCTATCAGAGCGTTCTGGAAGAGTAAAGGATTATTCTGCGAGTTTCCTGTAGTCGTTGCAGAGGTGAAACTCGGTGTTCTGGCTACGCTTGCAAAAGAGCTCACGATGCCCGTTCACCCAGACATATCCAACCTCGATGGGACGACCCGTGTTGAGAGCAATACGAGTCTCAAAATGGATCGTACCAAGACCGTTGTTCGTTGCGAAGTTCTGCATCTCGTTGTGGTTCATGGTTTTACTCTACCACAACATCACTTGGAAGTAAAAAGATTATTCCGCATCTTGGCAAGAAGCTTCAAGTTCTTGCCGCTGCAAAACTTCCCACTCCTTGTGATCCATAGCCTCCATCAACAAAGCAACATCCTGCGTTCCCTCGTCAACATCGTAAACAACAACAGGTTCAGCCTTGGGATCATCCTTGTCCGTCAAAACAGTCTTGAAATCCCCACCAAGCCAAACAAGACGCTTGTTTTCGTCAAGAAAAGCCTTGCGCCACTCAACCCTAAAGGCACCGTCGTCGAGAAGGTCGTTTACTACAAACTTCACAAAACTCCCAATAAACCCAAGATCAGACATATCAATCACTTCATGAAAGAGCTCCCACAGAAGTTGCATCTTGGAAGCCTCTGTACGCCATTCCAGAGCCCTCTCCATGAAACGACCGATATCGGTCCCCTTCTGCTTTTCAAGAAGGCTATTGAGCCGCTCACGGTCTGCCGTAAGCTTGTTCAAGGCAAACGAGAACAGAGTGTCAATGTTAGTCATGTTTCTACTCTATCTTACTGGAGAAGAGAAGTAAAGGGATTATTCCTTGAAAGACGCCCAACGCTTTGCTTGCCGCAGATCCCTATCCAAGGACTCAGCAAGACACTCCAAACGAGTCTTCCAATCCCGATAAGAACGCAGGTCAGGCTCAACCATAGCAATCTCTTCCAGATTCTTACGAATGGACTCCAACAGAAGATCCACTTCTTCGTTCTTCATGGAAACAGTATATCACCCTGCCCCAGAGAAGTAAAGATATTCTTTTTGCTGGATATTTAGGGGTTTTTGAAGTCTTCTTCGTTGATAATAAGAGTGTAAAACTCGTCTTTTGATGTGTTGAACATTAGACTACCGTTCCATCCATTCCATCAGATCAATCACTTCATACCAATCACGCTTACTACCGTCAACAGAATAATATTCGCTGGTTGATTTAATCTGTCCCTTACGAGGCCCACGGCTAAATAACTCATGTTCTTGAGTTCTTACAACTTTTGCTTCTGCCTCTTCACAGGTTTCAAAACAACCAACCCAATCGGCTGTTCCACCTTTAGGATAATAATAATATCCAGCAATCAATAAATAACGCTTCATCGCCACCCTCCCGGCATACGTCCATTCCAAGGCTTCACAGTCTTTAGAAACTCCTTGAACTCTGGAGAAGTAGCGGTTAGTCCACCAGCATCTTCAACCTGTTCATCCATAAACTTCAAAAGCAATGGAAGCCACTCAGCGAAGGTCATACGAACATCTTCTGCTGGATATGTGTCTTGCTCATAATGAGCGAAGTCTCTTGCGAGACTAGAAACTTCATCAACGAAGTGATAAATGTCCATCTTTTTCATGATATCATTTCTTCTCTGTAACAGTTAGAACACCATAAGGATATAGATCCCATTCTTTCAGAACTTCCTTCATCCCTCCAGAACTCTGAATAAGAGCAGCTACCTTTTTCGGTGTAACCTCTCCAACTCCATCCGTTCCATCTGGATAAAGCTCATTCTCGGTTAGATCTACATTCAACTCATAACGAATCGTAAACGTTTTCATGATTCTATCCTCAGTAGCTGCCGGGAGAAGCTTCACAGATATGAAGAAACTCTTGTTCTGTCCAAGGGCCTGTATCAATCGCTACAAGCAAACTTCGTGCCACTCGCTCCCTATCAGAGTTGATCTTAGTCTTACCACGAAGCTCCTTGATAAAACCATAAACAGCTTCGGTAGGTAGCGTTACAAGATATTTAGCAATACTGTGAATATCCATAACCTCTTCTGGTCCCTTGTCCGAAAATGTATAACGACCAAACTCACGAATGCCAACCTTCATTTCTGAAATAACATCTTCTGGAGTCCATGTGTTCTTTAGCATCACTTTATCCTTGTCCTTTCACCAGCGTCAAGCTTCTCATTTGACTGCCACATATAAAGAATATCATACGGTTTTTGGAATCTCAAACTATTATTCATCACTCTCACCCAAACCTTGCTCATATCCACTGGCTACTCCCTCCGCATATGCATCAGCCCAGATACGCTCAATCAATCCACGTAGCTGCTCTGGTGTCACATCCTCTGCGTATGGATCAGCCCTAAAACGTTCAGTGTTTAGATAATCTGATACAACTTCCATCGCCTCTTCAACAGAAGTTAGGCGAGGAATCTTCTTGGTTGTTGCAGTCTTGCGCCTCATAGTTCTTTAGCCGTCCTAATCATTTCTTCAATCTTAGCTTGACGTTTCATTAGTTCAAAGTAGAATACAAGCGTGTTGTAAGCATCAACGTCTGCTCGGTGTGGTTCACCCTTGAAGTCAAGCTTATACTTGCTCATACAAGCTCGTAGTCCACCCTTCCAACTGTTCCCCTTGGCCATCTGGAGAAACACAAAAAGCGTTTTCACGTCAATAGCTCTATGTCCGAAGCAGCGAAACTCGATGCCGTTTTCTTCAAACTCGGCTTTGAGTTCTTGATCGTCTCCACCACCCCATTGAATAGGATTCACAAACGTTTGATTAGCTTCAATGATTTGACCAAGCTCGGCTGCAACTTGTGATAGAGGAACAGCTTTGGTGTCAATATCTTCTTGTGTGATACCTGTTAGACCAATGATATGTGTTGACAGCGGCTCTTTTGGATCAACATACCATTTACGAGTTTCAATGTTAGAAACATTGCTACCAAAGGCCACGCCAACTTGAATGATTTTGGTTGTGTTGCCAAGTTCGTTGGTGTTGAGTTCTAGATCGAGAGCAAGATAGTTCATAACTTGATTGTTCATGAATACAGTATAGCAAACGTTAATCTGAATATCAAGATATTACTTCTCAATCTGCTTCAAGTATCTTGAGTTGTATTGTACAAGACCAATCTCTCCAGTTGTGGTAAGAATTCTTAGATACTTGCCGGAAAGCCCTTCAATAAACTCTAATACAACAAATGGAGTGTATTGATCAACAACTGAGCCGTGTGCTTTGCAATCGTTTTCACGAAGACATACGCTGTATGGATAATGATATAATCCACCTATATCCAGTATCACATCGTTAACATCTACGGCTGTTGCACCTTGAAGAATCCTCACGACGATACTTCCTCAAAACAATGATTATAACTTTCATCAAACCAAACCCAACCAAGCTTTCCAGTAGAAGTAAGAACTTTCTTGAACTTCGTATCTTCTTCCAAGAAGACAATATAGGAATCAGGAGAAAAGTAGGTTACATTGCAGTTTAACTGTTTGCTCCAATAATCAGCGGCGGGAGCGGCGTCGGGAGCGGCTCCTGCGGCGGCGGGGCTGCTTGCGGCGGCGGCGGCGGCAGTTTCCTTTGTTGGAAAAAGTGACCAAGACCACTTCTTCACTGTATAAAGCGATCCAATGTTCATGGATTTACTTCCTCAAAGCATTCGTTATAGGTTTCACTAAACCAAGTCCAACCAATCTTTCCATCAGAAGTCAATACTTTCTTGAGTTTTCCATCATTTTCAAGGAAAACAACGATGGAATCAGGAGAAAAATAAGTAACTTCACAGTCGTATCGTCTGCTCAAATAAGCAGCGGCTTCTCCGGCGGCGGCGGCGGACGGTGCGTCGGATGCGGCGGTGGACGGTGGGTCGGATGCGGCGGCGGCGACGGCTTTTGTTGAAAAAAGAAACCAAAAATACTTCTTCACTGTATAAAGCGATCCAATGTTCATGGATTTACTTCCTCAAAGCATTCGTTATATGATTCAATAAACCAAGTCCATCCGATTCTTCCTTCAGAAGTCAGAACCTTCTTGTATTTCCCATCTTCTTCAAGAAATACAATAATGGAATCAGGAGAAAAACAAGTTACTTCACAGTTCAGCTGGCCGCTCCAATAGGCGCTGGCGGCGGCGAGGGCGGCGGCGCTGGGGGAGGAGGCGGGGTGTTCTGCTACAGCGGCGATTTCTTTTGTTGGAAAAAGCAACCAATAAAACTTCTTAACCCTATAAAGGCTTCCAATGTTCATGGATTTACTTCCTCAAAGCAATCGTTGTAGTATTCTTCAGCAAACCAAATCCAACCAATCTTTCCATCTGAAGTCAGAACTTTCTTGTAATTTCCATCTTCTTCAAGGAAAACAACGATTGAATCAGGACAAAAATAAGTAACTTCACAGTTGTATCGTCTGCTCCAATAATCGGCGGCGATGGAGGCGAAGGCGGCGAAGGGGATGGCGTGGCCGTGGCCATCGGCGTGCAGTTCGTCACCCACGGTGAGGGCTTTTGTTGGAAAAAGCAACCAAAAATACTTCTTCACTGTATAAAGCGATCCGATGTTCATTATTTCACGAAGACGTTTATTCTCTCGTTCCAGCTCCAAACACTTGAGCCACATTCTTTCTTCTTCTATCTCTGTCATACTGGGATAAGCTTCTTTTCCCAAACAACTTTACCAAGGCATTTTAGTTCGAACTCACATAGATCAAGTCTCTCAGAGCTTGCGATAGTTTTGCTTTCGGTTTCTCCAGTGCTTGTATCAATACAAGTGACAAGGAATCCATTCTGATATACATGAGGCTCACCTACTACAATGAATCGCTTCTCGCCTTCGACAAATGACTTAAACGTTGCTTTCATATTTTCCTTTGCTTTCGATAGGTTTAAACTATCATACCATTATCAATAAGTCAAACTTTTTCTGCTACCCAACCCTTACCATCTGGATAATCCCAATCAATCTCACATGGCCCAAGACCACAATCAGGACATGATTGCCGATCTACATAATCCCCAATCTCAACTTCTGAACGATGTACTTCACAACCCCACCCACATTGGCTACATTGAATCCAACCAATATCCTTGGTATCCCCATTTATTCCCATAACCTATTCCTCTACCACAAGAAACTCATCGTCCGAGCAATGTTCTCGCATCTCAACTTCTTCCCCTTCTTTGTATGATTTATCAAGATAGCTGCCACCAGATCCAATAACGTAAATCCCACGATAAATCGCTGAGCCCGTTTTCTCTCCAGTTTCACCATCAGTCAAACTACCATAAGGAAACATCTCTTCTTCTCTAAACGCTTCCGTTCCTTCCTTGAACCATGTGTCAGCCTTGGCATAATAGCGTTTCATTCTTTATCTTCCTTCTTGAATATATGAGAAACTTGAAGCGGCACATAAATCTGTGGCATAATACTTGCACTGCTTACGATGGTTGGACCCTCATATACAGTAGTCCATCCATCATCAGAAGTAAAAACTTTGTCAATAATTTCTTTTGATACAACTGGAAACTTTATATCACTCATAGTCGCTCCAACCTAGACCACTGACATTTAGTGCAAGCCTTGATAATAGCATCCCTGTCACTAGAAGGAACAAGATACTGACCCTCCATAAATGTTTCCTGTGTGCTAGACTTACACTTAGGACAACTCACAGAGTCCAAAACTTCCTTGGTCTTTTTGTCCAATCCAATAGCCATCTGCTCCCAATCAATATGCTCCTTCATCTCCTCTGAGAAGTTCCAAAACTCCCCAACCCTTGTCTTGGTTTTGAAATGAAAAGTATGCTCCCCAGCCTTGATTATAATCTGATAACGTTCGCTCATAGTCGTCTTCTTTCTACTTAACCCGTTTCATCGAACAGATATCATAGTTTGGCACAATATACCCAACAACTCCATCGCTGGTCAAAATCTTTGGACTCTTTTGGCTAAATCCGTTTGTTCCATCTTCCAAAAAGATAAACATATCTTTGTTGTATTCGATTCTGCCTATCACTAATGATTTATCCATAAAGTCACCAACATCAAGTCTGCGATTCCATACAGCAACAGATCTGATATTCGCAGGATCTGTGTTCCATTTAAGCTCTAGTGTGTAAAGCTTACCTTTCTTCGGTTTCATTCTTTCTTAGTTCTCTAATAGTGTGCTCCAACCTATCCCATTCATTCTCAAACAAATGAACTCTAAGACCTTTTAGCTCTTCATCTGGAGAAGTGTAACGCAACACACGAATCTCGCTAATAGCTTTTTCGAAATCGTCGATAAGTTTTTGCTTTTCGTCGTTGTTCATTTTTGACTTACATTGCTAGGTGTCTATCGCTTTTGTATTCTCTTGCAGCTTCAATCAAAAGCTTGATCAAAGATTCGTTGTAATGCGAATAACAGTCGTAAAACAAAACCCAACAAGGGCTTTCGCTAATCACTCCTGCTTGCTCTCGAAACAGCATAAACCATCGATTGTTGAATACTGTAAAGTGCTTATGTTTGTTTTCCATATTATGCTCTTTTCACTCTGAAAATAGATCAGAAACGCAGTGTTGCTTGTGTGCTTGTACTTGAATAACCTCATAAGGCTTGCTGCGAGCTTGCATAACAAGGGCGCTCAAGCGTCCTCCAAACACACAACCAGTATCGATACCAAAGCAACGACCACCGTTAGTGTTTTCCCAAACCTTGATATCCTTCAATCCAACAACGTTGTGGCCAAAGATAACATCAAAGCTGCTGTCAAACTTATCTGCCCAGTAATCACTGTTTTCTGGACGAAGATATCCCGGCATAACCATATGCTTCATCTTGCCGTTATCCTTATCAACGTAACGAACCATCATAAACGCTTCATCACGTTGACGAACAAGAGGAACACCGGGAACAATGCCAGCATGAGCCACAACAGCGTTAAACTCGTCAAGCTTGATATGATAAGGCAAAGATCCAAGCCACGCCAACTCTGCATCACCAAGACTCGCAAGAGTGTTTTCTTGGTCTTCGCAAGGCTTCATCGGGTTGACGTATGCGGGATTGCTACGCTGCCGTGCAAGGTGCTTGGAACGACGCAAAAGCTTGTTGTCATGATTGCCGCAAACAGCCTCGGCACCAATCTTCATTGCATAACGAACAACTCCAGCAGAATCTACACCACGATCCACAAGATCACCAGCAAGAATCAATCGATCCTCACCACGAACATATCCAACCTCGTCAACAAGCTCCTTGAGCTCTGCAAGGCAACCATGTACATCACCGATTACAATCGTTCGCTTCATACTTCTATAATACCAAAATATTTGACATATCTAAAGGTTATTCTTCTTTTCATTCAAAACCTTGAAATTTTTCGAAAAATCATCGCTACGAATCCAACCAATGTTTCCGTTTGAATCAAGAACCTTGAAATGATCCTTGTCTTGTTCAAGCAAGACAAAACTAGTTTTTGGTTCAACAACACCAACGTTGCATTTAAATGCTTGGCTCAACCATTTTGCATCTCGATAAGCCACCGTGCGCTCCTCGTCGGAGGGCCACCGCCTCACGCTCGACCACCGTGGCCCCGTCGTCGAGGCCAGTTCTTTTGTTGGATAAAGAAACCAACAATACTCTTTAACCAAATACATCTTACCAAGTTGCATTGCTTTATTCCTTGACAAGTTCGAAATGCTTGGAAAAAGCCAAACACCTACACCATATCCAACCAATGTTACCGTTTGAATCAAGAAGCTTAAAATAACCATTATCTACTTCAAGCAAAACAACGCAAGTGTTTGGTTCAACAACAAAAACGTTGCATTTATAACGTTCGCTTAACACTTTTGCATTACACCACCACTCCGCCCTCGACGGCGACGAGAACCCCGCCGCCAGTTCTTTTGTTGGATAAAGAAACCAAAACCACTCTTTAACCAAATACATCTTACCGAGTTGAAGATCGTTCATTGCTTTATTCCTTTACAAGTTCGAAATAACCAGAGAAATCAAAGCAATAAGTCCAACCAATGTTTCCATTACAATCAAGAACCTTGAAATATACTTCATCTACTTCAAGCAAGACAAAGCAAGTGTTTGGTTCAACAACACCAACGTTGCATTTAAATTCTTGGCTCAACCATTCTGCGCCCAGCCGCCCGTTCGCCAGCGTCATCGCCCCCTCCCCCGAGCTCCGCCCACGCATCGCCAGTTCTTTTGTTGGATAAAGAAACCAAAACCAATCTTTAACCAAATACATCTTACCAAGTTGCATTGTTGCTTATTCCTTTACAAGCTCGAAATAGGAGGCGAAACTCCAACAACGAATCCAACCAATGTTTCCGTTTGAATCAAGAAGCTTAAAATAACCATTATCTACTTCAAGCAAAACAACACAAGTGTTTGGTTCAACAACAAAAACGTTGCATTGGACATGTTCGCTTAACAATTTTGCATTATCCGCCCTCGCCGCTGGCCCCGAGCGCCACGTCTTTTCTTTTGTTGGATAAAGAAACCAAAACCACTCTTTAACCAAATGCATCTTACCGAGTTGCATTACTTGCACTCACACACACCGTCAGCAGGATAACAGTTCGCTTGAATATAGCAACGCTTGCCATTGCTAAGAATCACATGATCTGCCAGAATGTGATTGTTTTGAATCTGCTCCATCTCTTCCAGATAAGCGAGAAAAGCATCTTCGTGAATCTCACCAGCAAGCTCTTCTTGCTTGTGAAGCACCATGTCTTTTACGTATCCCATGTTTCAGAGCTCCGTGTTGCACACAAACGAGTTACGAACGATGGACTCAAACGACCTAAGATCATCCATGTTCGCAATAATCTGCATTGCACGAAGACGCTGTGCTTCGTTCAAGCGTGCAAACTTGCGAGCGATAAGCTTGACGCTAGACTCCATCGAACGAGCGAGACGACGAGCAGAAACCGTGTTGTTCTTCATGCTTTTAGAATAGCATACGTTCACGAATATCTAAACGTATTATTGCTTTTTCTTAAACCGCTGGATTTTAGGGCATTTGAAGAGGTATGGGAGAAACAGTGCGGCTTTGTGAACCATCTTGGAATCCTTTGGCATAACCGGCATCAGCACCAAAAGCAAAACCGATCATGCCAGAAAACACGATTAAGCCAAAAACAAGTAGCACTGTTGAACGTTCAATGGTTTCTGGTAGTTTAATGGTTTTCATCGAACGATTTGCTTTCGTGAGCAAATCGCCAAACAAAGGCTAGCAGCAAAGCAAAGTACCATAATCATTCAGTTACCTGTTCCCATTCTGTTGTATCCACATACATCGTACCAATCTTACCATCAGGAAGTAAAACCTTAAGTCTGCGTGATGTTTTACCAGACAAAAGCTTTCCAGAAGTTGTTGTTTCGTGAGACTCTAACACAACAATGCATGAATCCAATGGATATTGCGCCCGCACTCGACCTTTTGCGAGACTAACCTCGGAAGAGAACGTGAGAGGCCAACGGTTTTTGATTGCATACCTTATGCAAGCTCGTTTTGCTCTTTCTGTAAAACGATACATCTTACCAAGTTGCATTGTTGCTTATTCCTTTACAAGTTCGAAAAAGTCGGAAAAATCCCAACAAACAATCCAACCAATGTTTCCATTTGAGTCAAGAATTTTGATATAATCATTGTCTTGTTCAAGCAAAACAACGTAAGTGTTTTCTTCAACAAAAGAAACGTTGTTGCAGTTATAATCTTCGCTCGCCACCCTCCGTCCCGCAGCGCCCGCATCGAGTGCGGCCAGCGCCCGCCGTCCAGCGGCGATGGCCTCCGCTAGTTCTTTTGTTGGAAACATAAACCAATAATACTCTTTAACCAAATACATCTTACCAAGTTGCATTGTTGCTTATTCCTTTACAAGTTCGAAATACTTGGAAAAAGACAAACACCTACACCATATCCAACCAATGTTACCGTTGCAATCAAGAAGTTTGAAAAGCTTTTCATCTTGCTCAAGCAACACAAAACAAGTATTTTCTTCCACCACAGCAACGTCGCAACACATATGTTCACTTATATAGTCTGCTTCTTGATAAGCCTGCCCCTTCTCCACTGTTGCCTCCAGTGGGCTGTCCCAGCCTATCGCCATAAGGTCGCACGCTACTTCTTTTGTTGGAAAGAGAAGCCAGAAAAGCTCTTTAACCAAATACATCTTACCAAGTTGCATTGTTGCTTATTCCTTTGCAATCTCGAAATAGTTGGAGAAATCCCGACAAATAATCCAACCAATGTTTCCATTACAATCAAGAAACTTGTAATAATCATCATCTACTTCAAGCAAAACAACGCAAGTGTTTTCTTCAACAACAAAAACGTTGCATTTATAACGTTCGCTTAACACTTTTGCATTATTCGCCGCCCACCGCCACGCCATCGCCGCAACGGACGCCGCCCTCGCACGCCCATACTCCGCCCGTTCTTTTGTTGGATAAAGAAACCAGAAAAGCTCTTTAACCAAATACATCTTGCCGAGTTGCATGATCATTCCTCCGACTGAGAACGCTGGAGCATGGCAGACGGCACATATCCCTCAATCACGTTTCCAGTAGGCCGCAAAGACTTCATCACCAAACCGTGAACCAAAGCCGTTCCCTTCTTACGATAAGGGAACAGCAACGAAGCATTCTCACGACGCTTGAACTCGCCAGCCAGCTTCAAACCAAGATCCTTGTCAGACAAATCAGAAACCTCGGAATAAAGGTTCACAACATCCAGCATAACACAAGCAGCACGACGCTGGAAATGACCAACAATCTCGTCAACCTCATCCCAAAACTCTTCCGGCAAAGCCTTCTTGTAATCTTCAATGGAGTAACCCGCACACAAAAGCTCCCAGATAGCCAAAGGAGTAATGTTGCTAATCATCTTGTGCAAAGAGCAATATTCAGAACCCTTGAGCTTTACACGCTCGCCAGAATCCCGAAAACGAATAACGAAACCTTCCTCGTTGCCGGGAAGAGTCTTGACAAACTCCTGTGCAGCAACAAATGAAGTGAACTGGTGACGCTCTGCAAGCATCATACCGATACGCTCACACAACGGACGCAAATCACGATCATAGTCAAGCTCAATGCCGGTAACACGGTTATAAGCACCAAGCATCACCAAACCCTCAAAAGGGTAGTTGATAACAATACGGTTGCTGTCATAGATAATCTCACAAAGATATGTCACATTCTGATCAAGCTGGTGATAAGGCTTGAGGTTATCGTGCAGCCACTTCTCTGCCCACACAGACTGTTCGGACGTAAACGAACCACGGGTTGCAACGTGCCATGAACCATTGTGGAAATACACGATACCCAGCGATCCGTCCATCTTGGTATACGCATCAAAGGGAGCATCAAACTTGACAACACTAGCACCCTCCTTCTCCGACGCATTGAAGAACTTGGGAAAAGGAAGAGCCACAATAGACTCATTCTCCATGTCGAGAATAAGACCACGGGCCATGATGGTATAATCATCCCAAAGATGCTCAAACTGACAATCCTTGGAATAGTTGAAAAGGGCCAGAGAACCCTTGCGAGTGATGTTGATTGCACCAGAATCCACACGGGTCATAAGAGCCGTGCGAAGATGGTCAAACGAGAAACGAAGAGCCGGGTGAACGTTCATCATGCATATAGAATATCATATGTTCATGAACATCTAAAGGTATTTTATTTTTTGTTTGTGCTTGTAATCAAGGCATATTAGCATTTTGCGAGTGCGAAACCTAACGCATATGCGTACAAAACAACAACAATCCAAAAAACAACATAAAGCTCATGGCGGAAAGTCATAAACGTTTATGTAGAAACAATGATTTCTGTGTCTTCTGTGATTGTGATTTGAGGCATAGGAGTTAAAACAACACTTACTTTTGGTTTGTCTAAAGGGCCACCACGGGATATAGAAACTCTGCAAACTTTGTTTTTGTAGTTGATCAACTCACCTTCAACAAGATTGGCATTAACAAGATCTTTTTGTTTTTCATAGTTACGCACGATTTGCTTCCTTTTGTTAGTTTTTACAACAGCAACACTTTTTGTGTGTTATCATTGGACAAGTGAATATCCACAAAAAGAAAACACTTGCAAACACTGTGGCAGAAATTATGCTTTGAATGCTCATAGGTTTAACTAGTTTTAGTATATCAAGTTGTTGCTACGATTTAAAGGTTTACTTCAAAGTCTTTTGGATCATATTCACGAAAACCAATACCCAAAGCAGACAAATCATCGTCATGAAAGCATAGCCAGCCCACAACGCCGTCACAAGTCAATATTTTGTAGTCATACATTGGATCGGTTTCATTCCATCTAAACTCACTTGGCGTGCGTTCTAAAAACACAAATGGCTCCAATGGAAACAATGGAGCAACAGTTGCAACAGTTGATGGTGATTGAAGAGTTGGTCGTTGATGATATGCGGGCCACGTATCACGATTCAAACGCCCCCAAATAGTATACATTTTGCCGGGAACTAGCTCGGCACCTGTCAATATTTTTATCATTCATAACTTAACTATGTCCGAAAATGACGAAACGGGTTTAAACCAGATTTGTATGTAACGTGTGTTTTTCAAAATCGCTGCCTGATAAACTGTGCCATCATCAGCAAGAAGCTTCGTTTTTTGTAACGTTTTGATACAGTTTACCTATGGTAAAGTATGCCACCTTTACCCCCAACAAACAGTTTCAGCGTCGGCAAAAACCGTTAAAAGCCGTTTGATTCGTTCTTTTGCGTATCCCCAATGTTGTGCTACATCGATGGGATCAACGTTAAATCGACTTTCATCATTTATCATATCCAACGTTGCTAACGCACGATATGCGCATTTACGAAAGTCGTGACCGTTCATTTCTCCACAAAGATCGGGATTATCTTTGCCGCACAAACCCATGAGAGAAAGCACAGTGTATGCGTTGCCGTTTGCGAAGTTTACTTCGATACCACCACCGATTTGATCTCCATCATCGTTGTACTTTGCTGGATTGTTCTGATCGTAGAATGTTATTGACATGATTTTACTTCCTTCCAATCGCCTTCAAACCAAACAACCCAACCAATATTTCCAGCAGGTGTAAGAATCTTTATAAAGGTTTGATACCTTTCTCTACCACCGTATCCATCCTCTCGCCTTGTGATTGTCTTTTCCAAGAATACAACCGGTGATGCTGCGTCTACTACCTCAATCACATCATTGATCTCATGAGCATCAAAAAAATGAGGTAAAAGCTTTTCTTCGATCACCTCTCGATCACAAAGCCCGTAATACAGTTTACCTTGTTTCATTGGTGATTTGTTCCAACAGTTTGTCTCGGATTCAATATATTCGGACATTGTTTTACGTTCTCCTAACCGGTGTATTCAACCCAATGATCACGTTCTGGAAAATAAGGCACTATTCCAACGGTGCCATCGTCAAATAGTACCTTTACGTATTTATCTGTTTTCGAAAGAAAAACAACAACTTCATTCTGTACCAAGTAAGCAAACGGAACGTCTCCGATCCTATTATAAATCGGTAGTTGAACGGCTACAAACTGATGCATTTTTCCAATCGTGTGATTCATTTTACTTTCCTCTGCTTCTTCACAACCTTGGCAATATTGCTTTCCATGATCGCAACCTCGCCCTCGTTTACATCCTTGCCCGCATCCATGTGTCTGCGCTTCAAATGATAGCTCTTGTGGCATGTAGAATGACACAGCACCATACCAGCTACATACTCCAGATTCTCCCAATCGTCAACTTCACGGCTTCCGATGGAATGATGCAGCGTGATGCTTTTACCCGGATAACGAGGATTGTACCCATCAGCCAAGGAACCACCACAAATCGCACAAGGATTCATGCGAATGATAAACTGCATGATCCAATCCAGTTGTTTGACTTTGCTGGAAACCGAACCTTTGCGACGAACAACAGCCTTCTTCTGCTTCATATATATAGAATACCATAAGAATATGAATATCTAAAGGATTAACTAAGTTTTATGGACGAACAACCTTTTTCCAGTAATCCAAACCAGCTTCTGTGCACGTAACATATGCAACAGCACCATCCTCTGTTAGAACCTTAAGAACGTATGTGTTGGCTTTTCTATTGTTATAGAAATATTCAGCTTTATTCACGTTAACTTCAAGCAAAACAACATATGCGCCATCTGGAAGGTCGATGCTTCTGTTGTAGTCAGGCACCATGCCATGATCATCAAACTTGATGTAAGCTCCGTAAGAAGAAGTCTTCCAAGGTGTTTTATACAGCTTTCCGATTTGAAGATTTCTATTCATGTGCTTTTTTCCAGTATGCAGACCCCGGTTGCGATATCGAAACGTATACAAGTCTTCCGTCACCTGTCAGCAGTTTTGTGTCCCAACGAATCTCCCCGCCCATACGGTATTCTTCCATGCTAACAACAACAACAAGATCGCCATCTTTTAGTTTGATTCGCTCAATCAGTCGTCCAGCTATGTACTCGTCAGCTTCAACATACCACGGAACTTTATACATCTTACCGATTTGTAGCATATCAAAAGTATATCATACTCTGAAAATATTCTCAACATAAATCCCTTACAAGTTCGAAATTTTTGGAGACATTCCAACAAATAATCCAACCAATGTTACCATTCGAATCAAGAAGCTTAAAATAACCATTATCTACTTCAAGCAACACAACGCAAGTGTTTGGTTCAACAACACCAACGTTGCATTTAAATTCTTGGCTCAACCATTTCGCATCCATCCCCGCCCTCGCCCTCGTGGGCCGCATCGCCCTGCTCGCCTTCGCCGCAGGCGTCCTTGCCAGTTCTTTTGTTGGATAAAGAAACCAAAACCAATCTTTAACCAAATACATCTTACCAAGTTGCATTGTTGCTTATTCCTTTACAAGCTCGAAATAGGAGGCGAAACTCCAACAACGAGTCCAACCAATGTTTCCATTACAATCAAGAAGCTTATAGCAATGTTCGGTTTCATCCATTTCAAGCAAAACAACGCAAGTCTTTGGTTCAACAACAAAAATGTTGCATTTATAACGTTCGCTTAACACTTTTGCCACCACCGCCCCCGTCGCCGCCCAGCCCTGCGACGCCCGCCCCTCGAAGCGATCGATCGCCCCCACCGCCAGTTCTTTTGTTGGAAAAAGAAACCAGAAATACTCTTTAACCAAATACATCTTACCGATTTGTAGCATATCAAAAGTATATCATACTCTGAAAATATTCTCAACATAAATCCTTTACAAGTTCGAAACAACCAGAGAAATCCCAACTAAAAATCCAACCAATGTTACCATTTGAGTCAAGAAGCTTGTAATAATCATCATCTACTTCAAGCAAAACAAAGCAAGTCTTTGGTTCAACAACAAAAATGTTGCATTTAAAATTTTGGCTTAACACTTTTGCCACCCCCGTCGCCCCCGATGTCGAGGCCCCCGCCCTCGACCACCTGCACTGGCGCTCCGCTAGTTCTTTTGTTGGAAAAAGAAACCAGAAAAACTCTTTAACCAAATACATCTTACCAAGTTGCAGATTGTTCATTGCTTATTCCTTGACAAGTTCGAAATGCTCGAAGAAATCCCTACCCCAAGTCCAACCAATGTTACCGTTTGAGTTAAGAAGTTTGAAATAACCGTTGTCTACTTCAAGCAAAACAAAGCAAGTGTTTTCTTCAACAACATCAACATTGCAGTTGAAACTTTCGCTCTCCCATTTTGCAGTTTCATAAGCAGTCGTCAGCTTCTTCAACCGCCAACCATGCCCCCCGAAGCCGTCCGCAGCCCCTCCTGCCAGACCTTTCGTTGGATAAAGAAGCCAGAAAAGCTCTTTAACCAAATACATTTTGCCAAGTTGCAGATTGTTCATTTCATCAACCATCACAGCGAAACGTTCTGAACACCGAAGCCCGAAAGCTCTTGAATGCGCTCGACGTAGTAAGCCTTGAGAGTCTTGCTAACACCACGCCAAATCGTGTCAGTAGGAGTAGCGGGAGCACTGGCAGTGCTACGAGTAGAACGCACAGGATTCAAACGAGGCTGCGCATGAGGGTTTGCAATCGTGTACATCGGGTTGGTAGCACCACGCTGCTGTCCAGCAGTCTTCTTAATCACAATCCCGTGCTTGGTCTTAAGAGTCGAGATTGCAACCTTTACGCTGTTAATGGCAAGACCGGTACGGTTAGCAATCGTGGCAAGGTACAAGGTACCACCACCGTTGTTGTATGAAGCCATGAACACATCGTAAACCTTGCGGCAACCAGCAGCCATGCCCGTACCAGAAGCCGGACGACCACGAAGAGCACGTTGCGGAGCCGCAGGAGTGATCTTGGAAGCTTCGACAAACGAAGTAAGAAACTCAACCCAGTTAAGAATGGTATCCGCATTGATCGACCCAGAGTGTTGCCGAAACTCAATCGTGCCATGACGACCCAGAGCACACAGGTTCACCTTGTAGTAACGATCAGGCAGCACACGCATAAGAGCGTTCATGGTTTGACAGTTTTCCACATTGTTGATGATGTTGGTACCACCCTTGGTATAGTACACGTTAGTACCACGCCGATTAGCAGGAACCATGAGATCGATCATACCCTCAAACTTGGTATAGCGATGAAAAATCGTCTTAATCTGCTCAACCGACAGATCGGTACCATCCACATGAACATGCAGACCGCAGCAGTTATTCACCGTGCTACCCATAGCTTGCAACGCAGCGCACACCTTGCGAACCATGCGCAGGTTAGCAGCCTTGTCGGTATCAAGCACAGGAGACACAAGCTCCATGCCGTGAAAGCTATCGATGGTTGCAAGAGAACCATCACTCACGATCTTCCAACCAGAGCTACCGTAGCTACCAATAGAAAGACCACGAACCTTGCGACGAAGAGCCGCAATGGTGTCGGTGATGTTTTTGGGACTGTAGAACTCGATTTCGATTCCGATCTTCATACTCATAGAATACCAAACGTTAACGAATATCTAAAGGTATTTTTTACCTTTTTTTGTTAACGTTTTTTCTCTATGATTTCAAGGGTTTAGCGGTCACCCTTAACCATGTTTTTGTAGTCTAGTTGCGCAAACTGTGGGGTACCAAGACCAGTATAACCATTAAACTGCACGGTTACTTCCTTGCCAATCCATTGATCCTTGACGGTCAAGAAGTACGCTGCATCTTCCATTGTACCCTTGAAGGTAGCGTCAAACTCTTTGCCATTGCTATCACGCAAAGAAATGATCTTAGCCTTACCGCTCCAGTTGCCTGTACCCTCTTGAACGTTGGTAATCGTAAACTCAGCATCTTCCAACGGCTTCACCTTGAGAAGATTCTTGCTGCGTTTGTGTTCATAAGGCATACGAACAAGACGCAGAATAGCGCCTTCATGGCCACGGGACACAATGTTGTTGTAAAGCTCCATCATGTGTGCTTCATCCTTAACAAGCCAATCCTCGATCTTTTCCACATAAGCATACTTCTTGACAACGTTGCTGTTGATCCAAAGCCTACGCTTATGATATGCTGCATCTTCTCCTAGTTCTGGAGTAAAACCATAACCGTCATAAACGTAATAACGAATAAGACGCTCACTCTCGGCAAGGTCTGCCTTGGTGATTTTCTTGGTCTTTCGAGCAAGCTTTACAATCTCGTTGAGTTCTTGACGATACTGCTCGTTGAAGCATTCACCGTCCAGAACAGCGTTGGGATATTGCTGGAAGAATGGCTTAAGGGATTCTTCGATATGAGGGATTGAAAGGAAACGTTCACCTTTACGGGTGAACAGTCCATCCTTGGTTGCGATCATACGCAGACCATTGTACTTGACATTGAGAAACCAAGTACCGGGAGAAAAGTCTAGCTTGCCACGATAATCTTCGTAGCTCTTTGCTAGCATGGGTTCGACATATTGAGCAACATCAACGTTGCTTTGATTCTCAAAGTAACCGGTTTTAAGCTGCTTGGTATAGCGGCTTTCTACTTCCTTTAGAGCTTGTTGCTCGGGAGTTGTAGCGTTTGCACGGCCAGTATTCTTTCCTGCGCACACAGTCCATTCTGATGTAACAACAGAGCTAGGAGTATCAAGAATACCAGAAACGGTACGATAGCTATCTCCTTTGGTTTCCATGTACCAAGTACGAATGGAACCACGAGAATCACGGGTGAAAAGGGTACGATGTGTGATGATCTTTGCCATGATGTTAGGATATCAGATGTTTTGTTAAATATAAAGGTTTAAAACTCTGATCGTTGATGCCGTTCTAGGCAACGATTGCAAACTTGCAATCCGTTTACTGTACCCCAGTTTGCTTCACTCATAGCTTGTGGAATACTATCAAGTTGATAAAAATATCTGGGTCGATGATCCAAACCGTGAGGTTCACACAATGGAGTTTGACAATACGAACAACGAACGATGTATACTTTATGAATCATTCTTCTACTTTCTTTAAGTTGTAAGTTCCATACATTGTCACAGTAGAACCATCAGGGGCTAGAAACCTATAATGTTCATAACCCTCGAAATCAATCAAAACCAAAAGATCTCCTTTTTCAATGGTAACTACTGGTGGAACTGGTGTATTACTTGTGCTTGCGAGACATTTGAAATCGCATTTTGATTCGAATAGCATACCTAGTTTCAAATGATCGATCATGCTGTTCCTACTTGTTTGAAGTACCGTGACAAGCGAAATAGAAACGATCTTTGCCTGTTCGTGGCTCAGTCATTTTTCATATCCTCCAGAAAATATTGAACGTTCCTCTCAGCAATTGCTACCAACTCTGCGTTCGCTGTAAGAACCTTCCAATAAATAACGTTGTTATGATCTTCCATCGTTTCAATCGCAACCACAACATCACCAAGATGGGTAAATCTAAAGGCTTCTGCGTCAGTAGGAAATGATGCCCTCACACGATATAGCTTACCTTGTTTCATTGAATAAGGCGGCGGCATAAATTAAATAACCTTGATATGCTGCTTGATTCCCCAATCGGAACTAAAACCTAGTTGCAAAGTGTTGAGAAGCTCGTTGTGCATCTTGTTAACGGTTTCGGCAGGTACACCATGCACGTTACGGAGAGCGGCAACAGCCGGATCAGCAACAATGGTTACAATCGTCACATCGATACCACGTAGGTTTGCTTCATGCACATAGTCTTGCATGAATGCACGCTTGGTATTGGTGTTGTCCACCACGATGTTTTGTACAGCCGGATTGTCCAGTGCCTTGATGTACTTGCGAAAGCAAGTCTTGTGTGCAGGAAACAAGAGCTCTGCCTTCCAGTTATAGTTGCCGTTGGCATCTTCGAAGAAGTGATCTGCGGAACAAATCACTGCATCAGAAGGTACGTTGTTACGAATCCACGTTGACTTGCCGCCGCCGGGGATGCCCATCATAATGTATACGGTCTTCGTCATCAGACTGTTGTAACCGTGTGATTGTCGTCACACAACATAGTGGTATGGTCAGTGTATGCCACCCTTATAGCAGTGGGATCGGCCTCAAGCCGAGTCACGCTACGCACGGTGCGCCGCAGGAGGACGTGGCCCAGAGTCTTAAGCACGGTGTCGCCGGGCTGGAGGTCTTTTGCTTTCACGATCTTTGTCATCTCTTTCGCTTTCATGTATATAGAATATCATACAACAGCAAAAATCTAAACGTATTAAAAACGCTTTAAATCTCGAATAAAACGTGATGTAATGTATACATGAAAACAGAAGATTTAGATGATTTGGTTATGGGGCTATACATGTGTATGGTTGTCCCGTTCATGATTGTTTTGGCATATCACGTTGGTAACTAACAAGAGGTAATAAACTATGAATAACGAAGTATTTGTTGTGATGGATGGTACCCGATTGGCGGGTGTTTATCGATATCGTGAAGATGCGGCGGCTCATGCTCAGGCTTGTGCTGGGAACTATGTTGTGCAGCATATTCGTAACGAGATTCCCGGTTGGGTTCAAACCATGGTTGATGCGGCCAAGGAAAAAGCTAAAATGCAAAACACGGTGAGACGATGAGTGATTCATTCAAACCATCAAAGCAAGCAGCTATTATGTTGTCGTCCATGCGTGACATGGATGAAAATGATTTGGAATGGCTTCAAGACATGGGTATGGGTATTGCTGCAACGTTAGAAGACATAACAACACGAATTGAAAATCCAGAAAAAGAAAGAATGAAAGGCTGCGAGGTTATTCATCTTGGAGCAGAACTATTTTTGCCTATGAGAACCTTAAAGCAAAAACTAGAAACTGGTGAGTTGGTTTTCGAAAACTATATTCGAGAACTTGATCGAATCGTTGATCGTTTGGATCAAGTTGTGTTTGAAAACAGTCTTGTGTTAAGCAATCCCAAGGTACGCAACCACATGAAGCAACTAGCAAATGCTGTTATTGTTCATTTGGAAGCTGGCCCTGTGTTAAATACCATGTTTGGTATTTTAGGCCAAGAACAGTGAGGAAGTCACGTTTTTCGTTAATCAACCAACACCGTCATATACAATAACGTTGGCATAGGCATTTGATCCTGTATGATATGGATCTGATGCACTCCAAGCATATGAACCAGTTAAGGTTGGAATGCTTGCCGTTGGTATTCCTGTCAATCCAGCAATGATGTGAAATGTGTTTGTGCCGCCCAAATATATTTCTTTCACTCTGACTTCCATTGTAATCACCCCGTTGTTGGGAAGCGTGAAGTGATTCACCCCCAGCACACCATTAGCCGTAAAACCAATATCTAAAGCTCCACCATCTGCCCTGATGGTGATGAACTTTGTGACATATGGGAACTGCACACGATATGGTGGAGTTGCTGTCGCTGTGTCTGAGAGAGCATATGGTAAGCCGGACACTTGATAGGCTGGCATATGATTGTAACCGGGTTCTGGCCATTGCATGATATATATTCCTTTTTGTAGATATGCTCATAACTATAGATAACCTACAAAAAGGACAACTATCATGCACGACAAACTATCTTTAGAACAATGCTGTTCTGTATTTGGTGACTCTGAATGGGCACCTCTTGCTGCCTTCCTTGCCGTTACAGAAGGTCTTCAAGTAGTCCATCACTCACACCACTGGCAAACCAAAGGAGAGAACTTCTACGGTGATCATCTTCTCTATCAACGCCTTTACGAAGCAATCCTACCAGAGATTGATTTGATTGGTGAAAAGCTTATTGGCGTTAGTCATGACGTTTCTCTTACCAACTACTTCAAGCGTGTTAAAGCTATGGAAATGCTTTTGAAAGCTGTTACACACAGCGATCAACCATACATTGTTGTAAGTCATGACGCTGAACTAACCTATGTGCGTATGGGTGGAGAACTCATGGATCAGCTAGAACAAGCTGGATTGCTTACAAGAGGTTTAGAGCAAATGCTTGGCAATGTTCTAGACAAGCACGAAGAGCACATTTATCTTCTAGAACAACGTGTTCGTGCAGCAGGTTGAAATGAAACTCACCTCGCTTTTATATGAGCAGTTTTCTCCAGAATTGTTTGATGCTCTTAAGTCATTTGTTGCCAGCAACAAAACTGACAAACTAGAAGCAGCGATGCCTGAGATTGAAAAGCTTATTGCTTCTCATGAATATTCTGAAATAATCGATCCAGCTGGGGTCGTGGTTTACCGTGGCATGAAGCTTTTCTATGATGACGCAGAAAAGCTTTGCAATGGTAAAAACTACACAGAAGAAACCAGTAAAAGTGGTGTGATATATCGAACGTTTAAAGGTTCTGGTGATATTCCAACCAAGCGCATTATTCAAAGTTGGTCAGCAGATCCAAATGTAGGAATACAGTTTGCGGTTGATCCAGATGTAGAAGGAGAAATACCTGTTGTGTTTATTGCAACAGCAACAAAAGGCAAATTCTTTGGCAAGCCGGGAATACTAGCAAAAACCGTGATGCCGGAACGTGCTAGTGAAATGGAAACCATATCTATTGGTAAAGTTCAACACGAAGGATTCGTTATGGCAATACCACCCAAAAGCTTTTTAGGGCGAGATCCACATTCTGTAGATATCAGAAAACTAAAATCACTTGTTTTGTCTTTTGAGGAGTCATGAAACATGAAGCTTGATAAATTTTTATATGAAGCTATAAAACCGGAAGCGAATAAAAGTGATCCTTATGGAGAATATTTGTTTGCTCCACAACGAACAGATGTTCCAGTACCCAAAGAAGGAAATACAAGAGAAGAAGAGTTACTCTACTATGCGCTCTTAGACATGTTTCAAGGCAACGATCAAAAATCTCTAAAAAAATATTCGCAAAAAATATTGAATTTGTTAAATCAAAACAAATACACTACGCTTCTTTCTTCCGGCGATATAAAAGTATACCGAGGCATGGTAATATCCAGAGAAAGATTGTCAGGTTTAATAAAGCCTTATGGTGAAGAAATTAAGTATAACAAATACGTTACCATGAATTTACCAAATAAGCTTAAGCCATCAAAAGGCAAACTGCTCCAAAGTTGGAGTACTAATGTGAATCGTGCCGCAGACTTTAGTGATAGTAGAGGCGGCCTCCACGGGATACCTCCGGGAGAAACGGTCAGCATAATATTTGCTGCTAGAACATATGCAGAAGGAAATAACTTCTTTGGAGCACCGGGAAAACTTGCAAGGGTCGTAGCCTCATCCTTTGCAAGCGAAAAGGAAACTATTTCTGTTGGACCTGTTGAGTATGACGGTTTTGCTTATTTCATAGGTTCTTCTGGGGGAAAATATGCTAGCGGGTCACTTGCAAAAGCTGCGAAGAAAGTTGCTTAATCAGCTATAGGAATGGTATTAATCTTTTTCCACCTACTGCAATAACATAAGCGTCGCTCATGTCTTTGCATTCTGGGTTGTAGACTTCTTGTCCTTGGCTTTTGCCCGTTTTGGCAACATGGCGTTTCCAAGGAAGTTCTGGATGCAAAGCTTTAACATGGTCAAATACCTTTTCTTTTACGGGACGTTTATCGACTTTGGTATTCTTGAACCCAACAGCCTTGCGTGCAGATGTTACGTTAACATCAACAACTTCTGCCTTATAAGCTTTATGGGAAAGATATGATATCAAACCGTTAAACTTGGCTAGTGTAAGTAGCGTATCTGCACTGCTGAAACCTGTGCTAAACATCTTAGCATTTGCTTCAACAAATATGCGCTCGATCTTTTTATCACCAACAAGTTTTTTTATCTCTTCAATACCTCTGTCTGCCTTTTCCCACATATTACTTAGTGTGGTCGAAGTCAATTTCACAGCATCAAGAACAATAACTTGTTCGTTTTCGTCAATCAAGCATATTCCAGTACAGCTTGTGGAAATATCTAAACCCAAATAATACTTCATAGTGTTTCCTTTAACAACCTAAAATCACTTCGTTCGGATCAGATGGCGACGAGGCATAAAGCTCTTGTCGTTGTTTGTGTTCCAACCTTAGAACAGAAGCATAGTTTACAAGATCACGAATCTTTTTACGTAGCTCCACTTGCTCCATTGGAGACATACTGCGAGGCACACAATGACATGAGCCATTGGTTGCAACTCCACCAACTTTAGGAAATCTAAACACGCAACTGTGTCCACAACCATAGATGAAATCTGGTTCTTCGTTGTTCATTTCACATCACCTTCTTTTGTATTTTAGCGTATCAACGTAAAAACCTAAACCCATAAATCCCCACATCGCAACAAACATAATCATCGCTCGGATACCTCGCAACCATATGCACGGCGAAGAGAATCAAGTGATTGCTCTGGAATAATGCATGAGTATTTCAAACGATAATACGTTTTATGATTTGTTGATCGCTCTGCGTGGTCTTGCCACTTTTCTTTCAAATCAAGAAACTCAACACCAAACTTGGTTTGAAACTGTTCAACAACAGCATTGGTCCAGCCCCAACCTGTTTTGAATGCCATGTCTTTGGTACGAGGAACTTTGATATAAAGATATCGCTGTTGCTTTTGCAACATTTCGTTTGACCACACAGGATTATACAGCGCAATCCATTCGTTTTGTGCGTTACGTTGATAAGCTGATGTGAAAACCTTTGTGCGATTTCCGATTTGAAAATAATGATCGTTGGGCTCGCAATGAGCCATCATACTTTTACCTACCACAAGAGCAGTTTCAAGTGAGGAATAAAACTTGGTTGAAGTAATGGTTTTGTCTTTGTTGCCAACTGAAACGTAATATTGCATGGTTGCAACTCCTTTTGCCAGATTACCACACACGTTTTTTGTTCTCAAACAATATTTACGAATATGACAATATCGAACTTAAAGCTTTTGATCGAAACGTTGATTCTAGAAGCTAAACTCAATACCAAAACAGTATACACTTATCACATATCAGATAATGCCAACATGTCAGACAGACAAATCCAAGCTGGTGTGTATAGTCCAAAGTTCGAAAATCTAGGCTTGTTTACCGCTCCACTAAATGCCATAAAAAACAGTTGGGCGGCGTGGGCAGCAAACAAAGGTAGATTCGGGGCAACAGAAGGCCAGAAATACAAAAACGTTACCCTTTACAAACTTGCGTTGCCTAAATGGGTTTTAGATCAAGCAAAAAAAGAACATGAGGCAAGAGCAGAAGAATCCATAGAGCAACATCCTGATTCAGCATTAGGAGCGTGGGGATGGGATATTGAAACGTTTATACCCAAAGAACTGTTGCAGCATGTGCACATTGCTGGTAAAAAAACAGGTAAAGTTGAAGAGTTCTTTAAGGGCATAACTGATGATCAAAACTACCGTGGCGGTCAAAAAACCACGCATGAAACTCAATATACTGTTAGCCCCACAGGCGAACTAGAGAAAACTGTAACAGCCTACAGTCTACAGCCTGCGTCGTTCGAAAGAATCCTACAAGCTTCAGATGAATCTCTCAAGCTTCTTAACAAACAAGAACTAGAAAACGTTGTTGATAAACTTGAATATTTCCTTTCTCCAGATTGGATCGAACAAAAAATCAAAAAATATGCAGCTATAACAAAATATAAAGCAAGAGCTGGTAGTCGCATCGAGAGAGAAATATATTCTCGGTACCTTCCAGACCTTAGAAAACAACAAGAACAAAAAGCAGAAAAAGAGCGTTCAGAAAACAGAGAAACCGCTGAACGTAAACTCTCAATCGCAAGAAATCTTTTGAAAACTAAGTCTTAGTCTTTGCTTCTAACAACTTCGTAAATCCCTCTATCACAGCATTAGTCCAAAACTCGTAGCTATAATCATCCAACTTATTCTCTTTTAACCATTTTCTTGTTGCGGTAGCCTTGGCAATAACCTTACGATCAGTAAGCTTGTCTGCACGCTTAACTTCAACAATAACCTTTTTACCGTCTTTATAAAGGATGAGAAAGTCTGGGGTATAGGTTCTGTACTTCCCAGCCACTGCATATCGAATGTTAATGCTCTCATATTCGTAGGATAATACGTTTGGATCTTGATCAAGATAGAGCGCAACCGTGTATTCCCACCCAGAGCGATATTTTATTGGAGTTGAACACTTAGGAGAGTGATGAATGCCTGTGATGTAATGGCGCTTACGTCTACGTTTTACAGGTTTCTTTATCGTTTTAGTAGTTTCCACAATAACTTTTCCATAATCAAAGCTTCTTCTAGATTAAGGTTAAGTTTTTCAAGTGTATCTTTTGCCGCTTGACGAACACCACCTAAATGGCGACGATGGGTATTGTTTGCTATATCTCTTAAAACGTCGGGCGGAGTTTTTAGATTTTCTGCAACGTCCCAAACAACATCGTCAACGGTATCGTCAGCCAAAAGTCTTAAGATCTCTGGGTCGGTTGTTTTCGTTGCTAGATTCCTACGAACCTCTTTGGATTTGTGATTTACAAGATCTTTTGTGCCTTTTCCAAGTTTTGATACCTTTAGAGCCGTTTTCAGTTCTCTAGATTCAACATCAAACAAATCTGTGTGAAATTTTATTTTAGCACCTTTAAGATCAACAATTTTTACTAAATCAAGTTTGGTGGTATCAAAAAATACAGCTTGACATGATTCTTGAACGTCAATCACACGCAAACAATCGTCATTTACTCCATCATAACCAAGCTTTTTTAAAAGCACTGACCATTTACCTGTCTCTCCACCTCCTCTTGTTCTTTCACGGTTTTGTATCCCAGCACTACCACTTAAAACTCTTGTGACATTCCAAATCTTTCCGCCGGGAGATTTAACTCGGGCTTCTTTCTCTGCTTTTTCGATGGTTTCTAACGGATACCCCATTTCTACAAGCTTATCAATATCTTTTTTTAAATCAGTTTCGCTATATGTTTTAAGTTCTAAAATTCTTGCTTCGGATTTAGGTTTGAAAATAATAGCGTAAGGTCTATCAGCGGCAAAATTTTCTATCTTTGATTTATCTAACGCATATGCGTAAAATCCAATAGGTGTATTGTATTTGTTGACAATATACAAGTTCATTCTTGGAACAATAGAAAAGTGAATAAAGTATCCACCTTCTTTTTCATACTTTATTATTTGATCTTGCCAACGAGGCAAGGTTAATCCTGTTTCTCTCTTGTAACGTGTTGCTTCTTTTATCCTCTTCATACGATATAATATATATAGTTGAATCGTGGACAACACCTCAGTCAAAGAAAACCAAATAACCTTCAGACCCTAATCTTCTCACTCCTAGATTTGCGCCAACACTGTCAAGAATTTCTTCATTTTGCAAAGCCACCATATCCTCGATCAAACGTTCCAACCAATCTGCTTTTAGTCTTAGCTTTTCGGTTAATTTTGGGTATATTTCGCTTGCTCGCTCATTGTTGAGTATACTGTTTTTTATTGTTTCTTTTAGTTCATCTTGGGTATAAGGTTTTTTTGTGGCTGGGTTTTGCTGTGTGATTTTCATGTTGGTTGTTAAAACAAGTCTGTCAATCAGCCATCTTATATCAGGATCTTTAACAAAGCTGGTTTCAAACTTTTCTAAAACAGTATAATCAATCGATTTTTTGGTTGTTGGAGCAATCAAGGTACCATGATCGTATATCATGGGATAGTGCAAACCTTTTTTTTCTTTGCCGCTGTAAGTTTTTAAGATTTTTTTTGCTCGAATATCTTGTTGTTGTAACTTTAGCACTCTATCACCAAGATTGAACGCAGCACCATTCATTCCAGCACCAAGAAAGCTGAAGTTGGTAGTGTCGCTCAGTATACCATCAATTTTATTCTTGTTGGCTTCGTAAAACTCTTGTGGATCACCGATTGCATTGGTCAATATTGAATCTGGGTTTTTTTCCATGAATGTTTTCAACGCATTTATAAAAACAGTCTGTTGTGTGTTCTCAAATAAAAAATGATATAATCTAATCATAACCATAAGTAGCGGTGTGGAAGATAACCAATAGAAGAGTGTAAAGACAGTCATTCTTCTTTTTGAAGGGAAGGATTTTATCTCAAGGGCTAGTTACATCAACTCAGAGGATGTTCATCTCTTCTAATGATTGCTTTGTCAGTAGCTTATAAGCATCGATGCCATGTGTTTGGCAATACTCTTCAGCAGCTGACTGTTTTTGTTTTACTTTGGCTGATTCTGAATAAACTGCTGGTTTGATTTCCCAAAGTTCTTTGCGACCATCGACATATTCAACGAGAAAATCTGGAATGTAACGGCGAACGTGCTCTCTGTTTCCTTCATTTAGTTTATAAGTGATTGCAAATGGCTCATACGTGAACGTTTTCACTGTTATTTCTTTTTCCAGCCATTCAACCGTTGCTTTTTCCCAAGACGATTTATAGAAAACTTCTTTGCTCAACTTCTCAGAAAAAATATATCCCTTTTCATGGAAGTTCTTCCCGTAAGCCCTACGTTTGCCTGATATCATCTCAGAAGATACGATCTCCGACATTTTCTGTCTGGTTTCTGTTGTATGGTTTTTGCCATACATAGGGTTTTTTTCTCCGTTGAAACAACCTGTTTCTTTATGATGTTTTGAAATTTTTTCTCTGGCTTCTTCTGTGTGATGCTTGCCAAGCATAGGATGATTTTCTTTGTCCTTATATCTCTCCAAAGCAGCTTCACGAAGCTTCTGTTTTATTCCTTCATCCATTCGTGCATTATTAGCAATCAAACCTTCTCTAATCGCTGCGCCACGGCAAGGTTTGCTACAAAAATGATGTTCGAACTTAGCAATCTGATTTTTCCATTGCAGGACAACTTTCTTGCAATAAAAACATTCAACTTCTGCTTTTCTAGGAGAAGCTTTATAGCTTTTTTCCATCGATCTCCGATGAGCATACGCACACTCAAGCTTACAGTAGTGGTTTTTGTTTTTTAGTTGCTTATACTCAAGCTTTTTTGGAGTAAAAATAATGTGACAAAAATCACATTCGTAAACAACAACTCTGTGTTTTTGTTTTGGCTTACCAGCAATCGATTCAACTCTGTCTTCTATTATCATTTTTCACCTCTATTGTAGTATAGGTGATGATAAATAGTGGGTATAGATCAAAAGTCCATCTTAACCGTAAACTTGAGCTTATCGCCGGAACGTTTCAAAACCGGTTGAGCCATTTTTGTCTTTGCGATGACATTGAGATTATCGTCATGAAGATATAGATCGGTGATATACACATAACGCTTATCAAAATCACTAGCAAAGTCTGTTGCTTCCAAGTCACGATTCCAACTTGGATTACTGGAGCTTACAAGTTCAAGAGGGTTAGCGTACAAATCTGCCTTCATAACGTGGATGTTACGTTCACCTTGAAAGGTGCATTCAAAACCGTTTTCTCCAAACCAATAAAGGCTTGGATTTTTGATTAGCACAATACCGTTGTCATAAAAGATGTTGCCAACAGAGTTGTTTAAAGCTTGTGAACCAGAACAATCAGCACGATAAAGACTTCCAAAGCCATCATCTTTTAGAGTGATACCAACCTTGCCATAACTGTTTGATACGTTTGTATCGGTGATTGTAAAGGTGTTTGGAGCTATTTTGTTGCCATAGAACAAGTTGGATATGTCAAAGATAACAACTTGTAAACTTCCGTTTTCTTGTGTGCGTTGAAGAATAGTTGGCGTGCGTTGGGGGTTAAGAGTTCCAAGAGAACTTGTTACATCAAATCCAGACAGTGCAGCGATAATACTTCTTGGATTTAGATCGGTGTTAAGAGTTGCACTTCCGCTAGTTGGAGGTACAAGATCATAGATTGATTCCAACGAATACATATTTCGCAGTGTAACCAAGTTAAAGGCTTGTTGGCCCTTATCGGTAACGAACGCACTTGAACTAAGTGTGTTTAGTAACTGATAATAGTTTGGTGTGAACTGACCGTTATCGTTTGGCAGAATAGTTAAGCTGTTTTTACGAACTGAGCCTGTGTTGTAAAGAAACTGATTTGCGGTTAGTTGTTGTGTGTTGCCAACAAGAGCACTTCCAGTGAGGTTTATCAGTCTTGGATAGTTTCCTGAAGCAAAGTCTCTTGTGTAGTTTTCTAGGTTGATGTAGTGTCCACCTGTATCAAAGCTAAGATCGACATTGAATGGATGTTGGGTTGTTCCATCAATGCATTGGAAAGGATGCACTAGCACACCTCCGAGGGCTGCGGCGGTATTATCTACAGCCCTTGTAGGCGATTCTTTTGTGAATAGCGGGGGAAGATAGAACAATAGATTTGGATCGCCTAATGGAGCTCCTGATAGGCTTCTTGAGGCTATTTCATTTTGGCTAAGATACTTGTTATAGATTTTCAGTTCATGCACTTCTGCATTGAGAGGGTGTGCAAGTTTATATGCTGGAGGTTCATCATAGTTTGGTGGATTTAAGAGAAATGCAGGTTCGGAAACAGGAACACCAAATCGTGTTTGAGCTATATCAGAAAAGAACCAACCAGCTGTACCTGTTTCTGGTGTTTCTAAAAAGTTTCCAACTGCTAGGATTGACTGAAATGCTTTACCGGTTTGTTGTTTAGGAGCAACACTGGCAGACGGAATATAGAATGTACCTTGTTCTATTCCGTTAACCATAAACGAACCACTACCAAAGTTATAACTGTTTGTTCCCCATCTTACTGTTACATGATGCCATGTGTTTCTTGTTAAGCAGTTATCGTTTGAAACAAAGCTTAAACCGGTTGTGTTTGCTGGATTTATTGTTGAGGGTAAACTAGTTGCTGAACTGCTGAGTTGTAAAAGCAATCGATAGCCATCTGTTAAACCATTTGAATCTCGACTTGATCCAGAGATAAGAGACAAAGCATAAGCTCCAGAAAAGTGCAGAATCGTTCCAGCTTTAAACTCACTTGTTTGTGTGTCGATTGTGTATTTTGGATTGATCCAAAAATCAAAAGAAAACGCTCCACTAGGAATATAGCTGGAAGACACAAGAGTTCCCACGCCAGAAGCAGAACCAGAAGCGGGATAAAGCAAAGCTGATCCTGTTGGTAAACCACTTGCTGTAAGAAAGTTTAAAGAGTTATAGTTGGTGAATGCAAAGTTGTAGTTGGTACCAAACAAGCTGTAATAAGGCATAAGCACGTTTGTTGTAACAAACTTGCGTGTCATATCCAAGTTAAGGTTTACACCCGGAGTAAATCTTACAACTTCTTGTTTTTGTTGATTTCTAATGCTTTTTGGTTGATTTTTTACAACAGAAAGATAGTCTTTTATTCTGGTATTAAGTTGTGTTGGATTTTCTGATTGTTTTGCGAAAGCAATAACGTCGTCTATGTCATTGATTTGTTGAAAGGAACCTGTGGGTGCTCCCGATACAGCAGCCCAGTTAACGTAATAATCTTTCATCGCATTTGAACGACGAGGATAAACGTAAGCAGCGCCAGTTACTCCTGTACTACTAGAAACAAAGGTTGTGCTGGGAACCGTTTGAATCGTAAAAAACTCGATATCTCCCGGCTCAAAACGTTGAATAGACATACATTACCTAAATACTTTCAACTAAGTATTCCATTTTGTTTTCTTTTATCAGCGAATGTAATCTAGGAGCAAGAATGGTAGCGACTAACTCAGAAAGGTTTGCACCTTCCTTAACTTGTCTCGACACTTCCTCTATCCCAGAGTTATCCAGCAAAGTATGCAATATCTCATGCATTAATGTTTCTTCTCTAACGTCCTTTGCCATACAACTATTGATAACGATCTTCCCTTGATAGTAGTCCGTAAACCCACAAACTTCACTGGCTTCTTTTCCAGTAAGTTCTTCAATCTGTTGATCAGACCATTGCTCAATATTATAACGTCGATTGCCAACTTTTAGAATCATAAAATATATCCCTCAATGGCAAATACCATTGAGGATATACAATGATTTGCTGTTGTAAAAATGGCTATTTTGACGATTTTTTCGAACAAAAACGAATGTTTTTCTTACGAGCGTAGTCCAAACGTACCTTTACAGTATATTCTCTCTGAAAATTTTTCAAAATAGGCCGTGAGGTTTTTGCTACAGCCAAAAGATTGTTGTCAGCATCATACAAACCAATGCTTGTGATGAATGCAAAGCTGCGTTGAATGTCTTCTTGGCCTGCATCTATTACAACAATACGTCCATCATTGTCTGTGTAAGTTGGATTGCTGGAGTAGTTGAATCTATCAGCAGAGAACTTACAGAAGTACACACTGGAGTTGATGTTTGTTTGGTTTTGGAAAGCCATCACTGTTGCATCTGATCCAGTGAAACGAGTGGAACAAACATAGTCTAGAACATCATCAATGGATGCGCTAGCAAACAATGCATTAACGGCACCTGTACCGCTGTATAAAAGAGAACCATTAAACGGTTCGGTTAATGTTGTAACGCTTTGAATGGAACCTGTGATTGTTTGAGTTGGGTCAAAAACCTTGCTGGCGTCCAACACGATAATGCCTTGATCGTGCCAAATAAGTCCAACTGCATTTGTTGTTGCTGTGTCAACAAGAGTTCCAACAAAGCCACCGGGCAATTGCACTCGGTTTGTTGACGAACCAAGATCGGTATAAATATTTTCTGCTGTACCGCTTGAAGACAAATCGCTAGGAGTTGGAGAAATGGCTGATCCGCTATAAAACATTCTAAGAGCATACGTATCGTTTTTAAGTTGATCTCTTGAAAACAAACGTTTAAACGAAAAGAACAAAGCTTCTTTGATTGAAGAGCCAACAACAGATGTTCCGTTAAAGCTTCCAGAAATAAATGTAAAAGGTTTTGTGTCGTTACCAAGAAGTTGTTGGGCAAAGGTACGATATATATCGATTTTTTCACGCATCATCAAAGATGTGCTTGGAAAGTAATATTGATCGTTTATTGCGTCGTATGATGTTGTTATTGTTTGCACAAGAAGTGAGCTTGTGTGCAAACCGATTGTTGCATCGAATACGGGGTTTGCAGTTTGAAGGGTATAATCTTGGTCGAATATCGTTTGGAAAAGAGAAGACGTAACACCGGGACCAGTTCCAGAACCTGTTACCCAAACTTGATATTTTCTTCTTGTTACGGAAGATGACACATCGTTACCGATAACATCGATAAGTTGTTCAAGTACATCACCTTGAGTTTTTTTATCTGTTTGAGCATTGAAAAATTCAAATGTAGCCATTTTGGTATGATCCTTTTATTTCACTTGGTAATAGAAGCAACAAACTCTTTTACGGCACCGCTGCTCATACCTGTTACTCTTACAACTGTTCTGATATTGTTTTTGTTGCTGGGTTGTCCATATATGAGAAACTGAGCATTTGTAATAGCTTTTGCGGTGATTGGAATGCTTACGCTTGCTCCACCTTGAGAACTTGGTGTGCTGTTTCTTGTAAGAATATATGTTGCCATACGGTTACGATCAATAACAGGAGTGCTTCCTGCAATAAACAAGAATCTATCGTCGCACACAACCAAAAACTGATTATCTACCAGTTCTTGTGGAACTGTTTCTCCTCCTGTAAGAGTTTGTTGAACAGTAACGTTTTGTTGTTGAGGAGCGGTGCTGGTTGTGCTGTTAACACCAAGAGCCAAAGTATTGTCAGTTAAACCGGCTGTTGCAGAAAGTGTAAAAAGAGGCATCGTGTAACGGTTTGGATCAGGCAATGACACCAAAGGATGCACCAAAGCTAGTTTGTTATTGGTTATTGCTTCAAAAACTGGTGTGTTCTTTTCGATCTTTTCTTGACCTACAGTTCTACCGTAGCGAACAATCATTCCGTAGTCTACTTCATCATCACCAGCAGCAAACTTGATAACATTGAATGTGCCAGCAGCTAGCTTTTGACGCCCTACATCCGTAAGAACGGCATCCACGATAATGTTGTTGGTATCTTGTTGCAAAAAACCCATTGTTTAGTTCCTTTTCGTATACTAGTAGTTATGGTTCAAACCGGATTTCTGTCATCCGTAACTGTTATATCAACAAATTGATCGGTTTGTAAGTCTGTGTTGATCAATTGAATTCGATATTTGTTTTGAGGTCCAAAGTTTAGAATTCTCATGTCTCCGCCACCGTTCGCTCGGGGAGTTAGTTCATAGTATTCTGGGTTAAACACAACAGTCATTTGAGAATAACCTTCGTTTTTTATTGTGTCAACAAATGCATCTTTGTTCAAATACAGGTTTGGGTAAGGCTTTGGTGCGTTTGGTGCTGATACATCCATTCGATCAATTGTGTTGCGTTGCTTATCAAACTTTATGCCAATTTGATTGCTATAGTTGCTTGTTATTCCATGTGCATCAACGCAAGCAACAGCGTATATGTAATAAGTGTTTTTATCGAAATCTTCGTCAATGTAACATGTTGGAGAAAAAACATCCAAGCTTGTTATTGTTGATTGGTTTATAACAACGTTTGCATCGATATTTGCTTCGCCTCGTATGAATTGAAACAAACCTGAGCTTCCCGGCGCTGGAGAAACAAAATATGTTCCAAACGCATTTTGTAAATCGTTGAAATCGTACATTCTTACAAGTTCGAATGGAAGTTGCGCTGGCCTAACATCACCAACATTTTTTCGTCTAAACACTTGAAAATATTTAATGTGCCTTCTTGTGTCTATGGGAAAGTTCCATGTAAGAACAGGCTTCTTTAAACCGTAATCCCAGCGAATGAAAAAGTCGGTTGGAGGCTCGGGTGGTGTAGTGTCTTCACAAAGCACATAAGTTCTTCTGAACTTACCGCCCACCAAAAACGTTGATATAACATTAACACGAAGATTTGGATCAAAAGTTAATGTTTGCAAAGCTGTAATCGATTTTATGTCATACACATAACGTTGATTATAAAGTACTTTTGTGTCAAAAAACTCTGTGGTATCTGGGTTTTCGACATAAAATGTTGTTCGTTCTACAAGTTCTCCGCTGCTGAGTCTGCGATATCGATCAATAACATATCCAGTTGATTGAAAGACTAAACCAAAATCAGTTTGCAATTCACTAACTGTTGTTGTTATTGGATTTTCTAACGAAAGATCATATTGCGAGCCATTTAATCTGTTTGCGTATGCTTTGATTGAATGTTGTGTTGCAAACAAATTATCGAGGCCGCTAACCATATTTGGTGTGATACCAATCATGGAATCGTTTACAAGTTTTTCATGAAACAAAGTACCAAAAACTTTGTTTGATACAGGCATGATGGTTGTGTTTTCACCATCCGGTGGTGTTCTGGCTCTGGCATAATTTAAATTGGAATTAAGATATTCTTGAGTAACGTTTTCGCTTGTTGTTTCATGCAATGCTCTTATTGCATCTGTTAGTCCTATATCAACACGATTGTAGTTGATTTGCGCAAGCAAACGGCTTAAGTACAATTGTTGCTGAGTTTTAAAGCTTGATTCTTGTTGGTTGAACGTATCAAAGTAAGCTAGAGACAAATCGTCTTCATTTAGAATCTTGTCTGCATTTGCAGCAATCGATATGTTGACAAATTCTTGCCTGCTAACATCACCCGAGGTAACGTTTACTTTGTTCCATGAAAGACGAACATAACGAGGAACGTTTCTAGAAAAATCAACAGTGTTTGGTTGAGCAGCAGTTGCCACGCTTGAATTGATAAGTTCATCCGGTCGATAAAAATTATAGAAAAACGTTGCTTCAAACGTTGTAATCTCTGGTACGTCTGCAACGGTTACCGGTAAAGAAGGTAAAGATTCGCCTATTGTTACTGTCATTATCTCACAATCTCCACGTTTATAAAATATGAATCAAGCAACAAACTGTTATCCTCTGCTATTTTGTAAGTTTCGTTGTTATCGGTATAAAGTTGATTGGTGTTAGCTAACGTTTGCAACAATGCATTTGTTTCTCTTTTTTGACTCATTGCATTAACATCTATGGGAAATTTATCTGTTCCGTACATTATGTTGAAAACACGATCATAGTCTTTTTGACGAAATACAGTTTTGGTAATGTCATTGCAAAGAGTCAACATCAGTTTGGAATAGTCACGATCATCTTGAAAAGCCGCCAACAGATCACGATATTCTGGTGTCATGAACTTGACTTTTGTCAAATCAGCTGTTCCAAGTTGAATTTTTTGCATTTCTGTTATAAACTGTGTAGTTTCGGCTTCTGTATACGATATAAACGTTTCTTCACTGGTATTCAACCCAGTGGTGATGTGAAGATACATATCCAACACAAAGCTACGAAATAAATTTTCAGTAACTTCTAAGCCCAAGTTTCTTCGTTCCTCTGAACGGTTGTAGTAAGAATCGTTTGTAATGAAGTTGTTTCTAGTTGATGCTCTGACAGAGTTATAACTTTGATCCTCATCAAAATCGTAGAACTCAAACATGTCTCTGAGTGTGTAATAATCTTCATTTTCTAGCTGTTGCAATGAATATGCATCAAAACCTTTTGCAAACAAAGACAAGTCGAACTTAAACTGTTGAGGCTTATAAATGATTCCATCGTTGTTTCTATCAAGCTTGTAAAGCTTGATGTTGATCAAATCGCTGGTTGCTTCTTCAAGTTGACCGCTGTTTACTGCATTCTTGTTCAACCGGGCACCTAACGCAGATTCAACAAAGCCATGTGGTATACCCACCGTAACAATTTTGACTTTTGTTTCTGCGTCCAATCCAGTACTAGTAAAAGCTGGATATTGTCTTAATGCTATTTTTATTGCTTTCCAGTTTTTGTCGCTTACAACTTTGCCAGCAGGTAAATAGAAATCTAAACCTTGGACATTGTTTGGGTTGTATACAGCTTTTTTGTCAACAATGCTTCGAAGTATACTTTTTGCTGTGCGTGTGTTGCTTAATGAGTTTGGATTGTTTGTGTTGATCTCTCTTAGCAATCTTGCTTGTTCTTCTGATATGTTGCTGATGCCAGTCATGCGATTGTTTAGAATCTCGAAATATTTCAAGATATTAGCTATGATTTGATCTTCTTGCTGCAATTTGCTTTCATAGTCCGCAATAATGTTGTTGTCGTATGTTTGCCCACTCAAAAAGTTGTTTATATCTGTTGACAATCGTGACAATGCATTTCTAATAAAGTTGACTTGAACGTACCGTGTGGTAGCTTTTGTTGGATCTTGATCGCTATCAACTAATCCATAGGTTATTTTATTTGCTGCAAACTGTTCCACAAGACTTGAAAATATTTCAAACACCAGCAAAATAAAGCCAGATAAAGTTAAACCATTATATCGTGTTGCTGATGTACCGTTCAATAAATGATATGTTATTTCATTGCTGCTTGCTGCGGCAAACATTTGCGAGCACATATCTAATACGTTTTTAAACAAGTTGTCTTTGCCACGTAACGTGTAAATCAAGTTGGAAAGTTGTTGTATTTGAACCAATGCTGCGTTGTTGTTTATGTTACTATTGATCGCACTTTCTGGCGGAAACGGCGCTACGTTTGCAAGAATCAGTTGTTTTATTACCAAGATTTGATTGTTTAAAAGATCGGGAATGTTGTTTTCGGTTAAAAGTTCGGAAAAACCTTGTATTCTTTGTTGTGTTAGCTCGCCCAACAACAAAGATCGAAATTTGTCTGTTTGAGGAAAATCTATTGTTACAGTGGAACGTGTATCATACAAAGCAATCAAAAGCAACAACTTGTATACTTCAAATTTTATCGTTGGGTTGGAGTTTCCCAAAGAAAACAATACAAAACTTAATGTGTTTGTTGGATCATTATTGACGCTACGTATAAGATCTTGCGATGTAGCGTAATATTGCAATATGGACTTAAGCATTTCTTCGGGCTTTAAAGTTCTAGAAGTACTATCTTCAGCATCTTGATGCAATAACAAACTGTTGAAAACGTTGATTGCTTTTGTCACTCGTTCAGAAAACGTTTCTCGATAGCTGTTAAACGCAGAAAGGTCACCGTTCAATATACCGTCAGAAAAATAGTTTGTTCCCGGCACAAATACTGTTTCACCGTCGCCCATTACTTGCCGACTTTCGAAAGGTAAAACAACAGCATTTTGTGTGCTTGTTTTAAGATAAAACAAGGTAGACAAACTGTTGTTGCCAAGAGGAGCAATGAAAATATCTGAAGGAATTCCCCCGATAACATTGTCAAAAGGATTTCCTTGAGATCCAAAACCAAAAAACGTTTTTTCTTCTGTTAGCTGATATTTGCCTAATCCTTTTGATACTCTGAATTCTTTTGATAGTAAATTGACCAAAAATTTAAACCTATCAGTGCTGCTGGCTGGTAATACGTTTAGGATACCGTTAAATGTGATATAGTCTTTAACGTATTTGCTTCGAATCGCTGCTGGCGTATATGCAAGGTTATCCCCATAAGTTAAGTCGATTGTTATCGAATCTTGTACGTTTTGTTGTCTGGCATCAATTGGTGAGCTTACGTAAGCAGATCGAGCGGCATCTGTGAAGTCAGATAAAAGATTAAACGAACATTTTTCTAAAACACCACCAAGATCAAACAAAAGCTGATACAATATTTTTGTATCAGCAAATAAATCGTAAGATTGTTCAGAAAACAACATACGTTGCGTTACAAAATTTCTAAGTCCGATAAAAGGTGTATATAAAGCATCTGACGTGTTCATGGTGCTTTTCAAACTCAATACGTTGTTGATGGTCCTGATTTTTCGTATTAAGTCATCCAGCGTTCGAAGTGTTGTTCTTGAATTGTTGATATCGTTGTTGATTCTTGTTGATATTGAACCCAACACAGAGTTTAATTGTGGATTTGTTATTGTGCGGTTGAGAAGCAAATATTTTCGAAGCGTGTCTCTTACCAAGCTAGTTTGATATAAATGGTCAAAATATAATTGAAAATTTGGTACAACAGCAGATGGAGTGTAAATTGGCTTATAATCAAGTAGCGAAATAATGTCACCACGAAGACTTGATACATCCAAAACTGGCTGACCATTAACAATGGTGTGTGTATCTAATGACAACGTTTCTTCAGTCAAGCCGTTTTGAGATAGCAACCTAACAGGACTAGCTCTTAGTGTAAATGCGATGGGTGGAGCAACAAAAGGTTCTGCTTCTCCAGTTAAAACTATAATAGGATCGAGCACTGTTGCTTGTCTGGAACTGGGATTTGGAGCACCTTCGCCTACGGCTCTAACTGTAGGAGTTATAGTTGTTGTGCCAATAGACATCATAGGCAACGGAACGTTAGCAGTTGATATGGTGCTAGCAATCGGAGATGGACCAATTGGAACAGATATTATTGGTGCGCTTGTTAGCGAAGATGGTACCACACTTGCTGCAAACTGTATTGGAGCTGTTGCCATTTGTGGTGTGTCTGTTGTTGTTGTGGCTGCGAAAGGAACAAGTATTGGTGTATATGCAGGTTGTATTGACACACCACCTGTTCTTATCGGATTTCCGTTTCTTGTGGCTACCATGTTACAGTATCACCTCATTGCTGGTGTAATTTGGACTTAAATTAAAGTTGAAAAATTGCATTGTAACAATGTACGCATACACCCCAGAATCTGTGTAACGAACGTTGTCCGTAAAAACATATTTGTTTTGAGTGTTGATGCCGTGTGCCTTTCCAATCAAGTCTAACTTGCCGGTTGCAACGTTTTGCCTACGAATAATGAAATGACTTATGTTTGATTGATCTCCGTTAACACTCCAAGTTAAGTCTACGTTTTTACTGTTGAAAACGTTTGCTTTTAATCCGTTGATTCTTGCTATTGGTGGTTTAAGATCAACGTTGACATAATTGATGCCAGTGATTTCAGAAAACTCAAATTGATCGAATCCATATTGTGCTACGAATTCGTTACCATTTTTTTGTGGATTGGTTCCTGTAAGTAAACCGTATGGGTTATTAACGTTGTAAGGCTTATAAGAATATGTTGGTGGAGATTGATCGCCATTGTTTCTTGGTGTAGAAACTTTATTTAGAACTGTTGCTTCTAACAACGTTGCTGGTTTTCTTACATATGTCGTTAATTCATATGTGTATCTTGAGCTACGACTCAACAATCCATATCTTGTTAAGCTTTGAACGTAGTTGCCATCAGTATAACCCATGAGCAGTTTGTCATTGGTTTCTAAATCACGTAACTCAACTTTTGTTACAAGCAAATCTCTTAAGCGTTCTGGGCTAATATCGTTGCCATAAAACGAAATTAAATTTTGGTTGGTAAGAAGTTGTCTTAAGTTGTCTTCTAAACGATTGGTTATAGCATAACTGACGTTAAAGCTAACATCGAAATATTGCGTGCTGCTGCCCGGTAACTGTACGGGTGTAATGGTTGGTGACGACACAGTGATTGCTGCATAATCTTGTGCTTGTGGTATATACACAAACTCGATCATTCCAGAAGCTTCATATCGTTGACCTTTGATATCCGTTAAAGCACAACGATAACGGTAAGATTTGTTTTGGTCTAAAACGTTTTCTATATATGCATAGCTTGAATTGCTGCCTTGGCCTCCAACGAAAAAAGTGGTTAACAACGTTTCTGAATATGGATCTATTGATAAGTTGGTACGATATAGCTGCAAAAAAGCTATGTCATCCGGTATATCATTTATCACGATTCTTACATCTCTGCGATTGTATTCATGGTTTATGCTGACATAAACATTGGCTTTGGTGTCAACGCTTTCGTTGCCTTCAACAATTTGACTTGTAAAATCACTGCTAATATCTGAACTTGCGTTGTAACTCAAAGCACGAAACAACAACAAACCAAGGTCTGTGTTTTGTATAACAATTGTTTTTGTTTCCCCAGCCAGCAAATCATAGTTCCCAACAACATCTTGTATTTTGCTTCTTGTTTTAACACTAGAGTTGTAAACTGTTTTATAGATCTTGACTCCTGTGGCATTAAGATCTTTTTGTTTTAACGTTAACATTAGTTGACCACCACCCAGTTTCGAAACAGTAAAATCAGGTGGTGTTATAACTCGTTTTATGCGTGCTACATTTGTTTGGTGTCTAACCAACTTAACAAATTCTTGTACCAAGTTGTTTCGTAAATCATACAACGAAAACATTGCATAAAAATCTTGTGTTTGAATGGTTTCTGCTGGGAATGTAAATTCTGGATGAATTGTTATAACGTCTCGATCTGCGATACTATACGTTTGTACTCTAGCGGTTATTGCTGTTTGTGTATTGTTTGTTGTCATCAAGTTTGATGCAATCATTTTTTCAGTGTTGTTTTGACTTTCGTAGTAATTCACAATCAAGCCGTTATTTGTTTCATATGCGGTGTTTTCTGCATATGTTCGTTTGATTGAATTAGCTGGGTCGATTTTATATTGCTGGAGAAGTTCTTTGCTTAGTTGCGCAATACTACGATCTTCATTCAATGGTTGCTGGTTGATTGTGTTTGATGCCACATATATTTCGTTTCTCACAGCGGGCTTCGTAGAATTGGTTATAACTGTGTATCCCACTCCATGATTGAAACGAACAATCAAATCCTTTAGTGTATATGTTTGTGTTGCCAACGCATTGTTTCTGGTGGCTGTTATGTTTGTTGTGATATCGAAAGCACGTCTTTGAATGCTGCTAACCAACTGCGCTGCGTTTTGATTTGAGATGTTTAGCGTTTGTTGCGTGTTTTGATTGAACAAAGACAATTGCACGGCATTTTTCGGGTCTTCGGTATAGGCTCGAATTACCAACCTTGTTGCCGCTGCGTTGTTTGTTGCCGTTTTGCTTACATTCAAGCTAAATCGATATACATATTTTGTTGAGGTTGCTTCTTCAAGAGAAGCAAAATCATCGGTTGCGGATATAACTTGAACGGTGTTGATTCTTACTTCCACTGTGCTTTAAAACCTATTCAATATATAGTGCTTTGCACAAATCAGAATAGACAAGTAGAGGTAACGTTTTACAAACTATTGGAAGACAAGAGTGAACATATTGATGAACTTGTTGTGACCTTGTGAGTCTGTTAGCACCTTACCAATGAAATAAACATGAATTCTGGTTGTAGCGGTAACAAGATCAGGATTCAAAGGCACCGGCACTGCATCAGGAAATAACGGAAGTAACGGCGAGTTGTTTTGCACTCCAAACACGCCAAAGTCAACAACGTCTAGTTTTGTCACTTTGCCGTTTGCCATTTCGAACATTTGACCAACAATTCTGTTGGTGATTGTAGTTTCGCTGAAACGAACGGTTGTACGTTGTAACTGCACACGTTGTTGTGTTGTACCATTGGCAACAACAACGTTGTTAAACTCGTTTTTAAGATCTTCAAATGTTAGTATTTGACGGTTTCCATTAACCGCACCAGCATAGTTTCCGATAGGTTGAGAGCGAGCAGAAAGAGCATCTGATTTGTTTATAGGAGGAAGAAACGTAAAATTGTCGATGTGTGACAATCTACGGTCGAAATATAGGTCTTCAGTTGCTTCCAAACTTCCAACAGTTACACCACCAGCCAACGTGGTTCTATCGTTAATGTAAAAAGATGCAGAGTTTGTGCTGAGAATAAATTCATCACGGTTGGTGTATAGCAAGTCTGGACTTTTGAGAATCATCAACTTACGAAAGTTGTTTGTGTTGTCACCTAAAACTGTTGATGCAACCGAAGCAAACGTTGCCGAGCTCGATAAAATCTCTGGTGTACCTCTTTCCCAACCTCTAACCAACTGCCCACCAATAACACGAACAACACCTTGCGACGAACTAAAATAGTTGTTGTTGCTAAACACTCTTAATCCACCACTGTCATCAGCTTCATATGAAACTTGATCTTGTGGCAATGGAAAAGCTTCAAAAGATAAAAGCGTTGCTATAGAACTATCTGGAACAGTTCCAGTAACATATGTGTCTGATATTGAATACACAGCACCAGCATCACTAAACGAATAAAAGGCAGGAATAAAGCGTCCGGTACCAAGTTGGCGGCGGCCTTCATCTGTGATGATAGTGTCCATGATACGCTGTTTGTTATCGAGTAATCCCATGTTATGTTCCTACTCTTGGATCGTTATCAAACCAAGGTTGAGATGCTCTATATTCTTTGTCGAATATACCAGATCCATATGGATTAACTGTATAAGCAGCGGCAACATTTGTACTGCCGTATATGCTTGCGGTGAGCCAGTTATCACTTTCACCACGCAATGCGCTCCCAGATATAAAATTGATACCGCCTGCTTCATCTAATGGTCCACCAATAGCAGGATTGTTATATGTTTTGGTGTAGATTCTGCCTTCAAGCATATCTCTTGGTTGACCGTAATGGTTTTGACGAAACACACAAGAAAAGTTGGCTGGGATGCCGTTGTACAATCCGTATTTCCAACCTTCAATATACGCCCCTGTCATGTTTGAAACAACGTAACCAGAGATCGTATTTCCAGAATCATTTGTTGAGATTGGTCTTGGATTGATTCCAAAAACTAACTTTGGTGCAAGTACAGGGTTGGCAAAACTGCCAGTATAGTCTGTTACCGTGAATGTACTTACTCCACCTATTCCTATTGCGTCGATATTATTGATCAATCCAACGCCCGCTGCGCTGCCAGTAGTCAAACATATGATCAGCTTATTTTTTGTAACTTTGAAAGGAACTGTGTTGCTACCAAAATACGTTCCAAATTCTTTAAAATCTGCTATCAAGTTCAAATTTTCGGTGTAAAATCGAGGTACTTCGCTGTATTGTTTTTCGAAAGGACTTGCTTTGCAAAAGTTTATGTTGTTTACGATATTAGGGTCACTATAACTTGCCGTAACTGGATAGCCGTCCAAACTCCAGTACATTTTAAGATAAACGTCAGTTGCTGCAAAATCTTTCGTTGAATAAACGAACGAGCCAGTTCCAAATGATCCAGTTTTATATAATGAGAAAATATTTGGAACAATGCTGTCTATTAACGTTTGAGCAGCACTGACGAGCCTTAAATACCGAACCTCGCCAGAACGAAGAAATGGATTGTTCTTTACAAAATAATATTCGGTTAAAGTTGTGGCTGCCTTATATTCTTCTGATCCACTTACAACGCTTCCAGAAACAGAACGTTGCCATACAGAAGATCCCATTGTTGGTTTAGGTGGGCCAACAAGAATGTTGTCAGAGTAGTTTTTGTAGTAGGAGAATCTGTTTTCTACATCGTAGATTGGCATGATAGTAACTATTCTCCGATCACTTCATGAATACTGTTTGAAGAAAGAAGTTGATTGAGCGTGTCGTGATGTTCTTCAAGTTGACTTGTTTCTGGATTGAGTCTTAGGGTAGAGCCGTAAAGAATGATTTTATTAACGTAGCTAGGAGAAAACAATACCTCGGTTTTCCCATCGTTCCATGTTGTCCCCCCAGCACCCTCCCACCAAGGTAGTTGAAAACCAAAAACAAGCTTGTCTGTTGGTAGCAACACATACGGATTGATTTTCGTGTATGCGGCATTAACGTTAAATGCATAGTTGTAACTTGCAATATATTGCGAGGCTTGTCCTGCAACAACTGGATTTTCGAACGTGGAAACCCAATCCCTGCCGTTTGTTTGGTCAAGTTGATTGCGACCAGAAAAATCAAGAGATGGTATAAAACCACCATCAGCTGATCCCGTAAAAATCGTATACATACCAGCTTCATACGCTAAACTAGATTTAACACTGGAAGATAAAACGAACTGTTTTGAACTGTTTTCAGGCCCAACCAATTTGTCGGTTGTTATCAAAAGTTCTCGTTGCAAGTAACCTTTAACGTCACCGCTCGCAGACAAACAAATCTGCATATGATCTACCAAATCGAGTATTGTAGACGTTAGTAATGAACTAGTGACAAACGTTGGAGGAGGCGTTGAAACATTGTTTGTTTGGTATACTACGGTTTGAGCGGGGGATCTGGCCCCACTCAAAGCAGGACGGTTGTTTAAGAGAAAGAATGTCCAAATCGCTGTGTTTCCATAATCCGAAGGAAGCAGCTTGCCAGCAAACTCGATCACCACTTTTTCCAACAAAAACGGCTCGGACAAATAGTTCGACATGAGTATTTGCTGGTTGTTGTTTGGTTTAAACTTTGAATGATATGGAAAACCAAGGCTACTGATTTGTCGGCCTTTTACGTTATACTGGCCTTCTGGGAAGCCGGTAGGAGAACCTGCGTTGTCCATACTTGGCGCAAATCCAAACGTTTGCTCTTCTAAAAACTGTTTTAAACCATTAAGAGTGTTTGGATAGCTATTCAAACCTTTTCCTGTGCCAACTCCATCGTATTGTTTGGTATTCAAATTCCAATAATACATGGGATAACTGCCAACACTGGCACTTTGATACATCGTGATTGTTTGTTCCGCTGCTGGCGTTATATCGATTTCGATCTTGTTTTTGCTCCAAAGAGGCTGTTGAAAACCTAAACCAGTTGTTGTTACAGCACTTCCTGTTGCATAAAATTGATACGTTGAACTTGTTACAGGAAGAGACTTGGCATCACCTTCTGGATTTGCAATATCCATAAATGGCTCAACATCTTGACCGGGAGTAAAAGTAACAAAAGTGTCAGATACGCCTTTAACCATGCTACCAGAGGCAACAATAGGTTGATTAACAATCTCTGACCCAGAGAAATACGGTTGCTTATATAAAGCAGATATATCTTCTGTTGACAGTCCTGCATTAATAGCTTGTGGTGTCATCACAAGAGGGTAAACAATACCTTTTACATCGATACTAGCAGTTGATGTTCCAACACCCATATAATGCAAAACAGTAGAACCACCACCTTGAGCACTAGCCGTAACTTGAACTGATGTGTTTGTGATATATGTACTATTAACGCTACCAGATAGGTTGGCTCCTGTATTGTTTGGAGGGCCATTATAATCCCAAAACGTTACATAGTTTTCTGTTGGTGTAGAACCAAAATCGGAAAACGTTACATATGATGTGTTGCTGCTCATTATGTTGTTTTCTGCAACAACTAAAGAGTATTGATCGGTATATCTTGGTGAGCGAAGTACGTTTACTGGGTTGCCATAAGCAGGCTGGTATATCGCTCGGTATACAAAAGTACCTTCAAATGGAGCGGAAAACCCGATTATAGAACCCGTGGCTGACATAACAGAAACAAATGCATTCACCATTGGAGTGTTCGGATTGCTCGTTATTTCTGTTATGACAACAATAGGAGTCCCAGAAAACGAATTGTCAAAAACTATAGGATCAGATTCATTTGTCGGATTACCGGGACTTCCCACAACGACAACTTTTTCTTCATATTCTGGATATGTTGTAACGAAAAAACCGGCATCGGTCACTGGTTGATTGAATGAAACAACCTTGTTGTCATTGAAGAACACAGGATATTTTCCTGTACGATTATCGCTTGCTGTTCTCCATACAGTAGGAAAGCTACCTGTTGCATCCTGTTTGCGGGATAGTAAAAGTTTTGGTGGAAGACCTCTTGCTCTTGTACCTTTAAGTGTTTTTGCCATGATGTTAGTTATCCCCTGTACATGCCACCAAAGGCAACACTATCGGTGCCATACAATCCATTACCATATGTAAATCCAGCTGTTGCACTTTTTTGATCTCTTGTTTGCAGATATGAATCTGATATATCATAGTTCTCACTAAAGAATGGTTGAGTTGTTGAGCCAACAACTTCTCCATTTAAATTAACAATGCTAGAAGTAACAGTAACACCAAGCAGATCGATTGTATTTGTTAGTGCTGGAAAATACTCACCGTTTGCTTGATCAACCCAAGGTTTAAGTTTTGGTTGCACTGTTTGATCCATAATAGCGTTTGGTCTTGTATCAACAACACCAATAACAGTTCCCAGCGAGTTTGTAACAATCAAATAACTCGCCCCATATTCCAAAAACGATCTAACCATTGCTGGTTGATCTTTATAAATCATTTGTTCTGTGATATTTGTGCCAAATCTACGTTCTTCACCAATGTTGCCAGCTTCTAAAAAGGCATATACTCCACGTATTTGTTCTTGTGGACTTTCGTTGGTTGCAAGACGAAACGGCAAAGGAAAAGGTTCTATAATCGATTCTTCATAAAACTGAGGCCCGCCATTCATGTATATTGGATACACATCATCAGCGTTAATGTATCCTTCGACGATAAGACCAGATTCAATCAAGTAGTTTGTGGTTTTGCTGATACGAACACCATTACCATTCAACGTTGTACCTTCCACACCAACATGTGAATCATTGAACATTTTATTCGAAGTATATTGCGTTAAATCTACGGCTTGACCGTAAGTGATAAATGATGATTCATGAATTATTTCACCATTTGGGCGAGCTATACTGTCTTGTGTGCCGTCTTGAACGATAATTTTTGGTTGATTGGAACTGTATACATCTTGTACGGTTCGTAAGTTCACACCTTCACGATATATGTCAATGGCTTTGGTTGACATTCCATCAGTTACAACAAGATTACGATTGGTTCTGCCATAGTAATTTTCTATGTCAACAAACGGCTTGTAAGATTGATCTATAACCCAGTATGCCATCGACGTTTCCTTTTAATACTTGTTGAGTATGCCTGTTAAAAGTTGCAACAAAATCACTTCTTTTTGACGATTTCTGTTGTTAGTCCCGACGTACTGATCTTCGAAGTGATATTCAAGCTTGGGACGTTCAAGCATGTGAGATTGAATCACGTAGTTGATGCCTAAAAACTTTGTTTTTCTGGGAAGTAGTTGTTCGATAAACTTGCCCATGTTTGTATTGAACCATTGATAAAAATCAAAGAACCCACGAACGTTTAGTTTGTCTGTTAGTCGGTTGAAGTAAATGTCTCTAAGTGTTTCAAGGTCTGGATAGTCTTGCGAGAACATCATATTAGGATCGCCTAGTATGTTGTTGAACACATCTAAAGAAGAAAACATACCCATCATGTCTTGGTTAAGAGAATCAACAATAGAAAAGTCTATGCTGAACTTAGCGTTGTCTTCTGGAATTTGTTCTTGTTGAATCTCGTATACTGGCGCAGCCTGCGAATACGCTCCAACATCTTGTTCAACAAAGTCCAAGCTTTGATAGCTTCTTACACGCACCTTTTGATTGGTAACAGCTTCGTCAAAGTTTGGAGAGATAAACGAGTAATAAAAACGTTCGGGAACGATAACGGTTTGATTGTTACCAAATCCAGTTCCGCTAGCATGAAGATAATGTTGTGAAAAATCAAACACTTGAATAAAACCAGTAGAATCTGTTGTTAAATCGATTTGATCTGTTGACCAATCAGCTCTAAGCTTTTCGAATGAACCGCTTCTAAAGTTTTCAAAGTTGAAGTTAACTCTTGGATCTTCAACACCAAGAGACTTGTAATCTCTAACGTGTTCTCTCCATTCATCTACTGTAAGAGCTTTGCTCCACCAACGAAGCTGAGAAACCTTGCCATCAAACGTTTGCAAAAAATGTTCGTTAACGAATTTTGTAGTTGTGGAAATGGTTGTGCTGCCACTGCCAATAGCTAAAAAAGAACCACTAGTGTTGTATGTTGCATCACGAACTTGCCACAAGTTGTTAGCAGAGTTGCTGCCAAAGTTATCGTCATACAACGAACTTGTGAGATATTCTTCAGAAATGTTTCCAAGGTTATTTCTGCCTATGCGAAGAAAGTAAGAAGATGAAACTTGGCCAATAGAGTCTCCACGTTGTCTACCAAAGCTTATGTTCCAAGCTTGCCCATCTAGAATGTCTGGGGTTGTTATACTCATTGTGAGTGCTGTTGCGTTAACAGCAGAGTTTGGTTGCACATACAATGTCAAACCAGATCCGCTTATTGCATACAAGTTAGCTAGTATGTTTTCTGTGTTAGCTGACCCAGAGGATATAATACGTACAAGACTTTGAATAGAAGACGTAGAAGGAACGCCACTATAGTTGTATATGCCTTCGAATGTCCATGATCCACTTGTAAACAAACCATCGTTTGGATTTGTCGTGTTTGCGTTATGTCCTGTAACGGGATCAACAACAAATGAACCAAGGGGGGGTGGGTACCCCGGCTCTACCCGGCTCCCAGAAAGATATGGAGATTTGAAATAACCACCATTTTTAAAGCTTAATGATGTACCGATTTCGTTTCTACTTTCTCTTAAAGAGTCAAGTGTACGTTGTGTTGGTCCGCCATACTCTTTGAATCTAAAGATGTTATCACCATCAATACCAACCGCACGAAGCAACGATTTAATGCTATGAATGGTACCTTTGCTTTTAAGAATATCGTTAGCATTGATCAATATTCTACGCCATATTTGATTTTGCAGATATTGCAAAGTATATTCACTGTTGACGATGTTTGGTGTTATATTTTTACCGTTGATGAATTGATTTACATCTGAACCGATAAACAATGGTGGAAGATCTAAACCGTAAAAGTCTGCAAGTTGTTTTAAGAAAGCATCAGGCACCGTATCAAATTGTTGGTAGTCAACATGTCTTAACGTTGAAAATGCATCAAGAAACAGTTTGATTTCGTCAAAAAAGCTGGCCCACATATAAAGTAAGCTTAACAGCGTTTGTGTGCTGCCAAGGTTTACTGTGTTTGGCTCAGAACCATACTGCAACTCATTGAGTTCACCTTCTTCAGTTTCTAAAGCAGCTTGTTCTTGACCATATGTAAAGTATTGCTTTGGTACTAGCTTGGTAATGATGTTTGGGTTATAGCTATCATACGAAGCTCCATTAGCAACAAGGTTTTCACGATATGTGACCACAGTTGGTTGATCTGGGAAAAGTATCGGGCACATTCTAACGTCTTCGTAAATCATTGGACTTGCACCCATGTAAGATCCAGTGTTAATGTTTCTTACTTTAAGAGTATTGAGTGCATAGCCGTTAAGTGTTCCATGCATACCTTTGCCAGAATGATCCAACACAAGGTTGCTTATTGACCCAGAAGCTTCATTGAATTTAAAATAAAGAGCTAAGTCTGATTCTGCGTACACGCTGCTGCTTTGGTATGCTAGCATTTCATTTGTTGAAACAATACGTTTGTAGTAACGTAGTTCATCCAAAGCACCAGAAAAGGTTGTTTGTGGAGTAAAAAAGGGTGCAGTTATGTTGCTGCCTGTTCCAATAAACATACTAGCAGTTGCAAAATTCAAGTTTCTTATTGTTGTTTGACTGCTTGTTGCAACCAACGTTCCGCTTACGTAACCAAACAATTGATTGACACCACTTGTTCTATCCCATATAAACGTAACAGGTGCCCAGTTGCCTTTTACAAGGCTTATAGAGGCCGACATTACATTTGTTGACCCAGAGGCTACAAAGAAAGTTAGATCGGCTGTTGGCCCTGTAGAACTCGATAGAAAGCAACCAAATCCATGTTGCTCGGTAGCACTCAAAGTTTGAAGTTTTTGAAATACAACTTGATTGGCATTTGACCCTGTTGCTGCATATATTTGAAATTGTAAAGATATTGAACTTGTGATAGGATCAAGTCTACTTGCACCGTTAGGATCTTTGGTAAGAAAAGGAAAGGTTGTGCCCGCAGCGTCTTTTACTGTTACCCACGTACCTTTTGTAACAGGATCACCAACATTACTTCCAGAAAAATAAAGATAACCTTTGTTTTTTGGTAGGTTGTCATAAACATAACGTTCGAACCCAGTCATTTGATCAAAAAACAACTCGGTTTCTTTGCGTGTACCATCAAAAGGGTATCTGTCAAAGATTTTGTTGAAAGCACTGTTTACTTTTACTTGAGCACTGTTGAAAAATACATGGTTTTCGAACAAACTCCAATCAACATTCAACTGTTGAGTGCTTTTGATACCAGAGCCTATTGGGTCATATCTAAATGAACCTGTTTCTGCCACAGATGTTTGAGTTAAAAATTCTCCGTTTTCTGTTTCGAAAGAAGATAAACCTCCATCTGGTGATGTAATGCCACGAACAATCGATGGACTAAATACACCCGGTCGAACACGAAACAATCTTTGTATCGGAGACATTAATGTTGTCATGCTGTTACAACCTTGAACTTAAATCCTTGATTTTCAATCAAATATGTTTCTCGATTTTCTTTGATCAAAAACTGTATTTCTAATGGTTTGTTGATTGGAAGATCTTGCATATACAAAGTAAAATACATACCGGCACCGTCAGCCGACAACTTTGTTCCAACATCATCAAACGGAATCAATATTTCTTTGGAAAAAGGATCGATCAATCTCCAGTACATTGTTGGAAAAATCTTTGGCTTTATATTGTATGGCAAATAAAAGCTTTCAAGCGTTGTGTCATAGTCATACACAAAAACTTGCAGCTTTGTTGAGTCAGTGTTGATATATGAATCTTGTAGATTGGTTATGTTTATTCCGTAGTTTCTTGTTGGTACCAAGCTTTTGCTACCTTGAAGCGGCTTGAAGGTCAAAGATGGGCCTGTAGCGAATATAACAGTATTATCCACAGACTTCCAAACAGTTTTAAATGTGGTAGAGTTGCCAGAATCAAGAACCCCGGATAATCCTGTTATATTCAAAGGAATAAACACATCAGCATAATAGCTTCCTGTTTGATACAAACCACCAAAACTTATTTGCGAACCTGTAAAGCTTTGAGAAAAATAGTTCCAACTTGCTGATGTGTAACTGATTGAAGCACTATGGCTTAAACTGTATGTTGCAGCAGTAACATAAACACTCTTTGAAGCAACAAGTTCCAACATGACGCTACCAGAACCAGCTATTTCAGTGCTGCCAGACATAAAGTTTGCTGGTGTTCCAAATGGAGAATAGTACAAACCTATTTTGTTGTTGTAATCAAAAAACGTTTGTGCTTGGTTGTCAATAAAACTATCGTTGTACTTAATCACCAACGCTGGGTGTATGTTTGTGTTTCTTGATTGTCTTGAAGAAAAACGTTTCACAAAGCGTGTAACTGTATCTGTTTCTTGTGAACCAGAATAAGCTATACGAAAACCATAATCAGGTATTTTTCCTGTTATTGCGGCAGAAACAGCTGTTGTAACGTCAATAAAAAGGTCTTCATCTCCTCTGGCAAAGCTTTGAGAGAATGATAGTGGAACATAACCAAGAAGAGCAGACCCCGATAGGTAATAATCAGCATTAACATCTGCTGTGTCACCGCCGTATGTTATTCCTCCACTTGCCCATGTTGTTATGTTTGCACCGTTAATAGAAGCTGTGAACCAATTTACAGCATCCAAATCACGGTAACCGATAACATCGTTGCCTCTGCCTTCAGTAAAATCTTTTCCAAGAGGATTAACAGCAAGCACAAAGTTTGAAGGAACTGTTTGACCTCCGTAAACGTTTTTCATCGACAAATAAGCTTTAAAGCTTGAATCGGTTACGTCCAACAAAGAACTTGTTAAAGCTTTAAGAGTGTTTAAATCAAAGTGAATAACGCCACGAGATATTTCGATACCAGAAGTGCCCGACGCAACAGGAGTTACATCATATAACTTGAACAAATCGATGGTACCAGCTTGACCTACGTTGGCATCAGTGCTGCGTGACATAGCAGTTTTGCTGCTAAAAATCAGTTTGTTGGTGACGTATCCGTCCTTATCAGCTTTAAGAATGCGATACATGGTGTCTCCTAAGCAGCTGTTCGACCTACAAGATCGAAGTTAGTATACTTTATTTCGAACATACCTCCCGGTGGAGGTATCATGATAGAGTTATTGATTAAATTTGTTGTTATGTCATAACGAACGTTGCTGTATGTTCTGTCACCAACTGTTCCTGTGATATTGGTTGCGGTGATACCTCTAACTGCTAGCACACCAACGTTGTTGTATATGATGTTTCTTACGTCATCAAGAATCAAAGGTTGATCCATTTGAAAGTTGCCAACATTAAAGTACTGTACTAGTTTTCCTTGCACGTTTTGCAGCACTTGTTGACGATTGAATGTAGGATCAACAGTTATGTCATAGTTGATTTGCAAGTTAACAATTCTGCCATCCAGAATATCAATAGCATCTGATATCATACGATATTGATTTAGATACACTTGCAAATTTCTCTTAAGAAGATCTGGAGCAAGAATAAGTTGATTTAGATCGTTTCTGCAAAGAATGTAAAGCAATGCAGCGTTGGGGTTGTCTGGATTGTTTTGCACTGAAGCACGATACACTCTGCCAAAGTTTGCTGGTAATGAATATATTCTTGCCATTAAATCTTCTTTGCTTACAATGCGGCTTTGTGATGCTCTTGCTGAAGGTATTTGCAAACGAAGCTCGTCAAGAGTTGGAGCATCTGCACCACCTCGCCCGCTAGCGTTGTTGTTTGCATCTGCTGATGCTCTCACTGCTGCCGCTATAGCGTTTGTTGGGCTATTGGGAAAGTCAGTAATCAAAGTGGCTATTTCGGTAATGCTTTGGTTTGGAATGTTGTGACTTAAACCACCACCAGCACGATATGTAACAGTGATTGTAACGTTTGGAGCTATAGCACCAAGAGTCGAAGTTCTAAGCAAGTTGTTTGGATCAATAGCAAATCTAGAGAAATTTTTACGACCATATAAAGGCAAAGCCGCTTCGGATGGATCAGGTACAAGATCATTATCCATTGTTTGACCAGATCCTCCACCAAAGGTTAATGTTGTTAGTCTTGTAGCTAGTTCGGTTGTTCTATAGAATCTAAATGGTGCCGGTAGAATTTCTAAGTTTGCTTCAACGTATTGTTCATTTGGAGCCACAGCTGTTACAGGATTTCTATTTCTGACCGATCTAAACACTGTATCTTGTGTTAGATAATCAACTTCATAATAATTGTTACCATCGCTATCAACAACCGAGATTATATCTGTTACATCTCGGTTTTGAATAGTGTAACGTTTGAATGGTTCAAAGCCGTTAACAGTAAAAGATTCTGTAGAAGTAACACTGCTTAAACAATCTCCGGTAGCTGAAAATATCCAGTTAACTGGATTGTTGGTGTTGTCAACCTCACCTCTGACGTAGCTAATGTTTTTTGCCGGTGTTCCATCGCTTTTTGTAACAGTAAAATCAATGTCTTCAACAAGTTGAAATTGCACTCCACGATTGGAGCTAACTATGGTTCCTTCTTTTACAACAGGCAAAGCAGTTGTGTTGTATGTTCCTTGAGAGTTCACAGGAATGCGAAAATAAAAAGTTACCGGTAAAACCGCTGGAGACGCACCAACAATTTGTACATTGGCTTCTCTTAAAAGCTTTTCAAGATTTTTTGATTCAACAGCTGTTTCGGCATTTATTTCACCAAACTGATGATCGAGATAAAAGCTTTGAACGTCACCAATATATGACGCTAACTCTAATAACAAACCACCAAATCCATTGGCAGAAAAGTCTTGCAAACGATTTGGAAAAAATATTCGAGCATATTCTTCAAGATCGTTACGAAAAGCATCAAAGTCTTTGTTAAGATACTTTCTTGACTTGACGAGTTGGTTTATTGTTCGTCTGGAATCAACCGGCATTGTGTTTCACCTTATGTTAGATATGGATCAGTGTTATTTTACGTAACTGCAAACGTTATTTGCAATCTTGTTGTAGGAACCGATGCTCTTGGTATACTGTAATCAATCACTATGGCTACAACACCTAAACCGGGATCTTGCGCATAAAACGTTTGTGAACTATCAAATCCTTCCAACTCCACATAAGGCATATATTTGCCAACAGCGTTCATGATTCTTTGCATTGCGGCATCATCGAATGCTTCTTTGCCTAGTTCGTACTCAGTAACCAATGGACCAAGATTTGCCCCGTAATCGTATAAAGCAAGTCTTTCACCCCAGTTAGTCATAATCAAATCACGTAGATTGTTTTTCATGGTATCACCAACAGTGTAGTGCATACTCAACAATCCGTCGTCACTTGTTCCTAAACGTAATGGCGTTACAATCCCAATTGGTATAGGAGTTGGTTCTATGGCTCTTTGCTGCGCAGTTAACTCGGCTGATGTAATACCTACACTTTTAAAGCTTATCATGTTATATAACTATAGACCAAACAACTTGCGAGCTTCTTGATACCTGCTAACTTCTGATGGCCGCCATTCCGGTGATTCTATTTGAGGCGAGGCCGGTGGTACGTTTGCCGAGGTTGTTCCTTGGTTAATTTGTGATTGCAATGATGTTACTGCATCCGAATCTGTGGAAGTGCCAGAAGGTGCGGCAGTTGCGGTGCTAGCAACAAACTGATCAAATGTTATGCCAGCAGGTCCACTTGTCATCTCAGTAGAACGTGAATCATTCTGTGAAGAATTTCGTAAGTTTTGTCTGGCTCTTTCTAAATCGCTGTTTGGAACAACCTCGATATTTTGATCACGAAAGTTATTGTAGCTATTAACTGCTGATGCTAATGCTTGATTGCTGTTGTCGTTATTCGAAGCGGCAACGTCGGCCCTGTTGTTTTCACTTAATGCTTCTTCAATGCAAAGAGAAAAAAATGAACCGATTATTGGCAAAGGATTCAAGATGCTTTTTATAAAACACCATATGGCTTTTATGATGGCAAAAGCCATGGCATATGCCATTAGCTTGCGTGGGTCTTGATTTCCGTCTGCTGGTTGCAATATCGCATCTGGCTGAACCTTGAACGCTGCATGTAAACCTTCTCCAAGAGCTCTTGCAGCAAAGTTGACAGGAGCTGGTAAGCCATTAACGATTCCCTCAATAAGAGTTACTTTTCCTGCTGTTATAGCTTTGTTTGTTAGGTCATTAACCAACTTTTGATTTTCTGCTGTTGTTGCTTTACTGTTTCTGATGCCGTCTTCTATAGCCATTGTGTAGTCCTGTTGGTAACTAGAGAGGGGAGGTTTTACAAATCATTGCCCAAATATTTTAGTGCTACGGCTTTTGTATACAGCTTGATTTGTTTTGGTTCTAGCCTCACTAATAGCATTACTAAGAGTGGTTCGTTTAACATTGCTTGCAGTGTATAAAGGTATCCAAGCACTGTTAGGCCCACCATGTACACAAACATTATTGGTAGCTATGTTTAAATCATCAACCAAACCGCTGTAAGCTGTTTGTAGAGCGTCTATTTGACGTTGCAAACCTTCAACAACCTTTTTGAACTCACTCCATTTGATGTAAGGTTCTGCACCAGCAAAAGTGTTTTGATCACCAACAGACAATTCAGCTGTTGCGCCATCTTGGTTTCTTGGAACATCAGGTGCCGGTGCTTGAGGATTTGCTGGTGCAGGGTTGGTGTTTATTGCGGCCCCACCAAGAAATATTTGCAAACCATCTACTTGAACTCTACCTTCTGGGCTCATGTATAGATAAGCCAAATGATCTGCTGCGGCAGCTTGTGCGTTCATATCTTCTGGAGTACGATTCTTGCCTTCTTTAAGAATCAACACAGAGCCAGATATAATAGGATCTAGATTGTCTTCTGCTGGAACAGATCTTCTTGCAATCAATCTTATATGATCGGCTTTAGTTACAACGTATGAAGACCCAACGTTGGCACTTGAAGAACTAAACTGTGTGGGATATAAGCTGTTAGGAGAATAGTTGATGCCAGAAGGTTGCAATGCATTGTTAACAGCACCTTGAGTTGTTTTGGCTGTTTTGAAGTTGGTGTCACCCAAAGTTTTCATGCTCATGTATATGCGGGCAGCATCATGAACAAAATCAGGATCTCCTTCTTTTGTTTGTTCTACCTTGCCATTTAATCGAGGTGCTTTATCAACTTCGTTAAGGCTTCTTGAGTTTATAATAACAAACGGACTAGTTTTTTTATGCTCTGTGACCGTGCTGTCTGCGGGCGTAAGCAAATAGCGGCTTCGACCTGTTACAAGATCAATTGTTCCTGCATAGTTTTTCTGTTCGACTGCTGAACTTGTTACGTAACCCACACGATCTCTGCCCAGCATGATAAGAGCATTGTTCATGCCTTGAATCACAAACTCTTGTGGACGTTTTGTCCAGCGTGGAACTACCTCATAAGCGTGTTGTAAATCTCCAGAACGTGATTGTTGATATATCGTGTCGTATGGATTTGTAGTGGTGTCTTGAGGAAGAGTTCTAGTGCCGATGGTGTCACCACCATTTGGAAAATTAGGAGTATAACTGGTTCTGTTTAAAGATTGACTTGCTCGCTGGTCAGAATTATATTCAATATTGAATCTTCTGTCGTTGTGAGTAAAGTTAGGATCTTCAACCGGCAAACCTTCAGATGCTCTTGTGATCCATTTACCACCTTTAAAGCCGTATTTTTGAAAATCTTCAAATACAATGGTGACTTGTTCTCCAACTTGAACCGGAAGCATGAAATGGCTTTGAAAAAATGGAGCGATAAGCACTTTGGTTGGTGTGGCGTCACTTACACCATCAGATATCACGGTGGCGATAACGCTGTTTGCAGGCGCTTGATTTACTTCTTCTGGGTTTACTACCAAGCTTTTTAGTCTGTCACGATCTGTGGTTGACAATTCTTTTGGATTGTATATAACTTCTTCAACTGTAGCACGTTGAAAAGTTGGTGGTGACCCAGCCATTTGGCTGTTCAATATTAGTTTTGTTGGATCTAGTGATGGATTAGTTGCACCCGCTAATATTCTACCAACGTTTAGGTTTTCATTTGGCATAGCTATCCTCTGCTGCCACGTTTTATTCTATCGAATATCGATTTACTGTCTGGTATTTCTTCTGCTTCTTGCTTGTCTTTGGCTTTATAAACTAACTCTGCTAGTTTTAACAACTGAGTGTTAGCTTTTTCCATACGTTCCATGTATTTGGATAAATGATCACCATGAATAACATGTTGTTCTGGATTTCCGTGAACTTGCAAATATAAATCGGTCCAAATCATGTAAGCGTTGCGTCTATCGATTAATGCATTTTCGTAAATTTGCTTCCACAAAAGCTTTAAACGTTCATCGATAGTAGTGATAGAATCAAGCAATTCAACAAACGTTGCAAGATCTTGGTCGGCTTTTTTGATAAGTTGTTGGCCAGATGGATTGTTGTCCATCTGGATTATTTCTTCTTCAAAAGATTGATTGCTCATTCTTCTTGCTCGTATTCCTGCTTGGATAACTTGTAATGTTTTTTCATCAAAGAAAGCACAACGCTTAATTGTTTGGGTGAAAGAGATGTTATTTCTCTTAGATACAACATTACAGCTCGTTTGTTGAGAAAATCAAGTTCGTTGATATTGCTAAACAACAAGTTGATTCCTTTAAGGCACTCAATTTCATTTTCTGTTATAGCCTTGGAAGCTATCAAATCCAAGATTGTTCGAATTTTTTGTTTTTTGGTAAAATCGATCATTGTTTCTTCGGGTGAAGGAGAAACACTATAATTTTCAATGGTTTCTAAATCATGTTGAGACATGGATTCTGTGTCATCGATGCTGGTAAACACATGCACATTTCTAACACTTTGTTTGCTCTTAATGATTAGCCAATGCTTTGCAACAACGTTGAAATAAGAAAAAGCTTTGGTACCTTTCGAAGCATCGAACTTGGTTATAACACCATAAAGAAACTCAATGCATTCGTTTTGTAAATCAGCTTTGGTTTCGTATTGAATTTGAAAACCATATACGTTGATGAGATTTTCTACAAGCTTGTTAAAAGCTGGAAGAATCTCACGAACGTATATATCATTTTTTTTGGTAGAATTTGTTTCTAATTTATAGTCAACAATTGCTTGTTGAGTGTTATCGTTGAAGTAAAACTCTTGCGGCGCAGCCCCGCCCTTTGGTTTACGTTTGATAAGCTTTTTGCCTTTAGGAGTCATTCGTCCTCGTCTTGATCTATAAGCCGTATATAACGTTGTTTGCTGCGTTGCGTAAAGTTCTGAATCAATTTGTGTGTTGCTGTTTGACAGATTTTTACGTTTTCCATTGCTTCGTCAACAGTAGCTTTTACTTGAGGATTATCAAAAAACATTGGTGTTTTTATAATCGCTTCCAAAGCTTTTGCGGTGCGTTCATGTACTTCAATAGCGTCAGCAAGATCATCTTCTAAAATAAAAATTATCTTGGCCCAACGAATTGCGTAAAATGTTACAACGCAAAGAGCGGTCAACAGCAATATCGATAGCAAGTATCCAATCATTGTTCTGCTTTCAAAGTTTTATCTAGCAATGATGAATAAGTACGTGCAACAGCTTCAAACGAATATAGTTCTTTTATTTTTGCTGCAAGTTCTGTTGCCCATTGCTTTGGCATAACGGAACCACTATAAAACTTCTTCAAACGATATTTCACATCTGCTTCTAAAGGCATTGCCCATTTCGCTGTAGGCATGAATATTTGATTGTCAACTCGGCTTGTTGGAATTGTAGCCAACGTGTGCTCGATAGCGATAAATTTACCGTGTTTTAAAAACTCTAGATGCCCGCTCCAGTTGGTAGCAATTACAGGCAAACCACAAGCAGCAGCTTCTAAGATCGGTAATCCATAACCTTCGCCGTGTGTAAGCGTTACAAGAGCTTTGATATCTGGGTGTGTGTATAGTCCATGCATTTCTTCGTCCGACATATGTCCGTGAAGAAGGTAAAACGTTGGACCGTTAGGTTTTGAAACTTCTCCAACAAGCTTGGAAAAAATTCCTGTAACGTTACGCTTGTCAACTTGTGTTAATGCGCCACTGTTTGTTTTGATTATAACACCAACATCAGGACAACCAGCAAACGTTTCTGCAAACCACTTTATTGAGTATGGCAAGTTCTTGCGATCATTTTCTGTGTTGTTGCCTGTGAGTTGACCAACAAGCAAAAAATTGAACTTTGTTTTTAAACCAAGGTCCAACTTAACAGGATTACTTGCAAACGTTTCTGGGAACGCTTCTGGTACAACAACAAGTGGAACTTTTATCTCGCCAGTGTTTAGAAACGTTTGCTTTGTGAACTCGCTGGGTACAACAATCATATCCATACGATTAATACAATCAATCCAAGCTGGATTGCATATGTCTGTTTCAACACCGGCAGTTACACCAATGTTGAAGTTGCCAAGGAATGGGTTCCACTCGTTTGGTAGTTGTAGTTGAATGGTTATATCATAAAAGTTCTTTTTATTGTTCGAAGCTTGTATGATTTGTCCAATAATACCATCTTCGGCTTCTGGGTCAACAATGAGATGGCATCTGCCCCATGGCAGAGACTCTGTGGTAATGTCTAGTTCGTGTGTTTCTGATGCAACACGAAACAACCATTTTGCGATTTGACGTGCATGAACACCGTAGCCGGAATGAGTAAGAAGTGGGGCTCTTAAAAGAACTGTTTTCATTGTTTTACCTTTCTTCCTATCATTTACCGAACGGACGAAGTTGTTCACAAGTCCATTGTTTTGGTTTGTTTGTCTTCCAGTTTGTGATGCATTCATGCAAACTTTCATCCCAAGCTTTGATTACGTTGTCATAATCAAACTCAAAATCACAATACAAGCGAGCTTTTTCTCCAAGAGCTTTACGTTCTTCTGGGCTCATCTTGTATAGCTTCCAGTAAGCTTCAGCAACATCAAGATAGTTTACATGATCATCGTAAATATATGGTACCATTTGGCTGCCAACCATTGTACGTGCTGCGGGCTCGATAGCAATACCATTTTCTGAACCATCACGGTGATCAACAACTTGTCTGGTCAATCCACCAGTTTTAATCGCAATGATAGGTTTACCAACCATCATCGATGAAAGCGTCGCCAAACCAAAGCCTTCTGCTTTTGAAACGTTGATGGTAAAATCTGTGATGTTGTAAAGAGCATTCATATCGTTGAAGTCTACTTTTTGCACAGAAAACATAACATTGTTGGCAATGCCGAGCGTTTCTGACACTGCAAGAAGATTGGGGCCTTCACTATCGTTTGGATCGGTGTGCATGATAAGCATAGCTTTGCGATGACCTTCTTCTTTTTCCAGACGATCTAGAAAAACACGGAATGCGTTAAGAACATCGTTTGGCATTTTACGGGTAGCGTTACGATTTACCCATGTGCCAATAAACCAATCTGCTCGATCACCAAAGTTTTTCTTACGAATTTCTTCTTTGGTTTGTTCTGGCATCGGAAAGTATACTTGCTTTGGAAATGCGTGAGGAATATAGCGTGTACGTTCTGGGAAGTTTGGCTTCACAAGCTCAAAAGTCTTATAAGAAAGACAGTTGATAAGATCGGTTGATTTATACCAAACATCATTGAATGCTGGATATGGATCATTATCCCAAACATGCCAATAAGTTATTGGACAGATTTGATGAATCTCGTCTTCAATTTCCCAAAGCCACATAAACTGACGAGGATCTGTGAATAAAAGAATGGCATCAGGACGTTCGTTGATTAGAATGTTGCGAACGATTTCGTGATTACCAAATCCATCAACCGGTTTAATGACAAAATCTGGATTTACCATGACCGTATCGTAGTTTGGGTGCTTTATTGCTCCTCCCAAACAACGAAATGAATATTTACCGGTGTTTAAAAGACCTTGGATAAGGAACCTTGCTTGAACACCCACACCAGAAGTGCACAGTGGGTGATCAGAAAGCATTATAATCTTGTGTTTGCGAGTAGGAGTTGTTAAATCAAGCTTTTGTGTTTCTGACATATGTTGGCCTTTCGAAGAGATTTAGCTTATCGATATCGGAGCCGAATGTTTACCGGTATATAACCCCAAAGTTTTCGAACAGCTTATATTCTTTACCAGTTTTTTTAGCAACTTCCAACAAAAGATCTTTTTCTGCCTTCCTCCATGTATCATCAACAACAATTGGAACATCCTGCCGAAACAAATCTAGGTTTTCTAGAAAACCCCATCGATTACCCTCCCCAGTAGGTCCATCAACCAGTATGCAATCATATTCCTTTGGTAGATTTTCTTCTAAAGCTTTACGATAATACCAGTTTTTTCTTGTATCAATGGGTGCATATATGTAAGTGCTGGGATATACGTTTAGAAACTCTGCCTTATCTTCTACTGAATGAAGCTTATATCTCTGCGATAGGAACTTTGTGCTTACATGCCCAGCTCCCAACTCCAACATTGTAGAACCTTGTGGAATGTTTGCAACAATCCAATCAAACAACTCTTGTGTTATTCCCGATCCACCAAAATCAGCCATCTTTTCACCTTTGTTTTGTTATTTCGAAAAACCATTCATGATCGAATATATTGTACACGGTTTTTGCTCCCAAGTTTTGTAGCTCGTTTTCCGTATATGTGATCATACGTTTGTTGTTTTTGGCATATTCATAACCGACTTTACGCACAGTACCTCGAATTATGCCATCAGTTTTCAACAAACCCATTGCTTTATCGATTTCTTGTCGATAAAAATTTTTACACAAATCGATATCTTCATCGAAAGCATAACTTATAGTGCCAGCGAACAGTGCCATATCAAACAGTTCGTCAGTTGGCAATGTTGTTTCAAACTTAAAACTAGGAAGAATTTGCTTGGCAAACGCTATGGTTTTTTCCCGAACATCATAGCCATAATAGTATTTTGGAGTTTGTTTGTTCGACAAAAACCAAGACACCATATTTCCCGGCCCGCAGCCATAGTCCAGAATAGAAACATTCGGAACACTCAAATCTCTCACAAGATGTTCGAAGCGAACGTTTGATGATTTCTCGCTGTAGTCGCTATGTTTTGGATCGCTGTATAACTCTTCGATGATGTTGATCATAGAACAAACAACTCGCTAGGTTTCGGCAAATATCCGTACAAATATTCATAGATTGGAATAAAATGTTGTGCGTTTTCTCTGCACGGACGTAAAAAGTTGCAAAGAACGTATCCTCCATTTTTCAACTTGTTTTCATCGATCCCCCACCATGATCGATCAACCCAATCTCTATGAATGTCTGCTCCTCTTTCAACTTTTTGAACCATGTGATGCAAGTTGTGTTTATGAATCAATCCACGAATCATTGATTCGTCAGAAAAATGGGACGGATTGTTTGCAATGTTTTCTTTATGATCAACAACACGCATACCAACATACGATTTCAATAATTCTTCATGGCTAAGATCGTTTGGGTTAAACAGTAGTTTAAAGTTTCGGCCCTCAGTTGTGATATTGCTGATCGGAAACTTACCAGTATCAACAGTATTTGCCAAAACTTCATGCCCTACGGCCAAAATACGATTAGGTTCACGCATTTTTAATCTGTTTTCGAAAAACGTTCGCTGTAAAGGAACAGTATCAATGTCTTCGATCATGCAAACGTCGTCGCCCATCTTACTAGCAACAAGAAAACGAGCTATTTTAGCTTGATTGGCTGTTGGTATGCCTTGGATATAAGGAACGGTACAAACATCACCGTATTTTTGCAAAGTTGCAAACAACGAATCGTCTGGTGATCTGTTTGTTACCAATGCTAGTGTTGGCTTTACATCGAAGAATTTTTGCCATGCTTGTGATACGCAAGGCCAAAAGTTCAAAAAGGTAGGAGAATCGTCGGAGCTTACAACAATACGATCAAAAAGTTTCTGTGGCATGGCCTATAGAATATCAAGAACATGGATGGATTGTTCAACAGAAACCTTTTGAATGTCAACCTTTATTCCAGCGGCTTCAAACTTACTCATATCCATGTATTTTGTACCACCACGCCCAGCAAGGTATGTAGTGGCCTTTAAAGCTTTGCATATTTCAACAAGTCTATCAGTGTTAGTAAGATCTGTAGGGCTATCGTACTCAATCGCAGTGTTGATATTTAACTTTTTCAGCGTTTTAAGAATGATCTTGTGATTGGTTTCGTACAAGTGATCACTAATGCATTCGTCATACTCGTTTAACACAAACTTGTCTTTTAAGTTAACTTTGATTTTGTTCCAATCTTTTTCATGGCTTACATATCGCTTGTCAACGATAGGTTCCAAACCTTTGTTGACGCTCATGGTATGCCATCGATCACGGTAATGAAATCGATTTTGATAGTTGTTTTTCTCAAACTGACAGTTACGAAGAAAAACGAACACATCAGCGGCTTTTATCTTTTCATAAAAAGGCAACCAAGGAAAAAAGTTCGGCTGATGTATGGCAACAATCATTTACCGCTCCCAGCAACAATCATTTTGAACTTTTCCATATCAAAGTCATGGGTATGAAAATAGTAGTTTCTTGAGTTGTCATTGATAGGTTCGAATCCAAGGTGCCGCCAACCATCTTCAAATTTCACCAAGTTAATACCAAACTCTTTGCATATTTCTTCAGTGTGTTTGTTCCATTTATTGAAAGGTGGAATATAAGTTTTTGCACCAATCAAGTTACATGAAGAAAGAATACTGAGTTCTTGTACTTCTTTTGTTAGAAGACGATGATCAACATGAATCAAACCGTGACCAGCCAAGTCAATCTTGCTACCATAAAGCTTTATTAACTCAGAAACAACTGCTGGTACACCACACTTGTCTACCTTGTAAAAAACTCTATGATCGCTATAAGCGTTAAAAATAGAAGGAAATATTCGTTCGTTTCTTTTGTCACTAAACTCCTTCATATCACAGACAAGAGGAGAAATACCCAGCAGAAAACGTGAATTGTTGTAACGTTGATTTAGCAACGCAATCATTTCCAATAGTTTTTCTTGATTTGTATTAACACTAACATCATCGACTCGAAACGTTTTCATTTTATATCTCCAAGATATTCTTTTCCAAATGTAACCAATGCGGGATTAAAGTGTTCAAGTATATACTTTTTATGTTGTCTTATTTCTTCGATTTGATCAAAAACAACCGAATCGAACTTTATATCGTTCACAATCGAGGCAGGAGTTTCAACTGCGCAAAAGTTTAAGTTGTTTACCACTGGATCGTATCGTCCGTTGATTTGCGCAACAGAATGATTGTAGTTGACCAACTCATAATGCTTGTACCACAGCTGTTTCAATGCATAAAACCGTCGATTGATTGCTTGCAAATGAATCACGCCATAATCTTTTGTGCAAGACTTAGGAAGATTGACAACAGGTACTCTAGGGGTATGATATTTCCATTGCGACAAATCTAAGTGGCCGGTATGTTTTAGTGGCAGGATAAAGCTTCTATAGTTGTCAACATACGATGGATCGTTTCTTGTTTGATTCAAAGTACCGTTTACCACGTTATACCAATACAACCATATATCTTTTGTATCGTACTCTTTCAAGACAACTCTTAAATCTTTGTCTAGATTCGCAGACAGTAGTTCATCGGCGTCAATAGAAAGCACATAATCAGCACGTTTTTTACGGCTATGTTGAAGCATTTTTGATCTGTGATAGGCTTCATTGAACGCAGGTAGTTTGTCGTTGTAAACAGCAAAACGTTCTGCTGGTAGATGCTTGGCAATAATCTCTAAAGTATTGTCTGTTGAGTTATCATCATAAAAAACAAACTGATCTACGTTGTATGTTTTCCAGATGGGAAGCACACAATCAAGTAACAATGCTTCGTTCTTAACCATTGTATTGAAGTGAACGTTCATGTGCTCATTCTTTCCAATCGATATCGTGTGCGGCCATATAGTCTCGGTACGAAACTACTCCATAGTTTTTTACGTCCAAAATGTATCCGTTACCATCATACGCTTGCCCAACGAAATGATCGGAATTCCGCTTTCCAGCAGTTGTAGGAAACGGTTTCTTCTCAAAGAACTCATCGTGAACACAAGCCACATCTTTAATCTTCGGATAAACATTATCTCGAAGGTATTCTTGATCGCATTGCCAATAGTTTCCAGCTTTGTGATCCAAAACACCTTCTCCAACTAGTTGTTTAAAAGCGGCAACCTTTGTACCCCACATACCACCAAGGATAGGAACACCATGTTGATGATTGTCTCGCATGATATGAAATGACATATCGCCGTTGAGCCAATCTTTTACAGCTTCAGCTTCCCTAAAACCAAAACGACTGTCGGTATCTCTAGACAGCATTACATCTATCGTTGAATCTAATGCAGCATAGAAACGCCAAAACATCCCAACCCAGTTGCCGTCTTCACTCATTTCAACAACTTCTACATTTTCGTTGTTTTTTAGTTGCGCAATGAATTTTTTGTTCTTCAGCGTGCTTTGACCGATATAAAATCTACAGATCCAATCGGGATAAAAGATTCTAGCTAAAGATATGTTTTGTAATGCACCACCAAGATATCGAGGATCATTACCCCACAGAGAAAATGCGATCACTTTCTTCATTGCGGAAATCCTGCTTGTTTTCGTTGCTGATAGTTCATTGCATCTAATCTTTCGAAAGGTAGGTTTTTTATAAACGTTTGATCGATTACTTCTTTTGAACCATGAATGTTTTGATGCATTAAAGCTGTTGCTTGATCTCTTTGAATCCAATCTGGATGTACGTGGCGAATAATCACCTTGTCGATATATGTTTGCTTGCCAAGTTGATTGGCAACATCCGTGAACTCATTGTCACACCAAAAGCTTTTATAGCTTGGATGATATATGTAGTTGAATCGCTCGTAATACTTTTTGCCCAAAATGCAAAGAGTGTTGAAATCTTTTCTATAACCATCAAAGAACCACAACACACCATCTGTATCTGGATAATGCTCAGTCATCTTTTGACGAATGATTTCATCGTATCCTTTTTCTTCGGGTACCATGTCATCAGAAGCTAAAAGAATAATATCATGCTCTGGAGCGTGTGACATGTCGGCATTTACAGCTTCGATTTTACTTTTTGAATGACCAAATACAACGGTCATTCCTTTGTAGCTTTGTTGCAACCGATTACGAACGGCTTCATTATTCATCGAAGCATCATCTTGATCACATGTGATAAGGAATGATGTAAGATCTTTGCGTTTTGCACCATAGAAATAACGGTCTAAAACAGTAAAGAACTTGTCTGGTCTGCCACGGGTGGGGAACTTTATTAGTAGTTTCATGGGCAGTGCTCCGTTCCTGCATATGGGCAAAACTTGCAACTTTCACGATTCTTTGGAAACATACGCTTTTGAATATATCCAAGCATTGTATCAATCGTTCCCATTGCTTTTTCTACTGCCTTGTCACCAACACTGACAGTAACAAGCTCACAGTTTCCTTTCTTTTTGCTACGTCGAAGCAGAATAAAACCACACTTAACATCTTTAAGTGTCAGGTTGTGCTTGCGAGCATAAAAGTATTTGTAAAAAGCAAGCTGCATTGTTTTCTTAGGGTCAATGCGCTTGGCCAATGGCCAAAAGAAACTGCATGTCTTCCAGTCAATAATCCAAACAACACGCTCGCCCTTTTTGTTAACTCCTTCAATAACACCATCAACAAATCCCTTGAACATATGATTGTGTTTGTCTAGAGTTTCCATCAATGGAAGTTCAGCAGCAACAAACTTCCAATCTCCAAAAGTTTCTTCCATAAAAGCTGGCACTTCAGAAAGAATAGGCTCAATGGTATCATGCCATTCCGATTCTTTTAGCTCGCTAGCATTTGGTAGCTTTGAAAAATACTCAGTGAGTTGAGTTCTTACTTGCTCGATTGGAGGCATAACCTTTGTAGTAAGGTATTGCTCCAGCGCATCGTGAATAACTTGACCAAACTCAGTGTGCTCGGAAGGACCGTCATTATCGGTCTTTACTTCGTCGAGGTATTTGAGCTTGTGCTTGTATGCGCAATCCATCCAAGTAGCAATCTCAGAATAACTGACATGCTTACGCAGCTGAATGTATTGTGCATTGGTGGGAACAGAAAGATCGATATCAGTTGTGATTGTCATTTTACCATCTAATAGGTTGTCTATACTATTAGAGTATATCACATCCTTTTTGGCATTCTCAAGGATTTTTAGATGTTTTTTTGTTATGTTTGGCTGTTCTTTACTCATGAAAATGAGTATAGATGTAGGTTTTTTGGAAGGCTAACTATTTTGTTTTTTCAGAAGAACTGGCTGGGAGTTGTGCGGGTTCTGTTGAAGAAGAAGAAGCAAGAGCTCCGGTTTGAATTTCAAGCACTTCCACTCTTTCGTTTGTTGCTTGAATGGAATGCTTGGTGCCTGCCATAATAATAGGATGTGTACCGGGAAGAATCTTTTTCTTCATCGATCCAACAATGTAATCACCACTACCCTTTAAAAACAACCAATCCTTTACCGCAAAATCTTGCGTGACATATGTTTCAGTTGCTCTGCCAGCTTCAACCCAAATATGAGTTACCTTAACAAATGAAGTTTGCCACAAAACTTTTGTGCCACCCCATTCTTCTTGTTTCGATTTACTGAACAGCTTTTTTAACCAAGCTAACATGATTATCTTCCTTTCTTTCTAACAGGTGCAACTACTTTTGCCTCCGACTTTTTCATCGGATTCGATTTGCGAACAGGAGGCGGTGGAGCATCTTCCTCTTCACAAATACACTCGTCTTCAAATTCACCGCATTCATCACAACGATCTACATCATCTTCAACATGGCCTTCTTCACAAGCGCATTCGTCTTCAAATTCACCACATTCATCGCAATGATCTACATCGTCAGAACAAGAGTCATCACATACATCGTGTTCTGTTCCGTGTTCACAGCAACGAACAGTAACTTTTTTGAACTCAGCAAGAGTCAAATCGATTGCTGCTTTAATGTCTATCAGGCTTTCAATAAACTTACTTGGAACACCACCAGTTTTCTCGATTTCTTCTATATCGTTTACAATATCAACCAACACAGATTTCAAACCACCAACGTACATTCTGGCTTTTAGAGGATGATTCACTTTTTGCATTTTAGTCTCCTATGTTTAATTAGCGACGATATCCGAACTTGACTTTGCTTTGAAACTCACCTGTTGATCTTGCTCCAACATAAGAATATGCAGAACGAAGACCACCAGCAATCTCTTCTATAACAACCTTGGCACTTGGCTTTAGGTTTGTTGTTGTGCTTCTACCTTCGGGAGTCGGTAGATTCTTATCTGTATCTCTAATCACTGACATGGCATCCCTTGATGCCATGCCACGATAAATCGGTCGATACGTGTGAGTTATTGGATCATAAATCTTGGAACGTTCTGGGTTTTCTGGGCACCCTGCGAAGAAGTATCCGCTCATAACGGCTGTTGCTCCTGCGCCAATAGCTTTCGCAACGTCTCCATAAGCTCTTGCACCACCGTCTGCAATGATGGGTTTGTCCGTTACTTCTGAACATATCTGAACCGTTGTAAACATTGGTGTGTTTACTCCTGTAACATTCTTTGTTTCACACACAAAGCCACCACCAATGCCAACCTTGATAGCGTCAACACCCCAAGAATCCAAATCACGCACAGCTTGTGGTGTTCCAACGTTTCCGGCCATGATAAAGATATCATGACCATAACGACTACCAAGCCATTCAACAGTGTTTTTCATCATCTGTGAATGTCCATGAGCAATATCAACAACAAAAAAACGTGCTCCAGCATTGTATAAAGCTTCTGAACGTTCTTGCCAATCTCTACTTGTGCCAATCGACACAAAACAATCCATGCCTTTGTTGCTAGCAACTTGAAGATATGAAAGAACGTTGTCGGGAATGGGCATAAAGCGATGAATAGCTCCAACAGCCCCAGCTTGCCACAGAGTTTTAGCCATATCACCTTCGGTAACTGTATCCATGTTCGCAGAAATAACAGGAACCTTAAGCTTCATAACGAGATCGGAATCTCTACTGCTTAGAATTACTCCAGTGTCAACCTCTGATCGACTTAAAATATCAGAAAAATCTGGTTGAATGAAAACTTGATCATATTCATAATACACGTTAGGCATACGGTGTTCCTTTCTTTGAAACGTTAGCAGATAGAAAAAAAGAAGTCTAGTTATATCTGTATGAAACTAACCAAAGAAAACGTTGCAGCAATCAAAAAGTTTGCAAAACACTGCATTAAAGAACTTGGCTTAAAAGGCAAGGTTAAAATCATTCTTGCAAAACGTCAAACAGGAATGCCAACAGCAGGATACTTTGATCCAAATACTTGTGAAGTTTTTGTTGCTGTACATAACCGTGCCATAGCAGATGTTATGCGTACTATGGCACATGAACTAACTCACTGCCGCCAACAACAACAAGGAACAAATTTTCCAAATGACGATGAAGGTCTGCAACCACTGGAGGATGAAGCCAATACCATGAGTGGTAGATTAGTAAGGTTTTATGGAAGAAAAAACAGAGAAATATATGCAGACCTTATCTCTGAAGGTTTACAACGTTTCTTGTATAACTCTCCAAAATCTTGAAGGTCCATCTAGTAGATAATCCTCAATCTCTGGAATACTTTTATTGAACCATTCTTCCTTAACGTGCAGCACTTGATCGTTAACAACAGGTGTTCCACCAAGTAGTTTTGTTTCTGTAGTGATTCTGCTTCCTACGTCTATGTCTCTTGGAAAGAATACCAACCCTTTACTCTTGGCTAACTCTTCAAGAAACTGTTCGTTGACAAGGCTCTTAAGAAGAACATAGTTCATATTGCGTTCTTTACAATATTTCACTGCATCTTCTGTGCCTTTAATCCAACTATCTGAATCCAGAATAGCCCAACGGTCCTCTGGAACTAGTTCTCCCCGTTCTTTACGTTCTCTTACCTTGCGAATGTTGAGAATAGTCTCTGGATAGAACGTAGAGCTTTGAGTAAAGTTTTTTGTTTTATCTTTGAATTCTGGATATAGACGTTCGAACTGTTCTCTCTGACCGTCGCTACACCAAAAGTTAATCTTGGCATTGACGATCCAATGTGCCATAAACTTTCCAAATGATTGTTTGTTACACTCGCATACCCCAGCTTGCATTGCGTGTTTTTTCACTGACCTCATAACACAAGGCTTGAAGTCATATTCAAAAAACACATAAACAATATTCAAGTCAATAAACAATTGAAGTAAATGGGCAGCAACCATTGTTTGATTTCCAAACACCCATAGCTTGTCTTTGTTTTTCTTGACAATATTCTCTGTAATGGAATGAGCATGAAGCTCAAAAAGCTTTTTTGGACAGGCTTTAATGATAGCGTCAGAAGTTAACTCTGCGCCGCCAACGAGCTCTTTGGCAAAAAAGTCTTGAACAAAGATAACTTCGGTTTTGGGAGGAATGTAAAACTCTTTGGGAATATTGATCATATTACTATTGTAACAATGATATATTTATTTGTAACCTTATGACAAAGTATAGTTTGTACGAATTTTTGTATGAAGATGCACCTCCACCGCAACGAGTTGGACGGCACGGAGACTCCACAGTGCCGACAACCAATAACCCACCAACCAACCCACCAACCAAAATAAGAGCACCAAGAGCTAAAATAAAACCGAGTCCTTATGATAAGCCTTCAAAGTCTGGCAGGATGGAATTTGAACCAAGTCAATTAATAACCAAAATGCGAGAAAAAATCAAAAATGAATTGCCAGCTATTTCAAACCTTGCCAATAAGAAAGATCCATCAAAAGAAGAAGTTGTTGCAGCTAAAAAAGCAATTGAAGATGTAGACCCAATCATTAGTGCAATTGCCGACATGAAAGGTTATAAAACTAAACCAGAACCACAACAACCCGTTGTAAGTTCTGCTGCTAGTTCTACTGCTTTGCCCCAACCTAGCGCAAGATCAATTACAACACCACAGGAACAGAAGCCTACAAAGTCACCATCACCACAGCAAGCAACACAAGCTGCTTTAGCATTCGCTAAAACACAACCTCAATATAGACCTAATCAAACACAACCTGTTCCACAAGTTGACATTGAAAGAACAATGCGAAATGCTCCAACAACTCCATTGCCACAAGCAACACCAACAAAGCAAAGCCTTTTTCAAAGGTTCAGAAACCGTATTGGTCTTGAAGAAGCGATAAAGCAAGCATTTAAAGATGCAATTAACAATCGTTAAAATTGCTTAAAGCCATATATTTATTTCTAACTTATATGAAGTTATATGACATACTTTTTGAAGGCCCAAAACCACCAGACTTAAAAGCTCGGTTGGCAACCAACAAACCCAATTTAGCGCCTTCGCCCTCCAACAAAATTAGTCGATCTTCTCCAGAGGTTATAAACAGCTCACAAAAAGAAATTAAAGAACTTATCAATAATATCGAGCATTTGGTTAAACAAGCTGCTCCAACAAAACAAGATGCAGAAGACGCAAGTAACGCAGCTAGCAATATCAAAACTCTTGCCAATTTTATTGGTGGTAAAATTCCAGAAAGACAAGGGGATTTTGGAAAAATGGAAACACCTCGGCCACCATCTCCCCTACGTCGTCGCCCTCCATTGGATTCAACAACTCCATCTGCTCCTGATATGTCTCCAGAAGAAAAGAAAAAATATTATCAGGAAAAAGATCGAGAAGATTATATCAAATTTCTGAAGGGCAGAGGACTTTCTGACGAAGATATAACACGTATTTTTACTCCTCCATCTCAACCTCAACGATCCGCACGGCCTCCAGCTTCTTCACCCCAAACAAGCTCTGCGCCAACTGCGGCGACAACAATTCCAGCACGACCAGCAGCGGGAAATGTTGCTGCAACAACCCCACCAGCACCATCACAAAACCAAGGTATGCTCCAGAGAGTGACAGACTTTTTTAGAAGGAAGTAGAAGGAACAAAGCTATCCAAGATCAACTAAAAACTCAAGTTTTTGAGTGATCTACGATTTTAACCTTTACTTGTTTCTCGGTTTCAATGCCGTAAGGCTTTCCATCCCTGTACAGAATCTCACAAAATCCAGAACCAAGTCCCATCGTAAGATCTTCCGAGCTAAGAGTCATACGCTCCTTTGAAAGAGCATTCAACCCAATAAAGCTGTGTTCAGATACTTCTTCTACTCTATATTGGTTATGTTCCACACCAACAATATCACCAACATTTACAGTGTTAAGAAATGCCTTAACAAGGTCGTTATCTGGAAAACATTTCTTTGAAGCCATATACTTCATCATGCCGTTAAGATGATCTCTGGTTTGTTTGCCAGAATAAAACATGTCTCTGGGATGATTCTTAACCTTAACCGTGACTGTCTTTTCTGTTACTTGACTCATTGTGCTTTCCTTTTCTTTCTTGCCTGTATAATGCCTTTAAAATCGTTTGTTGTTAGGAACCTGTTACTTGTTTCCATTCATGAACATAAAACGGAGAGATTCTGACCCATCCGATTCTACCGTTCTCTGTGAGTATTTTAGCCAGAAGATCTTCTTTATACCATTCAACTTCAAGCATTACAACACATTCGTTTGTGCTGATGCTAATCTCTTCAGCTTGTTGTCTTTCTCGAAATGAAGCAGTTTTTGGAGAAGCTGTTTGTACGTAATACTTGCTATCTGCCCCACGCCCCACGCCCATGGGACACGGTGCCCACGTATACATTTTACCAGCAATAAACCAACGAGGAGGTTTTTGCATTTTGTTCCTTTTAGCGAGGATCAACAATCCTCATAACCCCATATTCATTGGTGTTAATGGTATAGATTGCCTTCTTGATGCCATAAGCATACAAGATAGCCTGACACATGGTAACGCAAGGCTTTGCCATACCAAGAGCAGGATTGCGCTCGGAATCGAAACGCAACCTACGAACAACAACAATCTTGCTGCCCGTCAGATCAATCTTGCGTCGAACGTTGAGAATAGCGTCAACCTCTGCATGGATAGAGTTGCAATGAGGGTTTTGCTTATAACGCTCTTGCAAGCCACTGTTTGCACGATTATTGTAACCAACGGACAAAACTCGTCCACCGGACACAATCATGGCAGTTACCCATGCAGGCATATCGCTGTCATGCTTATGCTCACGAGCAAAACTCAGAGCAGCATCGATGAGTCGATTCACGACTAAACCTCAGTCAAGGTTAGTGTAATCGATAAGAAGATCGTAATCGGTTTCTGGTAGTGGACGAACTGAACCCCTTTCAAGCTTGCGTTGCCGCTGCCTCTCAAGAGCTTCCTGCCCCCTCGGGCGAGCCTTGCGCACCCGCTCAACCCGCTCGCTGCCACCATAACGCTTGTTCTTGTTGTGATTTGCCATTGTCTTTTCTACTTTTTACTTAATCAAACCGAAAGATACGAAACAGTGAAATCGGGAAGATAGTGCATACCAACCTCGGCAGCACGCTGATGAATGGTGGTTGTAACGCTGTACTTGCGAGGATTGATCGTAACGGTCTTGTTACCACGATCAACCGTAGCGATCACGGTGTTGTAGCTACGAACTTCGTCACCCTTCATGGTGAGAGCACCAAACTTGAAGCTCTTGCCGGTGTTGACGAAAGTAACGAACTCACTTGAACGAATACGAGCCATTTGTTTTCTCTGTCTCTCTTTCTGAAATCAGAATATCACACGGCTGGGATTATCTAAAACAATATCTACGATTTTTATTTTTGCTGGATATCAAGGTGTTTTAGCTGGTTTGATTTCGTCGTCCCAAAAGGTCGAATATCCTGTGCGGCCTTTGGGAGTTAGAAGTTTGAGTTTATGGATTTTATGGATTCTATCATATTGATCTACGACAGGAGCAGATAAGTGTTCGATCACCACAAAAAAATCACCTTGTTTCATAGAATCGATGACTTTAAAGCTTTCATCGAAAACCATTGTTTCGATCATTCTGGCTTTCGCTAGCTCATACATTTTGCCTATCATTATTGTACCTAGTTTAGCGTTGCTTTTCCAAACATTCCCATTCGAAACAATGCGGAAACAAACGCATCTTCATTGTGATATGGCAAGTTGAAATCCTCGTATGCTTCTTTGATGCGAGAAAGAACAAGGCGCATATATTCTTCGTTGGTTGTAACATCTCCTTCTGGATAGTCACGTTCACGAAGATACGCTACCAAATCCTTTGCATCGGTATACTTGATGATTTGACGGTCATAGGTGGTACGACCGTAAATAACAACAACATCCCCAGATTTTGCAGTTTGTGTTCGCATAGTCGATCCTTTCTTCTTCATAAATATTATCGGTTGATTCCTTCACACGACATAAGCCGTTGCACAGGAATCAACTCGTAACCAGCGGTTGCAACATCGTAAACAACAAACGTTTGTTTGCTTTTATCAACGTCACAAACAACACCAATACATGCCTTGCGATGGGTGAAATGAAACTTGTATCGCTTGCCAACGAACAAAGTGTCAAGCAAATGTACACTGTTGTTGTTCTTGGTGTTCATATATAGTGTGATCAAAATGATTTTGCCTTTGTTTTATGTTGTTTTTTGATTTTCAATCCCAACAATCGTTGAAATCGTCATGAAAATCGCTTTCATCGTCAATCTCGTTTTCATATTCATCAAGATATTCACGTTGAACGTTACGCTGGCCTCCACGGGGCTCGTTTTGTGAACGTGAATGCTCACCACCCTTGCGATTCCAAGCCGACACAGCAATCCAGTTGCGAACCTTGTACTTCATACTTTTATATTACCATTCTTTAACAAATATCTAAAGGTATTATTTTGGATCAACGTCTGTTCCGGCCATTCTATAGCTTACCGATTTCGATCATTTCAATACCTCACGAAACCTATCGCCCGCAACATAAAACTCACCAATAGTGCCATCGTTGAACAACGCTTTATAAAAACCCGAGAGCGAAGGAAGATCCAAGACCAAAGCTGTTGTACCTTTGCACGGATAGTTAATCCAACGATTAGATTCAACTCTAACCATGAAAGTGGTACCACCACCTATTTTTTGTTTGCCTTCCAAAGACTCTATCTCGTATATCTTGCCAATCTTTACATTAAAGTCATTCATATGTTATCCTTTGTTACCAAGTCTAGCGAACCTTCATTTGTGTAAACGTTGCCAATCACACCATCAGATAGCAAAACAACATAATGCTCGTCTTCTTCTTTAAGCAAAACAAACATAGTGTTTTTACCGACAAACTTCCAACCACGCCTTGTGCTTACCATAAAGTCTTCGTGTGCGCTATTGAACCGATAAAGCTTTCCAAATTGAAGCATTGCTTTATTCCTTTACAAGTTCGAAAAAGTCGGAAAAATCCCTACAACGAATCCAACCAACGGTACCGTTTGAGTCAAGAACCTTGAAAAAATTTTCATCTTCTTCAAGCAAAACAAAGCAAGTGTTTGGTTCAACAACAAAAACGTTGCAGTTATAATCTTTGCTTAACATTTTTGCATTACGCCACGCCGCCTTCGCCCTGTACCTCGCCGCCGCCACCACGGCGGTCTGCACCCGCCTCGCCAGTTCTTTTGTTGGAAAGAGAAACCAGAAAAACTCTTTTACCAAATACAACTCACCGATTTGAATATCACTCATTGATTTGCCTTTACAAGCTCGAAATAGTCGGAAAAATCAGAACAATAAATCCAACCAACGTTTCCATTACAATCAAGCAGTTTATAGCAACATTCATTTTCATTTACTTCAAGCAAAACAACATAAGTGTTTGGTTCAACAACAAAAACTTTGCATTTAAATTCTTGGCTGAACCATTTTGCATAACTCTGCGACACCCTCACCGCCACCCTCGCCGCATCGACCCCCGTCGCCTGCTCTTTTGCTGGAAAGAGAAACCAGTGGTAACTTTTAACCAAATACAACTCACCGATAATCATGAAATCACTCATTGATTTGCCTTTACAAGCTTGAAATAACCAGAGAAATCAGAGCAATAAATCCAACCAATGTTACCGTTTGAGTCAAGAACCTTGAAATATACTTCATCCATTTCAAGCAAAACAACGTAAGTGTTTGGTTCAACAACAGAAACGTTGCATTTAAAAATTTGGCTTAACTCTTTTGCATGTCGATACGCCGCCGGTCGCCCGCACCCCCCCGACAACCGCCTCGACGCCCGTTCTTTTGTTGGAATGAGAAGACAGAAACCTTTAACCAAATAAAGCTCACCGATTTGAATATCACTCATTGATTTGCCTTTACAAGCTCGAAATAGCTAGAGAAATCAGAACAGCTATTCCAACCAATCCAACCAATGTTACCATTTGAATCAAGCAGTTTATAGCAACATTCATTTACATTTTCATCTTCTTCAAGAAAAACAACATAAGTCTTTGGTTCAACAAAAGAAACTGCCCCCTTCACCTGCTTCGCTCGACCGCCGGTCGCCGCAAAGCACCATCGCTTCGACGCCAGTTCTTTCGTTGGAAAGAGAAGCCAGAAAAGCTCTTTCACAAAGTACAACTCACCGATAATCATGAAATCACCCCTCCACCAACAACTTCATCACCGCAATAAAACACACAGCTCTGTCCCTTTGCAACACCAAACACAGATTCCCGCAAAGAAACATTTACACCACTGTCAGAGCTCGTAATAGCCTCTACAGCGACAGGAGATGAATGATAGCGGGTAACTGCTGTAACCGTATCTACACCTACCTTAAAATCGATCCTAGCGTTGGTGAGAAAGAAAGATCGAGAACTGGCCTGCTCCCTTGAACCAACCACGACGTTCCCAGTAGAACGTACAACATTGAGAACGTAACGAGCATTATTACTGCCAGCAATGTTGGCACGCTGTCCTGCGACGTATTTTGTGTATCCTTCATGCTTTCCTACTACCTTTCCATCAACATCAACAAAGTTACCACCAAAGGAAACAACGTTGTTTCGCTCCAAAAACTCTTCCTTGGTACCTCCAGCAAGAAAGCACAAGTCGGTTGAATCCTTCTTGTCAGCGACGTGAAGACCAAACTCACGGGCAAGAGCTCTAGTATCTTCCTTGCTATCAAAATCTCCAAGGGGAAAGATAAGTCGAGAAACAACATCTGATGGAGTTTCCCAGAGAAAATAGCTTTGATCTTTTTTGAGATTTTTTGCCCTGCTGATTCGTCCATTGTTTACTCTTGCATAGTGTCCAGTAGCAATATACTCGCAGCCAAAATGATTGGCAACCGCAGCAAGCACTGGAAGTTTGATGGTGCTATTACACGTTACACACGGATTGTAAGCAATACCTTGTTTGGCTCCATCAAGGTAACGATCAATAACCTTTTCCTTGAACTGTTGCTTCCAGTTTGTGACAAGGTATTCAATACCCATCTGATCACAAATCATACGAGCATCACGAATATCCTTGAAGGTGCAGCAACCCTCACCTTCATCACTGTCAAGTGTTTCTAGAAGCTTAAGGGTATAACCATAGACTTCATGCCCTTGTCGCTTCAACAAAGCAGCAACAACGGCAGAATCTACACCACCAGAAAGCCCAACGAGAATCTTTGCCATGAAACAAGTATATCACATGGTTTTGAATATCTCAAGGTTTTTCTGGATGTAATTTTGCTAGTAGTTTTGCGGCTAACCCATGAACACGACAATGCACATATTCTTCTGCAATGTCGGAAGGCATGTTATGTACGCTAATAACTTCTTCAATGTTGGAAGTTAGCATTGGATGTGTTACAATAGCCATATAACTTGTTTGATTCTCGCTAATAGCGAACATCTCAAGTTTGGCTTCGTGAGTTAACATATGAGCTTTTGCGATTGCGTCAGCGATATTTTTGATTTTAATCATTTTTCACATTCTGAGCAAACTGGGTGTATCCATCGATTTTTTACTGTTAGTTTGGCGGGGAATGATCCACAAAAACTACATACTTCTGTGGATATATCTTCGTATTTACGAACAATGATACGTATCATTTCTATGTATTCGTTTTTGATTTTACCACCTTCGTAATACGCTCTTAAACCACCGAACTTTTCTTTGATCTGAACAAAGTTAACTGGTGTATAGTCGGGATTTTCTGAAAAGAAAACTTCGTGCTTTATTATATCCAAGCACAGTTGATCGATCATTGTTTCCCAACCAGAAGGGCATTCAAGTTGTGCCAGTTTTCCCAGCAAACTTGAATGCCGCTTTCTGATATTTTCACACCAGATGTGTTCAGTCACGGGCAGCATCGACGGCCACGGTTGCATCTACGGCTACAGGAGCAGCATCTGCAACCACTGGTACGTCAACAGCTGCTTCAACCACTACATCTTGAGCAACAGTTGCATCAACGGCAGCGTCTGAGGGTGTAACAGACGTACAAGAATCACACCCTGTAGCAAAGATACCAAGAACAAGAACTAGTGAACGAATATTAATCATGATTTTCTCCTTTGTGTATATATGTTTGAGTTGTTTCATTATGTTCTCACGAACATAATGAAATGTAAACGATATTTATGACACATACGAGGTATATCATGAAAAAATCTTTCAGAGAAAACGCTCCTGCAAACCAACAAGTGACAGAGCAGGCTTCACGAAATGTGGAAGCTTTTGTTCGTTATTTGTTTGAGTAGTTAGTTCTTGCGGAATATCGGCAGCAAGTTTTCGCAAATAAAGTCCGACATTACCAGCACATGATAAAACTCTTTGGAGTTTTCAACAGTAAACCGAACCTCAACCAAATCATTATCGTATTTTGCGACAAAAGTAACTTCGGCACCTTTAGGAATACGTGTTGTTGTTGAAAACTCTTGCTCATAATAGCCTTGCGACTTCTTAACAGGCAAACACGGAATGTAATCAACATTTGGGGTAACTCGATACTTGCGGTAACTGAATACAGGTTCCTTGATTGCCATGTGTGCTTGTCGATCCTTAAGGAATAGTATAGCACAAAATAATCAGAAATCTATAGATTATTTTTCAGCTTGTATATAGCTGTTTTGATCAAGCGGCGGGGGCTGAGGGCGGTGGAGGGGGTGCGGGGGATGGAGCGGGTGTTGATGGGGGTGCGGGTGATGGAGCGGGTGTTGATGTTTCGGGAGCCATTTCAACAGGAATTTGATTTTGAACTACGGCTCCAATGTTGCGAAGTTGTTGATTTAGTTTAAGTTTGTCATCGCTTGACATTGATTTGAATAGAGTTGTTAGCTTTCCATAAACTTCTGGATCTTGAAAACTTTTACCAGAGCGAATGGTGTTTAAACGTTCAAGAATATGATCCAAGGTAATGGCTTCTCCAGTTTCGTCATCAACCGGAACACCTTCGTTTGAAACAGTTTCTGCTTGCTCTTTTAGAGTCTTTGCTGCTTCAAACAACGAAAGAGCAAGAATGTTTTTTCTCATTGACATAATCGATTAATCTCCATGTTCTAAATATACCGTTTAAAGGAAACATTCACATTGACGGTTGTTGCATTGATATCTTTTCCAACAAAACGTGTAACCAACATTGGACCATTAGCTATTTTGTAGATTCTGTTCTCGGTTCTGATTTCGAGATGAGAAATGGATTCAATAAGATTCTCTAGCAGCCATGCATAATCAACCAAAAGCATTGTTCCAGCTAGTTTGATCTTTGGTTCGTCAACAATAAACTTATCTGCTTGAACAGGAACAACTGGAAGATCTTCTTTTGCAAAACACAGTAAAATGCTGGCGGGGTCTGCCTTTATTAGCTCCATCATTTTGCTTGTAATTTCTTTGTTCGACATTATTTCGTTTCCACCAAATTCGATATCTTCTGGTACGTCATCACTCACAAGCATACGGGAACCGTCTTTACCTTCAATGAACTTTGCCATTTATAAACTCCACTGCTCTTTTATCTATTCTGTCAATCAAATCGATCATTCCATCATCATCAGTATTAACGTTATGTTGTATTGATACTGACAACGATGTTTTTTCTATACGCATTATTGTATGCACGGTTTTTTCATGTTGCATGTTCAATATCTCAAACATCATTGTGTTTGCATCTTCAAGATTTTTGAAGTCAATATAGAAATTGCAAGACTGCCCTTCGAACTCCAAGCTTCGAAGGGCAGTCTTTTTTGGTTCATCTAAGCTAGATGAATGAAAAAGCTTTGTTATTGCAGAAAACATTTCATAGCGATTTAGCTTAACGAGCTAAATCACTTCTTCTTGCCTGCTGCTGCTTTCTTGGCAGCAAGCACTTCCTTGGTAGAACCCTTCTTGCGACCACGCTTCGAAAGGGTGCTGAAGATCTGCCGACGAATTTCCTTGACAGCAGGAAGGGTATCAGTAAAATCACCAAGAGTGTTGAAGTTGGTTTGCTTGTCTTGCTCTCCTATGAATGCCTCCTTGGCAGCGGCAATCGCTTCGTCACGGAAAAGCTCTGCTTGAGCTGGCTTCTTGGCAGCAATCGTAATCATTCCATGCACATCCGAGCGACCTTCTTGGGTATCAAGTACCGCATCAAACACATCGTATTCAGCAGGATTAATCTTGCCACGGTTCACAGCGGGGGAGAACACGCCAGCGGACTTGAGAGCATCAATAAACTTCTTGTTGCCTTGAGTGCGTGCCTTTTCTACTTGATCAAAGTTCTCAACATCCTTGATGGCTTTAGCAGCAGCGATATGTGCATCCACGAACATTTCGGAATACTTGCCAGCAGTATCACCAACAAGCTTGGTAAGCTTTTCAAGATTACCAATCAGTTCCTTCTTGTCGGCAGAATCCATATCAGGGTCTTTGATAAACTCCATAATGGCCATGTTCTGATCGTTGGTAAGATGCTTCATTGCCTTCTTAAGACGATTAACCACGCTCATTTCAGTGGTTGTCTCGGTAGGATCTTGAGAAAGCATACGAGAAATATCTGCTTTGCTGGTAGTACCGGGAATAATGTCATATTCACCTTCCTCGGCAGTACCAGCAGCAGCAGGAGCGTCGGGCTCGACGTTCTCCATGCTCTTAAGCACATCCTTGTCGGAAAGATATTGCGTGAGAAGATAAGCAACAGGATCGGGGTGAGAACGAAGCTTGCCACCCACCGTCTCCCCATAAGCTTGACCAAAGACAATGCCCCGCTCTTTGTTCATGGTTTCCACAAACTCGTTAGGATCGTTAACAAGAGGCTTTAGAAGATTGAGAGCTTCTGCTTTTTGCTCGGGTTCAAGATAAATGGGAGCAGTGCTACGCTCTTGATCAGCCTTGTTAAGAAGGCTCAACATACGTCGCACGAAATCGAACTTGGTAGCATCGTCCGTAACCACAAGTGTAGGTGTACCCTTGGGAAGATCATTCCACATATCGATATACTTGCTAGAACGGTATACCGTCTTTGCGGTATAACCCTTCTTCGTGCTCTTCTTGGCTTCCTCAACCATGCGAGCAGCGAACTCGTTGCGAACCATTGTACGAATCGTGTTACGAAGCTGACCCATTTTGTCTGTTCCTTTTTCTTTCTACTTGTTGTTGAGTTTAAATAGCTTGATGGTTGAGATTTTTATCCTTGGAACCACTCTTGGGTGCCAAGGTTGTTGTCGGTGTATACAAATCGACCGGTAGAATATATTACGTTGTTTTCAATAAGCTTGTCATTTTCCGACATGAGATACATCCAAGCTTCAACAATCTCGGAGCCGTTGTACACCGATACAAGCCGACGAGTGTACATCGTTCCGTTACCTTCAAGCATATCAATGCGTTTCATGGTTGCAGCGTCAACCTCGTACAACTCACCCATGATTGCAAACGCATCATCGATGGCAACAGTAACCGCTGGAAAAGAACCAAGCAAAGGATGCATACGAAAGTTACGATATACCGTTTCAGTAATACCGAAAAACTTGGAACCTTCCAAAAGCTTGTGATTACCAAAACCACGCTTGAGAGAGCCATACACGAAAACCATGTACTTCTGGGGAAGTATGGCCTCGATTTGATCGTCGCTCATGCTGCACATTTCATCCATAGCCTCTTGCTTGCGCTGGTCACACCACGCAACATAATCAGGATCAGATGCAAGCTCTTGCATGAAAATGTCTTCGTCGTTCATGATAATAGAATACCATACAACCAAGATATTCTAAAGATTATTTTATTTTTTTGTAAACCCTTGAAAACTAAGGGTTTTTTAAGAGGTGGGAAAGAATCAGTCTGCTAGCAAGTTTTTGCCAGCACGGCCAAGTTTTTCAACTTTTGCAGCTTCAACCTCGGTAGCACTACCAAGATCAATGCTAGCAACCGTTTTGTGGTTGTCATCACCATTCTTCATAATGAACGTTGCATCCATTAGAGCAGTGACGTAATCAGCATACTCTGGATTGTTTAGAATACGGCTTCCAAACTCGCTCTTGTAGAACTTTTCATCCACAACAATCTCCCCAGTTTTAACATCGTTTACTTGGAAATATTTCCATTGTGACGTTCCCTCTAGCTTGATTTTCTTACCTTCAAAGATAACAGGATCTTTGCATTTCTCACAAAACTCACGAAGTTCATCGAAAACGTTTTCGTCCTCTCTCACTCCCTTACCAAAGTGAATCTCAAATGATACTTCTCTCCAAGGTCTTGCAACCTTGTTCTTAATGGTCTTGCAGGTAACGTTGATACCAATAACAGCCTCCTTGCCGTTGATGCTTTGTTTGATTTGTTGACCACCTGTAAGCTTGATACGAGTAGATGCATGATATGGAATTGCCATTCCACCGGGAGTAGTTGTCGGGTCGCCATACATTGTATTGTGTGACAAAATTCCATTACTTAGATAAGAATGTTCTCCCTCTACTTCAATATCGGCAATCTCAATATCCTCCAAAGAGCTTTTAATTTGAAATGGCTCCCAGCCTCCGATAGTTTTTATTTGAAGAGGATAATTCTTGACTGTTTTATAAATATCTTTGGCTTCTGCATACCACTCGCTTGGACATGGAAAATTAACACTTCGAACAAAAACTTTATGGTCTGGTGAGCAATCAAGTGAGAAACCAGAAGCTGTGGTGATGTTTATTCTGGGAGCACTTGGCTTTCTTACAACCCGCAAGACCGGTTTCCAAACAACTTCGGAAAAATTATTATGATCAGCTATTAGTGTCTTCACCTCCCAACCAGATATATCAACCGGGTTTCCAATGATCATACTGTTAAAATAGATTCCTGTTTCTTTAAAAAATGAACGCATGGTGCCAACACGTTCTTGGTTTGTACCAACCGGACGATAAGAGATCATTGTTTCTGGGCTGACACATCCAATCTTAGTTCTCTGCTGATTTAGCAGCACAAGACAAACATTCTTGTCCCCAATCACATCAGTAACCTTACGGAAACCTTTGGACAATACACGAGCCGCCAAACCAATCGTGTTCTGGTCATAATCACCTTCAATCTCTGCCTTGGGAGCACTGGCAGCAACAGAGTCCCAAATAACCGTTACCGGTACATCAGCCTTGAGATTGCGAGCCTTTTCAATAGTTGATTCAATAACCTTGAAGATATCTTCAATACAGGTTTCTTGAATAAACACGAAACGCTTGCGAATATCGATACCAAGACCTTCAAGGTTTTCTACTGATGTAGCATTCTCTGTATCAATATACACAACGATACCATTCATACGTTGTGTGCTTTTAGCAATCTCATAAGCGATGTGAGATTTACCAGAGCTCGGTGGGCCTTGGATTTCTACAATACGCCCTTCTGCTACACCACCGTTGCGACGGTTAGAGATAATGTAGTCAAGTTGTTTGGAACCTGTAGAAATCCAACGTTTAACTGTTGTTGGAGCTTCGTCGGTACCAAGGTTGAAAGCGATTTTGTTACCAGCTTCTTTGTTGATTTGCTTGATTAGTTCAGCAGAAAAGTCTGTGTCCTCGTTTGCTGCTGGTTCGTCTAATAGAGGCTTTTTGTTTGATTTGATTGCCATATAGTTTTGCTCTCCTTCTTCAAACAACATAACATAGCAGCAATCAAAAGTCAAACAAAGTAAACGAAAAAGTTTAACAGAAGAAAAAGAGAAAACCCCGGAGGAGAGATCCTGCCGGGGTTTTCCGTTTTGGGTGAAGAGGAGAAAGAGGATTAAGTTAAGATATCAGAAAGGAGCCAAGTCTGCGAAGGCATCTTCAAGTTTATCGGCAACAGGATTTGTTTGCTTTCTTCCTGTTTTAGCTTCTGTTACATCTGTTCCAGCTTCTCGGGTAGAAGCACTAGGAGTGACACCAGTAAGGTTGGCAACAAACTGTTCTAGCACCTCAACAAGTTCTTCTGGAGACTTGCATTGACGCTTAAACATTTCTTCAAGGTTTGGCACTGCATCCAGCCACTTCTTCGTTTGAGCCTTATCCTTTGATAGAGGAGATGGCTTCTTACGAGCTTGAAGGTTGATTTGCTTCACAGGAGATCCCTTGTAGAGCCGTGGCTTACCACCTTCGATTACTTGCGTAACTGAGCAAGTGAAGTCATAGCCAACATCAGGAGAAAGCATGTCCTCGTCAATGTTATCCTTGTGAGTTAGGATACCATAAACTTGGTCACGAGTTTCCTTGGAAAACTCCCAGATTTGTGGACCCTTGTCTTCCTCACCACGAACAAGAATAACAGCATAAAAGCGTTCCTTGGCACGAAGATGCTTGGCAATAGACCAACCATCGGGGTGCTTCTTGCTGTTACGAAGCTCTTCGAACTGTTCCTTGATAGGATCAGGAAGACCAAATGAATATGGAGCAACCATACGCATTTGAGTTAGAGGATCACCGTAATAAGACACGGTTTGAAATGGCTCATTAGAAGAGTTTTGAATCGGAAGAAAACGAAGATCGTGTTCGCCCAGAGTAGGCTTCCAGTATACTTGCTTTTGGGTTGTACCCTTTGTGCCAGTTGAAGTTTTGTCGTTCTTTGAGAGAGCTGCCTTGATTGCATCGAGATTGTAACTTGCCATTTTATTTGCTCTTTTCTTTCTTGACCACAGTTTTTGTTTGGTTGTGTTGAACTAACACCTAGTTTTGGTGGTCTATCTACTAAGTATTAGCAAAAAATCCAATCATGTTTATTGAATCGAAATAACCTTTTCTTTGCCTTTACCTTGCACACAAGCAGCTTTTACAGCTTGTGAAAGAATAACATAAATCCAAGGTTCTCCTTGTGTGGGAAGATCTTCTCTAACTGACTTATTCCCAACCACAGACATAGCATACCATTCATCAATATCAATCTCAACGTTATTTTTCGAAAGTGTAAAAAGGCTTAGTTGAGATACTGGAACGTGTTGAAACCGATCAGCAACGTTGTAATAAACTCCAAGCTTGTCACGATGCCAATCACTTGCATTGTCTACGTAATATTCTTTGCTTTCCGTGCCAACCTTGCCAATGTCATGAAACAAAGAACAGAGAATAATGCTTGAAGTAGCAACAGAGTCCGTAAGGTTGTATACTTGACGTAGCTTGGCAGCATTCTGCAATACACGTAGAGAGTGCTCAACAAGTCCACCGGGATGACAGCAAGTATAATCCCGCTTTGTTGAAGCAGGTGCAAGCATGATTCGTTCTGCATTGTTGTCCACATAACTTAGAATAGAACCCCCTTTTGCACCTAGCTTTGCAGCTTGTGTCTTGAATAGCTCAAAGTTCTTAATGATTACTTGTTCTTGGTTCATAGTGTTGAAAACCCTTTGTCTGTGGACATATAAAACGTAGTGGTTTCTAGCTTCTTAATGTCTACACTACCCAGCTTACACAATCCATTAATCAAACTAAAACTATTTTCGTGAATATCCAAAATCAAAGCATCGTGAAGAATGAATATAGGAGCAATATGCTCCTGCTTTTCAAGTTCTTCAACGTATTGAAGAATATTCAAAAACCCTAGCATGGCAACATCCATTGCTGTGCTTTGCACATAATGGTTTACAAGAGTATGTGAAGTTTCTGTTTTTACTCTTCTACCATAAAAATTGGCAATATACCGATTACCTGTTTCCTTCCATTGTTCATAAAGTTTTGTTCTCATAGCTTCCAAACCAAACCAATCTGAGATCTGTCCAACAGTTGATTCTAAATCTCTAATGTTAGGCAAACGCTGGCGTAGGGTTTCAATGCCTGCACCATATAGCTCCGATAACACGATCTTTTTTACCACATCACGATTAACTTCTGGATTATCTTGGAATAGAGAAGTTCTTACAGATTCATATATGTCCTTCTCTATCTCTTCTTTTGGTTGTGTTCCACTAGTAGCTAGTAACACTCTTGGTTCCAGTGATTTGTAGTCTAGAGATACAACTGTTCCATTATCTTTCCAACGGCTTTCTAACACGCTTCGATAAATCTTTGGAAGGTGTAACAGCATAGGCCCAGAAACAGTTTTAAACCGTCCTGTGATATTGCTTACACGATCATATTCAACTACGTTAGCATAACCATCTTGGTTAGGTTTAAACGATTGAATATGTCCAGTTTGATCGAGTTGTGAATATTGCTGATAGCGTTCAACATTAATCTTTGCTGGTTGAAGATAATCAAACACTTTTTGTGTTGGAATATACACATCTTGAAGATAAGAAAGATCAAGGCTGCTTAGTTCGGTATGGAAACGTTCTTGATCCTTTCCAATCTCATTATACAGCTTTTCTGGCATGGTTAAATGCCATGGAACGGCATTGCCTTGCAATCGTGGAGACAAGCCTTTAAAAGCCCGTATAAAGCGTTCTGGGGCTTGTTGTGGTTGCTTGACCAAATATAGCTGAGAAATGAGTTGATCGATATAATCCATGACCATATGTTACCATATGATTTGATAGATTATATAGATTTTATCGTGTTGGTGCTGGTCCCCGTTGTGAACGATGAGGACGATGAGAATGTTGAGAACGATGAGGTGTAGGAGTTGCTGGTGGCTGTGGTTGACCTTCAGGGATAGCTGCGATTGTTTGAGCTGCTGTGTTGAGTTGGCTTATAAGGTTTCTGTAACGACCAAATGCGTCAACTGCTGTGAACTTAATGGTTGTTTCAAAGTTTCCTGCTTCGATTTTATGTTGCAAGCCAGTGATGTAATAAATGTTGTCAATAGAAGTGTTGGTGTTATAGTCCACAAATATTTCTTGACCGTATCGTAGGATTGGACAACCTAAACTTGTCATGTTTAGCTCAACAGGATAAACGCTTAACGGAACACCACCTGCTTGTTGACCGTTTGGTTGGATTGGAGAAGCATTAAGCGAGCGTTGAATGTTGATTGTGTTTAATGCAGGATCACTTTGAGAACCAAGAGTTGCTGTTTTTATTGTTGTGGCCATGGCTCCATAGATGATATGAGGCATACCTTTCATAATATATTCTTTGAGTTTTTGTGGACCACCAGAGAACCTATATTGACCTAAGAGATCAGATTGTTGTCCTTCTTCCGAGTTTATAGGAGCAATCAAACCAAGACGACGCACGTCTGCTACCACGGCATTATGTAGCTGCCGCCAGTTTTGTCGCAAATCATTTCGTACATTTGTTCTTTGCTCTTCAGTGCGTGCATTTGCGTTTTGAACCGCTAAATCTTCATTTGCTGTTCTTTGCGCAGGATCGCCGGGATAGGCACTCAAAGTACCAAGAACGTTTTCTGTTGCAAGATTTAGCAACTCACGATATGGATTGTTTGGTGAACATGCTTTATCAAAAACATGTATTTTGAGAACGGTTTGACTGTTATCGGTTAAATTGTCGGTAACTGTTGCTGGTAATGCTTCGATTTCAAATGTAACTTGAGGAGGAACAAAATCAGGATGCTTGCCAATGTTGGCCCCCTTCATTATTTCTTCCATCCTCCTATCAAAGTTTCGTTCGTTTCTTGCTTCAACTTGCTGATCGTCGTTGTATTTGTAAAGACTTGATATTCCGTAAGCTGGATTCATTACGTCGTCCACAATTCTTGAAGCTATAAAATTTAAAAATTCATTTACGCTTAGGTTCACTGTTCTGCTTACGTTTTCCATACGCATTCTTCCATATTCACGGGTGAAATAATCCGTTTGTACAGGAAACTGCGAAATGTTGCAATGACTCATCCAACTTGCTTTATTATTAAAGTTGTAAAAGTACATTTGTACTTCTTTGAATTTTGGATTGTCACCGGTTTTTAAAGCAGCCAAAGGTTTAGCAACAAAAGCTGTTAACAATGTTCCAAGAGAAATAACTTTGGCCCCGTTAAATGGTGGTATTGGCACCGCACCGGGAGGTGTAGCTCTGGAGGCGGCGTTGTCGGTCGATGGAAGTCCTGCGCTTGAAGCTGCTTCATTTCTAGTAGGTACCGGCGGGTGCGTAGCCAAATCGTTTTTTATCGTATCCCAAATTCGTCGATTCATTTGTTTTAAAAATGAATCGTTATAGCATTGCTCTTTGTTTGTTTTATCTTGAGAGGGATCGTTGTTAAGGCTGTTTAAAATATCTCGTATTTCCACATTAAGTGTACGTGATACACTGCCTAAGAGACTGCTTGCACCGGGAGTTCTATCTCTATCCCTTCTGTTGGGATCACCCACAAGCCTTTGGATTTCTTTCTGAAGTTGATCTGCTGCTGGTCTTAAAGCAGGATTTTGCCTTCTTTCATTCAATCTGTCGTTTAATCTTCTTAGCTCTTTCAAAATTTCTTTTGTCATTATCAAATTGCTGGTAGCATCCCCGGCAGCACTTAAACCTTGAATACCCCGCACTTCTCTTCTATGCGAGCGGCTTTCAGAGTTTGTTTCTCGATTTGGAAACACCACGCCACCCAATCTGTTAATTGTTGCAGATAACTCTTCAATCTGTCTTATTTGAGTTTGAATGCGACCGGCGGCGGTTTCTCCAACAATTGAAAGTTCAGTGCTTTCAGCGGTGCCTCTACCAATCAAGTTTAAAGTAATGTTTACTTGACCAACATCATCAAAATTAAAGTTGCTTGTGACGATAGTGAAGTGCTCAACAGAACGTGTTAGATTTAAAAGATCAGCATAAAAGTTTTGTTCTCTTTCAAGATCTGGATGCAGCCATCCGTATTCTACTTCGAGAAACGTTTCACCAAATCTATCTGGTTTAACAAAGTCAGCAAACTCTGACATACGTGAGCGATCATGCAGAACCATTTCTAATGTTGCTGTTCGTGTTCCTTGTAAACCGTAAGCACTTTTAACATCGATGCTAAATGATTTAATCGAAGCTAACGGTCGAAAAGGATCGATAATTGGTGACAAGTAATTGTCGATTTGTTTGTAACCTTCAATGTTTTGCATTGATTGAGGCATTCGAAACAACTCAAGTCCTGTAACGGTATAAGTGTCAAAGTTTACAATTGATCTTCTGGTTCCGTTAACAGAACCAGTTGCTATTTGATTTGATTTTGCAAAAGCATTTAGTGCGGCATTGCTTGGTGTTTGTTCTCCTATATCTCTTGCACCTTCAACAAACTTTTGTAACGTGATAGCACTAAGCTTGTTGTTTTGAACGGTTGGTCTTGTAGAGAAAAACTTAATGTTCAAAACAGGTGTTGCTCTCGTTAACTCTAAAGTTGGAATGCCATTGAAAAACACAGACAACAGTTCAGCATTTTTTTCTCCCGGCATTAGCAGTGGATGATCCATGCATACAACGGCAATGCGCTCTTTTAATGTATTATCTTCTTGAAGATTAGGAACAGCATTATTTAAATCAGCAAAGCAAATACCTAAATTTTCTAAAGTTGGTGAACGTGACCCATCACAATAATGAATTTTAACACAACGGCGAACAGCATCGATTTTTTGTTCTGAAGCGTTTGTTACCAAATCCGTTAGTTTATTTCTTATTGCTTCGGGATCGGCTGTTAATATTGTTTTAGCAGCGCCGTTGTCGCTTTCCATCAGTAATTCGAATACAGGAACTAGTTCGGGGTCGGCTCTTACATTTAAATCTTCTATTGCTGCTCGTATATCACCACTGTCAGTCGAACGGCGACCGCCTCGTGCTGTATCAAGGGGCGGGCGATTTAAATCAGCACGGCCTATTACTTGCTGCAAAGAAAGAGCTGTTGCAATGTCTGTGTTGGTGATAAAGCCATAGTAATTTCGAAACGTTGCTTTCAACTGATTTAGTCTAGCATTCTTTTGCGCACGAAGAGCAGCCGGATTAAGAACCAAGTTTTCTGTATCAAGGTATAGCATGTTGTTTATCCCAGAAATTATAAGTGCAGAGGGCAGGTTTTTCTCAACCTAAGAACTGAAGTGCTTGCTGTAGGTCTGGAATCACGATTCTTGTGTTGGGAGGAATTTGTAAACTCCAGCCAATGTTACTTGCGGCTGCAATAAGCCAATAGTATTTGCCATCACCGTAATATTGACCGGCCAATACATCAAGACGTATAACCTCTTTCAAAAATATCACGTTGACCGCAATTTGACCGTTCGCTATAGCTGAACGAATGTTAGCAACTGTTTCGCTTGTGCCATACTGAAAGTTAAAGTTTAGTTTTGGTGTTAAAACGTATCTGCTTGTTGCCATGATAAATCTCTTATCTGTTTGTACGTTTATAGTACATTACCTTGTTTTTAACATCAAAGTAGTTGTTGTCAGTTAAACCTTCACCAGAATCTACTGCTATTGAAGGCACCACCCTTCCTTCCTGATTTCGATTAGGCGAATCTTTCATGAAGTAGTTCGACATGTTGCCAACAGGCCAAATTGGAGCCATCATAACACCCTTGGCATCTAGGCCGGGTGTAATATCATGAATCACAGCCATTGTTAAATTGATTGTAACAAACATAGGTGCTCGCAACGAGTTGCTGCTGTCAATACCCCAATTTCCTTTCGCTTCTCCATAATCCACTTTAAAATTTGTTATAACACCAGCAAGACCCTTACCACCAGAAGAATGAAAAGCTTTCATCACAGGATTCAAATCTCGATTATAAAACTTTACTGGGTCGAGTAAGGCTCGTTCTTGATTCCTTGCATTTCTCGCTGCTGTTTCTGCTGTAATTCTTGCATCGAATTTGGCCAAAGTTCTAGGCTTGTCTAAGTTTGAGTTTAAAAACGTATAAGGAAGAAAAACATTGTCATTGTTTATTCCTGTGACGGATGTTGTACTTGAAAGGTCATTGACATCTGAAACGATAAAAGATTGAACGACGTTAACAGTTATGCCTTCTAGTGAAGTACCGTCATTCGATAGCAGTACTTCTTGTTGTTGAACAAACTTTGCAGCATATCTTATGTTTTGGTTATTTTGTGTATTTCTTCCTCTTCCTCTTCCTCGGCGTGATGGAGGACTGCTTTCAACCGTGCCTGTAGGAAGGTTTACAAGAACCAAATCATCAAAAAGAGCAAATATGTTGTCTACATTATTTTTATTAATAGCTTCTGAGCTTGTCAACGCTGCTCGTCGTCTTCCGATATCTGTAGTGGCAGGTTGATTTTCTTGCAAAGTCTGTGCTGACGAGCGATCTGTTACATTACCAACGCTATAATCTTCTAATGTGTTGATTCCAAACAATCTCGCTACAGCCATTTTGCTGTAATTGGATTTATAAAGATCTCCAAGGCGCAAACGTATTACAGGAGTTGCGCCGGGAATTTGCGAAAAAGCTTGAATGAAATTATAAGTTTGACCTATAGATACTTTTCTACCTTGAGTCCATTGTGGATATATCATCATTGCAAGAGAGTTAATTTTATACCACATCATGTCATGATCTTGTGGATTCATTGCAACCATTTTAAAGTTCACAGAAACGTTTCTTGTTGTTCCTTTATAAATTTGAACTTTGTCCATACGACCATAGCCGTCTTGAGCGGTATATTCAACGTTGAAGTCTTCGTTGGCATCTTCTAAAAACGCATGAAACGAAAGTATTTCATTTGTTCTCAAGTCGTGAATATAAAACGGCATGAAATCGGCTTCTAAACTTTTTTCGATTTCTCTTACATGGTCGGGGCTAATTCTGCCGTTATTAACTTCTTCATCGCTGATGGTTGGAGCTCCAAATATGTTACTTTCCGAAAAACTTGGTTGGTTTACAGGCAAATCGATATCACTCCATCTGGAACCAAATTCTGAATTTATTCCAGCAGCTCCAGCAAATGAAGATTTGTTATTGTTTTGATATAATGGCAACTTAGCCATTCCCGCAGAAGTGTTACTCCATATTATTCCTGTATTGTTGACACTGATTCTAGATTTTGAAATAAAGTTTGAACGCAAAACACCATTTAAATTATCGATATAGGACACATTTGCGCCAAAACTCGTAGAATCATCTGGTGTAAAATTTGGATCATCTCTAGAATTTGCTTCTGCGCTGGCAACTCCTCTTTCTAGCGACGCTGCCCTTCTTATTTCTGTTTCGAATCTAACTCTATCGCCCATAGACATTAAAACACCTATAAAGCGAATAATTTTCAATGTGCTTATCTTTTTAAGTAAGTTTCCAATTCCAGCAATCGAAGCTGCTCCTGTAAAATCTACAGATGAATCTTCGACCAAACTAATTCCACTTCTTAAAATCTCACGTAAGATAACATTTAACCTACCATTTTCGGTTAAAACTTTTAAAGAAGAGTTTGCAAGTTGTTGTATGCCTGTTATGCCAGTTTCAAGACTTCCACCAAGAAAACTAAACCCAAAGAATTCTTGAATGCCAGCGTTCAAGCTGTATTCATGTCCATATCTTGTGTAAGGTAAAAGACCATTGGTGCCAACCAACTCAGTAAAACCAGAGGTTTGTGTTAAGAAATCTGTTCCAGATGTTTGGCTTGAAGGATATACTCCAGAATTTTTTTGTAAGATAGAAGAGCCAAGCAATCTTCTTCGTTGGTTGCCATTTAGATCAGCTAAGTTAACGCCTTCTCTGGTGTCACGAATATGTATAAAAGCAACAATTGTGTTTAGCAACAAAACATAAGCCAAGATCATTGCAACACACAAAGCAATTTGGCCTAAAGATATAAGGCTATCAAACTGAGAATATACGTTGTATTGGCTACCATATGATTGTACGTCATCGGTGTTGTCGATAAAGTTTGAGTTGTTTGGTTTTTCTGCCCCAGTAAGCTTTTTGATTTGAAATGCTGGAGTGAATCTACCAAGGCTTACACGCTTTCCTATTCTTTGTTCGGAAGGCAATACCATTCTAGCTTCGGCTTCAGCGATATCACCAGCATCGTTGGAACGTATAGCAAAATCCAAGCCAGCACGACCTTGTACAGCTTCAAACATAATGTTTAAACCAATGTTTTTCATTTGTTCGATTGTCATTGGAGGTGCTGACGTTGCTGTATTTGGTTGGCTGCGAACGTAACTTCCCGATACGTAGTTAACTCCATTGCTCAAATTGCTAGCGTTCTTGTAAAAGTAAGAACCAAGAGTTATTCTGTTGTCGTTTTTGTTTTGAGTTACATCTGGGGTAACAAATTGGTTGTTTGGCTCAGAGTTGTGACCTCTAGTGCTCAACAAAATTCTGTTAATGTTTGCTTCGTGAAGTTTTGCATTTTCTTGATTGATATCTTTTTGGTATACGTTTATTGAAAAATTGCGCAAACCGGTTCCGTTGTTTGCTTTATAGTGTACGCCCAACATATCAGGTGTGCTGATTATTGGATCATTGGTATATGAGGGAGTTGGAACACTGTTAAATTCTACTTTGGCATTCGCAATTTTATCGATATAATTTGGTTGAGTTGCGTTGATCGGAACGTCGTTAACTTGAGAACGATTAACAACATATTCTGCAAATTGATTAAGAACTGGTTGAGCTATATCGATTTCGTTATCTATTGTTGGAACAACAGGAGCATCGCCTTTGTTTTGATAGTAGATCGTTAAGCGACGAGAAAGTGATGGTATTGGAGATGGAGCAAGCGGTGCTTGTTCTGCATTTGTTTGAGGACCGGGACGTTGTATTATGTTTGTTGTTGATTGTTCGGGTGCAGGAGCAGACAACAACTCTGATGGTGGTGGAACAATAGGCGGCATGAGTTACCTTGATGGATAACTATTTAGAACCTTGTTTTTTAGATATTTCTTCGTATGCTTGCGAAAGACCATTGAATTTACCTTGAAGCTGATCAAGCATTCCATTAATTGCTATAACGGTTTTTTCTCTTTCGTTTTTGTCTTCGATTTGTTCTAAAAGACTTTTGATTATTTGATTTGAAAAAACTTGTTCACGAAGATCTTTGTTTGATAACATTTTTGTACCTTTTTAGCCTGTTGGAATTCTTGCAGTGGTGAATGCGGAAGTTTTAAATCTGTCGTTTTCTGCTTCGGTTGTTCTATTGGAATGTGTTTTCATCGCAGCCACAATTTGCTGTGCATCAATCGACACCTGTACGTTGATTTGTGCGTTAACTGCTGCGTTTCTAACTGCTAAAGTCTGTCTTCCTCCCAAGCCACGTTCTGCTTGCCGCAACTGAACGTTAATGTCAGAGTTAAACCTAGCCAAATCTGCACTAAACGAATTATAGGCCCTAATCATTTCTTGAATGTTTGTAGTTAGTCTACCTTTGATTTTAGAGGTTATGTTTTCAATTCTTCTGGCAGGCGTTCCTTCAGTTTCCTCGTCACCAAAGTAACCTTCCAAACGAGCGATTAATCCATCATCCATTCCAAATATATTGTCCAAAGCATTTTGAACACCATTAGAATTAACATTAGATGAGTCTAATATATTTGTTGCGATTGCAGCAACACTGCTCATCATGGGTACAATAGTTTGTGCCAAGCCTTGTATTTTTCGTGTTATATTACTGCTTCGCAAGCTTGTATCCAAAGCTGCAAGCTTCTGCAAGCTGTTGTTTGGGCTGGAGATGTTATTGAATGGATTTGTTTCTATGTTTTCAACAATCTTTGTAGCCACTGTGTTGATTGCAGAAAGTGCATTCGACAATCTCGTTCTCAAGCTAGAAGATATGTCGGCTTCTGGACCATTAAACTCGCTAATTTTTTGATATATTGTGTTATATTTGGATGACAAACTAGATATGTTATTAGCCAAGTTGCTTTTTTTCAAAAGTGAGTTCAGCGTTTTAATTCGTTCATGAAGATCAATATCGTACAAAGGATTTAAATTAAAGTTTAAATCTCCTTCGCCTTGTCCTTCAATAGTTGTGCTGGTTATTGCTCCCAGTACGCTGGATATATTTTGCAAAGATTGTGTTATTTTTGTTGTTACATTCGTATTCGTTCCTCCAGTGGGAAACGTATCATTCATTGTTTTTATACTGCTTACAATGCTACCAAGAGCTTCAAATGTGGATTTTATTGCCGAAACTTTTGACAAATAGTTTTTTGTTCCACCGCTTCCACCAAAATCAAAAGCCGATATTTTGGTTATAAGACTTTGAATTAAAGCTGGAACTCCGTTTCCGGCAGAGTTAGAAAAAAATCGCAACAATTGTAATATTTGAAGTTTAACACCCAAAATCGACTGCTCAATTGTTAAAGTTTCTGCACCTTTATCAAATTCTCTAGCAACACCGATAAAATTTGAAAAAAATGCTGTAATAGAACTCAACATTTCAAATGTTACTTTAAGTGCATATACTTTTGTCAAAAAATCACGAGGAATCGTAGGAACATTGTTGATAGACTTAACAAGATTTGGCAAATTTTCTGTCATTGCAGATAGCACTTGTGGTATTTGGCCAATTGTGTCCATCAAAAGTCTTGAAACACCGGCAAGTATGTCTCCAACCTCGCTAGCATTCACACGGCCAGATGGAGTATGCAAAGCATCATGCATTACATTGGATGCAGACGATAAAACAGTACCAATAATAGTGCCAATGCTGGACATGATTTTTCCGAGCTCGTCATAAACTTTTAGCTGATTGTCTGATATGCTTGTAGGAATTGCAACAATAGATCCAGTCAAAAAGGTTTTAAGACTGTCTATCAACTCTCTTATTGAGTTTCCTACACTTTCAATCAAAGTTTTAAAATCAGTTATAACATTTCGTGCTTGTTCTGGCGTCATGCGATTTAAACCTTCAAATGCTTTTATGGCATCAGCAGATTTCATCACAGCACTCAATATAGATGCAACACCTGTAAAAATAGGTCCAAGCGCCTGTGCAGCCCTAATACCGTTTTCACTGATGTTTGGCAGCGTCAAAATCGTTTGCAATGGATCTATAATACCTTTAACTAAATCCTTGATACTGTTAGCTACAAGGGTAATTATATCTTGCATTGCTTTGATTTTAGCTTGATATTGCCCACTCTCTGCCGCATAGCCAACAGCAGCACCAATTATTGCACCCACAGCAGCGCCTGCCGGACCAGCCAACATTCCAATACCCGCTCCCGCAGCCATGCCAGCCAAAACACCACTAGTACCCCCACCAGAAGGAATAAGTTGCATTATTCCTCCAACCAAACCAGCAATGGCTTGCAAAATTGAACTAATCGCTACACCAGCTCCTTTTATAAGATCTACGTCTTTTACCACATACAACATATTTCTTAACTTGTCGATTATGTTGCCAATAGAACTTCCAAGAGTACCAATAATCTTTGAGATAGAATTTCCAAACTGCTTGATTATATTGTCTTCTGGCAGATTATTCTTGACATAAGTTGTTGCGAAATTTGACAAAGGTGCGATTATTCCACTCATTCCACCTAAAACCGCACTGATAAGCGTCGCTTTTGCTTGTATTTCGTTAATATCTCCAGAAATATTCAGTTTATCAAGAGTAGAAACAATACCGTCAGACATTGTTTTAATAACATTGTTTAGTTTTATAAGAATTTCTTCGACTTTACTTGTTTGGCCAGCTGTGCTTTGATATGCCAATAATGCTTTCAACGTTTCTCCCACAGAGTTATAAAACCCTATGAATTTTTCCATAATGGTTGCAGTCATGGTTACTTGAGGCTGATTAAAGTTTCGAAATTTCGAAATTATTACTGTTGCTGTTTCTGCTATAGCAATAACTGCTAAACTAATAGCAGCCATACCTTCGACGGCAGCAATGGCAGCCGTACCTAAACTAACACCTATAACAGCTCCAATTCCGGTAGCTACAGCCAACAATCCAGCGGCAGCATAAAAAATACCAACCATTTGAACCATAAGACTAGCAACAGCTTCTATTGTTTCCGATGGAATATTTCGTGCTAAACCAGCTATCCCTATTATACCAAGTACTGCTAGTTCCATACCACCAATCAAAAGAGCAATGGCTCCAAGCGCCGCCCATGCAACAGGGTTTGGCTTAATTGCACCCAGCAAATCAAACAATCTTGTTTGAACCAATATTCCTGTTATGAGAGCTATTCCACCAAACATCGCACCAACAGCTATAAATGATTCTAATTTAATGCCTGAAGTTTCATAGATTTTTGCTAAAGTAATAATTGCAAAAACGGCAACCGCCACCCCCACCGCCAGCGCAGCAATGGTACCGGCTAATTTAGCCATACCTCTTCCAATGCCATCCATAGTATCTGCTTGTCTTGAAATAGTTGTTTCGGTAACCGCACCACCGGGACCGGTTACTTTTGTTGTTTGTGTTACTCCACTAGCAATATTATTAACAATTCCACTTGTACCAGCCAATAAGCTTCCCAATCCTTGAACTAGCAAACCAAGACCAGCACGTACAATACCACCTACAATTGCTGGCCCCAAGAAAAAAGCAAGAGTACCAAGAAAAATGTCTTGGAGATGAGGCTCAATATATTTCTTGTAAAGGGTTGTAAACAAATCAACAAACAATGCGCCAACTTCTTGCAAAACAGGACCAAGTTCTCTAACGGCATAATCAAACGCTTGTTTAACCATTCCCGCTATACCTTCTCCCAAGGCATCCGAGGCAGGAGAAGATAAAGAAGCCGGATTCTTAACAAAATCCACTATTATTTTGAGAAGATCTTTAAGTGCAGTCAAGGCATATCGTGCGCCTTCAATAAAAATAGCACCAACGGTTTTGTAGAACGCTTTTAAGCCATCAAGGAATCTAGAACCAGCTGGAGCACCTTTTGTGAAAAAGTCGAAGAAGATTTTTTTCATATTCTTCATGAACTCTTGCACGCCTGCTTTTGGATCAGTTTGCAAGGCTTTAAAGAACTTACTGAATTCTTCTTTGACTTGTTTCATTAGCTCTCTGAAACGTCTAGGGTTAAACATATCAGAAAGAGATTTAAGCATTGTTTTGATGCCGGGAAACTCTTTGATAAACATTCTGCCAACATCTCTACCGGCCCAATATACCACCCTCAAACTTTGCTGAAGTTTTCGTACAACCTCTCTAAACTCTCTTGATCTTTTAACTCCTCTTTCGAATCCTTTGACAAATATATCAATAAAAGAACCTTTCAACGGTTCTCCACTTCTAACAAGTCTTTGAACAGACTCGGCCAACAACTTCATGGCTTCAGCTTGAGACATTTGCGCTTTTTGCTGCTTTTTCATTTGCGCTTCAACTTGAGCACCTGTCATAGCCCTATTCTTTTGCGAGAAAGCTATTCTTGCTTCTTCGTCAGATATACCAGCTTGTTCTGCAAGATATTTTCTCGCTTGAGCGGTCATCGATTCATATCGCTGCCCGGTTTTAAAGAACGCTTGTCTGAGGTTATCCATTTTCTTAACTGGATCTGCTTCCATTTGCTTCAACGGATCAAGCGCAATACCAAATGCTTCTGACAACTTAGCTGCTTGTTGCGCAGCATCCTCAAAGTTAAAAGCTTTATCCGTGACTTTCTTTAGCGTTTCCATTGAAATGCCTAGTTTTTTAACGTAAGCACTAATTTTAACCATTTCTGCTGGTGCTTTAATACCAAAAGTGATTGTGTCTTTTAACATCACTTCGATATCTTTGCCAAACTCTTTAACCGATATGCCGAAAGCCTTTTGACCTTGAGCTAAAGCTAGAGTCATTTCACGAGTTGCTCGGGCACCAGACATTCCAGTTTCTTCTGCTCTAAGCTGGAATGCTTTCATGGCTTCTCCAGTAAGACCTGTAGCTTTTCTTAATAGCGTAAACTCTCCTTCAGCACCTCTAAGCGAAGCTGCAAGCCTGTTAGCTAATGGCCCCATTTGCTTGAACATTTCCATGTTTTCTTTTAACATGTTAGCCAAGCCTTCTCTACCATAACCAAACACCCTGCTTAAACGAAGTCCAGACTCACCAAGTTTTTTGGTGTTTTCTGTCATTCCTTTTACCGCAGCAGAAGTACCAACTTTTAAGTCACCAAATTCTCCACGTAACTCTTCTAATGCAACTCTATAAGGATCAACACCACCTTGAGCGGCATTTTGAAAAAATTCTATAATTTTACCGGGAAAAGATAAAAAATTCTGACCAATATCTTTAAGTAAACCAAGAGCACTTCCACCCAAAGACAATATGTTTTTGAATAAATTTGTTGAATAAGTTATTCCGTCTTTGAAGCCATTAATAAACTCCTTGGGAACATTTACACTTTTCATATGTTCTGCAAGTTCGTTTAAAGCTCCTCCAAGTTTCGAAACTTCTTTTTCTGAAACATTTGATAGTTCGTTTCCAAACTCTTTTGTTTTTTCTTGAGCTTCTTTGAGTGCGTCTGTGACTTCTTTTACTTTTGCAGCGTCGATTTTACCAAAACATTCTTGTGCTTTACACAAAGCGTCAACAAGTTGAGCTTGAGCGTGATAAGCCTCGGTTTGACGTTCAACCTGTGCAGTTATTTGCTGCATGGTTGCTAGCAGTTGTTGTGCTATTTTTAGGTTATCAGCTGTTGCCATTTATAAAACGCTCCTGCTTTAGATAAGTATCGATATGTACATTTTGTTGGTAGTATTTATGTTGTGAACTGGGATGCTTAACATGAATGAAATAGCCGCAACCAAAATACTAAAAGAGTTTTTACGTGTTCCTTATTTGGAAAATCCTGTTTCTATGGCTTTGTCAAGCTATAGAATGACTACGTTAGGCAAACTAGTGTTTGCTTCAATCATCGCAACAATGGTTACAGGACAACGGTCGCCATTCAAACTAAGTGGCGATCCAAGAAAAATCGAGATTCTTTCAAAAGCTGTGCAAAGCTCAAAACGTTTTCAAGACGAAATCAAACGTCCCGGTGCAACCGTTGACTCTGTTATCAGAGCCTTGGATGCAAAAAACATCGATGGAAACAACTTTCGTTCAATTTTTGGTGTGCCGTTTCCACTTTAGTTTGTAAAACCTGATGTTCCTCACTATACAATAAAATCATGCCTAGAAATGTTACACCACAGCCAGTAAGCTTTACCCCAGACAAAGTTACAAGAATTGATATCAGCGTTCCTTGCACCATCAATGGAACCGATATAACAACAAGATTGCAAAACATTCAAACAGCAATCGAAGATCTAATAAGACGTGTTGTAGTTTTGGAACGAAAAACTGCTAGTTTACCTTGAACGTTCATACTTAGATTCTAGAACAACAAAGGTAATACAATGAACAAACTGTATTTAAAGCGTCTTATTCTAGAATCATTACAAGAGCTCAAGAGCAAATACAAACGTGTTCTTAATCAAGAACCTGTTTATGTCCCAGAAAAAGACTTATATCTTTTGTTTGACGAAGAACTACCAGAAGAAAATGTTAACATTCTAGAGCTTAATGCAGAGCTAGAAGACGGAACACCAGTTTGCGAAGGTTGTCTTGTTGCTTATATGAACGAACAACATAATTTATTAACCGAAGCAGAATATCAAGGAAAAAAAGTTGAGCTCGGCAAACCAAAAAGAAATCCAACATCAAAGGGAAAGAAAAAGTTTTATGTTTTTGTTCGTGATCCCAAAACAGGAAACGTAAAAAGAGTAACCTTTGGTGATAGAAACATGCGCATCAAGAAGAGCAATCCAAAGCGTCGTAAGAGCTTTAGAGCTCGTCATAATTGCAAAAATCCCGGCCCAAGAACCAAGGCCCGGTACTGGTCGTGTAGGGCTTGGGAATAATGCTTGTAAACTAGCCTATTTCAGTCTTTGATTTCTTTTTTTAAAGACTCGATAGCATCTTCATTGACAGACTTAAACCTAATGCTGTGAACAGTTTGTGTACTCCCAGCATCTCCTGTAAACGAATAAACCGAAAACACTGCTGGTTTGTTTTTGAATATAGCTGGAATGGAGGACGCTTTGAAGGCGTAGTTTAAAACTACCTTGTTGTTTATCATAACAACAAGCATTGATTGTTTCTTTGGAAAACAAATCACTTTTACATTTATTTTCTTTCCATTGTTGAAACGAGTCTGGCAAGCTTCTTGTGCTATGATTTCTCCTTCGGCTTTAAGAACTATTTCATTACCACTTTCATTTGATTCATTCATAAAAGTGTCTAGCCCCACAACAAGATTTTCTTGATTGAATTTAAACCATATTCCATCTCCACCAACACCATCTTCATCAGATATACCTTTGTTGTTGGTCATTGATACCACAGCTTCCATGACCCAAGAATTGCTAGTTATATCAATTTTTTTTAACAAAACAATTTCACCTTTTTGGTGTAAGTCATTTGTTAGAACAATTGATCCATCTTTTTTTACTTTTGCGTCATATTTCACTGCTGCTTTGTTCATGACAGATAAATATTAGCTAAAGAATTTATATTTCTCTGTTTGTCCTTCGACCCAATGTTGCAAACAACGTGGCTCATACGTTTCACTACCACCAATCAACACTTGCTCTGTAGAGCTAACGGTTAGTTTTCTAAAGGTTCTTGTAGCTTCATCACCACAAACCGAACAAACACCAACAAGTTTGTAAACATTGTTTGCAAGAGACAATAGGTGTGGCATAGAACCAAATGGTTTGCCTTCACTGTCCAAATCCAATCCAACAGCAACAACATCAATCCCAGCTTTAAGATATTCACTTATGTAGGTTGTACATAATGGGCCAAAGAACTGAGCTTCATCAATAAGCAACAAGTCAATTTTTTCTAAGTCTTTTTTTTCTAAGAACTCCAAAACACCCAAACGTTGAACTTTGTGACCTGTTGTTTTCTGGAGGGATGTTCCATCGTGTGAAACAATATCTTCTTCGGCGTAACGATTGTCAATAACTGGTTTAATCACAAGAAGGGTTTTTTGTTCTTCTATGCCCGCTTCAATTTCTGCAATAAGAGCAGTTGTTTTACCAGCATACATAGGTCCGCAATAAACTGTCAAGATTCCATTTATTGTTTTGCTCATGGCTTGTATGTAAACTCCAAGATAAGGTCTGGACCATCAATTAAGTTCAACACTTTAACATCCAGATATTCAACAACTCTCATAAGGTTATCAAATCGATCATATTGTCTTACAATCAACTTGCCAAACCTTGTATCTTTTCTGGCATTGGTTAATGGATTGTTTGGTACTAATGGTCGAGTAAGATAAAACTGTCCAACAGGAAGTTCTGTTGAACCTAGTTTGGATCGTTCTCCATCGAACTGATAGAGTTCTCCACCTTGAGGAAGAGGTATACCAATGGTATAAGTGAAATGATGTGACATAGTGTTGATTGAGTATGTCACATCAAATTAGTTATGTAAAACTAGAGAGGGCAGGTTTTTTCAAGTCACGTAAAACGTTGTGTGCGGGGGTTGACGAACTGTCTTGCTTTTCCTGTCATTGCTCTAACATCTGGAACGTTATGATGTGGAGCTTTGCTTGGAATATCGGCTTGTTTTTCTGATGCCTTGGTGATTTCTTTGTTGATACGTTCTATGAGCCAACGTTTGTAAGCTACTGGGAAATTGAGATATTCGGAGTAAGTCATTCCGTAATAGTAGCCCAGCAAAAACATTGGCTCAAGTAGAACTGCTTCAACGTCATTTGGCGTTAGGCCAAAAAAAGCTGGGGCCGAGTGGAACGGCGTGTACCTCCGTGTGTCCACAACTATTGCAAACAAAATCAGAGCTCATATCCACACCGGGCTCTGATTCATCAAGAACCTTGCGCAAAGCCAATGAATCTCTGGCTGGCATATGTTGGCAGAACTGATTGATGAAGCCACGTTCAGAATTGCCTTCAATGGCAACAATGCTATTCATAAGCTTGGTTGTAACAAGGTTTTCTTGAACAATTCCCTTCTTACGCTTGGCTTCGATATCTTGAAGAATTCTTTCTTCTTCTTTTCCAGTAAGGAACTTAAAGATAACTGTTTTCTTGGAAAATGGAAGAACAAACTCAAATGCATTTTGACCGGGAGCAACTTGTTTAAGTTTTTCTAGATCAAGTTCTTTAACAGGAAGATCTTCAAGATTTAGTGTCCAATCTTGTTGTGCTTCACAAGAAGGACAAGAAATCTTTACTGCGTATTCTGCACCGTAGCCTGTAATACGCACAGCAATCATAAGTGCGTTACGATCACCAGAAATCATTGAGTTAACATCAATGTTTTTATCGATCAAACAACTTTTGATTAGCTCGCTAACAACAGTACCTTTGCGAACAAGAGTTCTGTTCATAAGAATATCTTCTTCTCTTGCTGTCATTGGTTTTAGTTCAACGGTTTCAGCTCCTGCTAGTGGACCATCAGGATATACAAGACCTTTTGATGGCAAAGGTACTTCTGCTACTGGAAGATCAAATCCAATGGCTTGCTTTGCAGCTTGTGCTGCTGTTTGTATTGGCATACCTTGTACGTTTGGTAGTCCGCCTTGGGCTGCTTGTTGTGCTGCGAAGATACTGTTTTTAAATTCTCTTGACTCTTCTTCTGTCATTGACATATGTTTACTCCGGTGCTAGTAAATACAACTATACTAGGTTACCAGAGTTTTAATGTATTGGTTAAGAATGTTCAAAGAGTAGGAAGATCTTTTTCTACAGTGCTACCAGATGCGGCGGAAGAAGCTTTACCAGCTTTTTTGTTTTCTGGTTCTTTTTGACGTTCAGAAAGATTTTTCAAAACTTCAGCAGCGTGAACAACAGCTTCAATCATCTTGCTGTGCATATCTGCCATTGCTTGAGCATAAATTTGTTGCTCATCATCACAAAGATCATCTGGCTCCTTTAGATCCAAAGCTTCAACCATGTCTTCTTCAAATTTCATTGCTGTTTGCTGCGCTTGTATTGTTAGCGAACGAATGGCTTGAAATTTCTTGCCTTCTTTGAGCACTTGAATCTTGCGTTCAACCATTAAAGAAACAAGTCGTTTGAGTTTATCTTCGGTTAACATTTAACACCTCTTATCAGTCTTGCTTGTATTTTAAATAGTTGTAAATCGAATCTATCATCGCAGAAGCAACAGCAATCTTTTCTTGAACCCATTCTTCGTTGTCGGGTACGCCAGCAGCCAAATCACGAAGCTCTAAAGCCTTGTCTGACATTCTTGCAAGATTAGCAAGAATCATGCTTTTTTCACCTTGGTCGTGATCATCCCAGTGTGAATCATCATGATCCATATGATCTAAACCCATACCGGGAAACAATCCAGCTTGCGTATCAGGTTTTCCAAGCTTAATCATTTTAATGCTGGGCATTCCACCCATATGTGAGTCTTTCATTGCTTCACAAGCACATTCCTTAATGATTGTTTTAAGTTGTTTGTATGTAAGTTCCTTTTTCATCTTTTCACCTTTTGACTTAATTGCTTGTACCTTAAATATTCTCGCAAACTGGTTTGCAATTTAGATTCTTGCACAGGTGCAGAAGTTGGTGCGGCGGGAGCTGCTGGTGTTTCCGCAGGCTTTTCTTCTATCGATGCTTTATCTTCTTTTTCTGCTTCTTTTTCTGCTTTTTCTGGTACCTTGAACTTGAAAGTTTGTACAATGTGGGTAACAGCTTTATCGACGTTAATTGGTATTTCTTTGTCTGTATCTTCAATAGTAGAATTGTTTGTTGACTCTTTTTCTTTCTTGTTTTGTACATAAGCAATCAAAGTTTCAGCATCAGGTCTTTCTGCGCCATTTTGTAAAGAAGACAAAATCGTTTTTTTGACCTCGATAGGAGTTTTAGCAGCAAGTATCTTTATGGCTTTGTCTACATTGCCTTCATCATCACCTTCGCCCCCACCGGAAACATCAGGCTCTAAACCCGCATCTGTTGATGCGGTAGGTGGCGTTGGAGCAGCTGGTGCCGCTGGTGGTGCAACTTGTTCCAGAAAATATTTGTCGATTTCTTCTTCGATAATCTGTAACAATAATCGTTGGTATTTCACGTCTTTTTCTCTCTTCTCTTGGTTATGTTCCACTAGATTGTTTTGCAGTTGATATTTTTCGAACAATGCGTCGTATAGCTAGCCATCCCGATATTTTCTTGTATATGCCGGAATCCATCCAACTTTCATCTTTAAGATGTTTTCTTACCATGCTTGGAAACGGCCATGTCCAGTAATAAAGATTGGTGCAAAGTTGTTTTTCTATCCATTCATATATTGGTATCATTTGTTCATCGGTTAACTTGTCGTCTTTTCTCGCAAACAAAATACTTGTTCTGTAAGCTCTTAGTTCGAACCAATAACGAAATGGTGCAGGTATTGGTGCAAGACACAGCAAGAAAAGAAGACACCACAAGAAACCTATTTTCCAAACGGCTAAAACGCTTAACAACGCCAACAAAGCGAGTGATTGAGGAAAGAGATACAAGAACTTGAAGAGTGGATCAGAAAAGCGTTTAGAGTCAGCAACGTGTATGGTTTCATGCACCACAACTCTTAGCATCGATTCACTGTTTGGATTTGCCAGCATGTCATCTGGAAAGTAAACAGTGTTTCCAATGGTTGTGATGTAACGTGTCATAAACTCTGGAGATATTCTTGTGACGGAAAACAACCAACCAATAGCTTTCATTAGTTGTGATGAGCTTTTTGGTTTGATTGTTACGTTGCCATATTCTTTTCCAACCGTGTCGATAAATGTTTGTACGTCGTTTGGCAGTTCCATAAAAATTCTCCAATAAAAATAAATACAACCCCTTGACATGTTTTTTTCGGTGTGTATACTGGTTTTAGATTGCCGGTGTGAAAAGCCAGCGCAACAAGGAGAAAAAATGTCAACACTAGCACCATATTTCGATATCTTTAATTTTCCTCGTAACTCGTCATGGGAATCTCACTTGTACAACTTGCAAGATGAAGTAACTCATGAAGCAGATGGATCATGCAAACTAACCATAGAAGTTCCCGGTTATAGTCGAGAAAATGTATCCTTGGCAACAAAAGGATCACAACTTGTGATTACCCTACAACGCCCAGAAAAAAACAAGAAAACACTTACATATCGGCTTGGAAGCAAAGTAGATATATCCGCCATTTCCGCTTCATGCAAAGATGGAATTCTTACTGTGCTTTGTCCAATCAAAGCATCAGAACAACCTCGTAACATTCCAGTAGACTGATATCAATCTTTAACACCTTAAACAACCCCGGCTTAACAGGAAACCCTTGTTTTGCCGGGGTTTTTATTTGTTTTAGATTCCTAGTTATACATGATATTATAATAGTATGGAAACCAAGAACGACAACACCAGCAACAAGGTCACTTCTCTCAACGTGCGGCATGAGCCCGATCCCAACGTTCCCTCCGAGGAATATCGTTTTGATCGTGAGTTCATTCAACTCATGCAAGAGGAGCCGTTTCTTGGAGGTATGTCTATGCATATTCCCAAGGTTGCGGATTGGAAGGTAGATACTGCCTACGTTTGTGCAGACAAGCAGGGTAATATCAAGATGGGATATAACCCTGATTTCATGCGTTCCCTTCCTACCAAGCAGCGGATTGGTGTGCTTATGCATGAGATGTTTCACGTTGCGTTCATGCATATTGCAGAGCGCAGCGTTGCGGATCGCAAGCGTTCTCGTCTGTGGAACGTTGCTACCGATCTTGCCATCAACTCGATTATCGGCGGCGACAAGCTTCCCGATTTCTGTCTTATGCCCGGTCGTGCTCCCAAGTCGGATGATCCCAAGCTTGCGGCTCTTATCAAGAGCTTTCCCAAGCATGAGAGTGCCGATTGGTACATGGCTCGTTTGGAAGAATATGCCGAGCAAAACGGCAAGACCAATGACGAGGGTGAGTATACCCTTGAGGTTGGCAACGAGGATGGTGAATCTCTCGACGGTCACGGTGGTTGGGGTGATGTGCCCGACGAGCTTCGTGATATCATGCGTGAGCAGGTTCGTGAGTTGATCGAGAAGGGTGCCAAGGCTGCGCAGCAGCGTGCTTCGTGGGGCTCTATCCCTTCCGAGGTTGTCTCTCAGATCGAGAAGCTTCTGAAGAATGAGCTTGATTGGAAGGCCATTCTGCGTATGTTTATCGGTCGCACTCGTAGCATGGAGCGTAACAGCACCATGAAGCGTATCAACAAGCGTCTTCCGTACATGATGCCGGGAGCCAAGCGTAGCACCATTGCCAACATTCTCTGTGCTATCGATCAATCTGGGTCGGTTAGTGACGATGATGTTCGTCGGTTTCTTGCAGAGACTTTTGCTGCCAGCAAGGAAGGCAAGATCGATATCATTAACTTTGATACCGAGATGGATGAAAAGTCTTTGCAGTCGGTCAACAACGGCCAGAGCTTTAAGTGGGCTCGTACCCGCTGCGGTGGTACAGACTTCGATGCCGTGCAGCGTTACCTCAACGACAGCAAGCGCAAGGGTAAGTACAGTGCATGTATCATCATGACTGACGGATATGCTCCCAAGATGGGTGCCGTGGTTGGTACCAAGGTTATGTGGGTTATTACCGAAACTGGTGATATCTCTGCGGCCCGTCCCGGTGACTTGATTGTTAAGATGGGCAAGGAAGACAAGGCTGTTAGGCGTGCGTGAAAGGAGTATTGCTGTGTTCCAGTATTTTTGGCCGGAAGAAGTAACTTGCGAGAAATGTCAAGAAGCTGGCGAAGGATCGACCTTCTATGTCAGCGAGGAGCCTTTGTTCTCTGTGTGTACAAACTGCGATCCCCTTGCTCGTAACGACGCCGTTCGATTTGCCACAAATCTTGCAGAAGAGGATTTGGTCAACGGTTGGGAATGGCTTGAACTTCAAAACAGCTGAAAACCCCTGTATTTCAGCCAAAAACAAAAAAAAATAAATAAGTTTTAGAAAATCGCAACTGACTGATATACTGGTTCTAGAAAGGCTAAAGGAAACAAGCAAATGGCTCTCTCCGCTCTCACTCTCGATATCAAGTCCACCAAGAACCTCTTCAAGCGATTCTCTGCGAATCGTGCGACCATGCTTCGTGGTCGTCACGGTATCGGCAAGTCACAGGTGGTCTATCAGATCGCTAGTGAACTTCGTCACGATTTCTACATGGATCGTGGTAACTGCGAGCGGGTGACCGCTGCTCTTGGCAAGGATTCTGGCTTTGCCAAGGCAATCGCTTCGTTCTGGAAGCGTAACGGTAGCAATCCTGCTTATGCGGATATGCCTCGCAACGTGTGGCATTACGATATGGGTATCCCGGTTGTGGAGCGTCGTCTGTCGCAGATGACCGAGGGTGATATCACGGGTATTCCCTTCGAGGGTAACCGTGGTGGCACGGTGTTCCGTGCTTGCGAGTGGCTTCTGGCTACTTGCGAGTTCCCGTGCGTGCTCTTCCTCGATGAGCTTAACCGTGCGATCAAGGGTGTTGAACAGGCTACCTTCCAGCTTGCGGATAGCAAGGCTTTCGATGGTAACCTTCTGCATGATGGTACTCGCATCATGGTTGCGGTAAACGTCGGTGACCAGTATGACGTTACTCCGATGGACCCTGCTGCTCTGTCTCGTTACGCTGTTGTCGATCTCGATCCCACTACGCAGGATTGGCTCGATTGGGCTAATGAGCACTGCAATCAGGCTCTTGTGGAGTTCATCCGTAGCAATGAGAAGTACCTTGAGTACAAGGATACTTGCGAGCCTAACAAGAAGTACCCTGACCGTCGTGCTTGGGGTAACCTTGATGCAGAGCTCACTCAGTCGGGTCTTTACGATGCCCCGGAGGATGTTGTGTTCTGCCACATGGCTGCTAGCATGGTTGGTTTCGAGGCTGCCAACGCTTTCTGGAAGTTCGTCAAGGAGCGTGGCCTCGATATCTCTGCGGAGGATGTTCTCAAGGATTGGAAGGGCACCAAGGCTCGTCTTCCCAAGGATGATGCCAAGCGTCATGCCAAGTTCATCGATATCATGGGCAAGCTTGACCACAAGCTTAAGACTCATGCTCTGACTGATTCCGAGGCTGCGCAGTTCGGCGCTTACATGAAGGATGCTCCTGCCGAGGTTCTCATGGCTTCTTGGAAGTCTCTCAATGCTAACCGTGCTAATGCCTTCAAGGTGCATGGTCATATCGAGGAGCTTCTGGTTCGGGTGCTTGCTGGTAACACTCCTGCTCCCAAGGCTGCGGCACCTGCTCCTGCGGCTCCCGCTGCTCCTGCAACCCCTGTTAAGGCTCGTACTCGCAAGCGTTGAGAGCCCGCTGGCTAGACCAGCCTAGACAATCAGAAAGGCCGGTTACGAAAGTAACCGGCCTTTTTGTTTTTGTTTGATATCTGGCTTTTGCACTTGTTATGGTTGATCAACGAGGTAATGATACATGACAAGTCGTAAAGAGTTAGTTATCAAGTTTGTGAAGCTTAGTCCTAATGCCACGATGCCAAAACACGCACATGAGTTTGGCGATGCTGGATTTGATATTACAGCTGTAGAAGATACGTTGCTGCCTGTCGGTGAAGTAACCATGGTTAAAACTGGATTGCAGTTGGCAGATTGTCCTTTGGTAGATTCAGATGGTAATGCGTATTACCTTGATGTACGTTCACGTTCGGGTCTTTCTAGAAAGCTCGTGTTTCCAGTTACGGGTACAGTAGATGTAAACTACCGAGGAGAGATTAATGTTGTTCTAGCCAATCTTTCAAAACAACCTTATCAAGTAAAGCAGGGGGAACGAGTTGCTCAGTTGGTGATTCAACAAATATTTGCAAACAGTCCAACGTATAAAGTTGATTTTGTTGAGACTGATGTTGTAACTTCTACGGACAGAGGTGCGGGCGGCTTTGGTTCAACAGGGGCATGACATGTTGGCCAAAGAACTTTTTGACTTAAAACCGGGAACGTTCATTAAAGGATTTCAGTTTTTAAACATGTCACGAATTGAAGGAAGGTCTGTAACGTTAAACTCACAAGGATGGAAATGTGATGATCTAAACAAGCTAATCGAATCGGAATACAAAGATTACGTGGTTCGAACACCATGGTTTAACAATCCAATGTTCGAACCATATAACGGATTACAAGCGATTCAAGTTTTGAAGTCATTTCCGCCGTTTTCACTAGAAGAAGCTTTTGTTCTAGAAGAAGGTATAGGCGACAGTTTTGGTAGCATGGGATGGGCTCAGTTTAGATATAATGAACCGATTGGCATTCATTTGGGAACGTTTGGAGTGTTTACAGGGCAACCACAACAAAATATAGAATGGATTATAGTGTATACAAAAATACTACGTGGTGATGGTGAAGTGGGCTACATAGCTTTTGCAACAACCGACATTAATGAAAACCATTTGGAGTTACTATGATATCAAAACCTATTCTTGTGATTGACGGTTTAAACTATTTCACTCGTAACTTTATGGTTAATGAAACTGTAACAGCTAGCGGTGAACTGGTTGGTGGGGTTACTGGATTTGTTCGTGGTCTTGGCAAGCTTATATCCCAGCTTCACCCAGATCGTGTATTCGTTGTATGGGAGCAAGGTGGGCCTTCTCCTCGACGCAAACACATTTATTCTGAATACAAAGCCAATCGTGCAACCAACAAAGGGTTGCAAGAAATGTATCGCAACGATGGCAAGTTCAATCCTAATAGCAACATGAAGAACAAGGTTTATCAGTTGCAACTTGTAAGCAAAGCTTTAGGTCATTTACCTGTTTGTCAGGTATATGTGCAAGACACAGAAGCCGATGACATTATTGCATATCTTGTAAAACGTAAGTTTCAAAACGAAGCTTGCACCAAAATAGTTGTGTCCAGCGACAAAGACTTTTATCAGTTGTTGGAGGATTCAACAGTAAGAATCTTTGATCCAGCAAGAAAGATATTGATCGATTCTGATTATGTGTTGAAAAACTTCGGGGTGTCGCCAAGAAACATTACTCTTGCACGTTCGGTTATTGGTGATACCAGCGATAACCTTGACGGAGTTCCCGGCATAGGTTTTAAAACCATTACAAGCCGTTTTAAAGACTTTGCAAGAGATGATGTGGATCTAGATCAAGCTTGGCTGCTTGAAGCCGCTAACAACGAAATAAAAGCCAGCAAAAAGCCTTTGAAATGTTTTAGTGACATTGTTAGTCATTCCTCTGTTGTAGCAAGGAACTGGCAGTTGATGTATTTGGATACAAGCTGTTTGGCGGCAAGTCAGATAAGCAAGGTAGATTACAAGGTAGAAAATTTTCAACCTGTTGCAGATAAGTTGGGTTTTATAAAAACGTTCACTGGGGCTGATATTCCGCTAACAAACGATTTAGATTTCACGTTTACCATGGCAAAAACGCTAGTTCGATAATCTTTGGCAACCTTTGAAGTAGATGATAGTTACATCTACCAACGATGTTGCCAACCCTTTTAGTTTCCGAATATACCCTGATAGATTAGGTAAGATAGTTCTCATAGGAATGGAGCAGCATATGTCTTCGACAAAAACAAACGCAGCAGGATTCGGTAACCTTGGCAAAAGCTTTCAAGAGAAAGTTCTGCAAGCACTTCTCACAGACCGAAACTGGGCAACACAGTTCATTGAGGTATTCTCTGTAGATGAATGCCTTGAACCTGTTTACCTTAAACTTATTGCGAACAAATACATCAGCTATTATCACAGCTACAAAGAGTTTCCTACAATGGAACTTCTTATCACCATTATCAAAGATGAACTAAGCAACAACTCTGATCTTGTTCTTCGTGAGCAATGTCATGGCTTTCTACAAAAGGTTATTCGCAGCGAAGAAATGAATGATCTTCCTTGGGTTAAAGAAAAAGCTTTCACCTTTTGCCGTCAACAGCTTCTCAAGAAGGCGTTGTCTGAATCTGTTGATATCATTCTAACAGACAAGTATGAAACTGTTGTTGATATCATGAAAACAGCTATCGCTGCGGGAATGTCTAGCTCTCCCGGCCATGACTACAACAATGATATTGAAGCACGATATAGTGTCACATATCGTCATCCTATTGCTACCGGTATTGCTGAACTAGATGAAAAGAAGGTGATGGCTGGTGGACTAGGTGCTGGTGAGATTGGTATTGTTGTTGCTCCGTCTGGCGTGGGTAAATCTCACTTGCTTACACATTTTGGTGCTCAAGCGTTGCTCAAGGGTAAAAACGTTTATCACTACACAATGGAACTTAACGAACGTTATGTAGGTATTCGTTATGACAGTCACCTAACAGAGATTAACAGCAGTGATTGTATTGATGCTCAAGATATTATCAAGGAATATTTTGAAGCCAACAAAGAAAATCTTGGTAGACTTATCATTAAAGAGTTTCCAGCACGTTCTATTACCTGTAACACCATTAAATCTCACATTGAGAAAATGAGTTACAAGGGCATTAAGCCAGACCTTGTTTTGATCGACTATGCTGGGATTATTCGTTCAACAGAACGTTACGATCTTCCCAGACTTGAGATGCAATATGTTATTCAAGAGATTCGAAAGATGGCAAAGGAACTTGACTGCCCTGTATGGACTGCGTTGCAATCAAACAAAGATGGTGCAAAGAGTGACATTGTAGATCTTACAAACATGGCAGAAAGCTATGGCCAAGCAGCAGAAGCAGATTTTGTTCTTGGTTTGCAACGTTTGAGCACACAAAAGGCAACAGGTTTGGGAACACTGTTTGTAGCCAAGAACCGATTTGGTGTGGATGGTTTGCAGTTCAAGGTTCACGTTGATACTGCAAGAAGCAAGCTTCGTGTTTTGACGGCTGATGAAGTTGAAGGACTTCAAGTTGAAATGGAAACAGAAAAAGAACGTATGCAAGACGATACTGTAAGCCGTTTCAAAGAAGCTATCAAGAAAAGCAAAGAAAAGTTTCAGCTAACCAAGCTGAATCAAAATCACTGAAAGATAAGGTACGTATATGTTGTTAGATGGGCGCATAACTTATAAGCCGTTTTTGTATGACAAAGCACATGATTTCTGGCTAAAGCAACAGCAAGCTCATTGGCTTCCATCAGAAGTTCAAATGGCTTCAGATATTCAAGATTGGGCAGAAAACCTTACACCACAAGAAAAACAAGTTGTTGGTGGTGTTCTTAAAGGTTTTATTCAAACCGAGCTTGTTGTGAACGATTATTGGACCACAAAGATTGCTAAGTGGTTTCCACATCCAGAAATCGTTATGATGGGTACAGCCTTTGGTAACATGGAAACTGTTCACACGATTGGTTATGCTTACCTTAATGATTCACTTGGCCTAACAGAATATGATGCGTTCCTTCAAGAACCAACAGCCAAGGCAAAGATTGATCGTTTGATTGATGTGAAAGGTGATGATAAACATGATATCGCCCGCTCGCTTGCTATCTTTTCTGGCTTTACAGAAGGAGTTTCTTTGTTCTCGTCTTTTGCAATATTGTTTAACTTCTCCAGATGGAACAAGCTTAAGGGAGTGGGACAAATCATTTCATGGTCTGTTAGAGACGAATCTTTGCACAGTGAGGCAGGGTGTTGGTTGTTCCGTGAGTTCATTAAAGAATACCCAGAAGTGTGGACAGATGAAGTAAAGAAAAGCATTTACGAAGCTGCCCGTGTTACTATTGAACTTGAAGATGATTTCATTGATAAAGTTTTTCAAGGATGTAAAATAGAAGGTATCGATGCCAAGGATATCAAGCAGTTTATTCGTTATCGTGCAAACACAAAGCTTGGTGAACTTGGACTAAAAATGAACTGGAAGAACATTGATCAAGAAGCTATCAAGCGTATGTCATGGTTTGATCTTATGACTGCTGGAGTGGAACACACTGATTTCTTCGCACAAAAAGTTACAAGCTACTCCAAGGGCCACGTTGATTTCTCTAATATTTGGGAAGAAGGTAAATGAGTATGTCTACAGCAGAAGAACTACAAAAACTAAAAACAGAAAACGATGCGCCAGAATGGCTTACAGAAGAAAGCTATCGAATGCTTCGTGGAACATATCTTCTTGCAGGAGAAACACCTCGTCAAATGTGGCAACGTGTTTCTAACTCTTCTGCTAGACACCTTGGTAAAATGGAACTTGCTCCAAAGTTTTTTGAGCTTATGTGGAATAACTGGTTAGGTCTTGCGTCACCTGTAGCTGCCAATACCGGTACAACAAGAGGTCTTCCTATCTCATGCTTTTCTCTTGCCGTTCCAGACTCTATAGACGGTATTATGAGTTCTATGCATGAGCTTGCTGCCATGACAAAGAATGGTGGTGGTGTTGGCGTTCACTGGAATGGTGTACGTCCACAAGGAGCAACCATTCGTGGCAACGGTAAGTCGGAAGGGGTTGTTCCATTCATCAAGATTCAAGACTCTACTACTATTGGTGTTTCTCAAGGTGGTGTACGCAGAGGAGCTTCTGCTGCTTATCTTCCAGTAGATCATGGTGATTTCTGGCAATTTCTACGTATGCGTAGACCAGAAGGTGATCAAAACCGTCAGTGCCTAAACACACATCATGGTATTTGTATTACCGATGATTTTATTGCACGGGCAAAAGCTGGAGATAAAGAAGCAAGAGAAAAGTGGAGCGAGATTCTAAAGGCTCGTATGGAAACAGGTGAACCTTATCTTTTCTTCACAGATAACGTGTCACGCAATCGTCCAGATTGCTATAAAGAAAGAAGCCTTGATGTAAAGGGTTCGAACATCTGTACCGAGATCTTTCTTCATACAGACGATGATCATTCGTTCGTGTGTTGTCTTTCGTCCATGAACCTTGCTCGTTGGGATGAATGGAAGAATACCGATGCAGTAAAACTTGCCACATGGTTTCTTGATGGCATTCTTACAGAGTTTATTGCAAAGGCTTCCAAGATTAATGGATTCGAACGTGCTGTTCGTTCAGCAGAAAAAGGCAGAGCTATTGGTCTTGGAGCTATGGGCTTTCACACATATCTTCAAGAGCACATGATTCCTCTAGATTCATTTGATGCGTTTCGTATTAATGCAGCAATGTTTTCTGGACTTCAACGAAAGGCTCTAGAAGCCTCTACAGAGCTCGCAAAAGAATATGGTGAACCAGAGTGGTGTGTTGGCTCTGGACGACGTAATACCCACCTTATTGCGCTTGCTCCAACCGTTTCTAACTCGCTTATCTCTGGAAACGTTTCTCCCAGCATTGAACCTTGGGCGGCTAATGTATTCGTTCAAAAAAGTGCCAAAGGAACTATTATCCAACAAAACAGAACTCTTGTTGCCCTTCTTGAGAAGAAGGATAAGAACACAGATGAAGTTTGGAAAAGCATTGAACGTGAGAATGGTTCAGTGCAACATCTAGACTTCCTATCAGCAGAAGAGAAGGAAGTTTTTCTAACGGCAAGAGAACTTAATCAGTTTACTTTGGTTAAGCTTGCTGGTCAGCGTCAACGCTGGATCGATCAAGGTCAATCATTGAACTTGTTCTTTCCAGAAAATGCTGATCCAAAATATATCCATGAAGTACATTTGATGGCTCACGCTGAAGGATTGAATAGCTTGTATTATCTACGCACTAGCTCTGTTATCAGAGGAGATAGCGGCAGCAGAGAATACAAGCGTGAAAGCACCGAATGTAAAGCCTGTGAAGGTTGATACTTAGGTGTATGAGTTTTATCGATAATATCAAGTTTGGTAACCTAACCTTAAAAGACAAAGAAAAGACTCTTGTAAAAGACGAAATAAGTGCAAGGCTAGTTGATCTTGGTTTATATGATCGCTTGTTTGATATGCCTCCACCGTCCAACGTTTCTTCACAAACCAAGCATGAACTATCTCAGTTAGTCAAAATCACAAGCAAAGTGTCTGAAGCAACTTTAGAGTTTTGTCAAAACGCTGAAAACGATTTGGTTAAAGTGTTTGTTGATTTTCTTTATCGGTATAACATTACTGATACAACAAAACAAGATTTGGATCGTGTTTTAGATGAAACCGAGCCTTTGCTGTATCGTTTAAAAGAGTATTACAATCGTCCCCGACCAAATCAGTTAGCTGTATACTATGATCTCGACTTGTATGTAATGATCGAAACAAAAGCCACAAACCATCCAGCTTATCCAAGTGGTCATTCATATGAAAGCTATATCATGGCTTCTCTGCTTTCACAGAAATATCCCAAACATAAGGAAAAGCTAATGAAGCTAGCAGAGAGCATTGGGTTGTCTAGAATACTTATTGGTGTACATTACAAATCAGATCATGAGTTTGGTTGCTATCTTGGTAAGCTGTTGATCGACAATGATTTGATTGCATTAAAGTAGTTATATCGCATGAGCAAACTAAAAAGCATTATATACGAAGACGCAGCAATAGAAGAAGCAATGGCTATCAGTGCTGGCGGCGGTGGTTTAGATACTTCTGGGCAAATCGGAGGTGGACCTATGCTTCCGATTGGAATGAAGCCGGGACAAAAAGTAAAACGTCGCAAAAAAGGAAAAGTTATTTCAGCTTCTCCAGCCGTGCATGATCCAAATGCTTTAGCTCTTCAAGAAATGCCACACGTTGAATATACTGGCTACGAACCAAAAGACTTCGAAGTAGAAAAGCTTGATATCTCTCCAGAAGAGAAACGTAGAATACTTCGTGCATTTCGTGATACTGGGGTATTGTGTCATGGACCAGACGAACAATGGATGGTATGTACTCTAGATGTTGTACGTCCAGCTACCAAAGATGAAATAGCTAATGATTCTATTCCAAGACTAAAAGTGACTCTGGAATATGAACATGATATTCAAGAAAGCTTTGGAGCGATGCACAAACCAGACTTTGAGGGTCCGGCTATGCCGGGATTGTGGCAGGGTTTAGAAGATCCAAATGAGCCTGTTAAAACAGATTCACCATAGCTGGACAAAGACTTTTATGAGTGATACATACGACCAAAGAAGTTTTCTCCAGAAAGCAAAACATTACGAACGTTATTGATTCTTACACCTTTGATGATTTGTTCGATTTGCAAAAGTAACTCTTCACCTTTTTCATAAAGCTCTTCAAACTTTGGATTAAATGATTGAAGTTGGTAAGCCCAAAGCCATCCATACTCATATGGTGCTACATTATGTTCGCTTAAGTATTTTAAAAAATCAGCTTCAGAACCATCGTACTTCTTATCTTTCATACCTTCGTAATACAACGATGAATCTTGACCTAAATGTGTTCGTCTGCTGAATGGATGCCGTGTCCGATCTCCCCCGCCGATATCCCAATCACCTAACCATTTGCGCTTGTATACACCTTGTTCAGAAAGCTCATACATCTTTTGCCAAACTCTTTTGCTGGCTTTCTTAAGATTTTCATCAGAAGCCAACCATCCATTGTTAGTTTTCATTATTTCTTGCATTACCATTTGATATGCCAATGGACCAAAGTCTGAAACTCCTGCGCTGTAATTGATTTTGTATAGATCTCCTTGAATCAGCCTATAGTTGATCGATGCAACTACTGCTCGTTGTTCTAAACCATCTAATGCTTTATTTTTTTGTACGTACTTTAACGTTCTTTTGGTAGAAAGCAACACTATACCCCCAACGCTGGTTGCATACTTGTGTGCTATAGCAGCAATACCTTTTTCCAACGCTTCTTCTGGTGTCCGCATACCTTCATGAAGATACATAATGGGGTACAGCTTCATTTAGATTTCCTTGTGTCAATCGCTGGCTTTGCTGCCGTATAAACGATCAAAAAACTTTTCACCAGCATCCTCGATCATGTCATGTGTAACTTTATCGTCAAATCCCGTTATATTTTTTATTTGCGCAACTAACTCTTCACCTTTTCTATAAAGCTCGTCAATGTTTGGGTTAGGAGATTCAAGTTGGTATGCCCACATCCAACCATAAGTTTGTGGTTTTAGGGATAGTGCATCCAAATAAGCTATAAAACCGTCATTTGTCATTTTGTAGCTTGTTTTGTAATAGTCGCTTATAGCGTCTTTAATGCCTACAATGGATTTAAGTTCAGATGGTATAATCAATTGACGCATACTGATATGCTTTTTGTTTACCTCTCCCAAAAACTTACGTTTGTATACACCTTGTTCGGAAAGCTCATACATCTTTTGCCAAACTCTTTGACTTGCAGGTTTAAGCATTGAATCAGACGCAAGCCATCCACCATCCTTCATGATTTCTTGCATTACCATTTGGTAAGCTAATGGACCAAAGTCTGAAACTCCTGCGCTGCCAATGATTTTGTAGATATCTTCACTAACAAACTCATATACAATCGAAGCAACAAATGCACGTTTAGCTAAATGCTCGCCGTCAACGATCTGCCATGGCTTGTGTTTTTTTGCGATATTTAAAGTTCTCTCAATAGAAAGCAAATCGATTGCTGCAACTTTATCGCTACCAGCTGATTTTTTGATTGCAGCCACACCTTTCGACAACGCTTCTTCTGGTGTACGCATACCTTCGTTGAGATATATGATTGGATATAGTTTCAATCGTATCTCCTTTCAAAAAATGCATCGCCGCTGTCACTAATGATTTGTTTGATTAAAGCAGCGTCGAATCCTCTGTCAACGAGTTCGTCAAGAAACGCTTCCCCTTGATCGAAAACAGCCTGCAATGCAGGAATAGGTTTAGCTAAACGATAAACATAAAGATATCCATATTTGGACATGTCACCAAGTTCTTGTGTCATATACGCTTCGTCGGTTACCATGTCGTCGGGTAAATCGATATAGTCTTTGTTTTCATCAGCGTTCAATCGATCATTAATGAGTTTGGTAGAATCTCCTGATAGATCACCCATCCATTTTTTTTCATAGAGTTCTGGACGTGCGTACATTTCGTACCACACTTTTGCTGATTCAGCTGTTAGGCTTGTATCGCTACAAAGCCATCTTGGCTTTATATAATGCATTGCTAACTGATAAGCAAGAGGTCCAAATTTATTAACCGCAGCACTTGTGTTGATTTTGGTTACACCTTGAACGTGTGTAGATCGAAAACTAACGCTACCAACAACAGCACGGTTGGCAGCTTTAAACACCAACTTTAAGCGTTCTGTTGGATTGTTTAACAAGGTTTTGTTTTTTTCTAGCAAATTTAGCATACGTTTTTTTGAAACAAGATTTACAAACTGACCTCCGGCGACACCGGTTGGTGTTTGTATCGCAGCAATACCTTTTTCCAACGCTTCTTCTGGTGTACGCATACCTTCGTTAAGGTATATGATTGGATAAAGTTTCATGTTATTTCTGTTATCAATAACTAGCTTTTCCACCGTAGAGTCTACGAAAAAACTTTCTGCCCGCAGTTTCAAACAACTCACCAAGATCTTTTTCGGTGAACTGAGGATATATTTCTCTTAAATCTTGGATTAGTTGCTTGCCTTTGTCAAACAAACTGCGAGTGTTTGAATCGTGAGAGACTAGTTGATAAGCCCAAAGCCAACCATAAGTTTCTGGCTTTAGGTTGTTTTCTTGTAACCAACTTAGAAAAGCTTGTTCGTCTTCGTAATCTATTTCTCCGTTTTCGACTTTGGTTATATACTCTCCTAAATCTCGGGGAGCAGGACCAATATGCATACGTTCGGCGGGATGATCTTCGTTCCATTCACCAAGCCATTTACGCTTGTATACACCTTGATTGGATAGTTCATACATTTTTTGCCAAACTCTTTGACTTGCTGGTTTGAGAGAAATATCGCTTTCAAGCCAACCACCAGTTGACCACATCGCTAGTTGATATGCCAATGGTCCGAAACTCGCCACACCGGCACTAGAGTCGATTTTCCACAGATTTTCATCGCTATCAGAGTATGCAACATATCCAACAACTGCTCGATTTGCAATGAGTTTACCGATAGTACGAGCTTCTGCGGCGCTTATCTCCTCTGGTGCCCAACCTTTTTTCGGCAACGATTGCATTATGCTCATTGCTCTATTTGTGGATATCAAAACGATACTATGATCGGTTGGTGATTCCCAATCTGCATAGTCGTCACTAGTGATAGCTGCAACGTTTTTGCCAATAGCTTCGGTTGCTGTTGGAGCTGCTTCGTTAAGGTATATGATTGGATATAGTTTCATGTGTTCATTTTCTCCTGAAATAAAAGCGTTTAAACATTTGTATCGCAGCTTGTTCTATTGCTTCTTCAACATCGAATCGTTTAAGCTTCATAGAACCAGCAAAGATATCAATGATGTCATCACTGGTTTTAATTAGAGTATTATACTTTGAAAGATCTTTGCCAGCCTTTCTACGAAAACCATAAAACGGGCCAAGCTTGGCTTTATCTTCTGGAGGAAGGCTGCTGACAAAGTTTTCGAACCACTCTAAATCCAAATTTGCATCTCCTATAGAATTTCTTGCTTCTTCTGCTTGTTTACTTGTCAAGCCTGCAACGCTAAAACTTGTGCTTATCATCATGTATACGTCATCACCAAGTTCTGTAACAGGTATTTTTTCAACATCATTACGTTCAAGCATTTTGTTCCAAACTTTTTGAGCGGCTTCTGTAATGTCTGTATCAGAACAAAGATAATCTGGGTATATCGCTGCCATTGCCGCATCATAAAGTAATGGACCATATTTGCTGACAGCCACAGAAAAACTAACTCTCCAAGCATCTGGATGTCTTATACCAACACCTCCAACAACAGCACGATTTCCAATGGCTGTTGTTAACCATTCTTTTTTAGGTTTGTAAGCTTCTTTTTTTTCAAGATACGACGCTAAGATATTTTCACATCGTTCTGAATCAATCAATATAACAGCTATCGAATCATCGGTAGGATAAATGAAAAGTCCTAGTTCAGCTTCTATAGCTTCGCTAGCTGTTCTTGCTGCTTCGTTGGTATATATGAGTGGATAAAGTTTCATGTGTTCATCTTTTCAATAACTTGCAGCAGAACCATAAAGACGACCAAAAAACAAAGCTGCTGAACGTTCTATTATTTCTCTTGTTGTAACTTCTGGTATCTTTCGCTCGGTTTGCATTTGTTCGATAAACTTTTCGCTTTGATCAAATAAGTTTTTTATCTTAGGGTCATGACTTGTTTTACGATATGCCCAAAATTGACCAAAGTTTTCTATCGGTTCTTCTGGGTGGTTTTCTTTTACCCATTTTATGAATAAATCTTCGGCTGGAGGAGGTAAGGAGGAGAGGCGAATCCACCGTAAGGAGGAGAGGAATCTCGCAAACTTGCCACTTTCGATACCAATATACCGTTCAGAAACCAAGTCAATGTTATAATCTCCAAGCCATTTACGCTCATAAACTCCTTGCTCAGAAAGCTTGTACATGTTTTTCCAAACACGATGACTTGCTGGTTTAAGAGAACTATCGCTCATTAGCCAAGATGGTTGTATTGTGTACATTGCTAGCTGATAAGCCAATGGACCAAAACTAGCAACTCCAGCACTTGTATCCACCTTGTATAAATCTTCACCAGAAGAGTCTTTGTTATAACCTACAGCTCCAACAACAGCACGACCAGCAATTTTCCGTACCAACGGCCCCAGCAGCACCTCGGAATCAATGGCTTGCAAAAGCCTGTCTCTAGATATTAGAATAACTTTTGGATACGTTCCCGGTTTAAGATAAGCAAAAACTCCTTTTTCCAAAGACTCTTCTGCCGATCTTGCTGCTTCGTTTGTGTATATGATTTGATATAGTTTCATAGTTTCCTTATAACTAGCTTTTCTCCGCCTTTTATGCCGTGGTCTTTACACCAACCTCCTCTTACTTCAACAACATAACGAACAGGCACAGAAAATCTTCTAGAGGCCGTAGAAAATGCTTCCAAAGGCAGTACCTCAACCAATCTGTTATGCTTATCGAATCCAAGACAATCTAAATCAAAAGGAACGGTATGCATCCAATAAGATTGAGGATGTTCTATGTCATGCACAAAAAGCATTCCATAATGATCGTTGGGTGGCTGACTCCATCCCATGAAGCCTTTTGCACGTAACTCTGAACTGTTCAATATTTTCAAAGCTAATGAATGTGGAACATAACCAATAGAAGAGATACAATACATAAGGATATATAGTTTTTCAAATGCTCAACTATATACGCAACTTCTTCAATAAAAAGAAATCTGAAGCAAAATCTAAGTCAATTAAACAGCAACTTTTGGAACTAAGACTTGGTAGCTATGTTGTTTTTGATTTGCATCCAGATATTTGTTCGCAACACGTCGTCAAAAAACTTGAACGATTTGATCCAGCAGTGCTGAGTAACAAGAAACTTAAAGGATTGATTAAAGCTGTATATACCTCAGATCTTGGTCATGTGTATGTTGAGGTTTTGGGTTTGGTTGTTGGAGATGGACATTCAACACGAAAAGAATATGTGGTGATGGATATAGAAATGACAAAAGTTACTGTTTTGAGTTAACGTTTGATTTTTGATATATGATTCATTTGCTGTAGGCGTTCATAGTGATCTCTCAAAGCTTTAGAGTTTTTCCAGCTGCCTTGATTTATTTCCCAATCATCAACTGTTATGATTTTGCTGCATTTTTTAATCTCTTTGGTAATTAACGTGTATGAATGAAGAATTCTTGTATGGCTTAATAAAACTACTGATTTTAGAAGCAGCTTTTAACAAAAAACTCGTAAAAGCAATGGGTTATGAATACGTTGGCCACGGGGATCGTATTGGTTCAGATACTTTTATTCATGCCAAAGATGACAACAACCCAAGCTACCATAAAGAACTAACCAAAGGTATTAACAAAAATCTTAACAAAGGTGGCTACTATCGTAGCAAAGAACATGACACGTTGAAAGACCCACCAGCCATGGGAATCTCTTGGACAAAAGGTGAAAAAGGTTAAATCATGCCAGCAAAAACAGTTAAAGATCTAATTGCTTTTAACAACAGCGTTGGTGATGAATTTAAAGTTGGAGTAAAATTTGAAAAACAAGATCTTGGAGGAGCAGATTTTTATCTTGTTGGTTTTTACAGTTTGAAAACAGGTAGATTAATTGAAAGTCAAACTGATAAATTAAGAAAAAAATATTACGGAGATTTTAAATTTTCTAAATTTGAAAAAGGCGGACCAATATCTCGATATGAAGAGCCGAGTCATAAACCATTAATGCCTTGGGGTTATGTATCATGCAAAGAGAACGATGACAAAGCCAATTATAATTGTCATAATGCTTGGTTTGTTAGCATGTCAGAAGTAGCAAAAGGTTATGGACCAATGCTATATGATTGTTTGTTGGTAATTCTTGGTCAGTCTGGAAATAGTTTGATTGGAGATCGTAGTATGGTTAGCCCAGCAGCCGCAAGGATTTGGGCAGAGTATTTGGAGTCTAGACCGGATGTAACATCTAAAGCTTTAGATTTTGAACCATTTCAAACACCAGATAAAAGTGATGATTGCTTTGCACACCATAAAAACGATACAAAGTGGAACGCTTGGGTGAGAGAGCCAAGAAAACAAAAAGAAGAATCACCAGAAGAATTTGAAAAAAGAAAAGAAAAATACGGAAAAATGCAAAAAGCAATGACTTTTGCTTACTTTGACAATGGAATCAAAACACTAGATGAATTAAAACAAGCAAATCTTTTTGTTAATGCAGTTAATGAAAACTATCTTCAAAATACAACAAAACAACTCAAAAAACTTTACGAGTCCTTTATTAGAGAATTGAAAGCATAATTTTCGATAATCTTAGCAAAGGTGGGTATCTCTTGGACAAAAGGCGAAAAAGGATAACAAAAAAGCACGGGGGGTTTCTATATATTGTTATTGGGTAATATACGACCCCAGAATAACAGGAGTAATGTTTTATGAGATTAACAGTACGTCAACTAAAAAGAATCATTAAAGAAGCGGTATCTGTTGAAAAACGAAAACAAGAGCGTATAGGAGCACTCAACATGCCTCCAGAAAAAGAAGAAAAAATCGCAAGATTTATTGAAGATATTCACGGTGAGTTTGGCAATGTTGGTGAAGAGGGTGGATCAGTATCTTGGGATGAAGTTATGGATTTTGCTCGTCAAAAAGAAGTAAAAACCACGCCCGATGAACTCGAAAGAGTATTTAACCACTCTGACATGTTGGACTCCGGTCTTGCTTACATCATGGGTGTTACTGACTCTGGATTCGACTTTGTAGATCCATTCCCCGAAGGGCTGTTGCAGTTGCGGAGCAGACGAACACTGGACGAACACTGAAGGAATCAAGAGAAAAATTTTAATAGATTTTATTTATGATCTTCATGATGAGTTTGGCAATGTTGGTGAAGAGGGTGGGGAAATGTCTTGGAAAGAAGTTATGGACTTTGCTCGTCAAAAGGGAGTAAAAACCACACCTGCCGAAATCGAAAGAGTATTTCTCGACTCTGAGGAGTTGGATGATAGTCTTCGCTGGATCATGCATGTTACTGATAACGGATTCGACTTCGAAGATCCAATGGCTCTATAATCTCTTTACATTTCCTTATTGCTTGTGATATGTTCTATTCATGACATATCATCACGTTGACCAAACATATTTCGATCTAATCAATGACGTTCTCACCAATGGTGTAGAAAAAACTGACCGTACTGGAACAGGTACTATCTCTGTATTCGGTAGGCAAGCTCGCTACGATCTATCTCTAGGATTCCCTATCCTAACCTCTAAACGAGTTCACTGGAAGTCTGTTGTAGGAGAACTTCTATGGTTTCTCCAAGGTAATACTAATATCAAGTGGCTGAAAGAGAATGGGATTTCTATCTGGGATGAATGGGCAGACAAGGATGGAAACCTTGGACCTGTTTATGGCAAGCAATGGCGTAAATGGGATCATATGTTTTGGAGGCCATATGATCCAAATAGTCCTGTATATGATCCAACTGAAATAGAAATCGATCAAATCAAAGAGGTTATTGAGCAAATCAAAACAAATCCAGATTCACGACGACTTATTGTATCTGCATGGAACGTTGGAGATATTCCACAGATGGCTCTTGCTCCATGTCATACCATGTTTCAGTTCTATGTTGTGAATGGTAAGCTATCTTGTCAGCTATATCAACGTTCGTGCGATTTGGGGTTAGGCCAACCGTTTAATGTTGCTTCTTATGCTCTACTGACTCATATGATTGCACAGGTTTGTGGATTGGAAGTTGGAGATTTTGTGCATACTTTTGGTGACTTGCACATCTATTCAAACCATGTAGAGGCATTGAAGCAGCAGCTACATAGAACACCATATCCAATGGCGCATCTGTTGTTGGATCAAAGGGTTACTGATATTGATGGATTTACGTTTGATGACATTAAGTTAATGAACTATCAACATCATCCAAGCATTAAGTTGCCTGTTGCTGTCTAGCCTTTCTTCTGAACTTCCTTTGCCATCGCTGTTAGTGTGGAAACTTGTGATTGTATATTTTCTAGATCTTTTTGTAGATCTTTGTTTGCTGTTGTTTCTGCTGTTTGAGCTTGTGCAATCTGATCGAGTTTTTTATCAGATCCGCTTTCTTTGCTACCAACGGCTGGTTTTGCACCAGTGGTACTTAAACTTGCGGTTGGAACTTGCGTTCCTTGTTTAACAAGCAAGTCTGTTATTTTTTTAGTTTCTTCACCTACAGCTTTTTTCACAACATCGGCCATATCTTTTGGATCAATAATAGAGTTGGAATCGTCTGCTTCAAAGAGAATGGAGTATAGGCTAATGGTTTTCATCATGATATAGATATCCAGCCGACTAGCTTTATATCGTTTTTGTGCTATGCTAATCTGTTGTTTGAGTCAGTAACCCTTATAGGAGTATTCATATGTTTGAACTATCAGTAAAAAATCCTTTGCTTTCCAAGCCAGAGATTGCAGACTCTGGGGAAGTGACTGTTAAATACAAATCACCCAACATCATTTACGTCAACAAGTTTACCGAGGAAGCTGCCAAAGAGTTTATTGAAGCAATGGTTAATGCTCAAAACACTGGGCAATCAATCATTCCTATTGTGATTGATTCGTATGGTGGCGAGGTTTATTCT